TATTCAAATCGCGATAACTCTTCCAGTAGTAGGCACCGTAAGAGGCACCACCACGAACACAACCCATTGTCGGATTGTTTACAGCTTGTAGAATTCGCTTCGTGCCATCATCGCCCCACTTAGCAGTGTTTGACAAAACAACCCAGGGACCAACGTAACCACCAGCCGCGACAGCCGCCACGGAGACGGGGTAGTCGGTCCGGTGCGCGAGGACGTTGCAGCGAAGCGCCTGGGCGACGTAGAGCGCCCGCACGTCCGCGTCCGAGAGGACCGAGGCGAACTCCTTCTCCTCGATGAGCGCGCCGTCGAAGTCGCTGTCGAGCGCGGCGGTGTTGAGCCGGTTCACGATGGGCGCCGCCGCGGCCGTGAGCGCACCGGACGGGGCGACGGCCTGGGTGACCGTGACCGTCTCGCCGTCGACCTTCACGACCGGCGCCGAGCCGGCCGAGCGGGCGTGTGTGAGAGTCAGGATGTGGTCGACGTTGTACGGGCCCGCGGTGAACGTCCAGCGAGCTGTGGCGCCTGCGTAGGCGACCTCGTACCACCATGTGTTCGCCGCGCCCAGGTAGAGCCGGCTCCGCGTCGTCCCGCCGTCCGAGATCGACCAGAGGCAGCCCTGGTCCGACTGGCCGCGGGAGCGGGCGTGGTACTGGAGCTCGAGCGTGAAGCTGTTCGGGTAGAGGCTCGTGTCCGACGCGGCGGTGATGATCGGGTTCCCGGCGCCGTGCGCCTGGTGGCGCGTGCAGCACGGCCCCCTCGACTGCGTCACGCGCCCGCTGACGGTGCCGTTCCGGCCGTTCCCCGACTGGTCGAGGACGAGCGAACTCGCATTCTTCGCGCCTGCGAGCTGCACGAGCGCCGCGGGCGTGATGATCTCGCTCGACTTGCGCGGCAGCCAGATCGTCTTCTTGGGCTCGAACACGCTGCCGATCTGGTCCCACAGCTCGGAGAGGTTCTTGATATCGGCGTCCGTGAGAGCCCTGCCGAGGATGGCGTCGTTGAAGAGGAAGAGACCACCGTAGTCGTTGATACGCGAGCCACTATTTAGTACATAATAATTGAACAGTGTCAAATTAGCGTCATTGTCTGTTATAACTAACGCACCCGAGCCATTAGCACACCACACTCCATCAGTAAAAAGCTCAGGGATCGCACCTGTAACGAAACGGATCATAACCGACTTGGCCCCTGTCAACGAAGACGCAACCAACGTCCTACCAGTAGCACCATCCCATATGGTAAGTTGATTGCTAGCCCCGATTAGAATATCGAACGCTGTGCCGCCTGCGTCTCGCTTCGATACGATTCTAGCCCCAGTTGCGGAAGCATCAACCGCTAGCGTCTGGAAATTCTTCGCCGTCCAGAAGATCGTCCCACTCGTAGCCCGCAGCTCAGGCGCTGCACCAGAATCCGCAATCGTGATTGAACCACCGCCAGCCGTGAGAGACTTCTCTTGCCCGAGGTAGTAGCCCTTCTTGTCCCGACGCCAAGTCAGGCCGACACCAGCCGTACCAGGCGTCACGACGCGAGGCCGGTTGTAGCTATCCAAGCACTCGGCCGATCCCCTGAGCAGCAACGTCGCCATTGCGGGCGAGAGCGAGGTGAGGTAGTCGTAAAAGCTGTTGAGGCCACTCATGGCGTCCTCGCAAGTCGGAGCAAACGAGCAGTCACGGCGCGGACCTGGAGGGGGGACCATTCTCTGTCGTCAAGGACGGGGAGGACGAGGGAGCCGTTCATTGGGATTCCAGCCGGACCCATGACACCGACTTTTACCGGATTCGCGGTATTACGCATACAAGTATAAGCCCCCGCAGACCCCGCCGCCGTAGTGATTCGATTACCATTCGTGTACACTTTCAAATTCGTACCAGGAGCAGACCCTGAATACGTTCCCACGATAACCACAGGCAAACCAGCTCTCAAAGTAAAGGTAGAAGCCTGGTAAACGTAGCCCCCAAGCGTGTTATCCGTAACACCAAAGAACAAAACCTTGGTGTTGTACATATAGAAATACCACTCACCCGCTGTGAGCGAAGATGTCGCCTTTGTTATGAACGCTCGATAAGTAGTTGTGTCATCTACTCGCGCAATGAAAGCCACTGAGAACGGCTTGTCCGCTGCCCCATCAGTGAACGAGTACCGATCGTCGTCCCCGAGGTTTACTTGATCACCGCCGTCGAAGCTGAAGCCTCGCACGAGCCCGGCCTCACGAGCGACCTTGGGGAACTGCGCCGCCGTCGCACCGTCGCTCCCCATCAGAGCCGTGCCGCCGATTCGCCCGCCAACGTCGGTCACGAACAGGCCGGCGTCGTTTTTGTAGTAGCTCGTGCCCGGCAAAACGGCCAGCGGGTCGTCGAGCGCGGAGATGAGCGTGCCTTGCCGGAGGTGCGGCTCGTCAACGGCGGTGGCGACGTTGCCGTAGATCTCGAAGCGGTGGATGGTGCCGACGAACCGCTGTGCGGGGCCTGAACCACAGCCTATAGTCATCTGTGCGGCTTTAATAGAAGACCATGCAGTAGCAGCGTACTTGATGAGCACCCCATTGAGCCACAAATAGTTTGCTTCCGAAGTGACGGATACCACAAAAGTATTCTTTCCCGCCACAGCGGCAACACTCCAAGTTGCATATGCTAACTCAGCTATAAGTCCTCCCCCAGCTACCCAATACAATGTATTAGTTGAACGCTTCCAAAGATACTGACGACCGCCTGTCCCTATGATGTCATAGAACATATGGTCTGCATCATCGTCTAGTGCTGATCCAAATGTCACAGTAAACACAATTGTATAACCAGCTCGAAGAATCGACGGGCCGCTCACGTTGTACAGCAGGTTCCCGTTCCCGTCGAACGTGACCCCATCCGGCCCGAACGTCGTGCCGGTGCCAACGATCGTGGCGCCGCCGCGCTCGACTGCGTCACGACTCGTGAGCGAGTGGCCGAGCTTGAATAGCAAGCCCGTGGCCCGCTCCTCGGGCGTGAAGTCTCTCTCGCCGACGGTCATGGGCTACTTCCCCACTGGGGCAACAAGTTCTTTTCCCTCTTCTATGGGTTCTACTACCTTAGGAATAGAGGATAGTTGACTAGATACTGGACGTTCAGCAGCTACTTCTTCTATTAGAACTATTACTTCTTCTGGCCAGAGGACATAACATCCAGATGCCTTTGTTCTTACCAGTTTGATAAGTTCGCCGGCAGTTTTAGGAGCTCCGCCCTTTGGTACCGCCGCGCGAATAATATTCTTGGCTATAGCTCTAATATCTTCTTTAGCTATATCTACTTCTGCTGGAGCTTTACGATCTTCTGGATATAGTACTGATATCATAATTAAACCTACTTCTAGATAAATTACCGCTTACGAGTAAAAGCAATTATGCCAGCAGCATTACCAGCATCAGGAGTAAGAACTGCGCACCTAACATACCTAGGACCGAAACCATCCAGGTCTAGCATCCAGTTATCAGACGCCCCAGCACCACAAGCAAAAGAAGCATTAAGATAAGTCCCTGTTTCCATATCAAGTACAGTTGGTGTTACATCTATCCAAGTAGTACCATTATTGGAAGCCTCTATAGTAGTTGTATTGTCGGTCATCGTTAATTGAATAACTAGCTGATCTCTATTACCAATCTCATATCCAGAGGAGGATGGGTAGTAAGTAGTCGTAGCTGCAACGTTTGTATCCGCTGCCCAAACCTGAGCTGATTCATCCCTATCATCGGCGATAGTATTACAACTAACCCTATCAGCTGCGGCAACATCGTCATAAGCAGCACTACGACTCCATAGACGCCCATACCCATCTACCAAGAGACTCTGCTTGTAGGTATCAGTAAGAGATGTGAGAATTTTTCTTACAATACCGGCAACTCTTACGGAGTAGGCTGCTGAGGGAGCAGCTTCATCCGCCCCAGTTCCGCCGACTGGAAGGACGCCAGCAAGACCAGAGCTAACCACGGCAGTAGAACCAATATGGGTTATATCTCCAAGAGTTCTCAACCAGCCGGTAAGGTTAGTCGAAAGCTGAGAGAGCCTACCCTCAGTAACCGCAGCTTGAGGGTTAGCAGTAGCAATGGCACCAGCCAGGACTGGGTTCTGAGTAGACGCTACGTCATGAGCAACGGGACCACCAATACCAAGAGTTCCGGAGGGACCGCCATCGACTACATCGGTACTACCAATTTTATTGAGACCAACACCGGGAAGACCAGCGACTCCACCAGTTACTACGTCGGTTCCACCCCACTTATTTATTCCGGCACCAGGTAGACCAGCTACTCCGCCATTGGCTACTGCTGTTCCGCCCCAACGGTTTACGCCGACACCAAGAAGACCAGCAGCGCCACCATTTTCGGTAGCAGTTCCGCCAACTTCGTCTATATTGACATCTTGTTCGCCGACTGTGCTAGATACAGAAACCATAAGCTCGGAGTCAGCATTTAGTCTAAGAGGTGCGGGATCGCCGTCGGCAATGACCGGAGCCGCATCGCTCCTCATACCTCCGATGATGACCTTAACTCGATTAAACATATCTCTTAGAGCCATATGATTCCTCCCGATACAGAACTCATATCGGTATCATATAGGATCTTCGGGGGGTAGGGCAAACTAAAGATTCTAGCAAGTTTATTTTAAGACTATAGTAGAGAGGAAATTCAGATGACAAGAAAATTTAATGCATCTTTACTACCACAAGAAATCATTAACCTTCTTATTGAGTATTACAATATAGATTTCAAAAACGCAGAGGCGGAACTATCAATTCGAGACCCCCTCTTCCACGGGAAAGAAGGTTTCAGGGTCTTCGCCGGCCAAACAGACAAGGATGGAGTAGTTTCTGATACTACTTCAGACTACAGGATAACACTTACAATTACAGAAAAGTAGGAGAGGATAGATAATTATGACTGACTTCGCAGAGGGTTCGGGATCGACGTGGCCGGACCTCGATGGCGACCCACGGATCGTGGCGGGGGCCGAGGTGCTGGTGGGGCGGCGAGATCCACCGAAGCGCGACCAGTGGCTTGGGATGCGCGCGGTGGTGTCCTCATGGTCAGGCCGCCAGAGCCCAGAGGGGCGACTGTGCGAGGTGGTGATCGGTGCCCAGGGCCGGTGCCGCCTCGCCCGCGATCTCGTCTGCCTCCGCACCGCAGACGGCGAGTTGACGGAGGAGGGGCGGGCGCTGAACGAGTGGGCCGAGACCCTCGAACACAACCGCCACGCAACGAGCCTCCGCATCATCGCGACGGCCTGCACCGAAGCTGTGACGTCGTGGGGCGCAAGGGCCGGCATCCTCAAACTCACCAGCAGAGGATCGGCTTGCCACTACGAGATCAACCGCACCCGCCTCGCCATGGCGCTCGGGCGGGAGGAGGCCAGCCATGCGACCGAGCTCGGCGATCCACGCGGAGGATGCGCCGGCTGGAGCGGGAACGGAGGATGCTGCGAGGTCGATGCGCGCCATTGCTCCGGAGACTGCGCGCCGCCAGCCCCGGTAATGTGCTCGCGGTGCGGGGTGCAGCCGATCTCGCACCGAACGGGCGGATGGAACTACTGCGCCGACTGCCGACAGGCCGTCGACGACTGCGACCCGAAGCCTATCGCCGCGACCCCCGCCGACTACTCCGGCGAAAACTACATAAGCTCCTTCCGCAATTGGCTACACCGACCTTTAGGGACTAAGTAAGTTCTTGTAAGTATCTTCAGGAGGCCTTCATGGAATTTAGGATTGGTATAACTGGTCACCGGCCTAATAAACTCCCTTGCCAATATGACTGGGATAATGCCCACGCCGTAATGATTCGAAAGTGGATGCGTGGACACGTATTCGAGCTAAAGAACAAGCCTGGCACAGAGCTAAAGGCTTGTACCGGAATGGCTCTCGGAGCAGATTTGTTCTTTGCAGCTGTTTGCTATTGGGAAGATGTCCCATTCAAAGCCTTCTGTCCTTGCTGGGGACAAGAAAATAAATGGCCAACCGAATCTCAGGACCGGTATATGAGCCTCCTCCGCAAGGCAGAAGAGATTATCTACGTCCATAACGGTCCCTATCCTGGCCCCCAGTGCATGATAGAGAGGAACCAGGCTATGGCGGACTGGTTGAAGGGGAGTAAGCATAGCCTCCTACTAGCTATCTGGAACGGAGATCTTAAAGGAGGTACAGCCGACATGATTAAGAGAGCAAAACAGGCCGGGCTAGAAATCTTAGTCCTCGACCCATCGAAGCAGGAGTAAAATGCATTCAATTGGCTTGGGGTTTGGTGGCCTGATATACCTTCTCTTTAGGCCTTGGCAATGGATACCCGGAGGGGTTAGACTGCTTCAAGAGATCGCGCGAGAACAAGAAAACCGAAGAAGGCGGCTTAATTAATGAAGCAGAATGACCTACCATTTGAGATTTTAGAAACTCATATTAGTGAGGCGGGGGTTGTTCTTCATATTAAAAGCGACCTTACCGAGGTAGAGACCTACGTTGTTTACCCGGAAGCAACTAAAGAAGATCTAAAATCAAGAAAGATCTTCTCCCGACAGAGATGGTCGGCTACCTTCTCCCCAGATGCAGTAGGCAGACATCTTGCTCTACATACCTTAAAGACATATAGAGAAATTATGAACGGCATAAGATTAAGGCTAGAGGCAGGGATAGACAACCCCGATGGTTTCTTAGAAGATGAGTTTCATGACCCAAGAAAAAACTGAGCTCATCGGTATAGAGCAAGAAGCCAAGTTTTACATAATGAATGTAGGTTCCGCCTCACTTGAAGAAATTTGTCTCGCGCTAAGAAAACTCTCTCCCTTAGAAGACAAAACCTACCATAAAGTAATGAGAGCAATCTTGGACGCCTATGTAGAAACTGGGATTCTTACCTGCCATGGAAATTTCTACTACTACAAGTAGAATGAAAACAAGACCACACTTCAGATGCCTTACTTGCGGGTGCGAATTTGAATATACAGTACCCGCTGTAGCTGTCTGCCCACTAGATATGCATCACTGCTATATCCAGTGGGTCAATTATGAGATATGTAGAAAGGAACTAGAAGAAGAGAATGAGCAAAGATCCGCTAGATGCAATACTTAATATACTAGATAGAGATCCTACTGAAGAGATCATTACTCCAGAATTAGACAAGAGGTTTAGCAGTCTCTCAGAAGATCATCAGAAGAAAGTTCTTTCTATCTTTCCGGACAGGGCGGAAAAAGTGATGAAGACCTTCCTGGATCAGGAAGAAGATAAAGAATCAGACGATCTGTCAGATGCCTATACAAACATCACAATCAAACTAAGAGCTCTAGTTGTTGAGATAATAGACGAAGTAGAGGGTAAGAGAAGGGGCCTTTGGCTCCTGTAGAGGAGAAGAAAATGGATTGTTTCGTACCGAAGACAGACTCCGCTCTAGTTCTCTCCTATCGAGACGACTCGCGATCCGGCAAGAGCTATCCGCCAATTAAGTTCTCACACATTGAGTGTTGGTCGGTAACAGAAATAATGACCGATACTATCTTGCTAGAGGTTAGCTCTGCTTCTGGAACACGCCGAATCGTCATTCCACGCGCATCACTACAACAGATAATGGAAGTTCCCTACCCAATAGAGTAGTATAATCAAATAAAAGAAGGGAATAAGATTCGTCCTATGAAACCCGTGCCGATTAAGAAGCTTCCAGGAAAAGATACGCGCCAAATAACCAGTCCCGTAAGAAGAGAAATCTTCTCCAGATATCTAAACCCACTTAAAAGAAAAAAGTAGTTTTAGTAATAGTAATCTAGAAGAGAGAGGAGAGAATGGAAGTAGAAAAGATCATCAATAGTGTAACCAGAAGTGGGGCCTTTGCGGAAAGTGCCTTCTCTATAAAGGCTAGTAGCAAAGCTTTTGATATCCTATCTTCTAAACTCTATAACAATGTCCCCAAGGCTATTATCAGAGAGCTATCTACTAACGCTTATGATGCCCAGGTAGAGGCTGGTAAAGCTGACACTCAGTTTGAGGTTCACCTACCCAACGCCATGGATCCGACTCTTAAGATCAGGGATTTTGGCGCCGGGCTTTCGCATGATGGAATCATAGATATCTATACTACCTACTTTGAGAGTACAAGGACTACCAGTAACGCTTATGCTGGATGCCTTGGTCTTGGGTGCTTACTTAAGGGCCAGCCAATCATAACGATAAATGGAATGTGCCCAATTGAAGAGCTAAAAGTTGGGGATCTTGTCCTAACTCATAAAGGCCGCTTTCGTAAAGTTACCGAGGTCATGTCACGACAGCATACGGGAAAAGGATACGAAATCCATCTTGCACAGGGAGGCCCACCACTGGTCTTAACAGACGAGCACCCTGTCCTCGTTGCCGACAGAGAGGGCAAAACAAATTGGTTGAGGCCCTGGGAGATCAAAAGTGGGTATAGAAAAAAGACAAAGGGAATTGGACAATGGAATAGTTACGTCGTTTTACCAGCAACAATTGAAGAGACGACAACTACGATCGATACAATAAACTTCCTCCCTAAGAAGTTTAGTTTTTCGGAAGGACTCTGTACCGCTCTCTCCAATATGGAGTTTAAAACTAAAACCAATCCTAAAGTTATAAGGTCCTCACGAACTTTTACATGGCCAAACTTTCCTGAAAGGCTAGAGCTTGATGAAGAGATGGGCTGGTTTCTTGGCCTATATGCCGCCGAAGGGTCGATCGGAAAGGGAAAGTCAATTGATATCGCGCTACACCAGGACGAGGTAGAGATTGCTGATAGATTCATCCAAATTGCGCTCAATCGCTTCGGCGTCAGGTTCAAAAAATACCCAAGAGACATAGAGAAGTCTAAAGGAGTAGAATTAGTAGCTACTTGTCTTCCGTTAGCTCGGCTACTCGAAGCCCTGTGCGGTAAGGGGTCTATCAACAAACACGTTCCAACGATGATCTTCCAAGGCCCCAACGCCGCCCGTCTAGGATTCTTGAGAGGCGTATTAGATGGTGACGGCAGTTCAACCAGACAAACATTTTCGTTTGGGGTAACCTCTGCCCAACTAGCATGGGGCGTTCGTACTCTAATGATGGTAGAGGGGAAGTGGGGTTCTGTAGGCTATATGCCACATCATAAACGTTGGACGACTACTTATAACCGAGACGCCAAGTGGCGCTGTAGTTTTCGTAAGGGAGACTATCTACTTCGTCCAGTTAATACAGTTAGGCAGATTGAATTAGACACAACTGTTTATAATGTAACTACAGAGGAAGATAATAGTTACGTTAGCGACTTTGTTTTGCACAACAGCAAGAGCCCGTTTGGATACTCTGATTCCTTTATAGTTACCTCATATAATGGTGGACAGAAGAGAGTCTACTCTATGTTTAAGGGGGAAGAGGGTTTTCCAAAAGTCGCACTTCTCACAGAAGAAGATAGCTCAGACCCTTCTGGCCTCGAGATTTCTATTGGTATTAAAACCGGAGATATAAATACCTTTAGCCAAGCTGCAAAAGAAGTTCTTCAGCATTTTAAAGTAAAGCCGGTAATCACCGGAAGCCCAATTACCTTTAGGAATGAAAACAATATCCTTCTAGATGGGACAGGCTGGAAGATCTACGGGAACCAAGGGTCCAGATATGGTCGTAATTCCCTAGCTATTATGGGGAATGTTGCTTATCCAATTACTAACTCTTTTGATGGAGACGTAAGAGAGATTTTTAACCTCGGGGTGGAGATAGAATTTAATATTGGCGAGCTAGAAGTTGCCGCCTCAAGAGAAGAACTCCACGACTCTATAAAAACAAAGGCTACTCTATCCAAAAGAGCAACAGAAATTCATAGCGAGATATTAGTAAAGTGTAAAGAAAAAATCTCTAAAGCCCAAAGTCTCTGGGAGGCCCACATTCTTGCTGGAGAACTTTTCTGGGATAACTACGACAGCCCTCTCTACGACTTTTCTACACTAACAACAGCCGGGCTAGAGTGGAACGGACATGCAGTTACAAGAGGATATGAGGTTTCTCTTGATAACAACACTGGCATCAGACGGTTTTCTGTAAGTAGTGGATGGCGTGGAAAGAGACGCTGTAGCAGCTATGAAGTAAGCTCTAAAATTAGCCCGTCAAAAGAAGTTATTATATTTTATAACGACCTAAAAGAAACAGTCGGCTCAAAAAGAATAGGTGCCTGGTTAAGGTCAGAACCGGATTCTAAAAAGGCTCTAGTTATAAATGGGGACAGAGACTATGTCCTAACTACCCTAACGACAGCAGGAATGCCGGCCGACCAACTAATAAACGTGTCTACACTTCCCAAGATTCACTATACAAGAACTGTAGGAGTAGCCAGTACTAAACCTCAGGCGCCAGTTGTCAAACGACATTATAAAGGACATCTATTTAAGCCTCCTGATCGCTCCCGTTCTGCCATGAAAGACTTTTGGCAAACGATAACCTTGGACCCAAACAATCCCCAAGTCTATGTTATCTACGAAGGAGACCAGGCCGAATTCAAATCAGGCGACGGGCTAATTGAACCAAGAAACATAAACGATATTCTACAGTTTCTAAAAGAGAGTGATAACTCGGTAGTCTTATATGGTTTGAATCGAGGCTCTTATTCAAAGTTCCTAGAAGAGGCGCAGGGATGGACCTCCTTATATGACTATACTGAAAAGGCATTAGAGAAATATCTTGGAGATCCAGAAACGGCATATATAGAGGCCGCACGAGAGGAGGGAGATCTAGAATTCTGGATGGAGATAGGAAAATATATTGATGGAGTTGATTTCCTTCCACTCCAGAACTTTTGTAGAGGAGCCAAGAAGGCCAAAGAGTTACTCGATAAAGGTGGTTATACACGATATGGCCGCTCTCGTTCAAACATGGCGCTAACAACAACTGTCCGTTTTTATAAAGATACCAAGTCTGAGATAATCTCTAGCTTTCTCAGTATAGGGTCTCAGCAAAAGGAAGAGGAAGGAGCAACGAAGAATTTAATAGAACAGATAAATAGCAGATATCCTCTAATTAGAAGGTTCGAGAGGTATGGCACCTTTGAGAAGTCGGATTATGGCAAAGAGATTGCCAGATATATTAAGATGATTGAAAGGGAGATAGGAGAAAAAGTAGATGAGTAGTTTCATTGTGTCCGGAAACATTATCACCATCGTTTTGAATGGGAAGGCTTATGTCATTGAGCCTTCTCACCTTAAGTATGAAGAGATCAAGGCTTGTTTAAACACAGCCTCAGACGATGAACTAGAAGAACTTGCTAACGTTCAGCGAGCAGTAAGTGACTTCGTTGATGGCAAGGCCGAGGTAAGGGACGGAACCATTTACTTTAATGGCGAGCCAGTACACTCTTTGCTAGCCGTTAGGATTCTAGACCTCATGAGAGAGGGCTTTCCTTTTGAGCCAATGCTTCGGTTCCTAGAGAACCTAATGCAGAACCCTTCGTCTCAGTCGATCGACGAGCTGTATGGTTTTCTATCTCATAGGGGCCTCCCTATTACAGAGGATGGTTGCTTCCTGGCTTAATTTTAGGCCCATAAACTCGTGAGGGTTTATTGCAAATCGCGCAAAAACGGTGAAAACATCCGTTGCTAGTGTTGGGGAATAGTAGTAAAATACTTTATGCCACATAAACTGACAGACCAACAAGTAACTGAAGCTCACAGTAGATATTTGAACGGGGAACTTCAGCAGAACTTGTGCCGAGAATATTTCGTAAGTCGGAAGACCTTACAGAATGAATATAAACGGCTTGGCCTACCTAAAAGATATAGGAAGAATCCGAACTGCGACAGACTTACTTATGATCTAGAAGCCGCATACAAGGAATACATTAACGGGAAACCTCTAGAGAAGATAGCCTTAGAGCTAAAGATAACCCCTCGGGCTTTAGTGACAAGGTTTTCCAAAAAGGGATTTTGGGTATTTCCTGCATGCAGAAGAGAGGTTATCGGAACCCCGGCAGGTAATTTCAATCCCGTCCAAACTGAAGAAGCCGCTTACTGGCTTGGGTTTCTAATGGCTGATGGCTGCCTTCTAGAGCATAAAGGGAAAACCAGGACAACTTACGCAGCTGCTGCTTGTTCCTCTATCAAGGATAAAGAGCACCTAGAAAAACTTGCTCGATTCTTAGGAGGAAACCTCTATGACCAGGGAAAAGTTATCCAGGTGGTATCACAACAGTCTGGAGAATGGGCCGTCCTAAAAGATTTCAACTTTGGAGGGAAAAAGGCAAGAAGGCTTACGCTTCCCAAGATTAGGGAAGATTTAGTAAGACATCTAATTCGAGGATTCTTCGATGGTGATGGAAATATTTGGGTCTCAAAAGATCTAAAAGAAGCCTCTTGTTCCTTCTATTCAGTCGGTCCAACATTGATCAAAGATATCTCGGACTATCTCCTAAGAAATGGCATAAATAGCAAAAGTTACATACAGACCACAAAGGCTCACAAGATTAACGAGAGAATTTTAGCCCATAGCTCAATTGGAAAGCTAATGGTAATAAGAAGAAGAGATCTTTGTGGTTTGCAAAAACTACTATACGCGAGCGCCTCGGTTTATCTTCCGAGAAAAAGAGATAAATTTGAGAAGCTAGATGCAACGCCGTGCTAAGACAAGGGTTAACAACCTTGTCCAGTGTAACGCATAGGGATTGAAACTTGATAAAGAATATAATATCCCCAAGAGTGCGCGACATCTCGGAAGAGATGATGACATATGCTGAGCTATAGCAAGCCAACGGTAGCTATAGAAGTGCGGATAAAAAGCCGCACGATAACACAACTGTATAAGGTTGTTCGGCCGGACTATACAGACAAGCATTCGGGCTCAGTAGACAACCATCCCGGACAGATTCCGGAGATGCTAAGAAATAAGGTAGACGATCGCCGTGAGAATACTTGCTCCCACGGTTACCACATTGGAAACCTTGAATATATTAAGTGCTTTGGATGCGAGGGCGACAAGGTTCTTCTCGTTAAGGTAAACCCAAAGGATGCAGTGTCGGTTCCAGCAGACCATAATGCTACTAAGCTTAGAGTCTGCCGCTACGAAGTTCTCTCTGACTATCAGGGAGACATCGAGCTTCAGAAGAAGACAGAGCTTTCGGAGAGCTGCTACAACGATGAGGGAGAAGAGTGGGAAGACGGAGAGTATGATGAGAATGATAGCTATGATCCTTGCGAAAATTGTCAGAGAGTAGATAACGTTGGTTGTTCGGGCTGCGTACTCTATGAGGACTAGTAAATGATTACTGCCAAAGAGTTACAGACAGGGCTTGACATGGCCGCGAAGAACGGGAAGCCAGTCAACTTTAAGAATAAGTTTGTAGCAGCCCCTCAGCTACCAGAGGGTAAATCCTTTTGGGCAGTATGGGTTTCTGCCGGAAAGCTAAAACCAACGGATATAGTCTGGGCTTTTATAGAGGGTGACAAGAATAAAAAGGACTGGCTGGCCGCCCGAATAGAAATCAATAACGAAGTTCATTACTTCAACCTTCAGAATGATGACGATCAGACCCTCCTAAAAAGACTTCAAAGCGACTTCTCCGCAAACAACGACTTCTAGATTTGTCTTCTGGCAAATACCAACCTACTATCTAGGTATGAACTACCATCACTGGGTCATACCCCAAAAAAGAAATCTAAACATTCCCATAACTGTTTATAGATGGTGGAATCCACTTAGCTGGATAGCTCCAGAGACCCATACTGGAATTCTCTCTAGCTATTGTGAAGATGAAGTCTATCTAGATACCCCCGCCGGAGGGATGCTCTTTAGTCGTAAGACGGGAGAGAGAATTTACAAGAACCCTTGGTATATTGCTACTATAGACCCAAAAGATATAGAGCAACTAATACTCCAAAGCCGGGGTAGCTGATGGAACATAGTGAACAGGCCTTAGACTTAGTCTTCGAACGGGTTGTAGCAGCCAAGAACACACTGCAAGTTCTTATTAAAACTGAAGAGAAGCTGAAGAAGAAGATACTTCATAGAGAAGGAGTAGAAACAATGAAGAAGACAATAAAAATTCTTGAATTTATAATTGAGAATCTTCAGCAGACTAAAGATGAAACTCTCATCGACAAAATAAACAAGATCATAAACTAAATGAATCTCAGTAAGAGGTGGGTTAGATACTTCTTTGGTATGGCCCAGCACATTGCCTCTAATAGCAAAGACCCATCTACGCAAGTAGGATGTGTCGCTTGTGGGCCCTCAAAAGAAGTAAGGAGTACTGGCTATAACGGTCCGCCAATCGGCTTCCCAGATGGAAGAGAGGACATTTATAAGAGGCCGAAAAAGTATTTGTACTTCATTCACGCAGAGGCTAATGCTGTAGCCCTCGCCTGTAGAGCCGGGATCAGCTTAGAGAACTGTACGATTTTCGTAACATTTCCTCCGTGTGCAGACTGTGCAAAGCTTCTTATTGCGGCCGGGATAAAAGAGGTTCACTTCCTTCTCTCTGAAATAGAAGTTCAGCCTATATGGCTAGAACATCATAAAGCCGCACTAGATATGTTTAATAGTTGTGGAGTTCTTGCTAAACCCTATAGGAAAGAGGAGATTTAGAATGATGAAGAAGACACAAGAAGAGATTGAGAAGTCAAAAAACGATAGCTGCCACAGCCTAGAGCTTCTAAAGATGGCGGCGGCAAAGAGAAAGAAGGAAAGGAAAGACGTGACCGAGTCGATTAAGAGACTAGGTCTAAAGCTAGCTTACTTCGATCCAATTTCTATCGCCTATGCTCCTGGTCCTAACGGCAGAACAACACTTGTAACCTTTACAATAAGGTCGAGGCGAGATCAGTTTTGTAGGGCCAAAGCTAGGGTTGCGTTGGTCAAGCATCTTTCACGAAATACAAATACGCTAGAGATCTCAACCTCGCCCCAGATGATGAAGGAGGACCTTGAGGTGTTTGCCTCTATCCTAATGGAGGACATCTCGAAGTATGTAGAAAATAACCACTCTGAAGTTCCCAACTATTTCAGAAAGGCGGCTACTCTAGAACGAAAGCGGCTTAGCCTTCTAGATAATCTTAACGAGAAGGTCTCACTAATGTCTCTAATGAGGGACTCGATAAACGAGACTAGGAGCCAGGTGTCTAACCTCGGTGACAAGATTACTGAACTACTAAGCTCAGAAAGAGAGCCCTATGTCCTTCTCCCCTAACCAGACAGAATTCCTCATAATGGTAGCAACAGTAGCTACTACCACCGCCATCTCAAAAATCGCAGAGGTAATAACCAAAGCAAGTAGTATAGTTAGACTACTGGTAAACATTACGAAACCGCTAGACTTTGACCTTTAACACAAAGCTTGGAGACCTTAATGTCTAGAGAAGCTAGGTTTATTTCTGCTGCACTGAGGGTTGCCAGAACGGCCGATCCCAACTGCTCGTTTTCTGTTGGAGCAGTCATTACCATCGGCAATAGAATTATCGCCTCTGCCGCATGCACGGCAAAGACTCATCCAAAAAATCCGAAGCCGTTCCTCAGAACAAACCGTAACCAGCTCTGCGCCGAGTGCCGCTCCGTAATTAGAGCCCTGCATACAACTCAGGTGGATAAGCTCAGATATTGTTCAATCTATGTGGCAAGGCGTCGGAAAGACGGCTCTAGGGCTATGGCCAAGCCCTGCGAAGAATGCATGAAGATTCTAAAGAATGTGGGCATAAGAGACATTTACTATACGGATAATGAAGGCAATATAAATCATCTTCACGTCTCTAGATAGTTTCCTCTAGGAGAGGAAATGGAGAGATAATGAGAGAGAAAAATACTGTTTCAAGGGGAATGCGATCACTAGCATCTGAGCTAGACTACCGTGACGGCCGGCAGGAAGAACGGTTTGACGTCAATGGAACCGCCGAACGACTCAACGAATACAAGGAGCTTATCCCAGTTGGACAACCGCTAGAAGGAATCTCCAAGCTAGGCGGTCTAGACCGACAACTACTTCAGAGTACAGACTTCCATACCAATGGAAGAACCGTCCTGAAGAAACTCTCAGCAGAAGAAGTAGCCGAACGAGAAACCATCAATTTCCAGAAGCTTCCCTGCGGCTTACGAGAAGTAGTGTCTGAGCTTACAAAGAAAGAAGAAAATATTGGAAGCCTTCTCTCCGTTATCAAGGCGGCGCAGGGACACAAGGATATTCTAGACTGGATTACTCTTAACTGGAGAGAGTACGTTGAAGTTGATGAGAGTAAGAGCGGGCTCATTCCTCTAGGATGTTCCGAAGACGTACCAGATAATGATGAGGACTCTGATGGGCCCAAAGCCCAGTTCGTAGAACGACTAGGCCTTCCTCCGAAAGACCAATACTCCGTAGTCGAAGTGTTCCGTCCGAATCAGTTCAAAGAGGCCTCTGAGAGACGACGAGCACATCTAAAGTCTAGACTAGAAGATCTAGACAAGATGTACTTGGTTCCACAGCTACGAAAGTACATGGACCAGATAAGACCAACCTATGCAGAAGATATGAGCCTCTTGAGGGAGTGGAATCAGGATCGACGAGCCGAAGACAGAGCTCACTACCTATACTCACTACGAAGTAGAGGACTTGACTTCGAGTCTATTCGCGGAAAGCTCTGGGCAACCTTTGACCGACTTCAGGAAGAGAAAGTTACTTGCGTAGAAATGGCTGAACCGGTAAAGGCTAACTGGATGGCTGGCTACACATCAAAGAAGAAGAAAGAAGAGCACGAAGCCAAGGATCTAGTTGTTGTTACAACCCAGACGAAGAAGATTGATCCGCCCATTTGGGACATTGAGAGATCAAGAGCCCTATGTGAGCTTCATCAGACCAAGGGGCAATGGAACAAGGTCTATAGCCTCATCTGGAAACAAATGGGAAACGCGATCCTTCTTCTAGCTAGAAGAGCTTACTCAGAGCAGGAGAAGAATGAAGTCCGCATGCTCCTAGCTAACTACCAAGATAGAATTTCTCAAAAGGTAGTTGTTGAAATTGCAGACTCACTTTCTACTGCCGATGAGGTATCAGTATGTGTGATTTGATCGTTGTAGCTAGCCAGTGTGTAGAAATTTGCGGGACGTTCCTACCACAAGAAAGAGTTCTTGTTAGAACTGATAGGATTAGTGGTAGAGGAATTGTCGCGACAAAAAGCATCTACTGGGATGGATGGGCTCGTGAAGAAGCTACCGACGAGTGGCTAAAAAGTGGACACTGGAAACGGGCTGATGTATTGGCCGATAGCTTCTCGGTTAATACGAGAAGCGGAAGAAGAGAGTACGAGCTTCCTCCTCACCATGCTATAAAGAGCATCATCCTGGAAACCCCAGACCGTATGGTAATGAGGGTCCTGACTAGAGAACCAGTGGGGGCAGAAGCCCGTGTATGTAAGAGGTTCGCAAAAACTGGGAAGATTTCAGTTATGGAGGTGCTATCATGCGCGTCATCATAAGTGGACCGAGAGGGTGGAAGAGTCTAGCAGCACAATCTCAAAAGAGGGCTCTACTAGTAGAGAATTGGATTGAGGGAAACCTCCTTCATCTACAGGAGAAGGGTCATTCTGTTGTAGCAGCAACAACCCTTCTTCTTGGAATGGACACCCTCTTTGCAGAAGTCTGCTATAAAAACAATATCCCCTACGATATCTTCCTAGCCTGTCCCAAGCAACATGAGTTTTGGGATGAAGAAGCTAAGAGAACTTTCGAGAAACTTAGAAGCGAAGCAAGCCAAGAGACTCTTATAAGCGAAGATATTTATACCGAAGGATGTATAAACGAACAAGCAGAAGCAATTACCAGATGGCTTCTTGAGTCGCCTGATGATAAGCGGGTCATGCTACTTCTCAAGTCCGGCAGACTATCTAAGACCCAGACGGAAAGAGTAGCTGCTCTCCGTCAATCTGCCACAGCTATTAATGTTTTTAACTGGTAAGGAGAATTGAAAGATGCAATTAGATTTTGGTGAGCGCGAACCCCAAGAGATGGAAATTCTACCCGGCTATGACCTACTATTGGGCCTATGGCTTAATGGCGGAGGCCCGGTAGAGGAAAAGGCCTATACAAGACTTAGGCCCCCTTCTGATGAAGAGCTTTCATCTTTAATGAAAAAGGCATCGGTCATGTCAAAGGGCCCAGAAGAGGGAACTGGATTCCCCGTCTATATAGCACAGAGACTTGTACAGAGGGAGAGTAGCGAAAGTACGATTCAGCCTATTGCCCTCTTCTATGGCGGGATGATAGAAGAGTATTGTCGTCCTCCTTGGAGAAAGGGACCTCAGCTATGATCGGGACTTTTATTACTTGTGTTGTACTTGCAATTTTCATATTCGCTGTGGTTTATGGGAACCTCAATGGCTCGTCTGATAAGAAGCCATCCCAAACAGAAAAGCGAGAAGACATTGATAAGCTCTTCGGCGGTGGGGCCAGATGAGAGAGGCGATGATCCATATCTTCTATACCGAAGCCGCTGGTATTGACTGGAAGCAATTGTATCCGGATGCAGTCCTCCATCAGATTGATATACCAGTCGGGAAAGAAGAAGAACAAGCCCTTTCTATTGTAGACTCTATAATGAGGCTGGAATCTCCACCAAGAGTAGGCGATACCGTAATCGTAATAGCCGGACGCTCAGTCCCATTATTCGAACATACCTGCATCCAAGTTATTCAAAAAAGATTTGAAGAGACCGTAGAGGCATTCATCTTAGAGGGCAGTCTGTCCTACAAGATTCCGTATGTTCGAACTCACCAAGACAAAACTCCAAGAGACTCTCCCATGGTACTGTATAATTACAAAGACGGCTGCGGGAGCTGCGGAAAGTGTTGAGGACAAATGAGGGTAGCACTAAAGGTAGATCCAAGGCTCAAGATTGAAGAGCCTTGGAACCAACCAGCCATTCCAGAGCTAGTCTATCTTGTTGGTGGACTGGACGAGGAAAAGGCTGCTTGCTTTCGTCGCGACCTAGAAGTTGCCGAATGTAATGCCAACATTGCTGGTCAGAAAATTCTTCCGATCTGCATAGACTCATATGGTGGTGGAGTCTACGAGATGATGAGTTGTCTCGACGCCATAGATGCTTGTGAAATAGACATTGCCACTATCGTAGAAGGCAAGGCTATGTCTGCCGGAGCTATTATCTTCAGCTGTGGCAAACAAGGCTTGAGGTTTATGGGCCCCAACGCTACGCTAATGATCCATGCGGCCTCTGGCGGAGTAGAGGGAAACGCGGACATCATGAGATCAGAAGCAGACGAAATTACTCGACTGAGTACAGCTGCTCTAAAGAGGCTAGCCATCAACTGCAAGAAGCCAGAGAAGTTCTTTGTAGATTATATAAAGAGCCGAGGAAATGCAGAGATATATCTCAGTGCCAAGCAATGTAAGAGACTCGGTATTACAAATCATATTAAGATCCCACGCCTCACTGTAGAGATCTCAGCTACTCATACATTTGAGTACTAATCTTTAGGAGCTACCATGAAAGTTCGTACCGGCCTGGTGAGCAATAGCTCATCAGCTAGTTTCCTCTTAGCTATAGATACAGAAAAACAACTAGACCTTCTAAGACTTATCCTAAAGGGTATTAAGTTAAAGAAAGATAGCGATCGGCACTGGCTATGGGGACCAGATCAGACAAATACAGTCGGCATGCTAAAGGGTAACCTCTCTTTTTCCCTCGGCCGACTAAAGAAACAAAGAGAGCTTCGTCAAAAGACAATAGACTTCCTCCGGTCTTTAGAAAAGAAACCAACAGCCAGGCAAGCGATCGCTACTTGGATAGAAACAACGGATCTCCTCAGCGATCTATATGTGAATACTAACTGTCTTACTGGTCGGCCTAAGATACTCCCACATCCAAGCGATATACCTATCAAGAAATGGATCGAGGAGCGGTTCGAACAGGAGCTGCATCGTCAAGTAATAGACCTGAAAACACTAGATGGCTTTATTACAGAAGCTACTACCTTAATAGATAGAATTGAAGATTATAAGCTCTCGGATGATACTCCTGTTATGGTCATTGATGTAGACAACTATGACCTCTCAACTATTAGAGATACGGTAAAGACCCTGGACATTCTTACTCTACATGAGGTCCATACATGAAAACCAGAACTTCCTTAGTAAGTAACTCATCCTCTACTTCCTTTGTCCTAGCTCTGAAGAAAGACCCAGTACCATTTAATGGTCTTCCAATTCCAACTGCTGAGAATTTCCTTCATTTCGTCTCAGATTTAGAAGATGAGGATAACCAGATTCTCGCCCGGAATAAGAGAGAGCTTCTTCACTACATAGATCACGTCATAAGAGAGAATACAGCTTGGTGGGACTCAGATACTAAAGAGAGTTATTACCAGATGAAAGATCTAGGCAATGACCTAGACGATAGTTGGGAGATCATTTCAGTAGAGATAAGCTACCACGAGCCAATGATCCAGTATGTTATGAAACTAATGCAGTACGCCGGAGCAATGAAGATACTCCAAGAGAGAGGTTAAAAAGTTTATGGAGAAGAAAGAAGAGACACTAAAGGCTGAGGTCTTTGTCGATCCAGCCAACAGAGCTATTAGGTCTCCTGTATACAACATGCTTTTTAGAGGCCTTCGTAAGGAAGGAGAGCAGTGGCTTGAGGATGGAACCCTTATTCGCTGGGGCGCCAAACCAGAAGATGATCCCTCCTTCTGCCCCTTCGGTCCAGAGATCGTGGATTGTGAAATCGGATCTGGTAAATGCAGTGGAGTCGGTGTAGGGGGATGTAGTTTCTGCTATAAGGATAACGCTCCTAATAAGCCGGCCCAGAATATGTCTCTAGCTACCTATAAGCAGGTACTAGACAAGCTAGCCAAGTCACCAGCATTGGGACAAGTAGCCCTCGGCATCACGGGAGTTAAGGACAATCCTGACCTCATTAACATTATGAGGTATACCCGAGATAAGGGTATCTTCCCTAACTTCACGTTGACTGGAGCTGACTTAGACCTTGAGATGGCTCAAGACATGGGTGATCTTTGCGGCGCACTAGCTGTGTCTTGTTCTCCCGCCAATCCCAACCTCTGCTTTGATACTGTAGAGCTATTTACTTCTCTAGGAGTACAGCAGACAAACATCCACGTAGTTGTCTCTGAAGAGACAATGGAGTTTGTTAACTTCGTACTAGAGTCTCAGAAGAGGGACCCTCGGCTAAAGAGAATGAATGCAGTTGTCTGCCTAATGGTTAAGCCTAAGGGTCGGGCAAAGGGACGCTTCCATCCACCTTCAGAAGAGTCTTATCAGAAGATGATCCATAAGTGTCTAACTGAAGGTCTAAGGATTGGATTTGATTCCTGCTCGGCTAATAGGTTCGCGCGGGCAGTAAACACAGGAGAGTTCTCTGAGAAGAGAAAAGAGAGGTTGATTCAGGATAGTGATCCTTGTGAGTCCCTCTGCTTCTCTATGTACGTTAACTCTAACGCAAAAATATTCCCGTGCTCATTCGGCGAACCTTGTGAGGGTTGGGGCGAGGGACTAGACCTTCTAGCAGCAGAAGATTTCATCAAGGACATTTGGTATCACCCACTAGCTCATGAGTGGAGAGTAAAGCTTCTAGAGCTAGGTAGAGACTGCCCACTCTTCCCCGAGATTAGATAAGTGGTATCCTTCCTTTATGGAAGAAAATCACGACAAAGTAAAAACACTTATAGCTAAAGCTCCAGTTGGTTGGACCGCAAAAAAAGTAATACTAAACCTTAGCTTAGATCAGTATCAGACAAGGCTTAGTAACCACCCAATTATGCTTCGCAACCCAAAGACGGGACAGTCTAAGGTCTTATCAGAGTATGTAGATGAGATACTTGGAGACTCTAGATTCGCTATAGAGACTGAAGATGCTCTCGTCTTTATTTCGCGCGTAAAAAACTCCAGTATGGGATCAGTCTTTATTCCTACCTATGTGTTACCTAGAGAGGAATGGAAGACTGGAAATCTACAAGAGGTTGGTAAGCAGCCTCTCATTCTAAAAGGATAGAGAGCTTAGTTCAGAGAGTTGATATGACAAGCAGAAAAGGAGAGATGAAAATGTTTCTAGTTAAGTGTGGAGAAGTAGTTAAGTACGCCGCGTCAAGGAAAGGCCTTCCTTCTATTGTTGAGGCAATGGCAGCCGATGCGAAGATCTCTTTGGATAAGGTACTCGCTGATTGTACCTATACAGAGATAAATACTAAGGCTAATCGGTCTGGAGACGTAACAATGGATAGGCCTCTCAGCGAGCTCGTCAAGGTTCACTGTTCCCTCATCCAAGAAGTCGCAGACGAGACCGAAGAATAATTCCTACCATCTATTGACTCTAAAAAAGTAAGACTTATACTGAGGGAGTTATGACGTAAATTCTTTCGATCCTACCTGCCCGTGGTCCTCCTTACGCACAAAACTAAACCCTAAGTTTATATTTGTGTATCTTAAGGAGGAAACAATGGAAACTGATAGAGTAAAGACACCCCTCGAGATAACTAAAGAGTGGCTCTCCGATCTAGTCTCCGAACAGAAGGAGACCAGACGACAGCTCACACAATCGAAGCTTAGTAAGAACCACGAGACGACTAGAAAACTAGTAGAGCAGAAGGCCACTAGGAGACTTCGACTAAGAGTCCTACATCTTGCAGCTTGTTTCTTGCGCGGGACACCTTACAAATGCGTAGAAAGAAAAGCCAATTGGATAGAAAGCCCGACTAATATATGGGATTCAATTGCCTGGAAGGTAACAGACATCCTTATTGATGTTGATTGGGAGCCAGACGACGTTTATAACGAGGTTGAGGCTTGGATGAAGGGGGAAGAAGAATGACCCCCCACTGCTGGACCACCAATACCCAAGACCAACACTTCTGTAGCAAGTGTGGCGTAGCTCCCCACGAACCAGGAGCCGGACTAGATTGTCCCGTACAGGAATGCTTTGACCGGCTATACATAATTACTCGGGCAGACCTCCCGTTCGGGATGAAAGTAGCTCAGTCGGCACATGCCGCTCTAAAGGCAGGCTGGAGACTTCAATTCCGCTGGGAAGACCAAGATACTAATCCTGCTACAATCGTTGTCCTAGAGGCTCCTGGGCCCCTAGAATTAGCCTCTATCAAAGGTATGGTCGAAGCTCTTGGGGTAAGGACTGTAGACTTTGATGATAGTGATCTTAATATAGGGATTACTTCTATTGCATTCCTTGGTAGCGAGAAGACAAATCCTATTACTAAGCACCTACCATTAGTAGGAAGCGAGCTATAAAATGAAGATTCAATTAGACACTAAAGCTCTTGAGAGACTTATCGGCGGGGAGTCCGAAATAGAAGTAGAGCTGAGAAACTCTGTTGTACAAGAGTTCGCCAAGAAACATCTAAAGCCATTAGTAAATAGCTCTACTCTCGGCAAAGTAATGGAAGAGTTTAAGACGATAATTACTGCCGAGATAAAAGCTATGCTCCCAGTCGAATGGAAACGAGATGGATGGAATAGTAACATCAAATACAATTGGAAGAATACCGCAGAGGCTCAAGACTTTAGGACTTGTCTTTATGGCGAGGCAAAGGCAATCGCCGAACAAGCCTTCAGAGCAGTACTCGCAGATCATGTAGAAGAATTTAAGAGATACGCCGTCAAGGAATTTAGGACGAAGACTAATGCTCTAATCAATGAGCTGGGCCTAGAGACTCTGATAAGAAAAGTCGCCCGCGAAGAAGTGTCGAAGGTTCAGTTTACTGCCAACCTCCCAGAGAAGTAGATGAACGACTACGTACAAGCAACGGTTCTCATACCTAAATTTCTTCTTAGAATACTGCAGAGGAAAGCAGCTTCTGCAGGCCAAGATAACCCCCGATCAGATATCAATAACTTAATTAATGAATATCTTTGGCGGGGAATACTAAACGATATCAAACCAGTAGATTTAAGTAATAGAAGAGTAAGAGAGGGAGAAGAGATTATCCCTTATGAAATGCCTGAGTAACTCAGTGATAGAGTAGTAAGTTTTAACCTTACATGTCGGGGGTTTGAATCCCTCCTCAGGCGCTAGAGAGTTTAAATGAAATTTGATCTATTAAAGCATACTCATCTTGTAGCCATAGGTGGCTCTTGGTCCTACGGTCTAAACACAGAAACTTCTGATGTTGACATCAAAGGTATTCTTATCCCGCCATTAAATGATTACAGGCTTGGGATCCTAGATACTTTAGAAGAGGTAGATGGTAGGGGTGAGCTAACTGTATATAATCACCTACTTTTGCCGGCTCAGAAAGAAGCAATGCTTCGCGATTGTAGGGAGAAGAATGTCTCTGTAGTTTCCCCCGAGGGTACTATCTACGACATTAAAAAGTTCTTTGCTCTAGCCCTAAATACTAACCCAAATATTCTTGAGGTTCTTTGGGTAGAGCCAGAAGATATCCTCTTCTCTACAGAGATAGGGGATCGGCTTCGAGCCAATAGAGAAATCTTCTTCTCGTTGAAGGTTCTCTACTCCTATAGGGGTTATGCCTTCGCGCAAATGAAAAAAGTAAAGACCCATCGGGGTTGGCTTCTTTCTCCGGTACTAGTAGAGCCTAAGCGAGAAGATTTTGGTTTGCCGCCAGAGAAATCTCTCTTATCCCAAGATGAACAGAACGCATTCCTATGGGTCCTTGCTCAGATTCTCAAAGATAAGATAGGTAGCTTTAAGTTAAGTGAGACTACAAGAGAAGAGATAGAAGCTTTAAGCATTTATGATGCGGCCTCAGCTGGTATTCCAGAAGAAGCCTGGCCGGTTATCGGTAAGATCACTGGAGCTCCAAAAGAATTCATAGACATTATGATGAAGGAGAGAGCTTATAAATCAGCCCGAAGCCACTGGAAGTCCTACCTAAACTGGAAGGAAACTAGAAACCACAAGAGAGCTGCCCTAGAAGCCAAGGTTGGCTTCGACTGCTATACGGGAGACACGGAGTTTCTAACAGCAGAAGGATGGCGACTATTTGACTCAATCACAAGTAATACAAAACTAGCTACGGTCAATCCTCTAAGTCTAACGCTAGAGTACCAAAATTATGTAGAACGATTTAATGGTACCTTCTCTGGAAACTTATACAACATGGTGGCGCACCATACAGATATACTAGTTACTCCAAACCATCGCCTCTTTCTTCGAAAGAGACAGAGACTAGCTTCTGGAGCTACAGAAAAAGTTGATAATTGGGAACTTAGAGAGATTATCTTTACACCAGATACATTCGACGTACTAATTGCGCCAAGTCCAAAGACTAAAAACTACTGCAACAGGACGGTTTTTTCTGACCAACCACTCCCGCCAGTCATGTTCATGAAATTAATGGGGTGGTATTTATCAGATGGTTGTTCAACTTTCAGGAAGAACGGAGAAGTAAAAGACATTAGAATCTCCCAAGTAAAAAGGGGCCATCTGCTTGAATGTATGAAAAAGTTTAATAGAAATTATCCAGAACTTTCCTCTTTGCACAAATACATACATAAGCCAAATGGTTTTCGAAAGAATGAGTGCGTAGAAAAGTTGCTTGTTATCAGAGACAAGAGAATTATCAATCGTATCTACGCTGAATGCGGGAAGAAAAAAGAGAAGCACCTTCCGAGATGGGTCTTCTCACTTTCAAAGAGATTAATGGGGGCTCTTCTAGATGGTCTAATGGCCGGCGATGGAACAAAGCCTGGAGCAGATGGAGCAGAAACATATTATTCCTCGACCAAACTTCTCGCAAATGATGTACAAGAATTGGCATTTCTTTGCGGGTTCGAAACCTCGTTATATGGGCCTTATTCCTATGATGAAAAAGAGTCCATAATGTATCATGTTTACATAAATCGAACTCGTAAACAGTATCGAACACTATCTAGGCATGGATCATTAAAGCCCATTCTAGTAACGGAAGAGCCAATCGTTTGCTTCTCTGTCCCAAACGGTACTCTTATTACGAGAAGGCATGGCCAAGTTAGTATACACGGAAATTCAAAGGGGGCCTCCCATCTCGCAAGGCTCATGTTGCAGTGTAGAGATATCCTAGATAGTGGAGTCCTTAAGGTCCGGTTGCCGAAGGACTATAAGGACTTTATTATGGAGATTAGAGAAGGTCATATAACCTTCGACGAACTGGAGAAATGGTTCTATGGACAAGAACAAGACCTATCAGAAAGAGCCAAGAAATCCTCGCTCCCTAAAGAACCTGATCGAAAGCGCGCAAATGAGTTCCTTATCGAGCTCCAGCTACAGGCGGAAGGAAAGACTTCCCATCTATCTCCGTGACGGAATTGAGTCTTTAGACGGAGAGTTTGAGGCTTGGCGATTTGAGCCAGACGTAGGAATAGACGCTAGGCCAAGACTATTTGCCACGTCTGATGGTAATGGCTATCCCGAAGAGTTTATCTTTGAGAAAGAAAGAGGATGGATGGAGAGCTTAATAGAAGGAGATATCGAATAGTTGCTAGTGGTCGTTGATCTTCAAGAATGCTACGAGAGTGAGTTCTTACAGCAGAAGAATCAATTTAAGAAAATGCTAGAGACCATAGAAGAGAAAGTTGCTTTAACTAAAGAGAGAAAGGAACCAGTCGTTAGTATTATTTGCCCGCCAGATGGCCCGCCAATCCCTGGACTAGACAAGATACTTGGCCGAGTCCCCACAATTTATAAAGATGGTTATGATGGATCTACTGAGATAGATGGATATATAAAAAGAAAGAATCTATCTCCCAATTTGGTAGAGCTCTGTGGAGTTTTTGCAAACGTTTGTGTGCTAAGCACTTGGATCGGACTTAAAAAGCTTGGTTACAATCTAAGGCCAGTCGATCCTAGAGCTGTCCTTTTTGTCCCAACCTCCAAGACAAGGGTAGCTTCATATCCGGAGGGGTATCTTGATACCGATAAAGTCAGAAGAGTCAATAGCGAGAATAGAGGCCCTAACTCAGTGTAATGGGCTGCCAGAAGAAGAGGAGATTATCATAATGCCTAATGGATTAGTAATCCTAGATACCAAGAACCCACTATCTAATGTGGGAACTCAGGTTGGAGATGAGGTGTTATGTGGATAACCGTTTGCTTTGGATAATTGGGTTAGTTGTCCTAATCTCGATGATCCTTGGCTTCTCCTCTTGTGCTAAAAATATTATGCCTATCACGGTTATCTTTCTCTTAGTGTATTGGGTTGTTGTATATCTATCCGCTATGGGAAACAGCCAACGCTAAGAGTTTGTGCTATACTAAAGGTGTAGAGAATGAGAAGAGAAGAATTGAGTTTGCCCACCTTTTCTGGTATCACAAAAGAGTCTATCCGTAACTCTCTTTTAGGCTACCAAGCTTCTGATGAAGCAGAAGTTAAACTCCAGCGATTTCTTTTTGAAGGACTTCCAAGAGTTATAAAAAGGGCTCTTGGTGACAAAATTGGCAAGGCCGAATGGGCTAGCCATGGCAAACGATGCGTCCAGTTCATGGAGGCGAGAGCAGCTTTAGACTTCTTTCTAAGAAGCAATAGTATTCCACAGGCCTACCAAGCTCTCATCCTTGCTGGGCCAGACCCAGAACTTGCTTGTATCCCCTGGGCTTTATCTGGACTACCAACCAGATTTCTTATTTGCGACAAAGACAAAGACCTAATTTCACAAGCAAAGAAGAATATCAAATCAATAGACAAACTTATCTCAAAGAATATTAATTATTTATGGTGGGATCGTGGCGAGAATCCTGTTCACAGCGTCACGATAGTAAACGAAGACTGCTTCAATATTCAGCCGCCAGAAGATGGGTATATAGTTCTAGATCTAGATTTCTGCAATAACATGATTAGAACATCTGGTGGCACCCGAAAGATATCTAGTTTTGTTAGTGATGCAGGCGCAACAAAAGGCCCGTTTATTTTCAGGACTACTTTGCATGTTGGCAGGATCGGAAACTCTTGGAACGATGTCCTAGACAATATTGAAGAAATGGATAACGAGATTAGAAAGAAGGGATTCAGAGTAAGAGAGAAGATAGAGTCTAAATATACTAGTACTCTACCAATGGTCAGCATCATGTGGATTCTCGAAAGAAACCCGAGATCCAAATCAATTGTAGTTCTGTAAGAAGGAGAGAGAAATGAGAACGGTAAAGGATCTAAACAACAACCAGAAGCAGCGGATGCTACGCTATGTAAGCCGGTATCCAGACGTCAGCTCCAAGGATCTGGCAAATGATCTCAACCTTGATGTTAAGACAATTGTTGCCTGGAAGGCTTGGCTTACCAGGAATATGGGAAAGGCATTCAACGCTTCACTAGCATGACTCTAAAGCTAAAAATTCCAGAGGGCAGGGCTCCATACGAAGTTAGGCTTAGCGAGATTAAGGATTTAGCCTCTTCAAGATACTTTGTATATACGGCAGATGGGAAAAGTGTTGAGTATACAAAGGCTTCAGAGACAGACGCCCTAGACACCATCGTAGAAATAGACGAGGGTGTTGAGCTTGAGAATGTTGAACTTCTAAGTATGAATTCTGTTAAGCTTGCATGCCTATCCGGAACAATTCAAAGGGCTATAAAACACTCGACTGAACTTTTCGGTGGTGTTGCCGCGTGGGAAAAGCTACAGGAGTGGCAGAGGATGAAAGGAAGAGAGAAGTAATGACAAAAGACGATATCGTATCAGTTCAGATGACCCTAGTAGATTACGACAAAGTCAAGGCCTACGTTACAGTTACCATGTCTAACGGAATGGTAATTAAGGGGATCCGGATGATCCCTGGCAAGAAGGGTCTATTTCCGGCTATGCCATCTAGGGCCACAAAGGACAAGGCTACCGGCAAGGATGCCTGGGAGAATTCTGTAATCATCCCAGATGAGGACGACAACAAGCTTTTCCAGAAGGCTATTTATGACGAGTACAACCGTCTATCTAGCAGTGGCCAGAAGAGCAGCATCAAGAGAGAGCCCGTAGAAGGTACTCCAACAGAATCATTTAGCAAGCAAAGTAAACCTGATGTAGACTATCTCTGTTAGGAGATAGATATGACCATCACAATAGACCAACGACTAACTGAGCTCGAAAATGACTGCAATAGGATACTAGAAGCTCTACAGGATGTTGCAATCGTAACCGACGGTGACGAGTATGAGGAGATTGAAGAGGGAGAACTTCTAGATCTAGAGCGAAGAGTCTCTAGGTCTGAAGCGGTTCTTGCCTCTCTCATTCATAAAGCAAATCTTGTTAGGAGTCGTAGCTAATATGGCAGCGATAAGAACTAAGTTAGTCGAAGGTCTATTGGATGAGTGTATCGAAGCAGTAAATAGAGATAAGTTAACACAAGAAGAACTTATTGTATTTATTGGCCAACTTGTAATTAATTCAGGTCATGCTCTCTATTATAAAACAGAGAGAAAAGAAGCTCAGCGGCCAGAAAAAATTACTTACGAGCTAGCCAACAAACTGATCGAAGAGGATCCCACCACGGGAACCTCGCTTATGAAAATAGGATTCGATATTCAATCGTTTCTCAGGAGAGAGGAGTTAGAAAGTAGTACGAATGGAAAAGAAGCCAGCTGACCTAGCAATTTGGAAGAAGAGCGTAGCGATCCAATTTACCCTTAAAGCGGGCGAAGCAGTTGAGATTAGGGGTCGGAACGACAAGAAGTATCTTGGCACAAGCAAAGGCTGCGTATTTGTAGCTATTGCTGCCGCTATATCAGAAGGCGATAAGAAATATGACTGGGATCATAAGATGACGATCGCCCTCTCTGAGCATGAAGTTGCTCAGTTTATTCTTGGTATGCAAGGTAACGAAGTTAATTTTGTTCATGACCCAAATATGGGCAGCCAAGATAAGGGTCAGACTATTAAGTCTATTAAAATTTCAAAGGCGCCAGACAAAGATTTTATCTATGTTAACGCTCAGGAGAAGACCAAGGGAGAAGAGAGCCCGAGGAAATATCCTGGCGTTGCCCTCACCCCAGCCGAGACATTAGAGATTCGGCTTCTACTTGGTGCGGCCCTACCCAAAATCCTGGGCTGGTAGTGTAAACTACCTCTATGCCCTATATCCTACGTATCCTCATACTCATAAGATCGTTCTTTCTAGAAAAACTTCCAGCATACTTACTATTACTAGTAACTAGACGCTGGATCAGCATCAGTCTCGTAGGAGCTGAAGAGACGATTAATGAGTATGAAACCCTTACGTTCCAGGTAATTGTTAATGCCCCCTCCCTCCGCGAAAAGAAAAAAGCTCTACGAATGGGCCTAAAAGATAATCCAGGTGTAATACCTGTGATCGGACTTATTTACGCTCTGGAAGAAATAAGGGCAAGAAAATTTCCTAGAACAGCTGTGATTATGAATATACGAGGAGAGAGGTTTGCGCTGATTGTGCCGAAGAAAAACCTCGACCTTGACCAGTAGAAGCGGAGATTAGATGCCAAATCTTATTCCACTCTTTGCTATAAAAGACACAGACGGAACAACCCCGGTTCTCCCAACAATAAGAGCAGATGGAGCTGAATATAAAGCTGCATCTTATATTGAGACGATAGCAAAAGAGATAGAACCAGCCGCCGCCAACTTAGTAGAAAATAAGAACCTAGGTTATACAACCGTAGGTACATATATTCTATTAGAAACCCTAACTCGTGTAGGGTTGACGTCCCTAGTTGAACGATTACTTGATAGTCCAGAAGGTTTGTATCAAGCTTCCCTTTTTGTATCTATTGGGATGCTTGCGGGCGAACAGATGCCAGCAGAGGTAGAAATTGGAACAGAAACTTCAGACAGCACTATTAGTCTTCGGTCCCTTGCCGACAGAAACGCAACAGACTATACCGATCCCAACAGTTGACGTGACTGAGCCCAACTGGGAACTAGTTCTTGATACAGAAGTTGGGAGAAGCATGTTCTTCTGCCTCCCAACAGCTGCGCCATATGCTAGAAGAAAGCTAAGCTCTAAATTACTGACACAGATAAAGTCTCCCGAGAACCTTTCAGAGAATACTACTGGAGATGAAGAGAAGATTATTACCAATCCAGTAGCGGCAAGGGCTGGAGACATTCTTATAAGCAACCGCTTCCATCCAGGAACAACGACTGCCAAAGTTTGGCTATCAACATACCACCTAGAACTTATGAAAGAACTTCTTGGGGAGGGATGTGTGATAGAACTACTAGATAAAAACAACAACGTCGTGAGGAGGCTAGACAATGACTGAGCAGAATACCAGTAAGGGCGTACTGCTAACAATCCTACCAGATGGTAAGGTAACACATCAGTTTTTTGGAGTAGTCAGTGAAGTAGAGTGTATGGGTCTTGGCCAATATCTACAGAATATTCCAGAGAGACATGCAAATGGCCGTTTCCTTTCCGCTATAGGGGAGATGGCTAAGTCAGTAAGAAATCTTGCAGAGCTAGTTCTCAAAGAGAAAGAAGAGGGATGCGAATGTTGTCAGGAATCGTCCTCGGACTCGTCACATTCGTCGGATTCGTTGCCATCTTCCACAAAGCCCCCGGACCCATCAAGTGGTTCATAAGAAAGTTTCCGTTCTTTTCAGACCTTGTAGTTAGTGCCGGGGCTTTTGTTCTACTTGGAAATATCTCAGGAAGTCTAGCAGGGGCACTGGGCGCGGGTATAGCCGGGGTTCTATTCTCGCTATACCTATATGCAGAAGGAAATAAGGACAAATGGACGAAGAGCAGTCCGTCATCACCGAGCCAGAAGTTACAGAGCCAGCAAGCTCAGAGGTTATAATCACTGACGCTGAGGCAATTGCCGAAAAGTTGATGGGTCGTATGAAGAAGGGTAGAGAAGTCCTACTCGCTTGTGATAAGGGACTAATGGATAGTCTCAAGGTTAATGGTAAATCCTTAAGAGATTGGGGAAAAGAGCTTCGGGTTACCCTCCCCGAAGACCCAGATGACATCAAGGGCCTTGAGAGAGCTCAAAATGAAATCAGCAACAAGTATCAGATTGCTGAATACATTTGTGCCATCTTTGAAATGCAGTCTAACGCAGTACTTCACTGTCACGAAGCTGAGTTTGCCGAAAGATACGTAGCCGAGATGGAAGCTCACAAAGATGGTAAGCCACTCGCGGCAGAAAAGCTTCGACAGTTAGTTCTGGTTAACAGCGGAGTCGATGCAACTTTATCAGCGACCCAAGCCGCCGGCCTCATAGCAGAATTCTTCAAAAAGTTATCTAAGTCTTTAGAAGAAGCTCGCAAGGGAATCGAGAATCGCGGGCGATTCCTTGCACTTAGAGCAAAGCTTAGCTAACTCCCCCCCCTTCCTACCAACTCCCCACGAATTTATGATAAAGTTAGTCTTCTAATTCTTTTTCCAAGGAAAGCGTATGACGTTTCAACCCCCCTCTAATGTAAACGATCTGCTAGTAGCCAGATATTTTCAGCCGGGCGAAAACTGGGAAACAATGTGTCGCAGAGTAGCCAGGGCAGCAGCCTCATCAGAACTTAGCGACAAGGAAAAGTGGGAAGAGTCTTTCTACCAACTAATGGTAAGCGGTAAGGCTTTACCTAATACTCCCGCTTTAATAAATGCCGGGACTGGCAGGAAAGGTAGCATCTCAGCCTGTTTCGTACAGCAGCCAGAAGACTCAATGGAGTCTATTATGGAGGTAGCGACCTCAGCCGCAATGATCCTAAAGTTTGGTGGAGGATGTGGCTTTGAGATGTCTAAGCTACGGCCAGCAGGCTCCACCGTAAACTCAACTCATAAGTATGCAATGGGACCTATCGGAGTTCTTAGTCTCTATAATAAGGTAGGCGACACAGTTACTCAGGCTGGCGTAAGAAAAGCTGCTCTATTAGGAGCTTTGAGAATCGATCACCCAGACATCATCAGATTTATTCACTGTAAAGAAAAGGATGGAGATTTAGCTAACTTCAATATCTCAGTAACTATTCCCGACTCCTTCATGAAGAGGCTTGCTAAGGAACCAGAAAAGCCCCACCTCTGTTCGTTTGGTGGACGGCAGTACCACGTACTACCAGACGGAGAATCTGTCTTAAAGGCTGATAGAGGCTCTAAAGAAGTCCTCTCTGTTGGAGATATTTGGCAAGCCATATGTGACCATGCTGCGATAAATGGAGATCCAGGTATCCTTTTCTTAGATACCATTAATCGCGACAACCCACTAATTGATGGGCTCTCTGATTTAGAGAACCCACAGTACATCCATGGGTCGAACCCCTGCGCTGAGCAAGGACTATGCCATAATGGCTCTTGCAATCTAGCCTCTGTAGACTTGGCAAAGTTTGTCGTTGGTACAGAGCTAGATATTGATGGTCTTCAGACCATTTTTGAAATGACAACCAGACTGCTAGATGATCTCATCGACTCCTCTGCTTGGCCAACCCAGGGGATTGTAGATCAAACCCTACTAACCAGAAGAATTGGCGTTGGGGTAATGGGCTTTACCTCTATGCTAGATAAGCTTGGGATTAGGTATGGCTCAGATGAGTGTATGAAGCTTATCGATACAATTGGCGTCCTCCGCGAATCAGCCTGCTCAAAAGCTAGTAAGGCTTTAGGGGAAGAGCGGGGTCCCTATCCGTTAGCAAGGAAGGGAGACCGACATCGAAACGTAGCAAGAACCACTGTGGCCCCAACTGGTTCTCTAGCCATGCTGGCTAATACTTCTTGGAGTATAGAGCCACATACCTATTGGGCCTTTACGGAAAGAAGAAATGATACCGAGAGATTCCGTTACCTCCCCACTATAGAGGAAATATTTACTCCAGAACAACTTAGAGAGATGGAAGATGCCTCAAGTGGAGACCTCGCTAAACTAAATCTAGAGATTCAGAACAGACTCCCAAAGCATATGGTTCTATCTAGAGATTTAACAGCTGAGGAACATCTCAAGGTTGTCGCCGCGTGGCAGAGATACACAGACTCTGGAGTCTCTAAGACTGTTTGTGCGCCGCAAGACATTCTCACTTCAGAAAAAGTCGACGAGATCTTCCGCTGGTCTTGGGAGAACAAGATTAAGGGGCTTACTGTCTATCCCGAAGGCTCCCGTGAGGGAGAGCCAATGAGCATCAAGAAGAACGGGAAGAAACCAAAGTGGATTCACCTCCCGGAAGAGCTTGAAGCTAAGAGATTCAAGGTTGAGTTCGATCTAAATGGTAAGCCAACTAAGGCATTTGCCATGGTTGGTATGCATCCAGAAGATAAGAACCGTCCAGTGGAAGTATTCCTAAAACATCCCCATGAAGATGATCTGACGGCTGTACAATTCATCGACCTTACGACGAGATTAATTTCCCTTTGCCTCCGCTATAGTCATTGCCAAGTATGTGGCAAGGAAACGTTGCCGCTTGGCCAGATACTGAAGCAACTGGACGAAGCTGATGGGCAGAACATGTACTCAGTTCCCAAGATCTTTATGCAGGTATTAGGTAAGTTTATCGCTGAAGATGAGCCTATTGGAACCTGTAAGGTTTGTGGGGGCAACTTAGTCCTACACGGGAAATGCTCTCAGTGTTTACACTGCGGCTGGAGCAAGTGCGGATAATGATCAGGATTTTAATAGTTGGGGATGCTTTAATAGACCGAACTCTTAAGTGCCGCCCTAAGGGCCTATCTCCAGAAGCTCCAATTGTAAATTGGGAAGTACAGGAGTCCATCGATCTTCCTGGTGGGGCGGCTAACGTAGCAATAAATGTCTATCAGATTTCAAAAGCATTGGGAGAAGCTGAGGTCATCTTTGCCGGACCAATCTCGGAAGAGATATATAAAATCACCCGCTACAGTGGATGTCCCCAGGTCTTTAGAGAAATAAATGATTCTAGAAGGACTAGTATAAAAAGCCGGATAGTCAATGCCTCTCCATTTCAGCAGATCGTTAGGTTTGATTCTGACAACAGAGAGTCTTTCCCTCTTGAAGATCTAAATAGCTTTATAGCTGGCTTACTAATGGATAGTAAAAACCAGAAGTTCGACGTAGCTATAGTCTCGGACTATGGAGCTGGTTCTATCAGTAAAGGGGTTTTGGCTGCTGTTGGTTGGGCCGCAAAAAAAGTTGTTGTTGACCCTAAAGGTAATGACCTTACCAAGTACATAGGTTGCGACCTTATCTGTCCGAACCTTCGGGAGCTTAATGATCTGGTCCCTGCTGGAAAACATGAACAAGAAAAGGCAGATTATCTATCCAACTCACTTCGCAACATCCCGGTTATAGTTAAACGTGGAGGTAGAGGGTGTTGCCTATATCTACACGGCGTTGGTCATGAGATAGTACCAAGCCGGTTTGGTCCCGAAATCGATCCGACTGGAGCTGGCGATACTTTTATTGCATCCCTAGCATCCGCCCTAGCCTTCGGCCAAGACCTCTTCTCGTCAGTCGTCTTCGCTAATGCCATGGGAGGGATGAGCGTTACAAAACCACTCTGTTACTTTCCCTCCAAGAGCGAGGTAGAACAAGTTATTCAGTCACTCGCAATAGAGAATAAGCTTGAAGAATAGAAAAAGACCAGTAGTTCTGACTACCGGCGGCTTTCAGTATTTGCATTTTGGTCATATAAACATGCTAAGAAAAGCTTCAGAGCTTGGCAGGACATTAATCGTATTGCTGAATAGCGATACTGCCGTCCTAACTACCAAAGGATACTTAGGAGAACAATTCTTTACCAGAAAAGCAAATCTACTTGCAACTGGTCTTGTTGATGAGGTAATCGGTTTTGGTACAAACCCAACTTTCTGGCTAGATATAATCAGGCCCGACGTCTTTCTTGTTGGAGACGACCATTCTATGGAAGAGATTATGGATAAGGGCGGCCAATTCGTTAAAAGAATTGTTATCGTCCCCCGCACACCAGACATAAGCTCTAGTGAGATATATAGAAAGAGAAAAGATGAACACTAAAATACAGAGAGCCCGAGTTCAACTCTATATGTCCGGCGAATACTTAGTATTACAAATCTCTTCACGAAGAGAGAGGCTCTCTAGAGAATTGGGAATAGACCTCGAGAAAGAGGATATGATTATTCACTTTTGGGGACACCAGAAGATAAGAGAAGTCCTCTCCTCCGCCCCCATAACTACGAAAGAGAGACAGAGTTTAAGGAGGGGAGGGGTTGTCCGTTGTTTATACCCCCAAGAACTATTGCCGGAATGGGTACTTAAGCGTCAAAGGATCAGAGCAAATATTGATAGAATAAACGATAGGATAGATACAGTTTGTAACGAACTAAGTAGATTTTGTTCACGGCAGGAAAAACTGAGAGAAAGGGCGCAATTTATTACTAGCTCTGATACAATCCCATACATGGATGGAAGTGCCCTCTTCTGGTTAAGTATGATTCTTACTGCGAAGAAGGACTTCCTAAAGTTTTATTGGGATCCAGAAAAGTATTCTAATGAAGACTACCTCGGAGCAGCTGGATTCCTCTTTGATGACGACTACCATATTCCATTCGATAGCCCAGAAGAAATGGCTACTGGCCACGGCGTCTACATAAATATGCGAGATCTCCTTGGTTTATGTATGGAGCAATACGCCCGTAGCGATACTGGGGATATTTGTCCGGTCGAGCCATCAGCAGATCAGCTAAGAGCCTCAGTAGCTAGGGCTACAGGCGATGAGAGGCTTATCTCCAAGTTCTGTATCCAATTCACCGGAAACGAATTCTGCGGCGAGCCTACCAAGTCGAAAGACGAAGATCTCCTCTCAGAAGAACCTAGTGAAGACGCACAATTCGTAGAGTTTACTGAAGACTTAATCGATACAATATAAATTCGCGAGAAAAGAGAAATCCCTAAGGAGGATAGCTATGTCAGAAGTAGAAAAGGCGCCTCATTTTGAGGTGAATCTAGTAGAGTCTGGAGACGCTACTAGAGCAGCTCGTTTTGCACAGATCGCAATAGCCCTTGGCTCCCTTGTAACAAAGAAGAACAGGGCCTATGGAGACTCGGCTCGTATTAGCGGCGAGATAATGAGAATCCTCTACCCAAATGGTATTGCCGTAGAGCAGATTCAAGATGCCTTACTGGTTGTAAGAATCATAGATAAGCTATCTAGGATAGCTACAGACCAAGATGCATTTGGCGAACCGCCCTTTGCCGACATCGCTGGATACGGAATCCTTGGAGTTGATCTGCATAACCAAATCGAGAAGATTATAAAGGAGGCCAGTAAGTGACATCAGAGGAAGTTCTAGTTGCGCTTACCTGGGAGAATACCCGAAGGGGAATGGTTGAGGGCATTGCCAGCGTCCTCTTATCTGGCTGGTCAGATATACCAGAAGATTTAGAGAGCCAAGACTTAGAGTTAAACAAACTGATAGGGCAGCTTTACAAAGAAGATAACGTAGCCCTTTTGCTAAGGGCGAGAGAACTAGGCATTACGGAGGATTGATTGGCTAAGAAGAAGGAAGACGGAACAAAACCGACAATCTCTAGCTGGGAGATTACGGCAGCCTCTCTACAGAAGAAGCTAGGCGGGACCTCGTTCTTCTGTATGGGAGATGATAGCGTCCAGGTTCTAGATGTACGAGTTATCCCCACTGGGCTGGCTGCTCTTGATGACGCCCTGGGCGTATTTGGATTTCCGCGGGGAAGAATCATAGAAATATACGGCCAAGAATCAACGGGAAAGAGCACTCTCGCATTGCGGGTAGTATCTCAGCTCCAAATAGTTGAACCCAATAGCCCAATAGTCTATGTAGACCTAGAACATGCCCTGGATCCGGTATGGATGCAAAAGAATGGGGTTAGCCGAACTAACCTCTGGGTTGCCCAGCCAGACTCGGCAGAGGACGCTCTAAACGTTGTCATGCAGGCCGTTGAGAGCGGACAGGTACCTTTGGTTATCCTTGACTCTGTAGCAGCCCTAGCCTCACAGGATGAGCTTGATGGAGAGGTTGGCGATCAAGCTATTGGTAAGGTAGCAAGGCTTATGGGTCAGTTCTGCCGCAAGGTTGTTGGTCCGCTAAAGAGACATAGCTCAACCCTTATCTGCGTAAACCAAATTCGCTGCTTACCCCTTACTTCTATAGTTCTAAGAAATGGCAGACTTTGTCACCTCTCAGAATCTAAAGAAGGAGATCTAGTTTTAGAGAGAAAGGGCATAGCCGCAAAGATAAAGGGGATTTCTGCCTCCCTAATGGTAGAGGGAAGAGAGCTTAGCATAAAGCACCGCCCTCCATTTAAACTAAGCAACAACCATCAGCAGCCAGTCATCTCTAATGGCTTGAATATTTACAAAGCTGGTAGCGAAATCTCTATTGGAGATTGGCTAATCCAACCAATTCTCTCAATAGAGAGTATCTCGAATGAGAATGAGAAGCCATCTCTAATGGACCAGGTCTCCTATGCCAAGAGTATGGCTACTTTAGCGTGTAAAGACATAGAGTTACCAACTAACCTGGACGATGATTTAGCCTTCTTCCTTGGTTGTTGCTATTCGGACGGAAATCTTTTCAGAGATGAGGAGAAATCTGATTATCGGATGCAGTTCACAGAACATAACCGTGAGCGATTTGAGCTCATATCTAACTCTGTAAAGAAATTATTTCCCGAGAGCTGCTACTCCATATCAGAAAAGCAATCAAAAATTGCCCTCTGGGGCCAGCAAGTTTATTACTTCCTTTCTGCCCTTGGGTGTAAATCACATGGACAAGAAAAAACTATTCCTGCGATAATCCTCAGATCCAGACGTTCTATTATTAAGCACTTCATAAGAGGTGCTTTCTTTGATACTCATAAATTTAACAGATATGGATTTATATCTACCCATGAAAACATAGACGCAACCTACGAATTTTCTAAAGTCCTATACTATATGGGGATTTTTGCAGACGTTAGAGGCAAGTATTTATATCTAACAGGAGAAGATGCCATTCGCTTCCGTGAAGACATAGGATTTGCCGAGCCCGAAAAGCAGAAGAAGGCCCTCCAGTTTACTAGCTCCAATGGAGCTCGCGGAAAGTATGACGTAGTGCCTTATGAGTATGGACTTGAGATATTCAACACGTTAAAAGACGAGAAGATTAGGGGCACTTATAAACATCCATACTATTCCTCTTTTAAAATGTGCCTATTCAAAAGGCTTAATATATCTAGAAGCCGTTTGATAGATATGCTCCAGCCAATAGAAAACAAGAAGCTTCAGGAGGCTACCAAGTTCTTAAGCAGCCATAGATTCAATAGGGTCGAAAAAATAACCACGGCTAGCTTCCAGGCAATAGATATAGAAACAGACTCGGGCCTATTTATTGCCGACCAGTTTCTTACTCACAACTCCAAGATAGGTCCTTATGGTGGCGAGACAAGGCCAGGTGGTAATGCTCTAAAGTTCTTCGCTAGCCAAATCATCAAGGTTAGGAAGAGTGGCGATCTAGCGGAAGACGGACTACCAATCGGAATCGATGTCGAGGCCGACATAAAGAAGAATAAGGTTGCTCCGCCACACCGCACGGCTATCGTTTCAATGTTCTTTAACTCCGGCTTTTCGAAAGAGCTATCTCTCTTGGATATCGCCTCCGAGATGGGGATTGTTGACAAGTCTGGAGCCTGGTACTCATATAACGGAGAGCGTTTGGGCCAGGGTCGAGTTAACACAGCAATGGCAATGAGCCCTACTATCTTCAACGAGATCTATGAGAAGTTCAAGGTTGCCAAGATGAGTTCTAGAACTGTAATGAAAACACAGGAAGAACCAGAGGGAGAACCAGCTGGCGAACTAGCAGAAAAGGTACTAGAGGTTAAGTGATGTATATGTTTCACTGCAAGTATTGTGGCTATCACCAAGAGTGTCGAGACTCGAAAGAAGCCGCTGACGCAAAGAGAATGCACAAGCAACGCGGCTGCGAGATGGGATTTATTCCAATGAAGAATGGCACAAAGCTCTGGGTTAGAGACGATATCGCCGCCGACTACAGGAGACTAGTCGATCAGGTCAGAGAACAACAGATGAGGATGGCTAGAGAGGCTCAGATACGAGCTGAGAGAGCTTCTGTTCTAACTCCAAGCGCCCAAGAAGAAGAGAAGCTAGCCCGCCTAATAGATTCTTCTAATCCAAATAGGTAGTAATTCAGATGAGAAATATACTACTCCTTGGCCCTGGGCAAGAGTCACAGGAAGCTATAGATATTCTCCTATCAGAAGGAATTGAATTTGACCCACTCCTGGTAAAGAAGGGAGATGTTTGGGTAGAGATTAATTGGCCGCTTCCAACCCTATTCTGGCAAGGAAAGCATGCAGTAAAGGGACTGGAGAAAATACAAGAGATGGTAAGTAGGAGTAGGCATTCAGATGGAACGACTTAGAGCCAATCTCCCCGCTGAAATAGAAGCTCTATTTGGAGACACTAGGAGCAAGTGCCGAGCTTGTGGACTCTCAGAACTTTCATACCCAGTTCATCCTAGAGGAAACTGGAAGGCTAAAGTCTCAATGCTCTTTGAGGCTGCCGGAAAGAACGAAGAGCTTGGCGATCTCGTTATGAATGGCCCTGCTGCGACAACCTTTGAGAAAGTAGCCGAGACAACTCTCGTTAATCTCGATAGAGATTTTCTTATTTATAACGTAGCTCTTTGTCGTCCACATCCGCCAGCTGGAGATAAGAGAGAAAACAGAGCTCCCACCTCGGCGGAGGTTAAAGCTTGTAGCTCCAATGTCTCGACCGTTATTAAAGCTCACAAGCCTCAGCTTATAGTGGCTGGTGGTGGTATTGCTGCCGCCGCACTAATGAGAAACTACCCAGGGACAGTCAGCTCCGTTGTTGGAAGATTCTTTGGGCCAGACGAAAATGTCTTTGGGATAGATGCGGATCTGTATGTAATCTATCATCCCTCCTATATCCTTAGGAATCCCACGGCTGAGAAGGACTTTGCGCACCAGTTAATCAAGCTAAGGGACTATATGATCGCTAATGACCTAAAGATAAAGGAACATCAGAATGACAGTTGAGCTAGTCCATACTCACGTCCACTCAGACCGCAGTATCCTTGATTCTATAATCAAAATTCCCGAGCTGGTTGCTCGCTGTAAAGAACTTGGGATGAAAGCCGTTGCGGTTACAGATCATGGCCTAATGGCGAGCGCGATAAGACTCTATGAAGAATGTAAGAAACAAGAGATAAAGCCATTAATTGGTTGTGAAATTTATATCTCGCCGACTGACGACCACACTCTAAAAGAAAAGATCGAGGATGTTCCAGCCCAGCAGAACTATCACCTAGTCCTATTAGCTATAAATGCTGAGGGCGTAAAACAACTCTATAAGCTTAGTAGCATAGGATTTCTAGAAGGCTTTTACTACAAGCCTAGAGTCTCACTAAAACTAATTGAGGAAATCGGCAAAGACCTTATAGTAACTAGCGCCTGTATAAAAGGACCAGTTGCATGGAATCTAGCCGAAGGCCATCGAGAGGTTGCGGAGAAATGGTTGGGCCGGCTAAAAGAATCCTTCAAGGGAAGATTCTGGCTAGAGTTTATGGACCACGGGATGGAAGTTCAGAAGAGAGTAAACGTACTTCAAGAAGAGCTCTCTAAGAAGTTTGATGTACCATGGATTCCTACCAATGATGCTCACTTTCTTCGGCGGGAAGACCACTATATTCACAATATTATGATGGCTCTCCAACACGGGCAGACTCTAGAAACTCTCTCTATGAATTATTCAGAAGAGACTTACTTCAAAAGCCCGGAAGAGATGGCCAGCTTATTTGGTGAAGAGGCTTGCCGTAGAACTCTAGACGTCGAAGCAATGGTTGATATTCAACTAGAGCTTGATGTCCCTCACTTCCCCGCATATTCGGAGGAATAAATTGAAAGTCTGTTGTCTGGCGGATACACATACCCTCGAAAATAGGGTTTATGTTCCTTGGTGTGATCTTATTCTTCATGCCGGAGATATAACTAATACTGGCGAGCTAGAATCTCTAGAATCTTTTAATGAGTGGTGCCGAAAACAAACAGTTCCAGTTATATGTATCCCCGGCAATCACGATAGATCACTCCCAGACCAAGCAGCTAGAGAAATTCTTACTCACTGTACTCTACTCCTAGATAGTGAAACTACATTTAATGGCTATAAGATTTACGGCTCGCCCTGGACTCCTTGGTTTGGCGGACACTATTGGGCTTTCAACAAATATAGAGGCGAGGAGATTAAAGAGGTATGGGACAAAATTCCAAAAGATACAGACATCCTAATAACCCATGGACCGCCTAACGGGGTATTAGATAGAGTACCAAGAACCTATACGCCTCAGGGATGTGAAGAACTTCGGACCATTTTAAATGGTATGAAGTTAAAGCTACATGTCTTTGGTCATCTGCATCTTCAGGGCGGTATCAAGTGGCAAGACCCAAATAACAGGACTTGGTATGTTAATGCCGCCGTATGTAATGAAGCTTATGAACCAGTTAACCCTATTGTAGTAATAGATATATAGGTAAGAAATGCCAAATATTATAGATGCTAGTTATGAAATTCTCGAATTCCCAGAAAACCCACTCCTATCTATAGAAAGAGCGTCACGCGTGTGCTACAAAAGTGAAGACAAAATTTCGCAAGGATCGGCGGAATCACTAGTTGCGAGACTCATCAAGAGTGGTCACCACGCGATGATAGAGTTTGGTGGTTGGATAGTGGTTAAGTTCTATTCTAATCGCGGATTTACGCACGAGCTCGTCAGAATGCGTTTAGCCAGCTTCGCACAAGAAAGCACTCGCTACTGTAACTATGCTAAAGATAAATTTGGTAGAGAGATTACTTGTATCGATCCCGATCGAATACTAGCCATGAAGATAGCAGACTCTGAGAAGAGGGCTCTATATAAATCGATGCTCCTAGATAGCTGGGCGCAATCACAAGAATCTTATCTCGCTTTAGTAGACGCGGGCTGCCCAGCCGAAATTGCTAGAGAGGCTCTATGCATAGGATTAAAGGCAGAGATTGTTATCGGTGCTGATGTTCGGGAGTGGAGACATATACTATCGCTTAGGACTTCAAAGAAAGCCCATCCTCGTATGAGAGAAGTTATGATTCCCCTAGTTAAAGACTTTATGTCAAGAACTCCAATATTGTTTGATGGTATCTATAAAGAAGAGATAGAGAACTAATTAGGAAGATTCTATGAAAGCCTACAAGCTTGTTCGCCAGCTCAAGAGCGGCGAGATAACTTCTTTATTTATTAACAAAAAGCAAAGACTTCCTATCGGCAAGTGGCTAGAAGCCGAGTGCCACAAGACTAATGGGTTTGCCCTTAGGCCAGGTTGGCATTGCGTAGCCACTCCAAAAGCTCCGCACCTCTCTACACGAGGACGGATTTGGGCAGAAGTAGAGATAGAAGAATTTGAATCCTTAGATAGACCAGAGCATCAGGGAGCCGTTTGGTATCTAGCCAAAAGAATGAAGATAGTTAGGGCGTTAAATGAACAGTAAGAAAGATATAGAAACCCGTGGGCCATTCTTTATTAACACCCCCGATATCATGGAAGCGGCCGTCTATATAACCAGTGGGGTTATAGACTTTTCTCTATCTAGTAAATTGCTCCAACTTTGTGAGTGGCCAGATATAGAGGACGCCATCTCGGCCAAGATGAAAACTCTCGGAACAGAGATGACCGAACTTGCCAAACAGAGAAATCAGTTAGGGGATGCTCTTCGGTCAGGAGATCCAAGAAAATCTATAGAGGAGACTAAAGATGAAGATACGTCGGGGACTAGTAAGTAATAGCAGTGCATCATCTTTCACCTGTGACGTTTGCGGCGAAACCCTAACAGGCTGGGACGGAGACTATGGAGATCAGAAGACCTACAGCTGTATAAATGATCACAACATCTGCGAAGAGGATCTCCTAGAAGAGATCGATGATAGTAATGAATCATACGATTTCGATAATGATGACGTTCCAGAAAGGTACTGCCCGGTTTGTCAGTGGCAAGCTCCATCACATAATGACCTCTCGGCCTTCTTTCTAAAGGAATACAAAATCCCCCGCGCGGAAGTATTCGAAGAAGTAAAGAAGCTCAATAGAAGAAGGAAGAAGTTATATAACCACGAATACACAGCACATATATGCCAGAAATTTTCTCTAAACCTTATTGATGAGATAGAAAAGCTAAAGACCAGGTTTAAGACCTATAGAGACTTCCTAAAGTTCGTAAAGGGATAAGAATATGAAGATAAGAAATGGTCTTGTCAGCAATAGTAGTAGCTCCTCCTTTTGGATTGCCGCAAAAGAACTATCAGAAGAAAAGCTTCTAGAGGCTTTTGACGTTCCAGAAACCTCTCCACTAAGACCATTAGCAGAAGAGATGGCAAGCTTCTTCTTTCAAGAGGTCACAGCTAGATGGAACGGAGAAGCCAAGCAGCCATATACAACAATAGCCGACCTCTGTGGTGAAGACTACTGTTGTGAAGAAGATGAGCTTCTGGATGAGTTCGTAGCACTAATCCACAATGGCTTTAAGATTTGGTATGGCTCCGCATCAGATGATGGCGAGGGAATAGAAGAAGCCATCTGCAAGATGACTTTAGAGATTAGAACCCCAGACCTAATTTTAGTAAAGGATAAAACACGCTAATGAAAATCAGAAACTCTTTTGTTAGTAACTCGAGCTCCTCATCCTATGTAATTTATGGCGTAGAGATGCATCTAAATGAGGCCATAGCCGCCGTTCTAAAAGAAGGAAAGCTTCGAGAACTTCTATCAATACAAAGAGTAGCTTTGGGTAAGAGCTATTATGAGTATAGCCCAGAGGAGTTACTTGATGCCATTCCTGAAGAGGCTCTTGCCAAGCTAGGCTTTATTGCCGACGATGAAGACTATGTCTATTGGGGCTACCACCCCTTTAACTCCATGAAGGATGATGAGACAAAGGCGGAGTTTATGGAGCGGGTGGATAAGGAAGCCGTAGAGCTTTTTGGGCCGGGAACCGAATGCGAGCTACATGACTTTACGGTTTACTCATAGGAGATACAAATGAAGATAAGACAGGGTTTGGTCAGTAACAGCAGCAGCTCTTCCTTCTTAATTTATGGAGTATGTCTAAACGAGAAGGAAGCTTTGAGGTTACTAACAGTAGCCAACCGAGTTAAGACTCTGCAGGCAATGAACGATGAAGTCCAAGGCAACATAAAGTTTCGAGAGCAGTGGCTAAAGGATAACCCAGGTAAGACTTATCCCTACGACGCACCTAGGGAAGAACCATATACTGATGCTGATATTGATACTTATGTAAGTCAAGACTTGGGAGAAACCTTAAACCAAGTCGTAGGCCAGGATCAAAAGGGCAGGGGAGAAGACTACTTCTACTTCGGAGAGAGCTGGGACTCAGTTAAGGATGATGAGACTGGAGCCCAATTCAAGGCTAGGGTAGAAGCCACACTAAAAGAGGCTCTTGGTCCAGATATAAAGTTTGGAACCTATGAAGATGCTTGGTATAACGGCTGATAGAGGAAGCTAATGAAGATTAGAACCGGGTTAGTGAGTAATAGCTCTAGCAGTTCCTTTGTAGTCATTGGAAATAAGAGGCCCAAGGTTGTACTACTTGGGAAAGATACTCTTCAGGTTCCGGACGACCTGGGCGGGACGACAGAGTTTGGTTGGGAGCCAGAAGACCATAAAGATCTTGGCTCACTAATCAACTTTGCCTATCTACAGATCTGCGGCAAAAGATCTCAAGCTGACTGGAAGAAAGATAAGAAGACTAATTACATCGCTGATCAATGGCTAAAGATGCTAGAAGCTATTCTTAAGAAGAACCTCGGAGTGAAGAAAATTGAGTGGAATCTTACTAATGATTATGAGCCACTTAATTCATCACCCTACGGATATATAGATCATCAGTCTAACGCAGAAGAGGGTCAAAACATTAAGATGTTTGACTCCCCAGAGGAACTAGAAAGATTTATCTTCTCTCCTGATAGCTACATTCATACAGACAACGATAACCATTAAGATCGGAAAGTATAAATGAAGAAGACAACCGGAATTTATGAGTGGGCAAGCAAGGGAATTAACTGTTCTACCAATTGTCCTAACGGATGCCAATACTGTTACTCAAGAAAGATGGCCGTTCTACGTCGAGAGATATCTACTTTTGCCGAATGGACTGAGATGCCCCGCTCAAAGAGAAATCAGAAGGACGAACGTAAGCTCTACGACGGAATCGTAATGTTCCCATCAGCGCATGATATTTTCCCAGAGAATTTCTCCGAATGTAAGGGAGCAATACTAAATCTTCTTGGCGCGGGGAATGAAGTTCTCATTACCAGCAAACCAAGATTAAGCTGTATGCTTCAGCTATATGATTGTCTAGAAGACTATAAAGATAAGGTAGTTTTTAGATTCACTATTGGATGTAGAAATAATGAAATCCTAAAGACCTGGGAACCTGGTGCTCCACCTTTCGAAGAAAGGTTCTCCTGTCTGGTAACCGCTTTTACCCTTGGATATAAAACCTCTGTCTCTATGGAGCCAATGCTAGATTCTCCTAACGTAGTAAGTGATGCCATGTATCTCCATCCTTACTGTACTGGAGATATCTGGATTGGTAAGATGAATAAGATCGCCGAGAGGGTTGGCGGCGTTACAAGGGAAGAAATTCAAAGAATAGAAGAGGGGCAGAGAGACGAGCATATCTTTAGAATCTATAATGAGCTAAAAGATACTCCTAGAATCCAGTGGAAAGACTCAATTAAGGAAGTAGTTACACCAATACGATGAATAAATCATTCAAACAAATCCTAGCAATCATAGACGATAGGTGCCTGATCCTCGAAAGACGAAAGCAAGAGTTAATAGGCCGAAGACATTACGAAGAGAGAGAGTCTATGAATCTTTTACTTGAAGAGCTAGGATCTCTTCGTGTCCAGATAGTGGAGGTAGGAAGTGCGGGCGAACAAGATAGAGATCCAGGTTCTAAAGAAGTTTAATCTAATCTGTAAAGCAAGCTTCCTACTACTACAAGCCCCAGTCTTTTCTGAGCCAGAACCTTTTATCTTTCAGCCCACGTTTAATAAATTCCTTCGAGGATTTATGGGTCTTCCAGACCAGACGCCGAAAGACCTTCTCGACTTTCCAGCCTCAGTTACCCTAATTGTAGAGAATAAAAACTCATCAGAGTTCTTTACCTTCCATCAGATGGACATAAGATTCCCAGAATCTGGATTTGCTAGAATCCTAATTCCAAATGACGAACGAAACATATCTGCCTGGGATGGAATCTGCTCGCTCTGTGGGATGAACGAGATAATGGAACTAAACCCAGAGTCTAAAGGCCCATATGTCGTTATCCTTACTGGAGAAGACAGTAGGATCCTTCCCTTGGGCCATAGTTTCTAGGAGATAGAATGCCAGATTATACATTTAACATTGCTTGGTCTTATGACCGACAATGCTGGTCCGCCTGGGTTGATGAAGATTGGATCGTTCCAGAAGAAGGCCTTGGAGATTCACCGGTTACTGCCCTTAAGGCACTTCTGACTATCATTGAACAAAAGAGGTAAGCATGAAGATTAGACGAAGCCTAGTTAGTAACAGCAGCTCATCCTCCTTCGTATGTATTATGCGAAAGGATGCCTTCGATAAGAAGTTCTCCGAAACAGATCCGAAGACCAGATTTATTGTAAATCAGGCGGTTACAACAGAGGACGCAATAGTCTTTGGAATCCAGTGCGTAGTTATCAAAGATTTTTCTACTGCTGGTGGTGACTCTCTGTGGGACCAAATAGAGCTCCCAAAACCAGAGGACGACGAAGAAGATGACGATCATTATGGCGTCGTGTCATCTTGCATAAATGATTTCATTGCTGGATTCGAGCCCGATGAGTGCTCTAGCTTTTGTGTATCTGACGGTGGCTGATAAATGAAACATACAATAGAAATAACCATTGAGCCTGGCGGCAAGAGTACGGCTGAAGTATTTGGTGTTGAAGGAGATGCTTGCGAAATGCTTTCCAAGTGGATTGATTCACTTGGAGAAGTTATAGAGCATCGCCGCAAGAAAGAAACGCCAAAGACCAAGGTAAAAAACCCAACAAAGGTTGGTGCCTAATGAGCGCCTACAAAATAGTTGTAATAGACATTACAGAGATAGACTATGTAATCGAAGGACTTCTTGCTATTGGTATCCCCGCTGAAATGATAGAGATACACGACATCCCCCAAAGCCTAGTTGGTTACGAGGGAAGCAAGCGTGGACAAAAGGCCAATGTGATAGTCCGTAGAGCTAATGTTAACAAGCTCCTTTCGGGTGGAGCCTCGAATGACATTGGCTTCGAGAAGAAGGATGGAAAGATAACTGTGCATGTTTCTGACTATGATCAGAAATGGTGGCGGAAGAAATCCGAAACCTTCCTCCAGCATGCAGCTTGTGCAAAGTATGAAGCAGAGGCAAAGAAGTTAGGACGGGGATATAGAGTAGAGAAGAAAATTGACGGGAAGAACATCAAGCTAAAGCTAATCAAGGCCTTTTAGGAGAGAAGAGTAATGACGTCAGAGTTCATTAGAGAGATAAAGATTTGTGACGGAGCAAGAATCCCAGTCGTCTGGTTTGTAACACAAGAAGAGTTACGAGCAGAAAGTGGTATTGCCAACTGGGTTCTACCCTTAGGAGGACAAGTATGGGTCTGGTCTCTCACATCAAATGGTGGCGGGCCAGGTTGGGAACTACCAGTTGGAGTTCCAAAGGAAGATAGGGAATGCCCTTTTAATAAGGAGATGCAAACCGATCCGGCCGCCGCGATTAGAAGTGTTATCGATCACGCTCTATCTATCCGAGAAGACAACGATCTTGAGAATGCCGCGGTCGAAGAGCAAGTTGCTCTAAAGACCATTGCAATCTTTCGAGATGCCCACGTCTTCTTCGAGTCTGAAAAGTCATTCGTTAGAATGATTAGAGATGCAGCCAGAGAACTAAAAGATAGCGTAACAACAATAGTCTTCATCTCTCCAATGGACAAGCTCCCTCCAGAACTAGAGGTAGACGTTCATATAATCCATCCTGGACTCCCAGATAAGGAAGCTCTTACAAACCTTATAAAGAAGGATGTTCTTCCAACCTACGGGCTAGAAGACTTTCCAAAAACAGAAGAGCTAATAGAAGCTTGTCGCGGCCTTACAATGACGCAGGCTTCTGATGCTGTTGCAAGAAGCGTTGCGACATTAGGGGAGATAGACGTTACCTTTATCTACGAGATAAAGACAGAGCAAATTTCTTCTGTTCCCGGACTTACATTCGAACGAAGTAGACCAGACATTGACAGCGTTGGCGGTCTTGCCGGAATAAAGCAGTGGATCAATCAGAGGAAGAGAGGGTTTCAGAAGGAGGCAAGAGAGTATGGCCTCCCAATTCCCCGTGGAATCCTACTTTTGGGCGTGCAGGGTACCGGAAAATCTTTATGCGCTAAGGCCATTGCCTCATCTCTAAACCTCCCGCTAATTCGATTTAGTCCCCATGATATGAAGGGTGGAATCGTCGGAGATACAGAGAAAAATATCAGGACTGTTAAGGCCTCAATTGAAGGTATTGGACACTGTTGCCTATGGCTCGACGAGATCGGCCGAAGCTTCGCAAAACAGGGAGAGCGAAACTCTGACGGAGGTACCAGCGATGCCCTAACAGGTGGATTCCTCCACTGGTTCCAGGAAAGACCTGGCGGCGCATTCTTAGTTGCCACTGGTAATGACGTATCCGACCTTCCGCCAGAGCTTCTTAGAAAGGGTAGATGGGATGAAATCTTTTTCGTCGATCTCCCAACCGAGAAAGAGAGAGTCGAGATAATAAAGATTCACCTCTCGAAGAGAGGGCGAGTCCTTAGTGAAAAGTCCGTAAACCAGATCGTCTCCGCAACAGAAGGATTTTCTGGAGCAGAGATAGAGTGCTCCATCCTAGATGGAATGTGGGCCGCATTTGATGACGGTAGAGACGTTACTGGAGAAGACATAGCTATAAGAGCAAAGGCTAGCTGTCCTCTCAGTGAGATGATGGCAGAGCCAATTAAAGCCCTTAGGGAATGGGCAAGTAGAAGTGCCAGAAGTGCATCGGAAGTAATCTCTACAGAGAAATCAACCCTCGTTAAGCTAAAGGCTGTGCCCCCTCAGATGGGAGAGATTGCCCCGATTAAAAAGAGGAGGGCTATCTCATTGGATAAACTAGAGGAGAAGAAAGATGAGTGAAGCAGAAGTTCAGTTTGAGATTCAGAAGATCAAGCCCGGTATCTTGGTTACAGAATGGCTGCATCGTCAGGGTGGTATTCACTATAAGCGTGAGGTTCTAGAAAACTATCTAGAAGATAAGAAGCGCATTCGTGAATGGAAGACCTTCTCCATCATCGATAACGAGGATGAGTACAAGGAGCGTACCAACGTAATCTCCGTTGCATACGCAAAGCTTCGTCGACTTTGTGTAACAACATCAGTCGGACTGATCTGTCCTCGCAGTCGAGAGAAGGAACTTAAGGAGATCATCACAGAGATTAGGACCGATATAGATGCCTTTAACAATAAGGCCAGTACCTGTGAGATCGCCGCTCGCTGGGGCTTCTTCGAGATTGACGAGAACAACCAGGCTGCTATTGCTGCTATCGCCGACCACATCGCAGAGATTGCCGACTCTGTAGACAAGGCCCTAACGCAAAGTGACCTAGAAGCGCTCAGGAGAGCCCCTGTTAGGTTCCTAAAGAGCATGACCCCAGAAGCAATTGTCGAGCTCCCAGACACTGAAAAGAACGCTATTCTAGCTAGGGTAAGAGCCGAGCTCATTAGGGTAGCAATCGCCGACGCAAGACACTTTGACTCTATCGTTACTGACGAAGTAGCCTCCGAGGTAAAGACTGTTGTTAAGCAGGCTAGGAAGATTGCTAGAGACCTTTGTAAGAAGGTAGAGAAGAAGAATCAGGCGATAGATACGGTTCTCTCTGAAGTAGATATCTCCGGCATTAGGAAGCTTAGGGCTTCATTCGTAATGGCCGCTTACAAGGCAGATCAGAAAGCCGCAGCTCAGAACAAGCCAACGCAAGTAGCGGCAACCATCTCTGAGGTAGCAGCAAGAGCACCTATCGTTCAGGTGTGATCTGGTGGAAAAGTCAAAGAATACTACTATCCCTGTATCTTGGGGAGTCATCGAGCCCAAAGAGAAGATAGTCAGAAGCCCCTTCTACCAATCCCATGCACCATTCTGCGAGAAGGAGGCTACTTATACCCACAGTCTTATTTCGCAGCAGAAGAGGGTATCCTTATCAAGGTTTGAATATGACGGAAAGACCCTCTATGAAGTTACCCTCTCTGACGGCGAAACGACAACAAGGTGGATCCCCCTTAATAAAGAAGTGGCCGAGACAAAGTACAACGATGTAATAAAATCCCTCGAAAGTTACGGATGGAAATGCGCAAGAGGCACTTTTGGCTTCGACAAAGCACCAATAGTACTAGACCCATCACAAGCATATGACATAATGACTACTCCAACAGATAGCAAAAGGGATCTAAACCTACCACCAAAAGTTTGCGCCAGCCTTACGGAAGAAGAACTTCAAGCCTTTGAGCACGCTATTGCTCTTCCTAGAGGCGCTATAAAAGCATTGATAAGAACATCTAAGTGTTTAGATGGTAACAGCACATCTCTATTTGGCAGCTTTAGAATCTATAGGGCATGGATCTTAGGTGAAATCCTTAAGAGAAACACGCTACCAGCTAACCTTGCCTCAGTTATCCCAGAAACGATTAGGATACTCCTTTGGAACGGAGTAACGGGTTTACATGAAGACTGGACATTCATTAAGAAAGAAAAGACTGTAATGCCATTACTCAATAAGTTAGTTTCTGGAAAGTCTGTTCCAATATCATTTATAGATAACTTTATTGGCGCAGCCCAAAAAGAAGCTCTTGAAACTATGAGGGCTAAAAATGTTGGTCTCGATGGCCAGAGAAGAGGTCGAGCAAGGTTAGTGAGGAAAGTAGAATGAAGATAAGAAACGGGTTGGTAAGTAACTCAAGCAGCTCTAGCTTTATGATAGTTGGACTATCTGGATATAGCCGGGAGGGGAGAAAATTCCAAGAATTACTGGAAGTTCTTATACCCGACTGGGAAGATAATGAATGCTACAGTGGCCATGGAGTCTTTGATGTAGCCGTGGAAACGACTATAGAAGTTCTTGGTGGAGACGAACCCTCCTATATCGGCATTCCTATTGAGAAGCTTTTAGAACAAAACCTTACCTTATCACAGCTCCGAGAGCTCTTTATAAGAGAGGCAAAGAAACTAGGAGTGGAGATAGATCCTCGCACTCCCCAGCTCCTATACGGAGAGGTTGGTACCGGCTAAAAAGGCCGTAAGAGAATAGTGATTTAGAAGAGATAAGAAGAGCCAGAAGATGTCACCATATGACTATTCATTTGGAGAAACCATGAAGATCATAAGAGTGATATGGCTCAAAACAATTCGAAGTACTACTGCCCCACCAAGATTGCAATCCAACATAACAAGAAGACAGGCGAAGCAGGAACGATAGACGTTCATCGTGGCTGCCCAGGATGCGAACTGAAGGATGCCCCTTGCTATGCAGCCAAGGGAGCTGCCCGCGTTGGGATTAATTTCTTTCATCCAGTAAAGAGACCCCTAGACGAGAAGTTTCTTTCGCGGCAGTTAAAGAACTATAGCCTCCCCTGGATCAGAGTTGGATGCATTTCTGATCCCTCCCTAAACTGGAAAACCTCTGCAAGAGTCTGCGAGATACTTCACGATCATGGAAAGACTCCCGTGATCGTAACGAAGATCTATACGGAATTACAGGACACAATCCTTACAAAGCTCCTAAAAAGTGAAGCCATAGTTCAAGTCTCTACTTCGGCCCTAGCTTCCAATGAGCCACAACTAAGCAGGCTTATTAATCTATTTAAGGCTAATACAGCCGGACTTAGAACCTCCCTTCGGCTAAATACAGCCAAATTTCCCCAAGGTAATACTCTCGACGCAAAACAAGAAGAGCTTATTATCCTGGCGGCCGAAGCCCAAATCCCCATCCTCGAAACCCCGATAAGACTTTTTAGAACTTCTCCTTTATGGAATCTAGTAGACCAAAGCCAGTACCACCGACACCTATCTCCTATTTCTGGTAGATTAGACAACCAGAGAACAGCCGGACTACTTATCCCAAATGCATGGCCATGCTTTTCATCTTGTGCTACTGGCCCTAGTGGGAACGATCCAGTTGGATGTCCGCACCAATGTCTTACAATAGGAGATTCGCAATGGAGGCTATAGTTTGAAAGTTCTGCACACGGAAAATAGAGAAGTCTATAAGTATATCCACTCTAACGGGACAGAGACAGCCATTAAACTTCTATCAAATTGCGATAGAGGCGTTAGTAAACAAGCAAGAGATAAGTACACAGTCTTCGTCTCGTCATCCTACGGATGTCAGATGAACTGTAAGTTCTGTATGCTTCATACAAAAGGGACTAGTTATAAACCAGTAGACAGAGTTAGTACCGTCGCTAACATAAATGAGGCTATTCAAAACTTTACGACGGAGGTACCCGCCGCAAAAGAGAAGGCGCTGAAGCTCTCCTGGATGAGCATGGGAGAGCCACTACTCCATCGAGAGATGGTTGGAGTAATCTCCCAGCTTATAATCTCCCATGTTTTAGAAGAGGGGCTAGCTTCTTCTCTAGATACAATTGACATCGGGACCAGCCTCCCCTCTGCTATCTCTATAGCAGATATAAGAGGTCTTAATGACTATCTACAAAGGTATCACCTATACAACAAAGAACTAAAACGGCTATCGAGTCTTGATAGACCAATGGTTAGGTTCTTTGTCTCGCTGATGTCCGCAGTACCAGAAACTAGAAACTTCTTGATACCTGGTAGTAGAGATGTCATAGAAAAACTTTCAAGGTTGCACCACTTTTTGGACGGGACAGGGATGATCGTGCATCACCTACTACTCGAAGACGTGAACGATTCTGAGAAAGAGATAGATGCCGTAGTAGACCTAATGGCCACGAGATTAGAAGACTGCGAATTCAGACTACTTCGATACAACCACTGTAATGGTTCTCCTTTTCAGGAGTCTTCTAAGTTTGACAAAATCGCCAAGCGGCTCACTAGAGATTTAAAAAAGGTTAAAGTTCAGGCCTCGCCAGGTAGCGAGATTATGGCAGCTTGTGGACAGTTCTTAGTGGGAGAAATAGACGAGGATTAATGGATAGTAATACAGTACTACTAAGGAAAAAAGCCTACCAAGGACTAAACGATTTAGGCTTCGGCGATAACCTAGAATATTTAAACAGATTAAACTTTGAACTAGAAACTATTGAGCACCTGGGTTTCTCATCCTATTTCCTTATCGTTTGGGATATAGCTTCCTTTGTTAGGAAACAGGGACTCGTTCCCGCGCCGGGCAGAGGATCGGTAGCTGGGTCATTACTAGCTTATGTCCTTGGTATCACTCTAGTAGATCCAATTAAGTTTGATCTCCCCTTCGAGAGATTTATGTCAAAGGACAGGGCCTCGCCACCAGATATTGATTACGATACCTCTGATAGAGATCTAATAATCTCATACCTAGAGAGCCGTTACGGAAAAAACAAGGTCGCTAGGGTTGGGACCCTTGGTTTCATGCGAACCAAATCGGCAATAAGAGATATATGCCGCGTACTAGATAAGCCTAGAGAGTTTACTGATGAGCTAGCAAAGTTAGTCCCCCCTCCAGTTGCCGGTCTGTGGACCTCCTTTGACGACGAGGCTAAAGTCTCGCCTAAGCTACTAGATAGTAAATACGCCGACGTTATTGAGATAGTCAGAAAACTTTGGGGTATTGTTAGGTCGCACGGTACCCACGCTGGCGGTGTCGTTATAGCACCAGAAGAAGTAACCAATTTTGTTCCCTTGTACCGTGGCAAAGATGACAACCCAACGTCTCAGTTTGACTATAGAGACCTAGAACGGACGGGTCTTATAAAGTTTGACATCCTTGGTCTCAGCACTCTAAAAGTCATCCAGACTTGTGTAGACCTTCTCAAGAGAGAAGATATCGATATTGATCTAGAACAGCTCTCTGATGGAGACCCGGCCGCCTACGACCTAATTTGTCGTGGGGATCTAGACGGTATATTCCAACTAGGTGGCTCAGAGGGAATTAAAGAGCTTTGTGTCGCGATCCAGCCAAAAAACATCCACGACCTTTCCGTTGCCTCAGCCCTCTTTCGTCCTGGTCCCCTCTCGAGCGGACAAGTTGACCAATATGCCAATGCGCGTTCGGGGAAAGAAGACCCAGTCTACTTAAACGACACCATGCGAAAGATCTTATCCCCTACTTATAATGTAGTCGTATTTCAAGAGCAGGTTATGAAGATCTGCACTGATTTATGTGGCTATACTTCACCAGAGTCGTATGCCGTGATGAAGATGCTCGGCAAAAAGCAACAAGACAAGCTAGCCGCAGAAGCCCCCAAGTTTATAGCTGGCGCGATAGAGGGTGGGCTTACCAAGATACAGGCCGAGAAGCTTTTTGATCAGCTAAAGGACTATGGCCAATACCTATTTAATGCCTGCCTCTCTGCCAATACGGAGGTCTTAGTCAAAACACATGACAGTCCCTGGCTTCCTGGTAAGCAAGAGCCTCGTGTACATTGGCTACCTAAGACTATTGGTCAACTTTCTGTATTAGGCAAGACCGAACTACCAGAACTTCTTAGCTACAACTCACAGCGCGAGATTGTTCAAGATCAATGTCTCGAAGTTATCCCTACTGGAAAGCAAGAAGTTTACGAGATAGAGCTATCAGACGGGTCTTTAGTAACCTGTACAATGGACCATCAGTTCCTTTGTGGCGATATGATAAAACGCCCACTAAGAGAAATACTTGATCTAGACCTTGACATCATTTCGATTGCCGATTAATATCTGTTCAGACTATGTCACACGAACGAAGACTATATCCAAGTCGAATAATTACACCGGCCGATGAAGAGCTCGTCGTTACCCTTTATAAAAGTGGATGCTCCGCAAACAAGATTTTAGAGCAGCTTAACCATAAGGTAAAAACGACAAAGACCATCTACGATATCTTAAGGAGATGGGAGATCCCCCGAAAAAGTGGAGTTACAGATTACTCGCCCACAAAGCACGAATACTTCTCCAGTATTGATACTAAGGAAAAGGCTTATTTGCTAGGATTCCTTGTTGCTGATGGTTGGGTTCATCCTCCGCTACAAGTCGGGATAAGACTAGCTCGATGTGACCAGTGGGTTGTTGATCTTCTAAAGACAGAAACTTGTACTAATTCATCAATCTGCCTCATCCCATCACGCGAAAAACAATTCTCACAAGGCCACTATTCAGTGGCTCAAGAGCAGGCGCAGCTTATTGTTTCTTCGTCGAGAATGGTCCGCGATCTGGGAAACCTTGGAGTTATTCAAGCAAAAACAGGAAGGGAAGTTCTTCCAATAGTTAGCCCCATCTTCCAGTCGCATGTCTTACGAGGAAACCTTGATGGAGATGGGAGTATTTATATACACTCGACAGGAACTAAGGTCTGTGTCCGATTTTTGGGCAGTCGATACCTTACGGCTCAAGTATCTCTTTTACTCCATCTGGTTCTTGGGGTCTCCTACGAATTTCCGACAGCCAAACAAAGTAGTCCCCTCTTATCATATGTAGAGTGGAGCCGTGAGGATGATTGTCGCCTCATCATTCAGTATCTCTATCAAGATTCAGATGGATTAAGACTAGTAAGGAAATATGAAAAAGCTAAAAGTTTGCTCAGTTAAGCTGGTGGGAATCGAAGACACTTTCAATCTCAGGATGAGAGGAGAGCAACATAACTTTGCTCTTGCCAATGGGGTAATCTCCGGAAACTCCCATAGCGTGGCTTACGCCTACTTAACTATGTGGACCGCTTATCTAAAAGCTAACCACCCTGTTCATTACCATGCGGCAATGCTAACTCACGAAACTGACGACGACAAAATAATCCAGTACGTAATGTCCGCAAAGGGGATGGGAATAAAGATACTACCCCCAGACATAAATCTATCTGGAGTCGACCATCAGCCAGAGGGCAAAGCTATAAGATTTGGGTTAGGTCATATCAAAGGAATGCCACGAGCAATGGCGGAAAAGATAGTAGAGTTTAGAGATGCGGAGGAAACTTGAGATTTGACTCTATAAAGGATCTCTTAGAAAAAACAGACATAAACTCCAAGGCAGCAGAGGTTTTAGGTAAGGCTGGTGCTTTCTCTTCTATAGAAGATATGAATGAGCTTGAGGCCGCTGAATATGCAAAGGAGTTTGTTACATATAGGAGAGGCCTAGCCTCCTATAAAGACAAACTAGAACGGTTTACTCACCAGAAGGAATCCTCCCAGCGAAAGTATTCTGACCTAGTCACTAGTATCGCCGAGAAAAATAAAGAGAAGACGATACGATATGAAGAGAAGCTTCTTGAGTATCAAGAAAAGCATCGTAGATGGGAAGACCGACTGGCGAAAAATCCGAGTAGTACTTCTAAGGAACCCGGTAAGCCAGTACTCATACTAAAGGAAACCCCGCCTCCTCCCTCCTATGAGGAGGACGAGCCCAAGCCACCCCAGGAGCCACCACGACAGAGAATCGCGTTATCTCCAAGAGAACGATTACGAAACCAAAGAGAGCTTTTAAATGCTTATATTTCTGGCCACCCACTTGACGAGATAAAAGTCCCAGAGAGTAGTGTCCCGATCTATTTAGTTAAGCGAGAAGACCAAGATGCTAAGGTTCTTATAACCGGGATCCTTTCATCCCTAAAGATTATAAATACTCGCAAGAAGACACTTATGGCAAAGGTTAGGGTAGAGGATAAGACAGCTAGTATCGAAGTCGTCATCTTCCCAAAGATGTGGGAGAAGCTTCAGGACCAACTACAGGTAGGTAACATTTATGCTATATCGGGTAAGGTAGATATTACTAAGTCTGGAGGCGGAGAAGCTGAAGATGACGAAACCGGACAAGCGGAAGTTCAATACGCAGTCATCGTTGGCCAAAAGTTTGACCTTGTGAACATCGGTAGTGACAGCGAGTGGGATTTGAAATATCCTTTATTTATGGGTGCCCTCCGAGTCCTACCTGGCCGAAAGGGGAAATCTAGAGATTTTGCATCGGCCATCATTAAAAGAAGTCTTTTGAGAACTGAGGGATGATGTCTAAGTTAGAGAAAGTACAACGCTATTGTGACGCCTACAGACAGAAGCTACAAAACTTAGAAGAAGCAAGGCTTCACCCAATCGGCCGCAAGCGAATTAGAGTAATCTCAATCTCAGATTTGCATACACCATTCGTTAGAGAGGATTTGGTACAAGACATAATCGAGAGGTATTCTGGCGCGGAGTACCTCGTAATTAATGGAGATATGTTTGATTGCAACCTCATATCTCAATTTCCAAAGAGCAAAGAGATCCCCTTTGCCGTAGAGTACTCGGCAAACAGCGACATCGTTAGACTAGCTGCCCAGCACTTTGGCAGAGTCATCTTAGTCGATGGCAATCACGACGCCGGAAGATTCTCACGAGAACTTGGAAAGCTAAACCCAACAATACAATTTCTTATTAAAGGTAGCCCTCTCCGTCATCTGGCTAACGGGGAAAGATTTAACGAGAAGGGAGAGCAATTACCAACTATTGACCTCCCAAACGTTATGTATGCCGGAGACGAGACTGGAGGCTGGTGGATTAGAATCGGAAAGACAATCTTCGCCCATAGACTTCGTGGTTTTAGTAAGGCGCCAATGTCTAACGCTATCCATGTTGCAAACTGGTTCCTTAACAGAGGGACTCAGTTTCAGTGTCTCGTCTCTGGCCACAGCCACAGGGTCGGAACAATCCCATACCGTAACGGAAGCCTTTTAATTGATGAAGGCGCCTTATGTTATCCGATGGATTATGAAGAAGATGGTGGCTGTAACTATAGCCCTATCGATCTGGGCTATGCCATAGTCGAGATGGACGCTCAGGGGAATGTTGATCCTACCCAAACAAGGCACGTTTACCTCGGAACCTATCAGGAGCGCTAATGCAGACAGATCGATCTCTTGCTTGCCCCAATTGTGGTAAGCAACATAGGTTAGCTATGTATGTTTATGGAGAATATGTTCTCAGAATACCAGTTGAAAATGGGGAAGTAACTCCCTCACAGGAGCTGACCTTAAACCCTCCCAGCCTCTCCTATCAGTTTATAGAAAGCGCAGACGAGCGGCAGCTATCATTCCCATTTGAAGACGACGGATTAGAGCATGGAGAACTAGTCCCAACGCCTGGCGTCTTCATGAGGTTTTCGGACTCAGAAAGTCAAACCATTATTACGCTATACAAAGAAGATCTTCCTGGTAGAATCTTTTGCAAGTCCTGTGATAAGGTATTTACTTTAAAGAATGTTCCAGATTACCTTGGAGAAAACTTCTGATGAAACGATGCATCTTTGACATCTCCTGTTCTTGCTCTGTTAAGTTTAGGCTGGATGATGGAGAAGAGGAATTTGCAGAAAGCCTAATGGAGATGTTAGAGAGAGGAGACCCACCTCCTTGGCTTCATACCCTCGTGGTAGAATCTATGCTTAAGAATCTACAGATAGAGGGCTGGGAAATAATCGGTTTGGAGCCAGCACCAGACGAGGAATTAGACTTTGGTGAATAATGTACTTACCAGGAAGTGAACCAGAATCCCACCTACACGAAGAATTTGAAAAAGTTCTAGTCCACCCAGATATCTTCCCCCGACCAAGCACTGGAATGTTCCGTCCATCAGAAGCATCAGCAGTTATTTCAACTAAGTACGGACCGTTAGTTGTAGGACATTGTTCTAGAGCTACCTGGTTCAGACTAAAGGGCTACCCACCTGAAGAAGCTTTAGATATGCCACACCAAATCCAGAGAATGGAGGTTGGCAAAGAAGTAGAGAAAGAGATCATTGAGAAGTGTAAGGTAGCTGGTCTATGGGCCGGAAATAATATCCAGTTCAAAGCTGTGATGGGGGGCATTCAAATAGCTGGCGAGCTAGACGCCGTTCTAAAGAGAAGATCTGATCAAGTTAAATATCTCCTAGAGATTAAATCGATCTACGGGTACTATGCTCAAAAAGAAATATTTGGGAGGTTCCTAAATCAGGGTGGAGATCCAGGTAAGCCCAGAGATACTTACGTAATGCAGGTTGCCCTCTATCTAAATTATTTTTCTAAGCTTCCTAAAGATCACCCAATGTATCTTCCATTTGGCGCAATCTTCGTATGTGATAGAGGCGATGGTCACTTCGGCGTATTTGATGTTTGGCTATCTGAAGAGATGCAGGTTATCGGAGAAGACGAAACTATAAATATCAGCAAGATATCCTACCGTTCTCCAAGAATGAGAGTTCCAACAACCGTACTTCCATATTCAGTAGAAGATATTTTAGCTAGATATAGGATGGTAGATGGTCTTCTTCCCGGTGGGACCCCGCCGAAAAGAGAGTTCTCTAGAGAGTACGATAAAGAGACAATTGAAATAAGATATGCCCAAGGGCTAGTCTCTAAATCAGCCTATGAGAAATGGCAATCGTCTCATGGACCGCGGGGCAAAGGAAAAGAAACACTCGGCGACTTTCAATGTAGTTATTGTCCGCATTCCTCTTTATGTTGGGACACTTACGAAGATTAGCAGCGTAGATTAGAACTGTGCTATACTCCCTATATGAATTATACGGTAGAAGAAGTCGCCTATATTCTCGAGAATTTTGAGCGCGACGGCCCCAAAAAAGTTGGGGAAAGACTTGGGCGTTCTATGAAAGTAATCTCCAGAAAAGCAAGAAGACTAGGTCTTTTTAGAGGGGCTAGTAAATCTAGCTCCGAAAGAAAAAACCACTGGACATTCGATGAATGGGACTATCATCTCGGATATCTAGTTGGTGTATATCTTGGTGATGGAAACGTATGGAACAAGGCCAACTTTAGGCTATTCACAATTGACGAGGATTTCGCAAGAACTACTGCTTCCAAAGTAAAACGACTAACAGGATACGAAGCTTCCGTTAAATATTATGATTCAAGAGCCCAGTGGGTAATGTCATTTTGTAACGTAGACTTTGCTAGATGGATGGTGGGTAGTTTTGGGCCAGCTAATGGAAAGATTATAAAGGTTCTTCCATCCATCGAAGCAAACAAGGGGATGTTAGAGGGCCTATTCGATTCAGAAGGAACCGCACAGCAGTATTCTCTTTCTATCCGAATGTATGGAGATTTAACGCCAATTGATACTATATGTACTGCCCTTAGTATCAAGCACGGGGGAAGATTTAAGGGAATCTCCCAACAAAGATGGTGCAATAGAAAAAGAGGAGAAGAGACTGAATATCTATCAGGATATACTATCTCTATCTCTGAGTGGAATAGAGCTGGACTTGGCACCTATATTTCCCGTAAATCCAAAAACGGAATTAGATTGAAATATGAATAAGATATACTATTGCCCATTTAGTAAACTTTGCCACGAGGTATTTGAATCATGACCGGAGAAGAAGCACTCAAGGCTTGCCAGTTAGCAGCCAACAGTTCTACAGCCGATATCTCAGACAGTCTGTATACCGTTGCCACATACGGAGTTTGGACCGAACCTTTATATCCATCTATCCCACAGCCCTATGTTACATTAACCACAACAACGTCTGGCATAACTGCGGTACCTAGCAGACGAAGCATAGAAGAGCTGCAGAACCTTAAGACCATAATCTTAGAGTGGATTAGTGGGCTTAGAGAATATCCAGCTCCAATGCTTGCCCCAATTATCGGAGACCTTATAGAAGAGATAGATGATGAGAAGAACTACGCCTTACTTGAAAAAGTAGTTGTACGAACCCTCTCTTGGGTACTTCGGCAGGTTGGGGAAGATATAGAGTTGGAGGAGTAATGTTCGACAAAGTAAAGTGGGTTCAATTTAAGAACTACTCTGGGGTTTCCATAAAAGGGACTACGCCCTTTAACCTCCCAGCCTACGCTAACCACTGGGATCGTGTCGTCTGGCTAACCTCTATAGTCGAAAGTGGTGGTAAGTTTGGAACTGTAATCTCTTATGATGGCACTGGCGCGACGGCTGGTTTATGCCAGATGATAGCCGTGTATCCAAAAGAGCTTGCTGATGAAGATGGTAACCCAGAGAATGATCAGGGATCTCTCTGGCGTCAGATAGAAAGAATAAGAAAAGCCGACCCATCCACTGTCACAGAACTTCTCACCTCACTAAAAAATGGGAAGGGCTGGGATCTAGTTAATGGAAAGGTTGTTGGCCAGGACGGGAAGACTTTAAATGGAAGAGTTCTTAGAGAAGAACTAACTCCAAACCAGGGTAGAGTTCCACGTAAAGGACCAGACTGGGAACAAGCAAAATGTTGGGGAATGGTTTTTCACAACCTGTTCTCTAACCCGAATACTTTTGAGACACAAGTTTCCTTCTCTATTGAGCATGCAAAAGAGACGGCAAGGAGAAAGACTCCACTCCTACATGGAGTTCCTATCAGCGAGACAATTTATAAAGACAACCCCGATCAGGTAGATGACTTTATAATTGGTACGCCCCTAGACCTAGCAATGGCAGTCTTCTTCTCTAATTCAGTCAATGCACCAGCTGCTGCATACAGACGCTTTACACAGGCCTTAGACGCGCACAGGATCTCTCTTGGTCATCCACTAGACCTAACCAAGCCAGTAGAAAGATTACGCTTCGCAGCACGTTTGATAAGGGTCTTAGGTACTGCTCAGTTTGCTCGCTGGAATGCAGAAATTCCTGGCGGGCGGTACCAGAGAACTAGATCAACCGCCCAAGAGATTTGGCCACCAGAATTCTTTACCGGGCCAAATGCGATAATGCCTAAGAAATTCTAGGAGACATATATGAAGGGTTCGAAGCCCATCATCCTACTAGATATGGATGATGTATTAGCTCAGTGCATGCAAAGACTGATTGAGCTCGTAAACAAGAGATTCTCTCTATCCATTAAGAAAGAAGAAGTTAGAGATTTCTATCTAGAGAAAGAAGTACAACGTATTCGTCCAGAGCTTACTTGGCAAGAAATATGTGCACCACTAAGAGAGCCGGACTTCTTTAGGAATCTAGATATTATGGACGGGGCGCAAGAAGGAGTAGAACAACTCTCTAAGTTGGGAGAGGTTGTAATTGTTACCTCAACCCCTATAGCTCTAACTGGCGCGAACGCCTTCACCGATAAGTTCCTGTGGCTAGAAGCAAACTTCCCGAGCAGGTTCACCGAGAAAGATATAATCTTTACGAAACGAAAGGAACTCGTTACTGGAGATGTTTTAATCGACGACGCGCCACATAACGTTGCTGTCTATCCTGGAAAAGCTATTATCTTTAGCGCTCCATGGAACAGACATCTCTTCGGACGTCCCCGCGCCGAAAACTGGGAAGAGCTTCCAGACCTTTGTTCAAAGGTTCTAGATCTCAGGAGATAGTAATGAGAAGAGAAATAATATGTCCTCGCTGCCTCAAGGAGTTTGAGGCGGACGAATGGGACGACGGAGTCTGTCCAACTTGTAAATTGGATTATTACTGGGATGACATTTGGACGGCCGAAGATTATTCAGACTCTACAACTATTGTCTGCTGGGACCTTTTCCCAGAGGATAAAATATGCAAGTAAAAACTCAATTTGATCTTTTCCTAGATAAGATTCGCCCGCACATCTTAGATTATCTATCCATGAAGGGACATGACACTTCTAAGCCAATGAAGTGTTTAAATCCCGCACACAAAGATACTCACCCATCAATGCTCTGTTCTTCTGCTGGAGAATTTGGACATACTGTCCATTGTCTCGCCTGTGGCTTCAACGCCGACATTTTTAACCTGTACTCCATCCTGGAAAATAAGCCAGATAGGGGCCCAAGCTGGCTGCCAGAAGTAGTTCTACCACTAGCCGCAATGTTTAACATTCCCGTCCCGATGACAGAAATTTCTCCGGAAGAACAGTTCTGCCATGACCTCTATAACGCCTACGCTAAAGTAGCATCCCTGCTTAATCATGATGTTACCAAGATGGGAGACTCCCCAAGGAGCTATGTAGAGTCCAGGCAGTGGACCGAAGAAACACTAACCGCGCTAGATATAGGTACTCTAAACTATAGCTCTCTATCTAATATCCTGTCAGACGAAGAACTAGGAAAATTTGGGCTTGATAGAGAAGACTTATTCTCTAAAGAGAATTTAATCTTCCTGGTAAAAGACCAGTTTAATAGGCCCATCAGATTTTATGCAAGAGTCCCCCTCGGCGAAAAACCGAAATATAAGTCAACTAGTACGACCAACCTTCTAGTTGATCTCTGGAGAGATAGAGGACGTCTCTATCTGGGACATCTAATTGATAGAAGCTCTACTGAAGTCATAGTAGTAGAAGGTCAGGCTGATGCTGTTACTTTATGGCAGGCCGGAATAAAGAATGTCGTAGCTCTCTGCGGAGTAGGAATGCTCTCAGAGGCTCATGCAGATGGGCTCTCTCTTCTCGGAATAAGCAAGGTAACTCTCCTCTTTGATCCTGATGAGGCCGGGAAGAAATCACTAGACGGACTCCTTCAATCTAAAGATTTCGTAAAGGGTGGTAGCCTCCAGTACTTCGTGACCCAGCTTCCAGGAACAGCTGACCCAGATCAATTCCTCCGCGAAAAAGGAGTAGATCGACTCAGCTACCTACTCTCTCAAAGAATAACTGCTTTTGAATATCTCTTAGGAAAGCAAGATCCCAATGGAGATATCGAACAGATATGTAGTGACCTAATCCCCTATATCGCCAGTTCTAAGAACGAAGTAAGTAGAGAGAGGATGGCCAGAGAACTAGTCGACTTCTTTAGCGGAAGGATCTCTCTAGGCGCCATTATGACAGACGTGAGGAGAGCCGACTCTCTAGTTGTCTCTGCTGTCATGGAGCAGCAAAAGGCCATTGTAAAGGCCGCGACTAGACAAGCTGGAGAGAACCCCCTTGAGTCTAAAGAGATTCTAAGAGATGCCGTAGAGAAGTTGGACGAGATAGATAAGAAGAGTCTTCTTGGCCAAAGCGCCAGAGGCTCTTGTATGGCTCGCATTCAAAGTGCAAAGAGCACAGAAGAGATTAGCCGTGCAGGATCCTTTCAGTTATTGCCAGAACGATTAGGACAATTTGGAGACATCCTTACTGGCGGCGAATGGATGAGTGGAAGAGTAATCCTTATTGGTGCAGTTCAAAACATGGGCAAGAGCTCATTCCTAGATTCTATGATATGGGAAATTATCTCTGTCCAACAGAACAACGCCATTGGATATATCCTAACTATAGACGACCCACTTGAAGCCAGAATCCGACGTATAGGATGCAACATCATCGGAGATGTAGACTTTACCCAGAACATGATCGCCGACCCAAGATACTTCGTTGAGACGCTTGGAAAGAAGGACGTCTACGAAAAGAGAGAAACCGTATACGCAAAGATAACGGAGCTAGTAGCCTCTAACCAGCTCTTGATGGAAGATGAGCGAGATGGTCGGACGGTAGCACACCTAGAGCGGAGGGTCTCCCAGCTTAGGCGAGACAACCCAGAGAAGAATATCATCGTAGGGTTAGATAATATCTACGATTGTGGTGACTTCGAGGGAATGGATATGAGAGAGCGAATGACTCGTATCATTCTCTACGTAAAGAGAATTGCCCGACTTCAAAGATGTACGATCATAGCTACCGCTGAGTATAAGAAGGGTGACCAGTCTATCCCTGGAACCGATTCGGACTTAGCTGAATCAAGAAAACTAATGTATGCGCCTCACCTAACAGTCCACCTATTTTCAGATAAGGACGTTAAGGGCGACGAGAAAGCTCTGCTAATCCATCGTCATAACGGCAAGGTACTCCCCCGAGTAATAGCTACTATAGGAAAGAATAAGATTACCGAGGTAAAGGGAAGAGAGAACCAACTAGCGTTTAACTTCTTCCCCGCCTCGTCTTTATTCTTTGGGGTACCAAAGGAGCAGGCCATTAAAGAATTGAAGCAGAGAAAGGAGGAAGTGGCAAATAAGAAGCACGACAACGCAGCACAAGAAGAGTCTGACGAAGAGGAATAGATTAACGGAGGTTGATTGAAAGACGGAACGGCTTTAGCCGCAGAACTAGCATTACGACTTGGCGCCGCGTTAGTAAAGGCCGGAGGAAAGAAGCTCCTCTCCCTTCTAGCCGAGAGATTTGACCTACCAGAACTCTTAGAACTAGAAGAGATTATTGGCCTCGAAGAAATAAAGAGAGTTGCGCTTGAGGCTCTTGACCAACGAGGGGTACAATCCAATTAAGGAGAGTCTACCAAGTTGGAAATAGATCAAGCGCTTATTGACCTCAAAACAATCCGAACTCAAGTCGAAGAAGCGGCAATGCTTCATGAAGAGTGCCTAAAGCTTCTAGCATTAGCCTTCTCCAAACTCACTAAGATTCAGGTTGACGAAGAGGTCTTTCTCTTCCAGAAGACACAGGCTGAGTTGCATCGAGGACTTGCCATCCAAACGTTAGCGCTTGCCTTGTCTTCTGATTCTGCCGAGCTACTAAGAGCAAAGCTAAAAGCCATACCAGACGATATAACTCATACAATGACATATCTACTAGCGGGGGCAAAACCCTTAGAGACTATTAACGATGATCAGCAAAAACCTTAGAAACATTCTTATAGTTGGAGCGGCGTGTTTAATAGGATGCGGAATCCCAATAGCCCTCCTCTCTATCCAAAACTGCCAGCTCAAAGACCAGAATTCTCACCTTGTAGATGATTTAATCATCGGACAAAAATCTTTAACAGATTCACTACAGAGAGCAGAGTCAAAGATAGTTACAACTCAGGAAGATCTCTCTCTCTTCGCCGAAAAAAATGAGCTGGATATTGAAGCTATCAGAGCCGACCTTCATACCCTAGATGCAACATTAGCAGCTGTAGCTGTTACTGAGGGTGGTACTACTACTATAGTTAAAAATTATTACAAATCTACAGATAGTACTCCATCAGATACCGAAGTCCCAAAGTGTAAAGAAGATGGTCGTCCAATAGATGTCTGGGGCCATACTCAGAAGGTTCAGAGTATAGATCTAGAAGATTCTAATGGGATGAAGATTGCGAAGACATCCTTCGAGGCCGCAAAAGAAACTCCATGGTCATCCAAGGTATATGGAATCAGGTACAAGGTTCTTAACTCTGTCGGGAGGCAACGCAATGGGCGACTTATCCTCCACACAGAATTGACCGCCGAGAATCCTGAAGCCCAGCCTGGCGAGACATTTAGGATCAAGGGTATCTCATCAGAAATGCTAGAGCTACCAGCTCCAAGAACAGCGTTTGACTGGTGGGATCCCTTCCTATATCTCATAGCCAATATCGGAGTTGAGGTGCGGCCCGAAGTAGATCTAACAGCCTCATTTGCATTAGGATTTTCTATTATGTCTTATGGAGACTGGCGGTTTGTAGGAATTACAGCTGGATATGACGCCTATCAAAATAACCTTAGAGCTAGTTTAATTCCAGTACTTTATAACCTTGGCTCTCCAATTCCCTTCCTATCTGATTTGTGGGTTTTTCTTGACCTGGGCTGGTCTCCTGTGGAACAAGTATCAGTAGGCTTTGGAATAGCTACAACCATATAGGAGATTAAAATGGGGCAACCTTCTTTCTAATAACAGCCTTACTAGTTCTACTTCCGCTTATTGTAATAATGAGGAGTAAAGAATGCATACCTATACCTACTGCCATTGTAGAGAAATCCGCCGCTGGAAAACAATCGAAGCCGAATCAGAAAAGGAGGCGGACTCGATCTTCGAGAAGTTCTTAGATAACGACTCGGCTGATGATTAGGACGAAGTAGAAGACAATGACGAGGGAGAGATAGAGCTCCGAGAAGTAGACGGGGAGGGCGTCTTCTAACTTCATTTGCCAGTCCTGCGAGTTTGGCGGCGAAGTAGACACAGAGTACTAATAGTATAATTACCTACGGAGGAGAGAATGATTCGAAGGATGAAGTGGTTCAAGTGTCCGAAGTGCGACAAGGAATTCGAAGACCTTGTTGCTAAGGAAGAGATCGTAACCACTTGTGAGTGTGGAGCAGAAGCAGCTCTACTTGACGATTTCGTAAAGCAGCTCCATAACCAGGGCTGGAAGTATAGCAACGTTTCTTGGTCAGTACACAACGCAGGAGATTAGGATGAAGGACAGAGCTTATCAGGACGTTAAAAAGCTAGAGCTAGACCCAGCTGACAAGGGTTCTATTGTCGCCGAACGCGAAGAAGACCCTCGTAATGGATTCAAGATCACTCTAGGAGGTGAGAGAACTACAATCCTTTTCACTTTATCCGAAGCTAAGAGGCTTGGATATTTTCTTGAAATGCTCTTGATCACAGCAGATAAAGAAATTCAAGAGAGGACTAAAGAGGCAGAAGAACGGCTAAAGACTACACAAAAGACAACGGTCGTAGAAACGACCGAGATGTCAGCAGTCTTTGATAAGGGCAGCACCATCCAGGTCATTGGAACCGATGGAAAAGAAGACCTAGGACCATCAGCCGAGTAAGAAGATGGCTCTAGAAACATCACTTCTTCTGGAGACTGTAGGCATAGACACCCTAGCTAAAGAGCGGCCAGATATTCTCGCTGTAATAATCAACGAGAATTTTCTTCCGCCGCCACAACTTGTATGTGCGATACAAGCTTTAGAGAGGGGTGTCCTAGAGAAAGAAAAACTGGAATTCTGGCTTAGAGATTTACTGCACCACTACTCTTCTGCCGTAAGAAGAGAGACCTATATTGCTCTTAACTTAGAAGAAGAGAACGAACTAGCGTAGGAGATTTACTATGATCAATGTAGAGTTTGAGACTTGGCTTAAAGGGATTCCAGAAATGGTTGCGGACCTTTTACGGTCGGCGAGACAAATAGATTCGCTATCGGCTAATCTACTAGATGGAAAGTCAAGAACCTATGAAGAGTCAAAGACTCTCTTTATCGTAAACCCCGATGACTCATGAGACTAACTACTATAGACCTCTACGAAATAGCAAAATGTTCTAAGCGTTGGCTAGAAGACCCACCCTTACAAAAAGATCAGACCTCTCCCGTAAGAGAATTAATTAAACAAATGATCCTACTTAAGGGAGCTGGTAAACAAGAGGGGTGGGACTTTTCTAGTATAGCTAACTACTGGGATAGTATCTTTTGGGCCGGAAGAGAAGTTAATAGAGAGAACATGGATCTCTCGATCAAGGGGATTCTTGCCGCGAGAAAACTCTACCGACACCTACCAAAGGAAAATGTAGAAATCTTCTCTACAGCAGAGCTTACCTCCTCAATAGATTCATCCATAGAAATATTCTCTTCTGGAGACTTTGTGATAGTTCATCCAGATAGAATAGAAACTTGGATATATACATCCATACAGCCGAAGGATATTAGACGTAGTATCCTCCCCGCCGCAGAACATTTACTCATCCAGAAGAAAGTACGAGCCGCACAGAACCGCCCATTCTTCCTAGTAGTCTATAAAGCAACAATGAGGGGACTATCTCCAGGCTACGCAATGATCGCCAGTACTGGAGCAGAAGCTGGAAACGAAATGGCTATAATGCAGTTATGTAATATAGCCAGAAGAAAGATATCAATTCCAACAATTTGCGAACACTGTAATAACTGTAAAGTAGATTGCTAATGTCAGACTTTTCAGATCGTATAAAGAACCTTCTAAAAGAAATCCTTTCTCTCACCCCAATAAAAGAAGAAGTAAACGTAAGAAAACTATTCCCAAGCTATGGGCCACACGACCATCACTACGACTTTGTAGTTCCTATGTTTAAACTAATCGTAGAGTGTCACGGCCAACAACACGGTAAGCCGGTTACTTTTGGAGGAAGTATTCTAGACGCCTCCTCTAGATTTGCTAATCAAAAGAGAAGGGACCGATTGAAAGAAGAGGTAGCGAGAGAAAACGGATGGGGCTACCTAATTGTGTGGCATAATGAGCTTCCTAGGTCGGACGAGGAAGCTATCATCTTACTAAAATCAAAAGTCTTAAAATCTATTTCAGAAATGAAGGACAGGTAGTTTGATGGGCCGACGAGAAATCCTAAGACAGTTAAAGCTCCAGCTGGAACCAAAAGACGTAGAGGAGCAAGAACAGGATGAGTCAGAGGAAGAGAGTTATATAGACACCCTAAATGGAAAAGCATTCCTTTCCATTCAGTATGATGGATCGCCTACCCCAGATCTTTATGTAGTAACAGAAGAGATGGCGATTCAAGTAATAAAAAAGATTCAATCACACTTTCTACGTAAGGTAGAAAATCCAACCTTTCTTGTTCTATCAGACAAAAGCATTAGCAACTGTGAGCCATCTGAGTTCTTAGATGAGCTAAAGGGCTGTATCAGAATAGACAACTCCATCAGAGCTATCAAAGTAATTACCCCTCGCAGAGCAAGTAAACAAATATGATAGATTAGCCTTACATGGCTAAGAAGAAACTACTCCACGTCAAATGTTCTAAATGCGGAAAAGATGTAGGTTTAGACCCGGCTATATCAGTCATAGAAGCATGCTCTACTTGTTCGGGTAAACCCAAGGCAAAGCCAATAAAGACAGCTGCAGAGGCGTTTGCCCGTACCAAAAAGGGTAATGCTCCTGACCTCCCATCCCCCTATAACACAATTACTTTTAGGTCTGGATGGGAGAGAAACTTTGCTCGATACCTATGTGCAATAGGCAAAGAGTGGAAGTACGAAGAACGAGTCTTTACTTTCAAAGTTGCAAAGAACGGTGAGCCTTACAGGAAGAAACCCTTTCTGTATATTCCAGACTTCCAAGAGGTTGGAACCGATATCTTCTGGGAGATAAAAGGATATCTAAGATCAGAAGATAGATCAAAGATGAAAAGGTTCAAGTTTCATTATCCTGAGGAGTTCAAAAGACTTAGAGCCGTAATATCTAAAAGTAATAAGAAGGCTAAGGCCTTTTATGAATCAATGGGAATTCCGATTACCCTCCTTGAGGAGATAAAGGATAAATGGAAGCAAAAGATTACGGCTTGGGAGTAGACATTCTCTTTAATGTTTACTTATTCTGGTCGGGATTTATAGACGCCCTAACCTGGATGCTAGTGCTTATGACTACTACATTCCTACTATGAAAATCTTTCCAAGGAAGTTTGTGCGCCAACTTTACAGAACAAACAACCTTGAAGAGATTCTATCTATCCTCTCCCCTTGGATAACCCTAGTCGCCAAACCCCAGAGCCCGTTCATGAGACAAGTAGCCTCTTACTTATTAAGAAAACAAGGCGGGTCCTATGCCCCCAGATTCTTTAAGGAAATAGTCGCCTCCGAGATTATCAGACTTACAGAATCAGAAGACCTTACCTCAATTTTAAACCTCTCTATAATAGAAAGCTTTGCTGAATTTCGGCCGGGAAAAGGAACCGATCTAGTCAATTGGCTCTCATGGAAAATCCCTTATCACTGTTCAAAGTTAGTAACCTATAGAGCCATTCACTCAATAGAACCATGTGAGAGATCTGCCATTCCAAAGAACCTTACTGAATTCGAAGGTATAGAGGCAACAAAAAGAAAAGTTGCTATAATATGTTCAGATCTAGGTTTGAAAAGACAAAATAGGTACTACTACTTAAAGGAGTTACGGAATGAGTCAGATGCAAAAGATAGCCTCTAGTGCTAGAGGCCGGCTAGTTGGTTCACAGGAAGAGCTACTAAAGATAGCTACCAACCAGTCTCCATTTAAGGAAGAGGTTCTTGACCACTTCCTCTCAGAGGTTGGGTTTAGAACCCGCGAAGAAAATGAATACGAGAGGATGTCGCAAGAGATCTTTAGAACTGCAATAAAGAATCTCCTTAAGTACAGACCATCGGCTCATATCTGGGACATCAAGCCAGACGCTCCATTTAAGGAAGTTCCTATCTTCATACAAAGCCCAGAAGCTTTTAGAACTACTTTTGAGGAGAAGGCCACTCTCCTATCTGAAGAGTTTGACCACCGGCCAAATATGGAAGGCTTCCGTATTGAGCTGCACAACGTAGGAGGAACCACTGCCGGCGGCGAAAGAGTACTACCCTCCCTTTCAATGTATGTCTACGAAACAACAGAAGATTTTAATAATCTAATAGTCCCCATAAAGATTTGGGTTCGCTGGAGAACAAACTTCTAGTAGATAAACCCTATCCCCCTGAATAAACTTAGGCTATACTTTCCCTTGGGGGAGTATTGGGTTTAATGATGTCTCAAGAAGATTTGATCCTAGAACTCCACCAAAAGATGATCTTTCTATCTGAGTCTCAAATAAGGACGCATACCTTAGTAGAGCAACTATCTAAAAAAGTAGACGGGATGATATCTACTGAAGACGATAGATATCATGAGTTTAATGACAGTCGCCTCAAAAGTGCCGAGACCGTAGCAGCCGCAAAAGCAGTTGTAGATTCTATGAGAGAAAGATATGAAGAATCGGCAACCTATTGCCCAAACATCGCAGTCAAAGAGACTATAGCTAAAGTAAAAACTCAAGACTGGATGATGAAAGCTATCTTCTCGGCAACCATAATTGCCTTCATCACAGCAGCAGTAGGTACTGTCAACTCTTGTAGTAACTCAAGCTCTATAGCCAATGCTTCAGACGATAGGTATTCTATAACGGAGAAGTCTAGATGAAAAACTTTATAAGATGGCTTAAGGAAAAGTTTAAGAACCTATGGAACGCCTTCTTCTATAAGGATGGGAAGCTCTCTAAAACTTCAATTTTCTTATCTTTATTTAGTCTAACACTCCTGGCTATGTGGATATTCCAAGGACTCTTTGTGGGGGTCACACTACTAGGGTGGTGGCTAGTGCCAGAATTCAATATTGGTGCAGCAGTAGCGGTGATGTCGATCTTCTCAGCTCTCTATATCGTTAATAGAAGTAAGGTTGTAGACCGAAGTATACAGAGAGCAGAACTTGCCGAGATGGCGTCGGCAAGAAGGACGGCAGACAAGGTAGCGGAAGCTATTAGTGGCCACGAAGTAAACGATGACGAAGAAGAGGACAAGTAGTGGCAATCGATCCTACCTTCACTGCAAATACTGAGCTTAGACTCTTAAAGATAGAGAGGGCAATGACCTCTATTCTTCAGCTTTTAAGGAATGCCATTAACAAAGAACAGATGAATAGGCTAACCATAGTCAACCAGCAGAATAGAGCAGCCTTAATTACTAGGATGGATACGTTAGAATCTCAGATTACTCAGCTACAAGAAATGTACGATCAGCTACTTTAGATCTTATTTTCGCCAACCAACTGCATATCATTATCTACCATCTCTCTAGCAAGCTCAGCAAATTTAGTCTTTGGTTCCCAGCCAAGTAGCTTCTTAGCTTTAGAAGCATCTCCGAGAAGAACGTTTACTTCTGCCGGACGATAGAACTTTGGATCTACCTTTACGTAATCTTTGTAGTCTAGTCCAACATGAGAGAAAGCAGCCTCACAAAACTCCCGAACAGAATGAGTCTCTCCAGTCGCCAAAACAAAGTCTGTCGGCTCTTTATAAGTAAGGGCTAAATACATTCCCTCTGTATAGTCTTTCGAAGAGCCCCAGTCACGCTTAGCATCTAGATTTCCTAAGAAGAGCTCCTTCTGAAAGCCATGTTTGATCCTGGCTACGGCTAAAGTAATCTTTCGTGTTACGAACGCAGGCCCACGTCGAGGACCCTCATGATTAAAGCATATGGTAGTACAGGCGAAAAAGTTATAGGCCTCTCGGTATAGAACTACAGAAGAATGGGCAAAGAGTTTTGCGCAAGCATAAGGACTTCTCGGATGAAATGGAGTCTCCTCGTTTGCTGGCTCCGGAGAGACGCCACCATAAAGTTCAGATGATGAGCATTGTAAGAATCTTGTATGGACGCCAGAAAGCCTAATAGCTTCTAGTCCATTAAGACACCCAATCCCAGTAGCCATTGCCGTATGTACGGGCTCGTTAAAAGAGATTTGGACGTGAGATTGCGCCGCGCAATTAAAATAGAGAGCTGGATGCACTAGAGCAACTATCCGAGCTAAGGAAGAGAGATCGGTGATATCGCCTTCTACAACTTCAAGATTGGGATTATTTGCCAAGTGTTTAGAACAGCCGAGGTCGTTCCCACGAGACGACCGTCTTACGATCCCATAGACCTTATATCCTTTTTCAATAAGAAGATCGGCAAGATAGCTGCCATCCATCCCCGTTAAGCCGCTAACAATAGCTATTTGATTCATACTGGGATTATATCAGGCGAGGCGGGAGTACCCGAGCTCTCTAGCCTCTGCTCCTGCAGTATCGTTAAAGATTGAAATCTCTTCAGATGTCCAATTACTCCAACGATTCTCATATCCAGAAACAGACTTAAATGTGCTATGAAAGTCTCCGGCAGCGGTAAGAGTATCTGCTTTATGGGTTTCTAAGATAGCCTTTACATCCAAAGACATCCCAGAAAAAGCTACTAACTGAGAGAAGAAGCGAGAAGGGCAAGAGATCAGCTCTTCGGACTTAAGCGTAATGACGTTACTTGAAGAAGCTACTGAGTCGAGAGCAACCCGCATTCGATTTCTTGCAGCCTTACACTGGTAAGTGAAATAGTCCAACGAATCTCTAACCTGGTAGGGATTCTTTTTCTCACCAGTGGTACATCTAAGAGACTCGATATGACTTCTAGGATCTCTGAGAAGATAGACAACCTTCCAATTATCTAAGAGTGGCCTTAGCTCCTCGTATCCCCATCTCGAAAGCGTCTCCCCATCATAAGGGTCTGGAACTTGATGATGAGTTGATACTCCACCCCACCAATCAGCCACGTAAACATATCTACATTGGGAGGGATTTGGTTTGGGGTCTAGATCTCGGACATCTCCTATAAGATGTTGAATTGTAATCTTTGGCCCGGTCACTAAAAGGTTGGAGGGAGCATATACCCCACTGATTCCATCAATAAGTTCGTTACCAGGTCTTCCAGCCAAACATTTTAGAAGAAGATGAGACCCCGCCCTATAATAGAGGATGAAAAGAAGACCAGAGGTAGGCATTACTTCTGTTCCAGGTATTCTCGAATCTCAGTAGCAACGAGTTCTGGTTCAGTGGAAAGCCTAGCAGAGTCTACAAAAATACCGTTCAGATTCTCCCGACAAAACTTAACAAGATCTTCAGGAGACCTAGAAGTATAGAAAACGACAACCTTAACAAACATTAAGTTTGGGACTTGCTTTGGAATATCTGTCAAAAATACGACGTTAGGTTCGGTGCCCTCTAAGAGAGGAATTTTATCCTTCGATAACTTGCTCAGATCGACTCCGAGCCCATTCTGAACTAGATCACACCTACCACCAATACAGATACAGTAGAGGGGGGCGTAATCTCTAGAAACATTAGCCTGATAGTTCTTTTTTAGTCGTGCCATGCCGTTAATTATACCCTACTTTCCAGGTCTTACAAGTGTGGCGAGACACACACATTGAACACCAAGTTTCTCATTAAGTTTGATCCTTGAGGCCTCATCTACTTTTATCTCAGACCAAAGCTCCCGGCCCTGAGGAAATGGATTAAAAAAGAATTGGGTAGAGAAGAGGAACTCTGCTCTGTTCGCGAACTGACCAATATCTAGCAGTTCTTCATATGTAACATTCGCATACTGACCAGGATATTCCCCCTCTTCTCCAAATGGGAAACTAAGAAAGACACCTTTCTCTGAAGCAAGACAAATAGAAGTAACTAAGTTCATTCTATCTTGTACAGGATTCTCACTTCGTAAAGGTTTTATACCAACGTGTTCAAGAACAGAAATAGAAAAGACTACGTCAAACTTGTTTACTTCTAGAAGTGGCTCTGCTTCTCCAACCACAAATCTATCAACAAGCTTCTCGGTCTCTGTGTCGGGTAGAAGATCAACGACTGTATACTCCGTTTTAGGTAGAAAGTGCCTAACCTTTGAAGCATATGTGTACCATGAATAGTTTCCGCCAACATCTAAGATAGATGAAATCTCTCCAACCTTAGATAAAAATGATAGGAGAGCAGGAACCTCAACGTCTCTCTCGTTAAAGTTAACATATTCTATTTCAGAAAGATCTAATATCATTTTATATCTCTTAGCAGGTAATGGAGAGTTGGGTCTAAAACTCTAATTCTCAAGTCCTTAGTAACACACTCCCTTTCTTTAAAAGAATCATCTACTAGCACCACCTCACCAGGAACAAAGCTAGAGTTTTCCAGAAAGGAACTAATGGCAGAAGCCTTACCATCAGGAGAAAAGAGAATTGGGCTAAATGGAAAGTGGATTCCGGACTGTCTAAGAAAAGATGTGACAGAGTAAGTACCACTTTCTCTAAGCAACTTGTTACTAGTAACTATCCCCATAAAAACTCCCTTAGTTGCAAGGATAGCTATAGTTGCTGCAACCTCCGAGATAATTTGTGGAGTACGATAATTCTTAGATAGCTCACCAGTCCATATAGTGTCGTCAAGATCCCATAGAACCAACCTTATATACCTAGCATCAAAGTGAGTATGAAGTATAGGACCACGACTTACCACGACACCTATTTGTGGTGGCTCTATTGCGCTTATAGGCTCTCCAAGATACATCCTAGTAGCAAGAAGCATATGATTAAATCCAGCGATCCTAGATAGCCCAGAGGTACCTCCAACGCGAAGATTGATCTCTGTTAGCTTAGGAATTCCACCACTATCTTCCTTAGCCTGGAAGAACCAGGGACCAGAAGTCTTGAGGCAACTCGATATCTTCTCAGCCATACTAGAAATAGACTGGTTATCTACCGTCACGCCAATCTTTGTAACGCCATTAGAAATATAGACTCTCTCCCTTATGCAGTGACCAAGAAGCTCTCCGTTAAGGTCAGAGAGACAATCTACCGTATATTCCTTACCGGGTAGATATTCTGTAACAATACTATCTGGTACTAACTGTTCTAAAAGATCTAAGGTTTTCTTATCATCTACTTTAAAGGCACTCCTAGAGCCCCGACCATTATTCGGCCGAAGAAAGGCGGGAAACCTATCCGCAAGAAATGGACATATATCCCATAACCCATTCGCCTGAAGAAAAGAATATGTTGTGTCTTTCCTAAAGGTTACGCGACAAGCTTCTGGAGGAGAGGTTAAAACCTTGGCTCCTCCAACCTTTCCCATCTCAGCTAACGGAACTAGTAAGCCATCGTGAGTAGGAATTACTAGGTCTATATCAAGACGACTACAGGCAGAAGATAACTCTTGCCAGAAGTCTGAACCAAACCCCATTGGCATCTGAACGTGTCGTCCGGAGACGATGGAAGTTGGATTATCTTCTAGAGCATCAGCACAGAAGACTTCATATCGTCCCTTCAAAGACTCCCAAACCTCGTATCCATTATCTGTCCCAGCAGGAACGATAAGAATTCTCTTCATTGGCCTACCACAAAAATAGAAGAACAGAAGCTAGGAAATTCTTGACCGGCTTTAAAGAAGCCCTCTTCAACATTACGAGGAAGCACTTCCATCTGAGAAGCTGGTAGCGGCTTAAGCAAAATACCACCAGTACGAATAACGACTAGTCCAGCTCGGTGAAAATCAGCCATCAAAGATTCGGTTGTATATGTTCGACGATGACCATCGTGATGATCTTGTTCTGACAGGTCTGTCCTGCTTTCCAGAACACCCATATATTGACCAACTATCCGATGAATAGAATTAGCATTAGGGACTACAACAATAAGAACCCCATTCCTCTCCAGAAACTTTCTTGCAGTAGAAAGAGTTTGAACTGGATTATCAACGTGCTCTAGAAGATAAGTAGCAACAATAGTATCAAACCTACTTTGAGTGGGAAGAACATCCGGTAGGTTTTCGATTAGAGATACATAAGTCACTAAGCGCTCTAGAGATATCTCCTCTTGATGAAATTCTCTTAGTCTTTTAATCTGGGTATTACTCCCATCAACAGCAACAACTGTTTCAAAGTCTAGTAGTAGCTTTGGGGTCATCTGTCCATCACTAGACCCAAGTTCCAGGCAAGTCCTACCTTGGAAAAATGGTCTGATTGTCCTATAGGCAAAATCGGACATATGGGCATTGTACCCATCTTTAGAACTAAACCTTTTAGCAATCTTCTCGAGATGTTGTTCCTCGATAGACATAATAAGCTCCTTGAGAGAACGATAGCAGACTAAGGCAGCCGCTTGATATTACAGCCATTACAGATACCAACGGGATGACTTCTAATTTCTTGCATGTGTGGACTATTCCAGATATCAAGAAGTGATTCTTCTGGAAGCCTCCCAATAGAAAACTTTATATCTGCATCGACACAACAGGGCGCACAGGCTCCATCCCATCCAATAGCAAGAGATTTATATGGGTGACTACAAACCATACTAAAAGAAGTAGAGCCATTCCTGTTGTTTTCCGGCAAGTAAAAGTTCAGATATTCCTTATGACTAATATATCCAGCATACCTGCTCTCTACGGGTGGCGAAATACCATCAATCGACTCTAAGACAAAGGGTTTGTCTAACTCTATTAAACGATCAACATTCCTCTGAATATAACTGAAGTCAGTACTATTTATAGAAATATGAAGGTCGTCGACAAGAACACCCGTTACCTTTGGTATTGTCCCATTTGTATGAAGCCTAACTTTTATCCCATGCCCGCGCGCAAAAGAGATCATTTCGTTTATCTTAGGATGTAAAAGCGACTCCCCGATAAAGAAAAGGTATACCCACTCAATGTTAAGATCCCTACATTGCCGAACAATATTCTCGTAGAGATCAAGGTCCATAAATCCCTTTAGGCGACCATTAGGCTGGCCATTAGTACAATGAAAACAGTTTAAGTTACACTTATTGGTTGGTTCTATATAAACGTGAAGAGGAGCATAGTCACAGAAGACTTGCTTCTTATTATAAGCCTCTAGTACTTGCTTGAACCGATCGGACATAGCTACCTTAAATTTTCTAAAAACCTTTTGATGTCCACAAATTCTTTATCGAAGTCGACTACCTGCCTAAACTTCTTGTATGCTGCCTCTGCTATTCTGATATGTTCTTCTGGATTAGAAAGCCTTCCAAGAATTTTAATGCTCTCATCGGTTGTACGACGGCTTATATCAATACAAGTAACGAGGTCTTCCATTAGCCGACCAGCCAATTTTCCTTTGTAGAAATCTCCCCAGACGACAAGAGGACGACCGGTCGCACAGGCCCGATGAGGAGCATATCCGTAACCATCACCTTCTGGTTTGTAATGCCAAGTCCAACCAGACTCCCTCATCTTTTCCGCCTGCTTATGGGTCTCCATAACGTGATCTTCTAGTCCAGCACCAAAAGACCGAAAGGTCCACCCGGGAAGTTTGGAGGCAAAGGAACTCATTAGATCCTTTCTTTGCATCCAGTGAACCCAGCTATATACAACATTATGATTAGTTGGAGGGTCGTACCTCCAAACGTCTAGATCAAACTCCTGATGATAGAAACAAACATTTACCCCATTTGGAACGACAAAGGGCGCAGTAGATGCCAAAATATTCTTTACTCCTGGCTGATGACCCCAGGCGTTACCAACCTGAAATATGTGCTTTGCTTTAGGCTGAGACTGTGCAATTAAACGATTAAAGGGCTCTATATGTACAGGCATCGAGGACAGAACGATATCAAATTCCATACTCCTAAACTTTTCTAGAGTTATGGCTCTTTGTATCTTTCCTTTAGTAACGTCTGTTACGTAGTAAATACCATCCTCAAAACGATACTCTTCATTTACTCTAGCCCCTTTAGGAAGAGGATCCCCACGAACATCCTTCGGGATGTCGATTGCCTGATTGAGCCCCAGATACTGACCCGCTGTATCCGGATGAGGAAAAACATTCCAGAAACCTTCTGTATACCACTCTAGCCCAATCGGACGATAAAGCTCCGCTCCTAGCCTCCTCTCAAAAAGAAGTTGTAGAGAATAATAAAGGTCTGCATGATGTAAATCGGCTAGTACCCTCATATTACCTTAGCTCTTTACTTTACTAATACGGGAGCCAAAATCCTCGTGTAGATATTCATGAAGCTCTGTATCTTCTGCGGACTTAAGGAACAACCAGTAATAAGCCTATCTATCGCCTCGGAATAATCTTTATTAAAATATGAGGCCGGAGAATCTGGCGGAATTGGAAAGCGATGTAAACATAACTTCCAAAGACTTACACGTCGCTCATAATCTTCCCTTAGATGTTCGTCGGGAATATATGGCAACGACATCTTTGGCCCCTTTGAAGTTCCTCTAACTCCTAACATCGTACCATCGGCATCTAGGAGAGATCCGTTAAAGGTTGTTGAGGTGGATCCAAAATGGACCCAGGGAAAGTCAGACTTCTGCTGTTTTATATCCTCTGTCGTAAGTCGGTACTGTGGCTCTAGTTGAAAACGAAGCCGTTTACACCTAAGCTGAATAGAGGTCCAAACAAAAGTATCTCCACACTCTTCAGATCCACCAGGTGTCCACTGAAGCTCTGGAATTAAAACGCCTCGTACAAAGTTCTTTGAATTAAACCATAGGTCGGTTTCCATCAACAAAGATCTTTTGATAATTGCTAGACAAGGCCAGAAATTAGGCTCGTTGGCTTCTAAGCCAATAAGGTTAAATCGAGAAACGATAGCACCGTGTATTCCACTAGAGCAAGAAGAGCGAGGAGATACAATACAGTCAACGAGATTAGAAGAGACTCTTCTGATAAGCCGAGCTATTTCGCCAGTACGCAAAACATAAAAGTCATCTTCGGAAAGAAAGACCATATCATCAGTACAAGCTTCTAGGCAGTACCTTATTGCCTGTCCGTGATCTGTAAAGCCTCTATACTTAATAACATGCGCCCCTAGCTTCTCAAACTCTTGAGCTACATAATCAGCAACTGGCTGATCTACTCCCGAGTTCATACAGACATAAAGTGAATCTACCTCTTTGCCCCACGTCTTCTTAAAGGAATTAAGCCAAAGTCCTGTAATATAGGGATCACCAGTTGTTGGTAAAATTGCGGCTATTGTCATATGTACTCCTTCAAGGGTTCGGCACTATACGCTTGTACTAACGCAATCTTCCTCCAGAATTCCTGCTGATCAACTCCTTTATGCTCAAGCAATTTTCCCATTGAGACCTCCATCTGACGTGCAAGATCTGGCATATTATGTTGGGCCAATAGGTATACTGCCGCAAAGTGTTGACAATAGAAAAATTCGAAAGGAGGACGGAAGTGCTGGAACAAGCTGCAGTATGGGTCTGGCTGATTACCAATCATCGGTTGTAAATACCACCAGGATATGTATCCAGACTGCAGATGAAATAACTCATCATTATAGGCGTTTAGTTTATAAGGAAAAGAGGCGTCATCTGTATCTACTAATTCACTCCATTTAACAGGATGGATAGTACTAAAGGCATCCCGAAGATGGTTCTTCTTCCGAAAGGAAATTCCGCTAGGAGAGAGAATTCCAGCCCCCTGAGGTCTCTGAGAACATATCCATACCCAAAGATCTCCCTGAAAGGCGCCATCAAGCCAAAGACGATCCTGACTAACACCCGTTGGAATCTCCTCAGAAGAGGCGCCAAGTATATTACAGGTCTCTCCATAGGTAAGAGTATGGTTTATTATCTGGTTTACCTGCCGAACATCTCCATACTTACTCTTCAGATTTGCTAACATTAATGCCTGAGCATCAAAAAATAGATCCCTTTTCATTACCCAAAAGTCTCCATCATCTGATGGAATCCCAAATGGAAAGTGACTAATCGTAAGCTTTCCGTTAATTATCTTTTTTGAACAATACTTTGTTCTTGTTAAGTCGGACCCTTGAATATTAACGCTTCTCGGAAAATTAGTCGGGCCCATAAAGTCGATCTCCCCATGCTCATCAAGAAGATCGTTAACTGCTCTCAGCATTGCAATAGAGGGAAAGGCATCATGATCTATATGAAGAACGTACTTATACCCAGAAGCGTAGACCATAGACGGATATACAACACCAAAGCTTTTGTCCCATCCAGGGAGGGAATAGGTCGGAACGACCCCACCTACAGCGGCATTAAACTTTGTCTCATCAAAGCCTCCGTGGATAAAGACAACGTCAAATGGTAGCTCTTTTTTATGCCGCTCAATAAACTTTCTCCAAGCGGCAACAAAAACAAGAGGTAGGTCATTCCGATCTCCGGAAAAACAGACCGTCATACAAGTGCTACTCACTAGGAACTCCTTTGAATATAAAGGCTATATTACGATAGAAATGCATTGAAGCAATCTCTTTATCATATGCTGTCACGGAATCGGATACTGGGGCCTCTCCATACTGAGCCATATGAGGCCAAAAGGATGTTACCTTATAAAACGCATGGTTCACACAGTCTATGAGACTCTTTAGCATTTCCATCGTTGTATCTTTTTGCTTATACCCACCACCAAAGGCTTTCATATATGAACCACAAAGATCCTCTATAACATAGAGGCCATTGTTCTTAACCATTGGCCAAAACTCTTTGAAAAGTTTTTGTTGTTGTATAACATGGTGAGATGCGTCATCTATAATAATATCGCAAATGCCTACGGCTGCTTTGATATTAGCGACAACTAGAGGATCCTCTAAATTACCAACAATAGTCTTAGCTCTACCTTGGTAGCTCGCTACGGCTGGAGTAATATCCACGCCAAAGATATCGCCATTAGGAAAGTACTTCTCCCACATCCGGAGGGAGGGACATTCGTGAGAGCATCCAATCCCAAGCTCTAATAGCCTAACTTTTTGAGATCTTAGGTGATTGAAGTACGCATCATAATGAGCAACATATCCCTGACCACTAATTGTCTTATCTGTCCCACCCGCATACTGATCCATTCCACCCAAGCCAGCTCTATGTATCATTGGGTGAATTGTAAATTGCTGCATATAAAACTCCTATAAGCCATAAAACCGTTTAATCTCAGCGCATACGAATACAACTTCTTCATTACTAAGACTTGGATGCATTGGAAGACTCAGCAACTCTTTCCACTCTGCTTCTACAATTGGAAGAGAGGGCTGATCACCATAACACTTATACAAATGAATAGGCTTGTAGTGGACTCCGGTAGTAACACCTCTTCCTTTAAGATAGGAGCTAAGGTCATCTCGTCGACAAGCCCTAATTGGATAAAGGTGCCAACTGTTAATGGAATCTTTTGTATTCTGCGACATAACAGGAAAACGAATCTCATTAATGCCTTCTAGCTCTGAGAAGTAAACGGAAGCTATCTCTGCTCGACGTTCATTAGCTTTAGCTAGCCTTCCTAATTGGACAGAAGCTAGAGACGCGGTAAGGTCATTCATATGATATTTATAGCCAACCTCATCTACTTGATATTCCCACCAATAAGATCGATCTACCCCAGTTCGATCCCAAGTACCTTTATCTATACCAAGCCATCTTAACCGCTTGGCTCTAGTTGCGATAGAACGATCCTTAGTAGTTAAAGCCCCTCCATCTCCTGTAGCTAGGTTCTTCACGGCGTGAAAAGAGAAGCAACCAATATCTCCCATCGTTCCAGCATAAAGACCATTCAGCTTACTACCGGCAGCGTGAGCACAGTCTTCAACAATAAAGATGTCTGGCCCAACTACCTTCCGAAGCTCACTAATGTCAACACATCTTCCCCCATAATGGACCGCCATAACGACCTTGGTCTTGTGTGTAATCTTCTTCTTAACATCAGAGAGACTAAGAAGAAGTGTATCTGGGTCAATATCACAGAAGACTGGGGTTGCCCGATTATACATAGCTGCATGTGCGGTAGAAATAAAAGTAAGAGCGGGAATAAGAACTTCGTCACCGTCTTTTATATCTAGAAGCTTTAAAGCTAGGTCTAGGGCAGCAGTACAGGAGTTTAGAGCAACAACATGCTCGCAGCCCAAGAAGGAACCAAATTCGCTTTCAAACTTGGCAGTTCGAGGACCGAGGGTCCACCAGTCGCTCTTAATTGCTTCTTCGAGAGCAAGGATCTCTTCTACTCCATAGAAGGGCTTAAAAAGTTCTATCTGCATCATTCTGCTCCTAAATATCAAGCCACTTTGTATGCGTAACGGTCCATTCTACTACCTCTTTAAGTCTTTCTTCTACTTTCTTCTGTGGCGTCCATCCAAGCATAGCCATCTTTGTTCCATCTAAAGCATAACGAAGATCATGACCAGGACGAGATGAATGGAAGTCAATCATTTTATATGAGAGCTCTCTACCTAGAATCCCAGCAATCATCTGGGCTAGTTGTAAGTTATCAACTTCTCTCTCTCCGACTAGATTATACTTCTGACCTGATATTCCCTTTTCCATAAGGAAAAGAACGCCCTCGCAAAGGTCAGTTGTGTTTAAGTAGTGTCTCCTCCCAGCTTGAGAACAGTCCTTGTTCGCATGAATCATAACGGTCTCGTTATTAAGAACCTTCCTAATTACCATAGGGATAAATTTCTCTGGATGCTGGCGAATCCCAAAAAGATTCATTGCATGCGTAATAATGATAGGCATCCTATAGGTATTCTCAAAAGCAACAGCAAGCTGCTCTCCACCAGCCTTACATGCCGCATAAGGATTTCCACAATTGTACCTATCGTCCTCTTTAAAGAAGACCCCTTCTGCGGCAGGGCCAAACACTTCGTCTGTACTAAAGTATAGAAAGAGTCTAAGGTCCTTAAGCTTTAGTCTCGCATAGTTAAGGATGTTACAGGTACCAACAACGTTATCCATTACAAAGGACATTGGGTCATCAATGCTTCTATCAACGTGAGATCCAGCGGCCAGATGTAGAACGAAGTCAACCGGACCAATATCTTTTGCAATAAGGTCATTAATCTCAGCCTTTAGATCGTGCCATACGATTCTTAGCCTAGAAACCCATTGTGGGTTTCCCTCCAAAATATCAGCAAGCCGAGACAAGTTCCCGGAGGTATCCAGCCGATCTAGAGAGATAACATTGTAGTCTGTCTTCTCTAGCAAGTGCTGAATCAGATGATGGCCAATAAAGCCAGCGCCGCCAGTAACTAACACGGTCCTACTCATTATTAACTCCACTCCTAAACTCTATAGCTTCCTAACCCACAAGGTCTGCTGGTGATCAAGCAGACAAGTCCACCCCGTACTTGCTAGATAGTCCTTAACTAATCTAGACTTTCCACCTCCAGGAAGCTGATTATCATCAATCATTAGGATTGTATCTGCCTTTATAATCCCTGACTTCTCAGCTGCTTTTAGTTCACTGAGACAATGCTGCTGAGCAGGAAGGATAATATTGGAGTGCTTCTTTAGAAGCTCGTCTTGAGGAATTGCGTCAACAGCTTTGATGGCCGCATTTATATCGGCTGCCCCACCATAGATATTCAGAAGACCACCATAGTCATAATCTAGACTATCTAGATATAGGAGATCGGCAGCTCCTCTCTTGCCAGAGAGAAAAGCAATAGAGTCACTTTGGATATATGTAATAAGACCAGCGTATTGTGCGGTGCATTCCTTACATACCGTTAGGTTCTGTCCAGAGATATCTACTGAAGTCAGATGACCCCCATATCGTTGACAGTATTCTCCCCAGATCGAGGTAGACATCCCTGCCCCAAGATCATCCTTCATTCGCTGACAGCCAGTCTCGATGATTATTGGATTTGGATGCCTCTGCTTTAGAAGGTTTAGGGCTAATTGAAATGTAAAGTATCTATAGTTCTGTCCACCAAAGTAATACTTCTCAAATAGCCAATTCTTAGAGCCCTTATCTGTATAGACTAAATCTTTCATCCTACTACCCTCTTTAGGAAGTCTCCCCAAGCAGCACGGATCATATCTACTCCAAAATGCTTTATCGCCTCTTTTCGACCCGCCTCTGATACCCTGTCGGCCAAAGCCTTGTCGGCTAGTAGGTCCCTTACTCTCTTTCTTAGAATATTAGGATCATCAGATACAAAGCCATTCACTCCATCTTGGATAAGATTATGTACCTCATATAAATTGTGATTTCGCCAATACTCGGCATTTCCATTTTGGGGACCAATAGCTACCACTGGAATTCCAGTCATTGCCGCTTCTATATAATTAAGAGTATAAGAAGCTGGATGAGTCCCAGTATAAAAATAACATCTGTTCTTCTGTAGCTCTTCCACCTGTTGTTCAAAGCTAACTTTACCCATACCAAAACCAGGCTGATTGTTTTCTGGTCCGAACAACTTCCTCGGAAAGATTTTAGTTACCTCATCAAAGATCTTATACCCACAAGCAGTACCTCGCTGTTGCATACTTTGGGTAAAGTTAATTACAAACTGTTTCTCGCCAGTCCAGCCCTTATAAACCTCTGGATCTTTACCGAATCTGATAAGGCCATGCTGCCCACAGAAGTGAGGAATGTTTGCCTCGTTAGGAGAATAGCGAAGAACAACGAGTCCCTGGTCTACATACTTCTTCATATTCTGCTCTACAGAAGCAACCGACTGACCGATAGTTCTCCAGATGACTTTTTTGTGTTTCATCGCCTCCCAGTTATTCTCAATCCATCGAGGCATATGCATAACAACAACAACGTCAAAGTTATCTACAAAAGATTTAGAGAGATGGTCCTTTCCATCCTGTCCGGGAAAGGCAGCTCCAAGTAAATGATACTGCCGAAGAATCTCTGGATCATATACAAGACCAGAGATGGAGGGTCGAAGAGAAGCATCACCAGGGTTAGCAGGCTCTACATAAGCACCGGGAGAGAAGACCTGGTGACCCAATTCGTGAAGTAATTTAACCTCATCATACTCCAAAATAGAATGTGCGCTCAAGTATAGGATTTTCATTGTCTTTTAACCGTTGATGACATTATACCACATGACGCCAGCACTTCTTAGTAATGATTGCATGACAGTGGGATGGTGTAATCCCAAAAGACCCAGCAATCTGGCTATAGTGATCCCCATTAGAAGCAAGAGCCCTGATCTTCTTAATAACCTCCTCAGTTAGTTTTGCTCTACCATTCTTTTCGCCTTTGGCATCTTTAAGGCCAGTTCTATAAGCATGAAGATCATTCTCTCCTGGAAAGAGGTACTCAAGGTTTTGTGGTGTGTTATTACTCTTGTTTCCATCCTTATGATTAACTTGTTTCTCACTGGGACAAGAACCTAACCAGGCTTCGGCTATTAGTCGGTGAACAAGCTTTAATCTTTTCTTAGACTCAAAAGAGAAACTAACAGTATTATACCCATGAGGATCTACTCTAATCTTAAGCACCCTTCCAGTCTCAATCCTCTTTATTCGACCTAGGTTACTAGCAAGCAAAACTGGAATTGAACTAATTAGTCTCCAGTCTTCGCCAGGAAGATCTACTGATACACTTAGCTTCTTTCTCCGGCCAGAACAGATTGCCTCTATATGCTGAAAAGTAACGCCAAACTTTTTGGCTATAGAAGCATAAGTCTCTCCAGATATTCTTAGGGCTTTTATCTCTTCTACTTGTTTAGTATCTAGGCTATATGCCATATTACTTCTCTCCAATCATTCCACGATAAATACTCTCGAGACGACCTTTCATTATCCTCCCAATCGCCTCATAGTTTAGATATTCTTTAACGTACTCTTTAGCTAGTCTACCCTTTTCTTTGGCAGCTTCTTGATTGCCAAATACTTCTCGCATCTTTTGCCGGCAAGAAGGAATAGATGGGTCGCCCCAAAGCATATCTCCAGTATATAAGGGAGATATATGAGACATATTACCAACAGATATTTCGTTGGGCACATCGACTAGATAGCTATTCCAATCATTAAAGTGTTCTGGAAAAGCAGAGTAGTTAGGTACTATAACTGGCTTCCCCATAGCGGCTGCTTCAAAAACAGGGATACAGTTATGAGTGGCGATACCGGAAACGGTATAACTTTCATCAGTATCGACATGAAGGTTATAGACTGGGCCCCTATAAAAAGTCCTGGATACTTCCCTAACAGGAACCAAAAAATATTCTGGAGACTCTAGAATATTAGAACACCGATTAGTGCCTAACGGCTCAGTAAGAACATAGTACTTCTTCGGAGCAAAGAGATCCCAAAAACGTCGGGAATGCTCAGCCGCGATCTGAATTGTGTAGTTATCACTTGGCCTCTTTACATCAGCCCTTCTTACATCGAGACGAGTCACGATCCCATTCATTAGAAGAATAAGACGTATATCTAGAGCAAGACGAGATGAAGATGAGTTAAAAGAGAATCGCCCCGACTTTTTACACTGGTGTCCATCTCCATAAAACAGGCCGCGGATTAACCCCTTAATACATGGTGAGGTCCATAGCTCAATCGGAATATGCTTCTCTTGACACTTCCCACCGAAATAATTACCAAAGAACTCGGATATAATTTTTCCGGTTGCTGTCGTCTGCCAGCCCGACCTACTACGCCTCGTACTTTTAACTGTCGAACCGAAGAGTTTAGTAGAAAGCCTCGCCTCTAACTCTCTTGCCCAACCCTCTTCTTCGTGAGATGCAAACTCTATAAAACCGTTACATCTACAACCCTCGGCTAAATAAAGGCCAAAGAATTCACCGACCTCATCGTCCAACCAAATTTTCTGAGAAGCTGACATTGGTTGACCGCAAATATAGCTCAGCTCTTTGGCCATATTTCTTGCCCCTTCATAAGTCGGGCAACTAGACTCGGTCTCTTGCAATGCCCGAGAAACAGTCTGGAAACTACAACCACAATGATTGGCAACAACTTGTAAAGTAACAGCCCCTTCTTCTTGCTTATAGCTTCCCTTAAGCGAAAACCGACCATCACTATGAAATTGAATTTCTCTACATTCAGTAGAGGTAATTTTAGAAAGAACATCTATCTCATTGGTAGCCGGGAAACTAGTAGACCTCAGCCGAGGGATAGCAACAAAATCGCCGCTCTCTAACTCTGATAGAGGCCTCCAAGAAGGAAGGACATTCTTAGCATTAAGGCTATCCCATCTACGACCATTCCTCTTAGCAAAGAAATGCAAATGATTGGGAGTCCCAAGATACGGAATGTTATTTCCATAGGCCCTAAACTGTATAAGGTCACCAGAATACTCACGAGTAGTCAAGCCAGAAACTTCTCTCGGAACTCCGGTATGGGAGAGGACGGTATCCCCCTTTTCCACGTTCTTGATAGGTTTCATTCCGACAAATGTATCAACAAGGGTATCTGGCACCCAGCAAAAGCCTTCTGAGCGAGCCATACTTACGTAACAGTCACAGTGATAATGGATAGAGTAAACTTCAGACATACCAAGCATCTCTTCAATCAGCACGACTGGAGGACAGGCCGGGCCCTTTATCTCCCTCTTAATCTTGGCAATCTCATTTCGAACGATATCTCTTTCCCGTACATCTCCACCGCGTCTATAGGTCTTTAGGACAAGACAAACATTTTCCTCTCGGGAGAACTCCTCATAGTAAGCTCTTAGTATAGCTTGAGGACATTTTCTCTCACTCCACTGGAAGATTGAGTAAAACTTAAACTTTTCCTCGGGAACCTTAATCTTACTCTTGGGTACCCAGCCCTCTGGTGGAAGAGGGATTGCGTGAGGAACTACAACAACTGGACAGGTAACGCCAGAGTTAATAGAAACGTCGGCCAAGTATTGGCAGGGAACCCAGACTTCCTGTACGGTTTTGGCTATTGCAGCAACCCAACTCTTTGGAAGTTTAGATGTTTCCCAAGCATAATAACCAATCCGAGCTTTATTGTTAGAAGCATAAGGAGGATAGTTCTCGGGAGTAAGATGTATTACATGGATGGGGGCTCCCTTATCCTTTGCCATAAGAGAGTACATCCTGCGATCTAAAATCTGTTCAACTAATAGGTTAGATTTCCATGGCTCAAAACTTTTTGCGTCTACCGCAACATCAACGCCAACAGCATCTAAAGACCGAACATATTCCCTAGAAGCCGAACCATACCCACTAAGATCTGGAACCGCTCCAGTCCACAAAACTTTTAATGGAAAGAGAGCGCTATTTTGCATGTGAAAATAATAACACTTTCTAGATTTCGAAAGACTTTATTTCTGTGCCTAAGATATCCTGCTCGAAGCTAGAAGAGTTTACAACTATACTCTCTGGCAAATTAGGCTGTCTTATGTCTTGCTTCAGCTGCATCTCTACGGCAGAAAGAACGGCCTCTGGTAAGAGACTAGACATACAGTAGAAATTTTGGTGACAAGGTTCATAGAGACAGCCAAGACAAGATAGCTTTTGGTTTACTACCGCAATGGCGTTGGGGTAATGATTGATTCTACAGGCTGGTGGCATTGACCCAAACAGAGAAACTATTCTTTTATTTAACGCTCCAGCGAGATGGAGCATCGAGCTGTCGGGACAAACAAGAAGATCACAAGCATCTAAAATAGCAGCGGCCTGCCTAATCTTATAGTTGAAGACAAGCGTGGTTCCACTTATTCTCCATTCATCGGCATTATCACCCCAGCCAAATAGAAATGTATGGTAGTTGTGCTTTGCACATAGTGTCAGAAATTCTCTGACACGATCTTTTGGCCAAGTCCTCTTGGGGTCGTTAGACCGAAGATGGACTGCAATTAGTCCCCTTGGTTTTTTGCCAGCAACTTGTTTTGCTGCAAAATCTTTGCCCCAGGCTCTCTCTTCTTCGAGCATAACGTAAATAGGACGAGTCATTCCGTAAAGAGGAAAGCCAGACTCTTCAGAGAAGAGATCAATCCTATTCTTAGGAACAACTCTATTTTTTGCCGCGCGAACTTCTTCGGCCAGACCAGCTCTGGTTATATCTGCAAAGGCATCATAGTCATCACGACTAACAATCTTATAATCTATGATCTCATCTATATATGGGTTATAAAGAAGTAGATCTAAGAGATCCCCACCAGCATAGTCAGTAGGCACTGCATAAGTTACGTGGCTCTCTGGATGCTTCCTCTTAATGCCCCTCGCAATAGGGGTGGCCATAATTATGTCTCCCAATCCGCCGAGCGAACGATTAATACAAATCCGAGCTCTGCCCCTTAAAAGAGCATCTAGCCTTCTAGGAGACGAAACAACAGCTGTTCTTTGCGCCTGATGAGTAGTAACCTTTGGGCCACTAGTAGATACACTCTTTGGAGGAGGACCTTTAACCCACACGCCATTCTTAAGGTACAAAGCTTACCTCGTGTTTAAACTAATTGTAAGTTTACTATAAAAGGGAGATTTATCGGGCAGTAACGACTACAGTACCAGCAAGGGCGGTAAACTGAAGGTTGGCAACTGGCAGATCAGTAAGCTCTAGAAGCTCACCGGCTGTAAGAGTATAAGTAAGAGCATTCTGGTCTATTACTTCTACCCCATTCTGAAGATCTGGAGCGTTGATTCCATTAATCAATGCGGCCTCATAAAGAGGATACCTAATAGTTCGTGCGTTTACACGAAAAGTACAACTTGAAGCGGCCTCTACTTGGACTGATAGATAAGAGCTGCCCTTCATAAGAGACCCCTGAATATCTAAGATATCAGTATTAACAAAGTCTCCAGTCCCCGAGCTCCAGGTAACAGACCGCCCAAATGGAAGAGAAGACATGTCTACTTTTTTAGTTCTTAGAGTCATTAGACCCTCCAAAGATAGTGTAGCCTATCTAATAATTTATGTGTAGCGTGATTTTTTCTACGAAACGTCCCGGATCTCGATGTACTTCACGAGGCAGTCACCGCTGCCTTCGGTAGGTATCTGGAGCACCAACGGGCCGGCAGTGCCTTTGTCTCCATCGTACGCCCCAGTCACGGCTACACCCAGCAACCCCTGTTGCACGTACTGCAGCGCGCCCTTCCAAGCTGTCCAGACATCCACGTACACGCCGTTTGTGGGCACGTCCGGAGCGACAGTCTGAATCTGCGTTGTGCCGTCAGATGTGGCCCAGCCCGCAGCGGCCTTTTCAGCATGGAGTATGTCTCCAGCAGTCGTCACGCACTGAAGTATCGAGTTATCGTCAGCACACTCCGTGCCGCTCCAGCCTAGCGGAGCAACATGCACTGTGATGGAATCCGAAGCTGCTGCTGGCGTGTGCTCTGTTGTACAGAAGTCTCGCCCGCGTCGACCCATGGTAGCCATATACGCGCCCAGAGCTGTATATGGCACTGGGTACTTGTTGCGGCCCACAGTATCGGCAACGCTATATCCATTCAGACTTTGGGCTATGAACAGCAACGTGCATTGATCTGGAACACGGATACAGAATCGACAGTCTGAATCAGGCGGTGTCTGCGAATAAAACTCGTTGAGATCGTAGTTGTCGCTGATAGTTCCAACTGCGGTAAATGTTCCGGCACTGACATCCCGCCACCCAATCTCTGCATCGCCAGCACCACCTACAGTGTACCTGGCGAGCAAATGGAAGTGGCAAGGCACAACAGCGGGCGATGCGCCGCAGTAAGCGGTCTGACTAACGCCTGAAGTGTTCGCAAAGCTGAAAACGGCAGGCCCCCACACCTCGGCCTTGGCCGCGAGCAGGGCAGCAGCGTCATTGACAACAGAGAACACACCACCGGAAACGGTCCACCCAGTAGTGACTGTGGGGTTTATGTTATAGGTACCGCTGCATGCGACATTATGGGCATATCCTACCATGAGCGCGCCGTTAGGATTTCCTGCGGCCGGGGCGTCATGCGTAGCTAGCCACCACCTACCATTATGATCCTTGTACGATGTTCCCCCATCACCTGCATCTGCTGGAGGTTGAATAGTCCCGTCAGGGTGTGAATAGGCCCAGTATTTGCTGTTCGTAAGAGTCTCTCTCAACCCAAGAGACTCCCAGGTTATACGGTTTATTAGCCTGCTGCTATCCGCCGTCCAGAATTCGTATAGATCGGCGCCAGCATAAATGGCGAACCACTCTACGCCAGTACCAGCCCCTGCCGGGTAAGTGCCATCAGTAAAGGCTCCAACAGCGAAGCCGGTGCCCACATACGTAGCATTATTCAATACTGCATCATGGTACGGCCCGCCAGGAGTGCCATTCAACCACCCATACAGATTCTCGGCAGATCTGTCCAATATGCAAACAGCAAAATTGTGTGTTCTTCTCCAAGAGTTCCCCATGGGGACAGCGGCTTGATGCGCTAACGGTAGGTAGTAAAATCTAAAGAAGGTGTTGCCTGGCGCATTTATATGGTAAATGCTAAATCCATTTGTGTAGATGCTGGGTTGGTTTGTTAGCAACACCTTTCGCGCAGTGCCGTAGTCGTCGTACGTCTTGTACTTCACCAGAATAACGAGATCATCAGTAATCAGCCAAGACGGAGGATGTGTCGTGTCCCTTCTGTAGTCCACTCCGTCATAGCGTTCTGTTGTCGCGTCCACCCCAGATGGGTACTGATACGGCGTGGGCGCCCCCGGTACGACTCCCGCTCCCGTCGCGGCCAGCGTCATTCCGGCGGGGTTGATCGTCGGTGTGTCGCCGTCCAGAGACGTCCAGAGCATGTAAGGCACGCCCCAGGGATTCTCTGCCCCAACACTGGTCAACGTCATGGGATCGAAGCAAGCACGCGCGTCATACTTCTCGATCAACGTGCCAGACAACGGACCAAAGCCCGACTGTTTCTTGCAGCGTCCGTCGGGCCAAACCGGGTATCTGTTGATATGGAGCACTCTTCAAACCTATCGAATTAAGCTAACTACTATAACTATAACGACTTTTGCCGAGCTATGATGACAACCGTATTCGACAGAACACCAGTGTTTGTAATAACAAGTCGGACACGTACATACTTGTAGTTGCAGTTGTCAAAATCCCATCCAAAGGTTACGGTTGCAGCAGAACCACAAGCAATACTGTTAACCACCGTGTTTGCATCTGACCGATAAGCATAGATTGATATCCAGTCACGATTGGCTGGAGTAGCATCCTCGTCATTTGTACCCTCAACAGTAAAAGAGATTGTGTTATTTGCGCCACAGATAAACTTACCAGTAAAGGACAAGTCTCTATAGCCTTCCATCTCTAGACCGCTATCATCTGGATAACTAATTCCAGCAGAAGTAGCATGATCTGTAGTATCAACAAGCGGCGTTTCCAAAACCCGTCCTCCAGTTAAAAGGCTTACCCATAGAGCTGATCCAACGGTATCGACAATACAAAGATATAACGCAGAGTCAGCTGTAACATAAGCTGTATCGCCAGCAGCTAAAGCTGCATCTTGAACCGATGCCCCGACAACGTTCGGAAGCTCAGAAGTATCTGCAACTGCTCCCCAATAAGAAGTTGTAACTTCAATCTCAACTGATCCTGGAGCTGTTTGAGTTGCTGTTACGCTAGCTCCAACGAAGTCTATATTTGCAACACCGGGCTCAACGGAAACGCCTTCCTCCGAAATAGAAAGAGGCGTTCCCCAAGAGCTATGAAAAACAGAAACGTCAGTATCCCATGCCCCGCCATGAATTTGTAGCAGAGCATCAACCATCTCTTTAACTGAGTAGTAAAGATTCTCTAGACCATCTCCATCTAACGACCAAGATGCACCATAAAGGTCTTTTCCCACTTGAGTAAAGTTAAGCTCATGGGTTTGGGTTAAGCCATCTAACGAAGACGCAGAAGATGGAAGGATTGGGTCGAATATGTTCATCCCGATCCTGGCCTTCTGAGCAGCAGTCAGGCCCTCGTTCGTATAGCTAGAAATAGAGGTTCTTAACCCATCAATCTGATCTTGGATCTCTGTATAGAGCTGAGAAAAGGATTCTTTAATTGTCCGGGGCCGCAGTAAGTCTGTTCTCCAATAACGGCCATCATCCACCCTGGCCGAAGCAGTAGAGTCAACAAAAATGTTATTGCCGTCTAGATAATTCCTCTTTGGATAGATAGCATTATTAGCCATCTTCCAGCGAGTGTCATCCCGACCTTGTGGAAGAGAAGAGATCACAGGATAAACTTCAGCGTTATACTCAGTAATTATTTGAGAGAGAGTACTTTGTATTCCGGCAAGAACATCCTCTATCTGACTTACAATAGGAGTTGCGCCAGAAGTGGAAATAGAAGCAGTAGTCCCTATGTCTTGTAACCTTCTCATGGTTATGTTGGCCTTGCTACAATGCCAGCCCAAGAGACCTGGCAATATTCACCAGGACCAGGAGCTCCAGTCAATTTAGTTCTTATCTCATAGACCCGCTCGCTATTAAGAATCTGGCTTGCTCCAGCAATTGGAGCAGCACTAATAGTAAGAATACTAGAAACCTTATCTACAAATCCAGCGCCCTGAGCCACACTCGCCGTAGACAAAGTTGTTACTAAAGTACCCGCACCTATAGCTCCACTAGTTCCCATGTCATAGAGATATAGCTCCCCATCTACCGCAGCAGCTCCCATATATCCAATAGCTGCTTCAAAAGTATACTGGACTTCAACTGAGGCATTTTGGGAGGGATCAAAAATTAGACCGCCAATTACGTCATCGGCAAGAGCCGTAACCTCATTATAGGGAGTCCCCGTATAGGTGCTATAAATCGGAAGAGCCGAATGGAGAGGAATCGTACTAGAATCCCAAGTGCTGTTATGGATGGAGAGGAGCCCCTCTACCATAGTTCTTAACGACCCGCCAGTCAGAAGAATAGAGCCATCAGAGGTCCAGCTGTCATAAGCATCACCATAAAGATCTCTTGCTACCTGAAGAACATGAAGGACGTTCCCATTAGCTATAGAATCTAAAGAAGAAGAGTCTGAACTTTTAGATGCATCAAAGATGTTATCCCCAATCATACCAACCGCTCTAGCTGGAACTCCATAGCTAGAGACAGAAGCAAAATCTCCCCTTATGGAATCTATACTATTTGAGAGACTAGTATATAAATCCTCTACAGATTCCTTTATAGTCTTTGGCCGAGACAAGTCAGATCGCCAGTAACGTCCATCCTCTAGAGAAAGAGAGGCGTCATTATCTAGAAAAACCTGAGAGCCATCTATTCCATTTTTCTTCGGGTAGATATCATCAGAGAGAGACCATCTAGTCTCGCTCCGCCCTTGTGAGAAAGAAGAAATTATTGGGTAGACATCTTCGTTATAACCAATAATAACTTGCCCAACATCGCTTTGGATGCCCCTAATAATGTCCTCAATCTGCCTGAGAACATCCGTAGATCCAGACGGGACAATTGTTGGAACAGTACCAGATGTACTAAGTCTTCTCATTATTGAACCCTAACTCTAAAGTATGAAAGAGTTGGTGTTAGCATTGCATCATCAGACTTTAATGAGGCTCTCAACTCTAAACCAGTAAACGCTTCAAACCGCCTGTCATATAAAAGCCTAACTCTCTCATTCTGGAAGTTTGGCCGGCTTGAGTCAAACTTAAGAAGAACTATCGTCTTTGGACCATCTATGACATCAATAGCATAAATAGAGGCATCTACTACAGACTCTAAAATTGTATTAATCCCAACTCTTGTCGCTCTTAGTTGAGTATAAAGATCAACTCCCTTATAGACTTTCTTACCAATGAAAGAAGTAGGATAGTTATATCCTTCGATAAGATACTTATGGTTATAAGGATATAGCGGATCACCCGCCTTTAAAAGAGCTTCTGTAGTAGGCGCAGCCACAAAGAGAGTGCTATCTAAAGACGCCCAGTTCGACCTAGTTGTCCTAAACTTATGCCAACCAGGCTTGATCCCCTCAACAACACCAGAAACAACTTTTGAATCTAGATTAGCCTGGGTTGTCCCAAAATCAATTTCCATCCCAGCCGGGTTCTTAACTTGAAACTCACAGTAATAGATATTTTCTCCATCAAGACCCCAACCGCATTCCGTATCACCAACTTTTAGATCGACATCTACTGTTGGGTACTTACCATCTGAATAACCAATGTTTCTCAGAAAGACAAGATTAGACAACAGGTTGTCATTATGAGATAGGTAGAAGTTAGCTATTGTGTCGTTAGGCCCATTGAATCGGTAAGCGAGCGAACCAGTTCCATCAACTCGCATAATATCTAACGCCTCATAATCTATAGAAGAATTGAATCTGGTCGTTAGATCTTCGGACGAAATTGTAGATGGCGTTGAGAAGTCGACTACAGATTTGGAAGAATCTGCTTCTCTAGAAAGGGGAGCAACCTGTACCCAATCAGTATAAGACGACCCATCATAGGCTCTAAGAAAGTATCTTATAGAAGTTGCGGGCGGAATTTCCTCACAAACCTCGAGAGAGGCTCTGCCAAAGAGAACAAGCTGACCCGCCATTTTTGGAATGAGAGTTTCGGTATAGAGATCTACACCATCAGAACCAACCTCAAAACTCTCAGAGTATAGCTTTACCTGAGAAATGCCAAAATCATAAACAGGACTACCATCTCTATATTCGTCTGGAGAAACCTTAGAGACGATAACCTTTAGCCACTGCATTTCAGTTTTGGGAAATCTGAATATAAAGTTCCCAGTACCAGACTGTACTGGAGACTCAGACGGAACGTTCGCCCAGGTATATCCATCAAGGCTATATTGAAGATTTATAACGTTCTTTGCTCCTGCTGTAGCATCGGACATAAGTAGAACTACTTTAGAAACTTCTTCTTTTCGGACAAGACCAATCTTCACTTCTAAGACAACTGGTTTTCCAGACATACTCGAAGTTCTAAAGTCTTCTGGATTACGAGATACTACTTCAGCTCCCCATCTATTAAGCGAATCAGAAAGTATGTTTCTAGGAGAGGCACCAGCAACCTTAAGTATATTCCTTGAATTTCCACTCTCTATAAGACCTATACTTACAGAAGCTTCTCTAACATCTATTAAGGTTCCGCCCGAGCCAGGATCTGCCTCTGCCCTATCGACGTTAAGAGTAACCTCGCCGGTAGAGGTATCTATATTTGCAGTTGTCGTAGAAGCGATATTCTCTAGAGATCGAAAGCCCTCTTCAACAAATCCAGCATAACCAGCAATATCAGACTCAAGAAGAACCAGCGACTCAACTCTGCCAAGAAGCTTGTCAAGACGAACCTTTAAACCTTTAGCGCGGCTGTTCCACTCGGCAAGCTTTGCAAGAGACAGTTCGTTTACGTCAGCCAAAGAGGTAAGAAGAACTTCTCTGTCATTGTCTATAGCCTCTAAGGCATCTTGAAAGGCGGAAGCAGAAGACTCGGTAAAACGCTCTGGCAAGGGGACCGCCCGAAGCCCACTCCTGGTAAGGGCACCGAATGCAGCTTCCTCTTCTGACAAAGCATTTTGTAACTCACCAGTAGACGGAACACGGCCCTCAAGTAGATAAGCCTTTAGAGCGTCCTCTAATATCCTGATAGTTCTATTTTCAGAAACATATCCCACTTAAGCCACCTTCACGGCAAGAGCCCGAAGAAGAGGAGAATAATAAGGAGCTAAGTCGGCAACGTTTAAGCTCTCTACTTCGTACTCATATCGGACCGATACCTTACCACTCTGGGAAGAATTAGAAGACAAATCTAAGACTATCGTTTGTCCATCTTCCTTAAGCTTCCACTCACTACCAGATTCAAACTCTCTAGAAATATTGTAGCTAACTGTATAAGAAGTATACTTAAATTTAGCTGTTCCAGTAGCTGACAAAGCTTCTGAAAAGAACACCCTGCCATTTACCTGATCTACTGAGTAAGAACCTTTCATCCGCTCAGAAGAGTATGCATCTCTATAATAATAAGCAATTGTCTCATTGGCAGGGATCGTACTCCCCGCAGTTGTCAAGACAACATAGACATAGCCCAAGCCATCAACGCCACTACCATCCACGTCTATATAGTAATCTCCAACATTTGCCAAAGACGCGTAATTTATCACCATATTAGTAAAAGTAGGAGATGGGCCAGTCTGATTTGTAAAGGAAAATCCAGACGTGGGAATAAGGTTTTCGTGATGAGTTATTTGAAACTTTGCTATTGCTGGAACACCAGCAGAAACAGCTTGCGGAATTATCTCGTCCTGAATCTTTCCCATAACTTCAAATTCGTCAGCCCCATTAATATAGGGGACTTCAAATGGAGATATTCCAGCCCCAAAAACGTCTCCATTTATACGAACGCTCTTTGGAACAATCCCAGTTGATCCAGTAAGATCAGCCGACTTAACACCAGAAGAAAGCGATTGCGATCCAGAAATCGTATGATATCCAGTCTCATAAACGTCTATCTCGTCTAGCTTACCCGAAACGAAATCCCAATCAGTCTCTTCAAGATAAATACTGCTATCTGGATAATATGAAATTGAATACGTATAATCATCTACGGGCGTTTTCATATAAAGATAGCCACGAACCGGGTCTAGGGTCCAATCGCCAGAAGCATCTAATTCTGTACTGCCATCTATAAACTCTCGGTATCTTATAAAAGTTGTACTTGACGGAATTGCCGGGGCCCCGATATAAGAAGCCGTGCTTCCCAAAGCGGCCACCCAGGACGGTCCACTATCAGAACCCCTTATAACAAGTCGCTTTGGTGGAGAAGAGGTCTCGTCAAGCCTAACCCTATCAGAATTTACAAGCTTATACTTAGTTATCCCAGTTGGGAGAGTCTCATTTGCCGCAATCATGAATGGCTGGCCAGCAAACTTGATCTGAGTATCCTTCTTGTTGCCATTAGAAGAATAGGCCAACTTTAATTTATATGGGGCCGCTATCCCATCTAGCGATACATATTCCTGACTTAGGCAGACAGAGATGGTGTCAGTGGCCGCCGGTATCATCCCGACAGGAGCAAGACCATCCCCATTACCAAATACAACTTCAAGAGATGAGTCTGTCCCATCAGTAGAAGCATCTGTGCTCCGTCTTACGATACACCTCCTCGTAAACCGATCAGCCCCAGACCAATCTATCCCCTTTGCAAACTGAACATTGTTTACATATACATAAACTTCATCGGGATTATCGATCTCACTAATTGGGATTTGCAGCTTAAGTTCTGTATTGCCGTGCCTCTCCCAGTTTCCGCCACCACCCGGATCTACTTTTAGCTCCGAGAAGACACCTTTGCCAAGAACCATCTTTGGGTACAGTTTCCCGCGACTCCCAATATTGGGATCACAAACAGATACAGTTCCATCCTTTGGCTTATGCTCTAGCTTAATTGATTTGGGACTTCTGTCTGGATAGTTATATATCTCTCTTGTAGAGATAGAGGGCCGCGGGATACTCTTCTCAAAAGCTGCCTCATCCTTAAAAAGTCTAACCTTCCACCGAAGAGCCTTAGTCGCAGCCTCGGGGCTCAGGACCTCTGGAAGCTGAGAGTCAGCATCTTCTTGAGAAGTAAGCTGATCCCATGAAGCTCCATCATTAAATGAAAGATAGTATTCAGCTCCACCAACTGTCCTTGGAACAAAAGGAGGATCTACCAAGGAGATAATAGAGGCTGCTGTAAAGTCATCTGTAAACTGAATTGGCTTAGAGATCAGCTCTCCAGCTGTCTCATACTGGAAGCCATAGACTGCAATCTCTTTTATACCAATCGCATATCTAAGTTTTCGGCTTCCATAAACGTCAGTTATGGGGAACGAAGAAGATTGCCTTATCAGAATACTAATGAATTTTGTAAACCTAGGCGCAAAGACAATATTAAACTCTCCAGCAAATCTTGATGATCCGGGAGATAGGTGGAATCTATCTTCTAGTCTCTCTCCCATAAATTCAGCGACAGAGACCTCATCTTTTAGAGAAGTCCAGACGCGACCATCTTCGGAAACCTTTATTACGTCTATAACTGGAGGCGTTCTAGCCCCAAGGAAAATGGGGTGTAGCTTAATCCCATTAACAACACGGATGTCATCAAGAGAAATCTTTAGCTCTAACCGAAGAGTCTCCTCGTCTTCAGCATTTACAACCTTCTCATATTCCGTCCATGTATCAACGTTACCGTCATACATAGAGGATATTGTTCCCCTAATTGGAGCTCCTGCTTCTGTATTATTGCCAAGAACTCCATTAGATAGAGAGCCAATCTCTATCTTCTGAACCTTCCACTGATCAGTTGTGGCCTTCCTCGGAAGAGAAGCAGTTCCGTCTGCTAGGCTAATAGAACATTCCTTCTTTATTAGAAAAGAAGATCCGCGGTCGATATTCTCTTCAGTAGAAAAGGTTTCGCCGTGATAACGACTACTGCCAAACCCACTAGAGTAAAGACTATAGACAGCTAGCTCGTGGTTTATCCTCTTCACTCCTGCCTGAAGTTCTCTTATGGCCGCGGCGGCAAAGTTAAAATTGCTTTCAACCAAAGAACCAGAGCCCTTTGTAGCGGTAAGGAGATAGATGATTTCGCTATAGACCCCAAGGAAGAAAGTGTTTAGATCACTTTGGTTAAGAGCCCCTCCAGCAATAGGTCTTGGTAGGTCATAAATAGCAACGTCGTTACCCCTCTGGATTCTTGCGGCAATATCAGCGTAGGCTCTGACTAATTCTTCTTGAGTTTGAAAACTGCCAAAGTTTACATTACTTTGCAAACGGTCAAGAAGATGGGTTACCCTAGCTTCTAGAAGAGGGAGACTTACTATCCCACGATATCTATCCATCTAATTACCTAAAATCACAATCTCTTTTAGATAAGGAGAAACTCTTGTGTTCAGAGTATTAGAACGGACAAGAATCTGCAACCCAATCTTACAGCTAGAAACTTCACCATACGAACGGGCAGAATCGAAAACGTATGTCTGATACTTATCTAACCTTACCGTTCTATTGGCATTTAGCCATACCTCGCTACCTTCAGTTTGACCAGAAACAAGGGGAGTATATACAACCCTTAAGATCGCACTAGTGGACGGATTTTTAAACCTTATCCGACACTCTTTGGGAGTAGTCGTAACACCGACTGGAGGAACGACACTTTCCCACGTAGACCCACCATCTACCGATATATGGTATTCATTCCCGAGAGTCAGAAGAGACTCCCCGACATAAACTTCAAAAGAACTAGAGAAGTCTGGATAAAAACGAGTAGTGGCAGTATCGTTAAGGCCCTTAGTTGTAAGGACTTTGTTGCGACTCTTTAGAAAGAGCCTCTCGTCTACAGATGAATCTCCATAAGCTAGAAACGGAATTACTTCAGTATCTAAAAGACTCCCAGCACTATCGTAGTTTTCCTTCTTCAGAAGGAACTCTATGTCAGATGATTCACAGGTTGGGAACTCGGCATCAGCAAAAAAGGCCAATACTTTCGGAGCACCTATAGTAATCGGCTCTGGTACAAAGAGGCCAGTATCTTGATACTCTCGCTCCAAACAGTAAACGTCACGCAAGCCAAAACGATACTCCACAAACCGACCAAGCCTTGTGTCTTCCCCCTCAAGCCCGATAAAGCCAAGGTCTTCAGAAATGGATCCGCCAATACCCATTAGTCTCTCTCTTAAAAGCTCTTCTAATACCGGACTAGTTCTCCAGCCCCCTATGTCTGAATCGTAATAGTAGAACTCTGCTGGAATAGCAGTACCCTGCTGCAAAGTTAAGATTACCTTACTTACGGTTAGATCGCCTAACGGAATAGTCTTGGGTCTATTAGAGACAACCCAATCTTCCATATCTACTCGTGGAGCTCCGCTAAGAAGATCTGACCGAGTCATCCCCGCGCCAACAGCAGTAGAGGTTGCAATATGCATAGAGCCAACCCCAAGCTCATGCTCGGTTCCCCCAGAATCTATATACGAGATATCTGCTATTTTTAGAGGCACGTCAGATACCGGACTTACAACTAAAGCACTAATCCTTTCCGGAACTGGAAAGGAAAGAAGTAACTTCATCCTGCAAAATGGTGGGTAGCTATCTAGTAGGATACCCCTTTGCCATAAAGTGTAAGAGTTTCCATCTATTACATTATCAGGAACATTTCCGTCAGCGTCTGTAGAAAGAGCCGTCTGTGGAGTAGTGGAATCTGTAATAATCTCGATCTTGGTAAAGAGTTTTTGATATTCACTATGATCCGGGAGAATGCCCAAATGAATTCCCAGCTCACCCATGCGAGGGGGAGATAAAGTAGGTGCCTTTCCCGAACGAAGATCTGAGAATAAAGAAGAGCTGAAAGGATCTGCAGCAGAGGCACCAACCGCCATATTAGATCCAGAAAAGTTAAGGCTCTTAATTCTTTTAGTAAACCCAGTAAACTTTCTCGTCGTAAGAACTTCATAGGCCCTTACATCAGACTCGAGCTCATCAAGAGCTGCTTCTAGAGCATCGAAATAGTTCTCTGTAAGAATCTTATGGTGCGCGCGAACAACGTTACTAAGATTCTCTGCCTCTCCAAGAAGGGCTTCCATATCCATCTTCGTAGCATCTAGAAAAGTTCTAACTGCATCTGACTCTATTAAGTCTCCCTCCTGAAAGGCTAAAGCTGGAGTCTTTTGTGAGAGCTTAGAACCACCGATCATATTGGCAAGAACAGAAAGCTCTTTCACGAACTCATCCTGAGTCCTTATCTCTCCACTATCTCTTCTTTGAGAGAGTATCCGCAAGAGCTGCTTAGTCTGAATAGCAGGCAGATTCTTTAGAAAGCCGGACAGAAATGGAATCATTTCACCACCACTAACGTCAGAATATTACGCCAAGACATAATGAGCAACTTCTATAGTAGCTCACTCGCCTACCTTTTCATAACGAAGAGAAATAAGGGGAGAGGTTTAGGAGGTTGCAGTATAGTCTAACTTTACGTCGAAATAGAAAGTGCCAGTATCTGTACAGCCAGCCGGAACATCTAGTCTAATTCTTATATGAGCCTCTCCACCAGAAGCAATCTCGCCCGCGACGGCAGCTCCTAAGTTGATAGCATTCACAGAAAGGGGGAAGGCATTAGCAAGAGAGTCACCATGACCAGTTCTAAAAGTCTCCCAGTCGGCAACATCAAAGCCACCAGCCGCATTCTGGTTTACGTAAAGTCCACCAGTTAAGGCGGGATAAGAAACATCTCCCCAGACCAGAATATCATCAAAGTCATCCTGAGCAGTTCTTGTCCCAAGATAAATACCGGCTGTATAAGGAATAATATATATTCCACAATCCGTTATGGGAGAAGTTCCCGTATGGCTAATATAGACGTCATAGACATTGGCAGAAGCTCCTGGGGTTATCGAGCCTAAAGATTGGGCCAGCGAAACTGGCTCCCCAAGAGTCGACTGAGAAAATCTTACTGAAACAGTCATTATGATAACCTTGTCCTAGCTCCCCATACTACACTCTTTGGACTCTCAACATCAGTGGCACTTATAGATGTAACACAAACATAGTAGACCAGACCAGGGATAAGTCCAGTTAATGTATAGCAATTCCCATATGCAGTACCAGCAATTGCTTCTGTGTTATCTTTAGTCCATGGTCCAGTCTTCATAGAAGACTTGTATACATTATAAGAATACTCGGTACCCTCTGATGCCCAACATATTGTAATAGAACTTGAAGTTGAAGATATACTTTCTATCTCTGGAATTGCCCCATGATAAATAATCACTGGGATAACCCCAGTAGCAAGATGCCTTTTCTCGACGATCTCTAGAATAGCCTGCTCGGTAAACTCTCCACCATAATCAGTAAGAAGAGTGAAGGGTATCTTGACCACGGCCACACTATCTCCAGGTATTACCTGACCCCTCGTAGAGATGGTCTCTGGACGGGCCCAAACCGCTCTAGGATCGATCTTAGAAGCTTCTAAGTACTTAGACTCTTTAATTACTCCCCCGTGCAACCTGAGGTCAATTAGAGACAGTTCTTCTATTCTAGAACTTGGGCGGGCGTAAGCCTCACCAAGAATGAACCACTGATAGTCGTTAGATGTATCAGAAGAAAACCTATCTTTAAAAGAATAGAGATAGATATCAGTACCAGGGAAAATGCCAGCTAGTAGATTATAAGAGGTAAAGTTTATACGTGTTGTGGTTATGCTATTAAACCCAACGATTCTTTCCGTCCCAGAAAGATCCGTCCAGGTAACAATTCCATTTTCCGGAAAGCCCGTAGTATCGGCAACTACTAAATGATCTTGTCCAACCGGGTTACCAGTAATACCACCAGCTGCTGTTGTTGTCGCCGACTTAGAGTAAAAGGCATACTCGCCATCTGTATTTATTTCACTCTTTAGGTCTACGTTCCCGGTAGCCGCATCTTGGGAAGTGTCAGTAATTCGCCCACTTCTATCTACCTTAATCCATTGGATAGAAGAAGATTGAGTCCCAGTATTGCCATTACTTCCACCAGTCGGCACGATATAAATCACATAGGAGTGACCTTGATACTCCTCGTCAAAGATAGGATTCAAATTTAAAGAAGAATAGAGATAACCCGTCTCCTTATAGTAATAAGAAACTAAAAAGGTATAAGTATCTGGATACTCTCTCTTAAAGTGGATGAATCCAGTATTAGTATCCCAGCTAGAAATCCCATATCCATCCCAAAGAACTAGCTCCTCTTGACCGCTAATATTTCTAATTACCGTATCGTTGCCTTCGTAATAGGTCTCCCCATCCGCCGAAGTATCTGTTGTTAGTGCATAAAGAGTCTTGCCAAGATAATCTTTGATAATGATATTCATTACAAAGAATGTTGAATCTATCTCTAGATCACCATTAGCAACCTTAATTACGTCCGAGCGGATATAAACGGCCTCTTCGTCAATTGAAGCTTTGTAAGGCTCTATAGGAGAAAAGTCCTGGTTACTATATTCGGGAACTGAATAGGAGAATGAGGTCCCATCTCTCAAGGCAGAGAAGGCTCCATTTGAGATGTTCACAAACCAGGGGATCGTATCGTCAGATTGAATGGGCTCTCTTAAAACAATCCGACCTGTTTCCATCGGCCGAATAGAGTATGTACTAACAGTAGGAGTTGTTATTGTGTAATAAGTAAGCCCGGGAGAAATGGTATAGACCTTTCTCCAATACTTTAGGTCACTAGTTATAGTTGAGACATCATCGAAGGTTGCCTCAGTATAAGCTGGGACCTGATTTAAAACCTCATAGTGAGTTTCTCCAATAGCTTCATACCTAACGAAATAAAGAACGACATCTCCAGTTTCTTCATTATAGGAATTTAGGTAATTGCTGTAGACAGCACACTCTTCATAAGATCCATCGATTGGAAGTTCCGTAGCATCATACTCATTGATACGAACTACCTCGAAAGAATTTACATCAACTTCATTAAGCTCTGAATCTAAAATCCTAACGCTGTCTGGATCTATCGCCGGATCGGGAAGAATATGTTTCCAGTAAAGTGGGGTTAGCTCATCTGAAACATAGTCACCAAATACATCAGTAAGAGTGAAGTACTTAGAAGCAAAACTATATGAGGTGCTAGCAAACTGAGAGTCGCCAGTAATTACTGTGCGTGAGTTCTCCGGGATAGAGTCCTCTAGATGAACAATCTTTAGATTAGAGGCGGGATTAATCTCTTTAGTACCAACATAGGCGCAAACAGCTTCTGACGAGTTAACTATTCCCTGGTACCGAGTAAAGAGTACAGCCTTCTTTATGTTTCGCCGCGTACCAATACTGGTAGTATGCGAAACATTATCTACTATAAAAGTGAAGGATAGAGTAGCCATTAAACCTACTAACTACTATTTTTGCTCGCCGAAAACAAGAACGCTAACACGAATATTACTACCATCTAACGCAACTACTGCAGCTCCAGCGTCTTCAGCGCCCCCAAGGTGAGTAGACACTTCATAAGCTCCAAAACCTATATGTGTTTCCTCGGCTCCAATAACGGGCGAGCCCCAGAAGATATATCCGCCAGCCGCCATTCCAGTAACCAAAATTGCGTAATAATGACTTGCCATATCATTTGTAAACGACAGAACAACATTGTTTCCAGCGTAGGCCGGACGGTCTTCGATAACGGGAGCCGCTGCATTCCAAAAACCGAACGAATCATATATTACTGGGATTCCTGCTCCGCACTCTACATGAGCCCAGGCCTTAGGAATATTCTTTGCGTATAAGGAATCTTTTACAACCACAGAACCAGCAGCGGGATTGCTTCCCGCAGAAGATGCATTCTTAACACCCAAAAGGGCATCTTCCATCATTAAGGTGGCGACACCAGTATTGGGATAGCCAACAACCTCTAGTGGAACGCAACCACCCACGCCAGAGTTCCAAGCTGCATCAGTCCATAAACCATCAGCATCACCAATTGCATCAAAGGTTGATATCACAACCCTTTGGCCGAGAATATCCATTCTGGTTGCTTGTGATGCGTCTGTATCCCGCATCCAGCCAAGAGCAACAAACTGAGCGTTAGTTGTAATTACTAACCCACCAGCAGTCCCAAAGGTACTTTCAGTTGTTGCATATATTCTTACGCTTCCACGATTGGCATCCTTGCTCTCAAATGACTGCATCAAGGTGTAATGGGTCGTTACATTAAGAGCCATATCCGCTGTTATCCTGGGATACGCGGCGGCGGTAGAAGTACCTAGTGTAAGAGAAGATCCGACTTTTATCCCGCCATATGGACAATCGTCCCAAGCACCACCAACTCCCGAAGACATAACAAACTGGTGGTCTCCTTGATCAAAGTAGATATGAGGACCTAGAACACTACCGAAATACAGACCCCAGCTATCGTCAACTAACCCAACTCCTCCATCCTTATCTCCTAGGACAAGATCTCCAAGAAGAGCATTGTTCCAGTTTGCCTCAGAGTCACCCCCATCAGTTAACTTATCATTATATTTATAACCAAGACGATGTAGGTATTGAGGGTGTGGATTCCTTGTCATCCCGAGAGTTGACTCTCGGAACGCTGGGAACTCATCAGTATCAATAATGCCACCTTCATCTACAAGACCTAGTAGATCTTCATGATGAAGTCGATGGCCCATATAACTTCCGTCACCTCTAATTGTCCGACCAGTATGGTCATGCTGTAGGAAGCTTTCGCGAAGATGACCAAGACACCCAGCAATATCGGTTCCTGGTACAACCAAACGATATCGATCAGTGCTCGGCACAAGTACAGCTCCGCTCGCCCGAACGCTGGAGTTGGTAAAGTAGGTAAAGGTAATTCCCTTTAGGACCTTACCAGCCGTCTCGTCCCAAAGCTGAATTGAACCTGACGGGATCTCATCTCCATCTACGAGATTTACAGTCAGGGCCCTGGGTAGATACAACTGAGTCCCGTCCATAGGATCTATATCAGCAGCTGCATTGTCCCAGGTTAGGTCTCTTAAAGCGCCAGTAAACGTAGTGAGATCTATTGTTCCCCGACGAGCATTCATCATTGGCAAAGTTACGATGTAGGTGGTTCCAACATCTAAAGCAACAGTACAAAGCGGCGTAGTCTGTTCAAAGTCTGGGAGAACATTAGGACTTGCCCCCCAATAAGCATCCCATTGATCTGTAAATTTGTAGGTTAGCTTGAATGCCTCTGGCGGATTAATACCATCATCATCCAGCTCATCATATAAAGTTATCACCCCATCATAGCTAACATGGTAATCCCCAGTTACGGCAAGATTAGAAATGTTGGTTACTGGAGTAACAACCTTACCAGTTCCGGTTACGGTTGCATCAGTATAGCCAGCCCCTGGATTTGAAAGAGCCCAATAGGCCCCACCAACTAGATAAGAATAAGTTTGGCTGTAGGTACTATCTTCTGGATATGTCTGAGCAATGATTGGAGCTCTTGGTAAAACAAATTGCCGGCGATTGTAGTGATTGTATCCATGTCTGGTTGGAGGATCGCCAGAAACAGAATGAGATGCTGCGAAAACTACCTCCAAAGTTCTATAATCTGTACCAAAATGCCTCGGATTCAAAAGACCAGCTGGTCCGACTTCACGGGCTAGATTCGGGCCTGTTAAGGGAAGAGGAGATAAGTCATACTCATGACGACCACCAGACCTACCAAGAAAAGACTGTTGGTTATAGATATCCCCAATGGCCTCTTCTACCTGTTCTAGAGCGCCCTGAAGCTGACCAATAGCATTGGTTAGTTTATTCGCATCCGGCTGTTCACCAGCAACAAAGTTTGTATTTATTAGAGTTTGCTTAAGAGCATCGGCCATCTTTATCTCCTAGACGATAGTAAACGAAAATCCGAGGTTCGCAAATCCACGCTCTACAAACGGAGGAGTTGGCGGGACGTGATACTCATAAACATATGGATAAGGACCGGTAACGCTAAAGTCATATGGCCAGAATGAGTATGGATCAAATCCGCAATAAGGATCCCAAGTCTCTCCAGCAATAACATCAACAATAGGATAAGGACCAGCAAATGGATTTATAGAAATATATGTTGCGCCACCAAAAGCAGAAGCAACTTCATAGGTTGTATCCTTTATCCTCCAACCAAATGGGATTGCGTTTAGGTTATTCTTTATATACTCACCTCTCATATAGAGGGGAATTTCTACTCGGATTCTAATCGTGTTAGAAAGAATAGTCCTATTTAATCTTGGCGAATATACAGAAGCTTGGATGCTGACGTACCTATCAGAGACAATCCAGTAAGCACCAAGGTTAGTACTTGACGGAGTTGGATCTGGGGCTACTAAAGTATCAGCATAAGTAAGGACATTGCCACCAGAAATACTCGAAGGCCGGACTGGAGCATAGGCCCCTAGCTTTCCAGTAATGGGGTTAATGGCAGCAGCGTCCCACTTATAAAAGATAACCTTTCGACCATTTGGTGGGCTGGCGCTCCAAGGAATTTCTCCAATGGAAGTATCAGCACCAACCTTGCCCTTCCATGGATCGTCTTTTAAAACATGATAGGTATAAACATCAGCCGTATCTTCAAAAGCAGCACCAGACGGAAGAGTAATCGTATTCCCAACTCCAACAGAGGTAATAAAGAACCCCATACTATCTACTGAAGTTGGAGGAGTATAAGCACAACGAGCTATCCCATCATAACCAGTTCTTCGTTGAGCAGAGCTTCCGGAACCACCAACACCACCAACTGCCGGAGCCGTGGTAATCCAGAACGTGACCTCTGCATTAGGTACTAACGACCCGGCAGAAGAATAGACGTGAGCTAAAAGAGAGGCGTAATCGGCGCCGACATATACGGGGCCGAAAGTATCGGCATCAGCTTTGTAAGAAGACTTTGTTGTACTTAAGATGATGCTAGAGATATCGAGCTCTCCCCTGCCAACAACTACAAAGCCTTTATTCAAACTTTGAGCAACTGGATTTACATCAGCTTCCTTTGCCGTAAAGACATCTGAGTAACCGTACTCTTCATATTCAATACGTGGGACTGCTTGATAAGCAAGGTAGACAGCTCGGTTAGGAGGAAGAGCTGGAGTTGGTCCAGATGCTGACGTTCCAAAGGTCAGGACACCAAGATCGTAGTCGATAATTACCTGGTTGGCCGCAGTAAAAGAAGTAACAACAGAATAGGCAGTCCAAGTACTAGTTGCATTATTTACAACATAGCAGTATAGATTTGAACTATTTCCAATTGGGAAATACTTGGTCGTAAACTGCTGGTCGTCCGATCCGTTAGATGTCCCGAGATATTCCATCTCGTTGAAATCTAAAATGTCTGCAGGAATAAATTGTCGAGAGATAGACTCAACTACACTCTTGTTAAATTGTAGAAAAATAGAATCATCTCTTACTATAGAGAGAAATTCATTTTTAGTAGTATCTACATTTGCCCAATAAAGTGTATCTCCACTTCGAGTAGTTAGCTCGTTATCATCAACATCTCGAAGGCCGGAAAAGCGCTCTCTTCGAAGATGAGTTCTCCACGGAGAGATTTCTCCCAACGAATCCCTTTGAAAAATAGTTACCGCAATTGGAGAATTAGGCCTTAGCTCTCTAGCTAATGTGTGAGTTGACCGACCATCACTATCCAAAGATAGTGGGTCAAGTGTTTCTATAACTGAATCATCAGAAAATAAGTATGATGGTTGCCGCCAAATTATAAAACCACCACGATGAATTTTGGGAACCCAACGCTCACGACCGTTCGCAAAAACCTCTACTACCTCTTGAACCTCAAGAGAGTCACCACTTGAACCAGAGATGGGGCCATTCTGCCAATAGTCTCGAGGGATACCTAATAAGTGGCTAGTCTTAATCCCTGGAAAGGGTAAGGTCTCGACTATCTTGTCACCAACTAAATGACGACAATCCCACTTCCAACCAGCGGGAAGAACGTCCTTTTCAAACCCGACCCGACGCTCCACAACCTTTTCGTAAACAATTCTCTTTGTGGAAAAGTCAGTATATGTCCTACTAAGAACTGGACTCATTTGTTACCTTCCCCATAAGCAAGGGGACTTATCAAATACCTGATCATATACTGCTTTGCCTTCCTCAGATACCAGTCCTTCTTTATCTAAGAAATCCGGCATACTCTCAGTCTCGAATACTTTAGTTCTGTAGTTTATATCCCTTAACGAGTATACGACTATTGGAGACCATCTTATCCTTAAAGGAAACTTTCGGTATTTATACCGACAAGTTCCATATCCAGAAGAGGCAGAGTAACAACTTACTACGGCTCGAATATAGTCCACGTAATACTCGCCTCTCGCAGTCACTGGGGTCGATACAATAAAGGAAAGAGTAAAACTATCTCCTGTCGCACCCGTAGCTATCCCTGCCGAAAGCTCCTTGTCAAAGATCGTCGTCTCGGAAAAGCTTAGAGTTCCCGGAACGATGTCTTGGTTAGCAAGGAAGAAATAAGTGCCAGAAGGTACCCATTCTTTCTCTACTACATCACAACTAGATGTTGGAAGAAGCCCGTTAGACTTTTCCTGACCAGTTGCATAGTCGCCAAGAGAAGCAACAAAGTAAGGAGATTGCTGAATCTCTATAACAAGATCATCTAATAGATAGCCATCCCCGTGACTAAATATATCGATCTGACGATCAACTACATTTGCAGAATTATTAGCATCTGTATAACTGGAATATAAGATAACCTCTGTTGCCGTGACTTCTACGAACGGAGCGGGAGCTACTGTCTTCCCATTAGACATAGTAGGACTAATTATAAGAGCCGTTAGCTCCTCAAGACCAAGCTCTCTAGTTATACCGTGAACCAAGCCAGGCCCAGTAGAACTAGCTCTTTGTGGGATTACAGAAACAAGTCTCTGATAGTAAGAGACCCCATCCTCTGATGGTAGTCTAACTAGATCTAATAGAGAGCCATGAGAGTCAAGATCATTCCTTGAACGTTGGATAATAGGGACGCCAGTATACGTACCACCATCTTCTACTTCGAAAAAGAAGCTGAGAAAAGTGCTGCTCATGCCTCAACCTCTATCTCCGTATAAGGCTCTCTAGTATAAATCGCCTTATTCTGGAAGTCGGCGACATACTTGTCGTAATGGAAATTGAGTCGATGGATTTCCCCAGCGCTCCCCATTACCCACGGACGACCATAGGCATCAAAACAAATCAGGTCTGGTGTTCCCACAGCGATAGGAAGGGGGACTGAAGCAGATGCGGTTGTATAGGCAACACTTATTACTAAAGCATCAACTTGCTCTGCATAACGTTTAGTACTACTTATGTCATCTGCTATTAGAGACTCAAGGTAGAAAACATATCTACCATTATCGGCAAAGGTATATTCAATTGGCTCTTTCTGGAGACCAGTCTTCATAAATCTCCAACCAGGACGGTTCTCCACCCAACCATTAGAATCGTAAGTAATCTCTGCCCCGGCCTCAGATAGCCCAACTCTAGTACCATCGGGCTTAAGAACACTCCACCTCGTCTTTAGAACTCGGAACATTGGACGACGTAGGTTATAGTCTAGAGAAACTACATCTCCCTTAAGATAAAACTCGTTATCCGTATGGATCTGTAAAACTACCTCGGAAGTTCTATCTATCACAGGAGAACGATCTTCCAACCTTGGGTGTGGCAAGTAGAAATGTAAGTAACTACCATCAGTTACAATTACCCATCTTCTTTTTGGCCACAACGACATCCCGGTCCCGAAAATATTAGAGCCGCTTGTATTTAGAAGCTCAATCTCATAAACAGGCTGCTTCTCTGTATTCCCCTCTTCAACAGTAAGAAGGTCTACAGCCGTAAAAACTTCATGCTTTAAAGTCGAGCCAAAGGTCTCATTACCTAAACTATAGAACCTAATCTTTTCTCCGTCTCGCTGAATATGAACACCAGTTTGGTCCATTGGACTAAGCTCACCAATAGAGAGCCATTCAATCTGAAAGTAGGCCGTATCATCTATATACTCAGTCATAACGCTAGTAATATCGGCCCACCTAGTTCTTGTAAGAATTGTACAGTCAAACGGGAAGACAATTCTTTCAGTTACCTCGTTGTCGTATGCATCATATCCAGTAATCTCGACTGCCGCTCTTTGGGCTACTCCCTTATAAAGCTTTACAGAAACCCCAATGTTATAAAGAGTTACCCATAAACGGCTTGGAATTCCTGGTGTCGCAGGTACAACGCTGGATAAAGAACCAACATCTGTCGGCGGGACAACAGAAGTATAAGTAAGAGGACCCTCTGCTACTGAAGTCCTGTCTGGGACTCCATACCAAAATTCCTCAACGCTATTATCATTAGCTTGTGTAAGGTCCATCCAAACTCCCGAAGCCTTACCTCTAACGGAAGTTGGCTGAAGATATACAACTCCATCACTATCAGACCTTTCTCTCCACTCAAAGGTAGGTGGAAGAGAAAGCCTATAAGTATTTTCTACCTGATGAGGATCAGAAGTAGTCAGAAGATAATTACCAAGATTATAGTTTTCCCACCAATAGAGATCTTCTAGCTCCCGAGCAATAGGCTCAAGAATCTGCTGTCCAGTAGATTGAGTTAATCTTCTAACACGAGACCCAGGAGGATAGGCATTGGCCATTCTCTGGGTAAGCCATGAACGCTTATCTTCTAGATCTCGTAACATTAGATAAACCTAATTGGGTCAGAGAGCGATGGCTCTACAATAATCCTGGCATGGGCCGGAACTACAATTGACTCACTAATAAGCTTCTCTCTCCTCTTCCCGCTCTCTGTCATTCTAGCCGGCCAGAATCCGAAGACGGCATCAAACAAAGTAGTTCGATTAGACCCAACCGCGGTAACTCGACTATCTACCTGCCGAAGGTTCGAAGATAGTTCGCGAAGGATTAAAGGCTGACCAAGATCAAGTGAGTTTATATAGTTAATTGTATTAGCCTTCAGAGCCGCCCGAATCTCTACCTTGTCAGTCTCTTTTAGATCGCCATGATAAACAACGTTAGTATCTATCTCAATCCCAACTTCATAGGGCCTTCGAGCATAACCAATATTACCTATAGCTATTACCCGATCAATAGACTCTTGTACGGCAAGAAGAAGTCTATCCGAAACTGTAGAGCTAATGGACTTTACATAGAGATTGAATCGGCCCGCCCCATCCTCAAATGGAATGATAACTATATCTGCTACGCCCGGAACACTAAGCGCAGCCAGAGAGATTGCTGTTTGGTTCGCACGCTCAACTGCGGTAATCTGTTTAGATATTCTGTACCTAAAGGAAGATTCAGACTCAATATCAGAACCATTTAGAACTGGCTTAGTATTAGTAACTAAAAGACTCTTGCCAGCATTGTCGGCATAAGAAGTAAATGAGTGAGAACGAATCATTCCCGGGGCGGCAAGGTTTCCAGATAGCCCACCAGTTGCCGCTTTAGCAGGAAGGAACGCCTCTGTCTGATCTGCCGCACAATAAACGTTTGCCGTAGTTATGTAATGGATGCTTCTATCGGCAGCCGTATCTGGAGCTGTTGTATCGTCAAGACCACGAGTATCTTCGAATGTAGTAACGGAGGGGGCTGTTAGGATTGTTCCAGACGAAACGGTAAAACCACTTCCGCCATTGATAGTCCCAAAGTTTGTCCCGAACCTCGTATAAAGTTTTAAGGCCCTATCTTCAGATGTCACCTCAGCATTTCTCTGTGGGTACTTAACAATCCCAACCATCGCACCAAAGTACTCTAGAAATCTACCAGTACTTGTGGGAAGGAAAGCCCTCTGAATGTTGAGGTCCATTAGCTCGCCAAGGTTACTAGTCTCCCTAGCAGAGGCCTCTAGAATAGCTCTAGCTTTACTTCCGGCAACAGTAAGACGTACTGGGGTAGTTTGAACAACACCCCTTAACTCACGTTCTAGGATTTCACCAAAAGTGCCGACGAACTCTGGCATTAGATCACCGTTGCCTTGCCCTCAAGGGTATCCCACAAAATCTGAGTCTTCAACATTCTTGTTTTACCAGTATTAATATCAACAGCTTTAACTTCGATAAAGTACATAAGACGATCCTTGGTAATAGGTAGATACCTTATACCAATAGAAGCCTTAGAAAGAAACCCGCCAAGCGTCAAAGCCGAAATGAGCCTAGCCTTCCCGTCTTCTGCGGTGACCCTATTATTAGGCTGACCAATAAGCTCATCCATATTAGAACCAAGATTGGGATGTTCTCGCCAATCATAAAAGCTGGCCATCCCCCGAGTTCTCATCTCTTGATATATGCCACGAAAGGAATCAAAGCTGGTATCGCGAAGATCCCCATCTTCTCCGACAACATAATCTTCATCAAGAGACCAGTAAAGGTCTGTAGACATGCAACTACTATAACAGGGCTATAACAATTCCCCAAGAAGGTTTGCTACTTCTTCTGCGAGAGAAGAAAAACCTTCAACTGGAGAGTTTGCCTCAAGAATTGGCTGAGGGTTAACAGCAGTAGAGGGAAGAGCTGCCTTATAAGCTGGGGGAAGAGTCCAACTAGCGCCAATACGAATATTCTCAGGCTGAGATAAAATAGAGATTGGCCCAACTATATAAACGCCATTAGATTCTATATAGATTAGAGATTCTCGCCCGCCACTAAGACGAACCGCATTGCGCCCAACCTCAAGACCAGCATCCGCATCTGGATAAGCTTTGATTACTCGTCTTGCCATTAGACGCTTCCTCCACCAGCCACGGCATACCTAAAACCACGACTAGGAACCTCCATTGCCGTCCCAACCGAACCCTGAACAACAGGGGCAGCTAGACGACACATTCCGGTTCTCCAGTTACCACCCCTATATTCAATCCGAACTCGACGACCAATCAGATCACTTGGTTCACCAAAAAGAGAAGACAACTCTTCTATCGTATGACCAATTGGCATAATCGCAAGTTGGCTATCTGCTTGAAGAGAATTCATTTCTTTTGCAACGATAGCAATGTAATAAGTTTCATCTTGATCTTCTACGATACTCAAAATAAAGCCAAACTCTACATTTACAAATGGTTGCTGTGAGTATCCTTTCGTTGGCCTAGAACCCTTTCCAACACGACTCATCTAAACATTCCCTCTTTATGACAACTGCCCAGCAGCTGCCTGACCCATAGTTGTTAGAGTATCTCCAAAAATACTAGAGAGGTGGAAGGCTCTCCAGCCATGAGTAACATTATCAACCTCAGCTATCAACCTACCACGAAGAGAAGCAAAGATACCGTCCTGCCTAAAGCCATCAAGACCAGCAAAGAACGGACGCTCTCCCAAGATGAGAGGACAGACCCAGATTGGCTGACGGTCTTGAGTCCATCTTACTAAGTAATAGCCACCAGCCCAGGCAAGAAGTGGACCTCCAGGAATAACACCACTAATAGCTATCCCTGTAAGCGTACTACCTGCATACCTATTCATTAGGGCTCCGAAGACAGCTTCCCGAGCATTACGAGTAGACATTGTCGACCACTCGTTTGTCCCCGTGATTAGGTCTGGAGTAATTTCAGTTATCCAACCAGTTTGTGGCGAGATAGTATCCACTACCTGCTCGATATCAAAACAGCCATAGAGACCAGCTCTTGAGTCATGTAGGTAAACGGTATCCCACGGATCTACGTCCATACCAGTTACAACCAGCTCACCCTTATAGACGTCCTTAAGATGTCGGTTCAAAAGCCCAATAGCATAACGTCGAGCCATAAGCTCGCTATCAATACTGTTGGCGTACTGGTCAAAGGTCTCCATCGTAGTGCGCTCATCAGGAATACTATCATCTGCTTTTAAGGTATAGACTTCTGAGCCGTTATAGACGACGTTAACAGCGTTAAAAGTTCCTTTGTCAGAGGCTCTAATATTATTAAGAATAATATGATGATCAGAATCTATTAGATGATACCTACGGAAGGGACGAATACGTCCCATTACACGCCCAACGTACTCACCGGCACTTCCAAGCCATCTGTTTGTTTGGACGTCCTTATGTGTTCTGTAGGCATACCAAACTGCTCTACCGGCTCCTAACAACCAAGGATTGTCCAGACCAGGTGGTCGAGCCTCAGAACCACTCATCGCATTGCGTAGTTGTTGTAGTAATACAGTCTCCTCGGAAGTAATTTCATCTGCCCAATACCTAAAGTTTGGCAGACCAAAGAACATTGTCATCCGCGTCCCATAGGGTCGTGGTTGTGCGATCCAACCAGGATGACGTAATTCACACTCCTTTAGTATCTCCCAAACCGTCTGCCCTGAAGGTGTAAAATCTAAACCACTAAGAAGCCGGCCAACCCAACCTGTAAAACGAGATGTCCAACCCATTATCAACCGACCACCATTTATTGTATGGATCCAGTTGATAACTGGGACGCTCATAATGGCATCGTTAAGACCTCTCTGAAAGTCAGAGTAGGCTTGAAACCAATCTCCGGTATTCGCCCAGAACTGTTCCCATAGACCGGACAGCTGCTTAACATTCGGCGCATAGATATTATCGTCGGCTGGGTTATTAGAAATTATATATCGACTCCTGAGATAGAGGAGATGGTCTCTCATCCAAGCAGATACGTTGTGAGGGTTAGATATAATCCCAAGCCCAGCACTACCACGACCCACGTTTAATGAAGTGGCCTCTCCTCTAGCCTCTGCCGGATTGTACTGAGGATTTAAAGAATACCGCCCAAAATGTGCTAGTTCAGGAGAGCACATCATCGTGTGAACGATGTCAGGAGTATCGTTAAAAGTTACCCTTCCATCACTAGCAATACCCTTTGGCTCTAATACTAATTCTGCACCATAACTTTGACAGATGATTGTTACCTCATCTGAACATTCTGCGTTAAAAGAAACCTCAACAACTTCGCCCACAAACTTGATATTCATCCCATGTGGATGATTGACATATCCCAAGCGAGCTTGAACCTTCAGCCCCTCTTTCAGAATCAGCTTCTTTAGTGGGTTTTCAAGCTCTGTCTCCTCAAGCCCAGCAGCATAAGCCTCTGTCGGGAAATCATTATTAGGACCCCAGATCCTTCTTTCAAGAAGACCAGCTACGTTAGTTAGAGTAAGGACTAATAAGTCAGCAGGATTCTTACGGCTCCTGACAAGCCGAATTTCCTTAACGGAGTTATAGTTATAAAAGTCATCAAAAGCCATAACAGTTCTAAGGCCAGAAAGGGCCCCATTGGGAGTTGCCTCCATGAGATGGTCTCTTGCCTGATCGCCAATATCGTCCTCAAGGAAGTAAATCTTAAATGTTGGGAAGGCTCTCCTCATTGTAAGAGAGGTCTCTGGACTTTGAACAAGCCCTTGTTGGAGAGTCTCCCTTACAAAGTTACGAGTAAAAGACTGTGACCTATCACCAGGAGAAACAGTTGTATCAACAGCTCCAAGACCAAGAGGCGAAGTTGCAGAACCCTCTGGTATAGCTAGGGTTGTCTGTTCTAGCATCCTACGGCGGTTTGCTCGTAACTCCGTGTTCTTTCTAGAAGATCTAGCCACTGGGCTAGTACCAACCAACGCATCTATTAAACTCTCCTCAAAACCACCGGTCCGACCAGAAAGTAATCGACCAACGCCTCCCTCATCACCAGCAGAATCAAGAGTTAGTGGAGAAGATGGACTACCGTCCATTGGAAAGGTTGGTTCCTCATCACTCATTGAGCCGGTATATGCAGCTGGATCATCTGGCCCAATCCTAGACCGACCCATATAGGTTTCACTCCAGGTTCCACCACTTGCTAGCATCTGCATTGAAAGCTCAGATTGCTCAAGCCGATAATCCATTTCCCGGATGAGCTCTGGGCCTATTTCATTTAACATTCCCTCTTCGGAATCGTTAAAGAAATAAAAGTCTGGGTTAGTGTCCAAAACGCTATGAGTTTTTGGGTGAGCTGGCAGATCAAGATCTGGATAAGCTGGATTAAGTGAATTTTCACGAGAACCAATAACCCTATCTCTTACGCCCGGAAAATAGACTTCAAAGCTAGGCTCTCCAACATAGTTCCAGAATGTCTCTTGGGCAAAGCTCATCAGAAGACCCTGAGCCCGAAGAAGAGCTTGCTTGATAGCATCTGGTGTTGACCATTGGGTCCTTAACCCTCTCATTGCTTGTACGAGCGAGCTATCTTGTCGTGCAAATAATGGAGGTGTCTCTCTAAGAGTTCCAGTCATTAGCTCGGAAGAAGATGCCACGACTCTCTGATATATTCCCTTATCGGGCCCTCTAAAGAACGAGATTGGCGGAAGTGTTGGCATTAAGTCATTAAGAAGCTCGACAAATTCCTCGCAAACATTGGACATCCAAGTCAAGCCACTTCCTTGGTTTGACTCATACCAAGCAGTACCAATATCTTCCCTTCTAGCCGCGGTCAAAATAGGAGCTGCAATTACAGCTCTTTCTCCAGCATTAAACGAAGTACCAAGCGGTGTAGTCCCATGACCAAAACTTGGACGAAGTCTTTCTTCATCTACAAATGCATCTCTTGCTCTGTTTACGTTTATCTGTCCTTGTGCTGAGATGACTTCAAAGATCCCATCTGCAGAAGTAACAAGCTGACCATATCTTCCACCCATGCTTCTAATTGGAACGTAAGCTGGCCAGGCAAGAATCTGTAATGAGGTTGGGTTATTTAGTCGCGCAAGTGATTGTGCGTAAGTTTCCTCTACAACTCTTATGTTCGACATAAGGGCATCTAGAATCTGCATAAAAGATGAACTAGCTGTAAAGTTCTCCTGTTCCCAAGATTCGGCGTGATGTCCTTCTGATGTGAAGGAAAGAGTCATGCGATATAAATCGGTATACCCCTCTTCAGTTTTAGCGTCGACTCCAGCTACGATGCCATCCTTTATTCCGCATAGAGTTAGGAGGGGATTGTTTGAGAAGTCAACTTGTGCGGCACCCTTAATCCTCCTGAAGTCTCTAGCGTTCTTTTCACACTCTTCCATCATTGCCTGAAGGCGTGATAGCTGATAGTTACCAACCCCACTTAGCTGAAAAGAAACTTCTGTTGATCCTCTTCCCATAAATTGGGCAGTAGCATAAGCATGCCCGCATACCGGTAAGGTAGCGAAGGTATTAGAGAGAACTACTCTCATACTACTAATAACAGTTCCGCTAGTAGGAAGATCTATCTGATTACTATTATTAATAAAAACGCCATACTCACCAGAAGTTGGATCTACTTTAGGCGCCCAAACCCAACCGGCATTAACTCCAGGGCTTTCTGGAGAAGTAATAGCTGTCGATTCAGGAAATACCGGTCCCATTATTGTCTCCGACCTCCGCCCGACTGTCCAAGCTGAATCTCAGCTCCATCGGCCCAACTTACTAGACCCTGCATAATCTCTGCCCTAGGAGGAGGAACGGCGATGGGGTCAGAGGTTGTATTAGTTTGAGTATTTGTTGAGGAACTAGACATGGCGCTAGTTCCAGCTGGTACTGCTTCTGTTGGAGCAAGACCTTCTTGAGTAGTTTCTACTACTCCCCCAGAACGAGGAGGAACATACCGACTTCGTCCACCAGAATAGATCACTCCAGGAACCGCCCCGTTTAAAGCAACGGTAGTAACTGGCCGACGACGAGTATCGTCTCCTCCAATAGTAGAAGATGGTACGATCCAAACAAGAGCTTCGGCTTCTCGCATACGTGGAGTCTTATGGTACTGAAAGGCATCAGTAGCCCTAGTGTTCCCAAATGCAAAAGCCCTTGCTGTTGGATCGTATCCACGACGACCAGCACCTACGTAAAGTTCAGATAGAACACGGCTTCGATCAGCTTGATTATCCGAAAGAATAGTAACTTCACTGCGAATGGAATTCTGCGAAGCGAAGTCGTCAAAACCAGGTATTGGATTCCCCCACTGGCCAGTACAGATATGATAAGCTGCTATATTAGCTGAGTATCGTCTACTCAATCTAAGCCAAGCATCATTATCCCTATTCTTGGCTAACCGCATATTTGCCCAAATCTCAGCTCTAACAGCCGGAGAGCAACCCCCAACTAACTGAGCTCGTCTAAATTCTCCTCTCGATAGACACTCTCGCTCCCAAATAGTAAGACGGTCCCATCTTGCAACCGAGGGAGGAGGCCTTCCCCCATTTGGGTTGGCCCGATACCAGGCCTGAAATTCCGGGCGACGAGATTCGTCAGAAGGACCCGGTACTCGAGGAGGAATCCCGTTGGCTCCAGCCGATGGTTCAGATAGCAGACGACCAGAAGAAAAGTGCTCTAGCCCAAACGCAAAGTTGGGATTTACTGGAGCAGAAAATAAAGCAACAAAATTAGCTAAGTTGGTCCCATTACCACCACAAAATTTTTGTATTTCGCACCAAATACAAAAGGTTGACTCTATATCTTCGTGGGCAGCAGATGCGGCTAACCATAAAACGTCATCAGCCGTAATAGGATGCCGACGAGGAGTCGTAGTAACAGCAGACCGAAAGTAAATCGTCCCCCATATTGAGGGAGAAAGATTAAACGGCGAGAGGTCCCAGTCTGACATAGTGCTTCTCCCTAATCACCAGCTGGCTCAGCCCGCCAGGTATCTTCACCAGAAGGATAGTCCCTTCTAAAGTCTTTGGGAAACTGCATTCTCTCAAGAACACTTCTAATAGTTGTTGGAATATCAGATGGATATCCAGACAATACCGCGGTGGGGCTTGCCCACATCCCAACCTTTGGCCTTCTCGGATCTGCATCTGGGACTGGACCGCCGGCTTCTGCCATTGCTATCTCGTATGGCCCACCCTGGGTTCCGTCAGTTCCACCTGTACTCGCCCAAGCCAACCCAAGCTCAACTAACCTCAGGTTGATGTTTACATCACCTTTAAATATGGTAGCAAGTTTACGACCGTAGTAATCGTTACCATGCTGCTCAACTCTTATCGTTGCGTTAACCCCACCAGTAAGCTCTACCAACTTTGCCTTTGCTTTAGCTCCCCACTGCTGATCTGCCGGTCTCCAACTATCTTGAGCGTGAGGCATCCAACGAAGAACATCGGCATTTGAGTAAGCGCCAGTACCCAAAGACATATTGTAAGAAGGACGAGCTCCATAGGTTTCTGGGGTATCGATATTCTTTAGACGAAGCTTTATTTCAGCACCAGCTCCCTGTCGAACAGTTATGGTATCTCCGTCTTCTATATCTGTAACGGTATAAGCATTTGATGCAGGACTAGAGGTGTCATTCTGTCCAGAAAACGCATTCCAAGGTAGCCTATGCTCAATCCAAGCAGCTAGCCGAGTATTAGCCTGCGCCTTTGGATGGTAGTTGTAAAACTGTCGACCAGCTCCTGTTGGGTCAGACCAATGGGTCGTAGGAGTCGTCATGTAGTCTCGCTTTAGCGGGAGAGACCTATCAGTCCTACTAGTTCCCACCTCGCAAGCATCTGCATGATAATCAGTTTCAGCCCGACCCGGACCCCAACCATTAGGCACTTCGTTTTGAACACGAGTAATGGCAGACTGATGATAAGAGTTAACATTTGCCAACCAAGTATTAGTTCCCGTCTCTCGCCAGGCTGTACTTGCACCAGTACTTCTCAAGCCACTATAGATATGGGGCGTGGCATTTAAAGAATCACCTTCAGGGGGAAGTGGTAGAAGGATTGGAATTGCACCAGCGCTACTAACATCTTGCATTATATCGATTAGAGAATTTAGCGCTGTCGGGTAGTTATTTCCATCGTTTAGCCCACAAAGAATAACCACTCCAGCAACCCGACTAAGGTTTGCCCCACCAGAAACCTTAAGAGCCGAATTTGTCTTACTCTTATTCCACGCCCTCTTTAGGTTGGCGCTTCCAATTCCAGAAAGGGCTAATGAGTAATAAGTAAACCTTGGGTGCGGGGGTATATTAGAACAACCACTTTTTAGATAGTCGGTATTAGGATCATAGGTCGGATTTGATCCGCCAAAGGTTAAGTTTTCATGGCCAGACCCACAGATACCTTTCATGATAGAGTCGCCCATAAATATGACAATATCCCTCGGTCCAGTAACCGCAACAGGGCTTGCTTGTGGCGAAGATGTGGGGGGCGCACTAACCAGAACTGATGCCGGAACCTCCGGCGGATGATTGAGATCCCACTGCCACTGCTGAGGAACAAGCAACCTCTTTAAAGACTTCCAGTTCATCGTAACGTTATCAGTCCACTCACTTATCGGAGGAGCTACATCTGGTCCACTCGACATATAGTCCATAAAAGGTTGTGAGTTAAAGGGATAAACAACAGGCTGAGTAGGACGGACAAGTGGATCACCAGGATCATTAATTTGGACCACATGTGAAAGCCTTGCCTCCATTGGATTAGAAGAAGAGACAATACCTGGAGTTTCTAATACAGAAAGATCGACTATGCTATTGGCAGAAGCTCTCTCTTCGGTAGAAGTAGTAGTTGCCGTACCTGAATTACCACCCTCGGTCTGCTGGTCTTCGGTTGCCTCCCATGTCTCTCTAAACCAGAAGTTCTGGGAGAATGGTTTCCAGTTAAACCAACACATCATCGCAGTAACCCAAACTGCATCTGGAGTTCCCGCGGCAACATCAATAACTAGATTCTCTAATCGAACAGCCATAGAATCTACATCATTCTCAGGAAGCATATTTTCCCTGATATATAGATTCTCTATGAAACAGATAGGAGACTTCTTCCAAAGTGTGATTAAACCACCAAGAGAAGTATTGATTTGGTTTAGTCCTACAAAAGCAAGATCTACTTCAATCCAAGCTTCACCACTACCAGACTTAACAGCAATGGACTCTTTGGTTCTTAAGGGTTTCCAACGATAAGTAATATTACTTTTACGAATCCTTATAGCAAGTGGCGGAATCTTAAATAAGAGATGGCCAAGAACCATTGCGTCTTGACCAAATCGCTCGGTTAAAGTTCTTAGCCTTGCCTGCCCTGCATTTTTCCACTGCTGATAAAGCTCAGACCGACTTGGATGCGGCGTACCTCTATTCGCTTCTGCGTTAGCTACATCGTGAGCCTGAATCGCAGCATACTCTTCACCTCTCCACTCTGAAGTCCCGCGAAGATAGTCGGCAGTAGTTTCAGTTGCCCCCTCTAGAGTCTGCATCTCTGTTTCCCAGTGAGAGCTTACTGGTTGCCTACGGGGCGTTCTTCTCGGAGCTCTCTGAGTCTGGGATTCAGCTGGAACCCCGATACTCTGGAGATTAGCTTCCCAGTCAACAGTCTCTTCGTCACCAGGCATCAGATATACCTTTCGTCTTGAGCTTTATCTATATACTGAGGAGATATAGCTCCTCGGTTATCTCTCACAGTAACCCTACCACCAACACCAGCTCCAAATCCAGCTAAGTCATTCATTCCAGAACTATTCAGATCACCACTATACGACATTCTGTATCCGGCCTGCATCCCGCCCCCGCCAGAAGTAAGAATTCTATTCTGAATTCCGCTTGGCATCTGAAGTTCGGCTGGACCACGACTGGCCATAAGTTCTGTCGCTTTCATAGAAGCGTCTTCTCGTGGCATAGCTATAGATGTTCCCGCGCCTAAAGCAGCAATACCAAGACCCACAGCTGCGCCCATTGCTGGATACTTCCAGTGCTTCTTGAAGGCATTGATAGCCATTCCACCTAGATTACTAGCAGCCTCTACTGTTGCTCTAGAGGCAGAAATACCAGAGCCGGGCCCCATCCTCATCTCTCTAACAAGAGCAGCATTTAGATCTCCCTTACCACTCTCCATCATTTTGATAATATGAACTAGGGCATCTTCTGAAACTTCTCCGGCAATCCCACCTTTAGCTGCTTTATTTGCCGCGCGCCAAACAGCACGATGAGCTGACAACTCTCCATTATTAGAAGAGGTTTGGACCCAGCCTTTTACTTTACTGATAACTTCTTCTTTGTTATAGCCCTCAACCTTCCCCTCTCCCATAAGGATGTCCCATACATCTTCTAATGCACCGCTAACACGACCCTTGTCTTTAGAGACAAACTCATCTAGCAAATCGCTTACTTCACTAGCGTAAAGACCATGTTTGGAAGAAATTGGGGCCTGCGACATACGAGCAAAGATTTCGGACATTATTGTGTATTCTTCTTTGCTCGAAGCGTTAAAAGCAGCCGTAGCCTTCATATCATCTACAAGAGTGGAGATCATACCGGTCTCCATCTTGACGCCAACATGGCGAGTCAACCCCTCATAGTTAGCTCGACCGAGGTCTCTCCCGGCAGCAGAGGCAGCAATAGCTTTCTCTAGGTCCTGCTTCCTCTCTAGAGCTGCTACATAATCTTTTCTCCAACTAGCAGAATGTAGGGTCTTGTCTATCTCAGCGGCAACCTTCTCGTCTCCCATAAGCATTAGGGAAATCTGGTCGCCGTCCATATCACCAGACTTAGCAGCCATACCAGAAACATCGACAGCCCTACCATCCTTATTGAGCGTCATCTTCTTGATATATATGCCCTCTGCATCGGCTTCTACTCTACGAATATATCCAGGTGTCATACTTTGGGGGCCAATAAGAGGGTTTCTCCATTCCATTGTGGGAATGTTCTCGCCGGCCATAAAACGTCTGTATTGATCCTGTAAGAAGGTTTTCTCTTTTTCGCTGGCAACTCTCATTAAGTCGTTGTGTAATCTCTTATATGACTTCTCTGTTATGCCAGACACGAAGAGATTCTTATGATCGTTAAGTAGCTCGTCTATACTTCCATACTCAATACTTAAATGAGATGAGGCTTTTGATCCGGTCCAGGTACTAGCCGTCAATTCTAATGAACCAAAGATCTTTCCCCTAAGAGAAGTTGAGCCTAGCATCTCATGACCAAGTTGATTACGAAGAGCATCCTCTAACTCTGTGGCCTTAACTTTTAAAGCTTCATAGTCTGGAAGGTCTTGATAGTCAGTCCCAGACATCATTCCTTCGTAGTCTGTAATTCGTCCCCTTGCCTCAATATATTGACGGTAGGCTTTCTTGAGGGGCATATCAGCCCTCTCACCAACCTCCTGGGTATATTCACCCATATGCCCACCAGCAGCGGCTGGAATATATAGCTCTCGTCCCCCGCCCTTCCAGACAAAGTTCTCTTTACCGATGAGCTCCATAGCTTCTGCCGCATTCTCGACCCCCCTAGTTCCTTCGGGGATGTCTGCGGCCAAGCCAACCATGGACTTGGTAGCCGTAATCAGTTCACCCATTCCTCTATCTGGAATTCTTCTTGCGAACTCAGCTATAACGTCGTCTCCCAATTGTCCCCAATCCTGAGCCTTTATTTCTAATAGACCACGAGGATCTAGGCCAGCTCTTTCGACAACCTTTAGAGAGTCAACATCTCCAATGTTTAGAGCGTGGCCTCCTATTACCCCCTGAGAAGTCATAAGGGCCTTAATGTCGCTAGTCGAAAGTCCAATGCCCCTATAGATCTCTCCCATCTTTTGAGAGGCGGCCATATCTCCACCCAGAGCAGAGAAAAGCTGCTTATGGAAAAAGCCACCAATTAACCCAATATCGGAAGAGCTAAGATTCCAACCAGCTGCCTTCTTGAGAAGGCCCAAGCCAGCTCCGTGATGAAGAAGGTTCTCGCTTAGACCAAACTGTCGAGCTAGGCTCTCACCCTCTTTAGCAACTCGCGTAAGATACTTCTCTCTCAAGTCGGCATTGTTGACGTAATTCCACATATCTTTAACATGGGCATTCCTATACTTTTGGAATCCTTTCTTTGGGCCAAAAGTTCTCCCCCTCCCCTTCCCTCTTCTTCTAGAACGAACACCCTTTAGTTTGTCTGCAGCAATATACTGAAGGCCGCTTGCCATCTGTCCGTAAACCTCTCCTGGAATCTTCTTTAGGGCCTCTACGTCCATTGCGGCTTCTATATGGTGGCTATACTTATATACAGGGCTTTGAGCATTAATCCCAAACTGATGAGCTAGTTCTTCTGTCATACTTTCTCTAGCTATTCGATATCTAACCTTACGGGTATAACCCTTCAACCCATCTTGAAATGGGACAGTTCGCTCAACTTCTAACTCGATAAGATCTCCTTTATCTACTGCTCCTAGAATCCTCTCGGTCATATGACCTTCTGATGCAGCAGACCTAATCTCTTTCCCGGTCCTGTAATCTATCCCTAGGCTTTGGTTGGTAGAAAGCTCTTCTCCAATAGCGGCTCTAGTTGTACCCCGCGCGACTTCATATGTCTTCTTCTCGGTAAACTCAACCATTGGAGCAACTGTTCTAGAAAGAACGGCCTCCTCAGGTCGCAAGTCTTTCATCTCTTTTAGAGAGTAGTAAGTAAAGACGTTGGGAGTTTTATTAGATACAACTTCTCCAAATCTTGAAGTTGCTGTCGTAGGCATAGATCTAGGGATTTTACCCATAATAGGGCGTGTCTCCATTGCCTCTCTTGCTCTAGGACTCAGAGAATAATTTCCCCTGAAGCGACCAGCGAACTTCCTTTCCATTGGATAGTTAGCCCCAAAGACATCTAGTTCGCCCGCCCAATCACGAAGAGAAACTCGAGACCTTTCACCCATAGAAGTAGCACTAGACATTGGCCCTATATTATGGCCAGACTTAACCATCTCGTCCCAGTGGTTTTTAACCTGATCCATAGTATTGCGATAGTTAGGATCCATAATCCTTTCAGCCGACAACTCTATAGGGACGGCCGATTCACTATGGAACAAAGCCTGGGTCATAGAGGCTTGAGATCCATCAACTCTATACATAAGAGCACTAACTTCGGTCTTAAAGTTATCTAGAATTCTACGTTGCTCTCTTGCATCGCCAGCAGCAGCGTGTAGTCTTTCTGTTAAAGAGCTACCAGAAGATAGTCCCTCCCCACCAAAAACAAGAGTGTTGATGCCGGTGTTCCAGTCGACAACCTTCCTAGTCAACTTCCCGTCTTTGCCCTTTACCTGAATGGTCCACTTACCAACAGCAGAGAAACCCATGCCCCTATGGTCTGCAGCAGCAAGCATGACACTACCAACATTAGTCTTAATCTCTTTTGCGTTTGGTATTTGGAAGAAGTGGCGGCTACCCTTACCACCAACCTGATACTCATTCATGGTAAGGCTTACCTCACCTGTACCGGCAATATTAAACTTGTTCCTTGCAGCCTTCCCGCCAATAAAGTTCCGGTCACGAGTAATATCTCTAACCCCCGCCTTAACATACATACCACTCATTCTTGAGAACTTCTTTGCTCTAGCCTGAGCTTGGTTTAAACCTCCGCCACCAATCAACTCTACGTTTGATTCCCTATTAGGAACCAATGGAAACTGCTCTTGCCAAAATCTGCCCTCTGGTTCAAAGGCACTTCTGACATAAGCACTAGAACCCATCCGGTGCTGATTTGGAAGAAGTGGCCCAATCTCTGGAGCTCCCGGAGTACCAGTAGAGAAATCTCTTAGTAACTCGGCCCCACTCATCCCTCCTCTTCCGGGAAGACGACCATTAGCTAGTTCTCTAATCTCTGAATAGACCCCCTCCAGTCCACCAAGAACTCCCTCGTTTTCTTTTAGATGACCCCTTACGTTTTCCCAAGAGCCCCCAACATCTCCTAGTTCTTCTACTAACTTTATTCTTTCATCATCAGTAAGAACACCGGCTTTATAGGCCGCTCTCTCATAAACCTTCTTAAGGTAGGTTCTCCAGCCAAGAGGAGACATAGTATCTTGCCCAGCTCTAAAGGCTTCTTCTACCATCTTCTCCTGAACCTCTAGAGGCGCTCTTGTCATCATTCTAGGCAATGACCCAGAAGGGCCCTGGATCGCTCTCCTGGCGCTTTCTACGGCTCGCTGCACAGAAGTCTTCTGATCTTGATAACCTCGGTAGAGAGCGTATCCAGCCCCTGTAAGAAGGGCTCCTGTAGCAGCCAGGCGAGAGGCCTTACCTAAGACATCTTCTCCGTCACCGAAGGGGTTATCGATAGAAGCATTTGCTCGTAGCAGATTGAATGGGCTTACCATATTGTAATAAACCTAACACGATACTTTAGAATTGCATAATCGTATCATCGCCACGGGGACCAGCATAGCGATTTAGTCTGTCATAACCAGGAGATCGAACTTCTATATCATTATCTCCCGCGCTAGAAAGAAAGGCACTTGGGGGTCTATGCCCCGCTCTTCCCATTCTTATATTAAAGCTGCTTCTTAACGCGCCGGGAGAAACCATTTCATTAGCCTCGCCCTGAACTGCAACAGAGATTGGATGAGTCCATGGCCGTCTAGCAACACGAGCCAAGTCCCCTCCCCAAATACCAAAACTAACAGGGTTGAGACCCTGTTCCATAACGGTCTTTACTTTATAGTCTTCCATCTCAGCTTTAGGATCCCAGCCAATCCAAGAAGGGGCGGGAACTGGCATCTCGCTGTTAGATTGTTGAATAGCTCTTTGCCTTGCTTCAGAAGACCGCTGCATTGCATAAAAGCGGTTTATAGAAGCAAGGTCTCCACCCTCTTGTGGTGCTCCTGCTTCCATTCTAGCCCTAGCTGCATCAGCAGCTCTCTGCCCCCACTGAGCATGTAGAATCTCTCTCATTTGAGGAGATACAATACGGGAAATTTCTCTCCTCTCTGCAGCAGTAGGCGCTTCAACAAACTCTCTAAAATATGACTTCTCTTTTGTGGAGAGAGCCATTAGAGGTCCCCACTTGCTATAAAGATCTGCCCCTACCTTAGTTCTGGCTAACTGAGTTGAATATTGAGCAGCAACCTGACCCTCACCTCTTGCTCTTGCCTCAGACTCAAGCCGTTTGTATTTCATATATTCGAGGCGATCAAAATACTCTTCAACCATATATCGCTCTCGAACCTCTCCTGGTAAGCCTCTCCAACCAGCCCAATGAGCCATAGTAGAGAAACCTGGAGCTAAGAAGCTCTTCACGGGAGTCTGCCAGAGAGCTACGTCTTTTCCATAAACTTCGGTACGCTGATATTCTTCTAGAGCAGATCTCTGGTGAACAAACTTAGCTATGGGAGCAAGGGGAGTAAAACTCTCCATAGGAGTTTCTGCGCCATGAGTAAACCTCTCCCAGACTGCGCCGAAACCTCTCTCTACTGGACCAACAGCCATCTTTGCGTCAAGAGTTACGCTAGTTTCCGCTGCTTGAGCTAAGCCCCTTTCTAAAAGCTCACGGTTTATATTTCTTCCGGCAGCAGAGATGATGGCTTGTACTTGAGGTTTACCTTCGTCGCTATACTCCATCATAAGAGACGGATCTTTATGGACAAAGATATCGACCTCAGCACCAGGATGAATATAAGATCTTAGATAGTCAGAAAGCTCTACTCGTTTTGCTGCGCCCTGCCTTATAGCTGCTTGAGCATTAGCAGCACTTCCTCTTTGGCGAGCAACTGAGGCAAGAGAAAGCTCAGAGGTGTTTACCCCTGCCATAACGATTGGAGCCTCACCAAAAGCATTTGTTGTATAGACGCCAGGCTCGAGCTCACCAGTAACACGAACAGTCATCTTCTGGATTGCGTCACTATCGTACATATAAGGCTGGAAATCTCTTGCCTTCTTTACCTCTAGAACTCTCTTCCTAGTTGCCTGGATCTCAAGCATCTGCTCGGGAGTAAGCCGACCTTCTCCCATATACTTGGACATTACTCGGTTATAGGCACCATACTCACGGCTCCATGGTGCTACGTCAGCTAGCACGCGGTATCGATGATAGGGTGAGTATTGCTCTGGATCTACGCCCTTTAGCTCTGGGTGAAGCTGTGAATAACCTGGACCTGGAAGACGAGCCCAAGGCTCTTTTACCTTTCCGTATATGTCAGCCTTACTAAAGTCTAGAAAGTACTGAGAATCCGGGCCAGGTAGCCAGCTAGGAAGACCTGATGAAAGAGGGTTGTACTCTTCTATACTAGAACGCCTATTTGGAATGTAACGTCGGACGGATTCTGAGTTATGAACCGTTATAAACTCAGCAGTAAAATAATGAAGATTCTCAATCTCAAGATCGCAGACCCTAAATTGCCCATGAATATGAGAAATGTCACTAACCTGGAAATAAGCCTTATCTCCTATAATAAAGCTCGAATACTTATTCCCATGCTCTGGAAGCTTTTGCAGATCACCAGACAAAAACTCCGGAAGTAACTTAACTGTTTCTCGCGCCCATACAACATAAGACCGTATTGTATCTTTTCTAGTGCCCCCTTGAGGGTAGAGTCCACCCCCCTCTTCCAAATAGTCGAGAGTTGAGTGACCATGAAATCCGAGAGAGAGTCCGATAAGCAAAGCTTGCGAAGCCAATATTCGGCTAGATGTTGAAATACCAGCTTTAGATTTATTACTACTAATAAAGCCATCACCCAACATATAACCACGAAGAAAAGAGGCCCTAATACTAAGAGACGAGTTCATAAGAATAGTAGAAAGCTCCTTGTTTATGGCAGTTCCAGGAGCAACAACTGAACAAAAGGCCGCAAGCCCAAAAGAAGGAATGCTAAGCCGAATACCATTATCCCCATTCTTATAAATGCCGTAGCTAGCGCCAAAGTACTTATGAGCAATCTCTCCAAGACTGCAGGCAATATCGTGTTCTTTTAAGTGAAGAGCTAAGCATACGGAAGAGTTGTTTATATATCCTTCTGCCGTATACCAACCTAAGAAATATGCCAAATCTTCATTAACTTTTATCCAACGTTCACATCTCCTTATACTGCTCCCATTGCGAAATTCGGAAAGGACTTCTTTGGCGATACTATCTGAAATTCCTAAGTCTCTAAGCTCCTTCCGGCTTAGATACTGATTTCTCTCCAATAGCTCCCAAGCAAAAGCATATGAAAAGCTCGCGCAGGGATATACATATTTTTCGGTTACTGCTGACCAGCCCTTAGCTGAACTAAGATCAAAAATAGGGCTTCCATATATATCTCTTGGTAACGGAACTTCTACAAAGTCCCCTTTAGCAACCTCTCCAACTTGACAATCGATTGCTTGAATCGAAAGATTTCTTCTTGAGCAAGTATCACAACGCTTTGCCCTCTTTGGGATGCACTTCCTACTATTATGGGAATGACATATAGAGCCTTTGAAAACTGGGAGGACGTGGTTTGTAGTAGCTTTTAACTCTACTCCAAGCCCACTAATCTTTAGAGCTACAAGATCATTTTCTGGTCTGGATGAAATATTGCAGACTTTCTGCATTTCACCATTACGAGAAGTAACGGTATCTCCAATAACAACGTCTCTTATTGGAATGCATCCTCTGCCAGTTTGAACAATAGCGTTCTCTTCAATACACAGTAGAGCAGCACCGCCTATATCTAGAGACCAATAAGCCGGTTGAACTCCTGATACCTGAGAAGCAGTTGCCCATCTTCGTCCTTCGAAGAAACCTTCAGAACCAGTAACCTTTCCTTTAACTGCACTTAGTGCAAAGCCCGGTAAACCAGCTAACTCAGTCAACCGATAAAACTGTTCAGAGATAGTTCCCCTTAAACCAACTCTTTGAATTGGTTCATCTCCAGGAGTCTCCCTCATTCCTCTCGGGCCCTCTTCTAATTCTTCTGGTAGCCACTGGTTCCTACCCTGAAAGCGAGGTGGTTTAATAATCCTTCCTATAGTTGCGGCCATAACAGGACCGAGTACTGGAAAGTCTTCAAATGGAGTCTTGGAAACAGGATATTTATAGCCCTGCTCCCACATAAGGTTCTCTCGTTCATAAGGATTAAATAAGAATCTTAGTGGATGGAGTACGGGATCGGTCTCCCAATACTTACTCTCTGAGCCATAAAGGGCAGCTTCGTGAGAACCCGAACGCATCATTGCTACTCTATGCGGACGATAGTAGGCTCTTCCTCCTTCGTATGGAGTACGACCAGCTTCCCACCAACGGCCAGAACGAACAGCAACTTGTTCTTCACCACTATAGACTCTCTTTAACTCTTCTGGGCTTTCCTTAGTCCGCAAGAATGGCAGGGCAAGAATTGCAAGAGCTAGTGTAGGACCCTTCTTAGCATAAGCAACCGCAGCCCCAACGCTTGCAACTGTCTGCAAAGCAGCACCAGCATAATCACCAGCAACAGCGCTCCCTACAACAGCTGCAGCTGTATATATGCCAGCTCCAACGGCCGCGTATTTGCCAGCGCCAGCAGCACTAAACTCTTTACCCTTCCGAGTCCCAGCCATTCTCTGGCGAATCTGGGTAACTATCTTAGAGACTCCCTTTTGCTTATCAGCAATGGCTTTTAGGGAATCATGGATTGCCTCTGCCTTATCTGCTATCTGCTTATCAGCAAGCTCGTAGACGCCTTTAACAGCGCCTTTTCCTGGAGCCCCACCACTACCTGGAGGAATTCCTTTACCAGATAACTCTTTGACTAGAGTCATCTTCTGAGACCAGTTCCAGGCACCTCCTAGAACTAATCCCATCGCGGCCATTCCAACTAGAGTTGTTGGTTTGGTTAGTCCGGGGAAATAATCTTCTGTCTTTCTTTTCCCCTCACTAAAACCAAGTCCAGTAGAAACCCCGGCTCGGTTTGTTTGTACTCCAGCATAAAGCTCGGCTAGACCACTTATTGGACCATGACGGAAGGGGCCTAAACCTAATGCAGCTCCAACTCCAGCCCCGATTAAGGCATAACGTCCGGGCCTTCCTTTAGCTGCTCTGAGACCTATTGCTAGCCCAGCGCCAGCACCTACTGCAGCTCCAACAGCAACAGCAGCAGGAGTTCCGTGCTCTCTAGCTAGATAGTCACCGTACTTAAGAAGATGATAAGCACCAAGAGCAACGCCAGCCTTCTTGGTATAGCGCCACAACATTTGGGCGCCAGTACCAGGCTTAACACCAAGATTTAGCTTTCGAAGAAGTGGAACCTTACTAACAAACTCTTGCATTACCTCCAGGTCAAATGGAGATGTAAGCAAGAGGTTCATTCTTCCCATTGCCCATGAGAAGACCGAGTTTGCGTATCTACCTGCTAGTTTTCCTTTTGATCCACCAGCACCAGCAGGCATCCAGGCTGGACGAAGCCCCTTCTTCTCGTCTAGGTTAGTAAAGAAGGAAGCGTCATCTAGTCCAGAAACTCTAGCAAACCATTCAAGAGCGGTTCCTTTACGTCTTGGTCCGGTAGATAAGGCGGCGACGTTTGTCCCAATAGTCGGGCCACCAGTAACACTAAGATCTCCAAGGTATCCAGACCCTTGATTCCAACTAACTCCTTTCTCGAAAACCCCAAGCTTTTTAAGTTCGCTAACTCTTTTGCCAGTTACCTCAGAAAGGTAATAGCGAAACTTCTTACTTTTAAAGAGCTCTGGGTGATCTTCTGGAGAGAGATGAAAAGATTTCGGCGCGGCCAGGGGAGACATAAACTCAGAGCCATGGAAGGTTGCCGCAAAGCCCATAGGCATAGCACCTTCAAGGTGCTGTAGGCCTTTATAGAAGTGGTCCCAAACCCTTCCCCCGGACTTGGTTCTCATTGAACCAATGAGAAAGCCACCAACTGGAATACCAATACCTAAAGCTGGACCCCAGGGAAAACGACTCTTCTTTTGGGTGAGGTCATTTTCTACATAGCTATTAAATTCTTCGCGGGAATATGCCACAAGGTCAGGATACTATAGGAGAGAGTTATCGGCCACTACGATTCTTTTCCTGAATCCTTCTTATCATCTCAGCTTGTCTTACTTGCTCGGGAGTTACTGGACGACGAGCATCCTGCTGCCTATCTGGTTTTGGACGTTCTACGGAATCGGCCTTTTCTGCTGCCGCGGCATCTTCAAAAAGCTTATCGGTAAGACTCTTGGGCTTCTTATCTGTAACAAACTTGATTGGTGTTTCTAAAGCCAAAACCTGCTCAGCCATAGCGGATAGCCGAAGAACTTCCCAATAAGAAAGATCTTCTACTTCAGAAGGCTTAAAGCTAGGAAAAGCTTTACATATTGTAATGATAAGAAATTCATATGGATTAGAGTTAACGCCATTTCTTATGAGTTCTAGATCAGTATTAAGTCTGTCTATCTTATCTTGATCTGAGAGGTTGTTGCCTGAAAGAAGAATGGCAACCCCAACGACCGTTGGAACGATACCGGCCGGAAGATTATTCATCTCATCTACGAGAATAGGATCGAGACATAGCTCTCGAAAAAGCTTGTCCTCAATCTGACCCCTTGGCTCTTTAGAAAAGGTGAATACCTTTTCATAAATATCGTGCTCTCGCCAGGTTGGAAGACGAAAGGTTATCTGAGTTCCGGCAAGCTTTAGGAAGAATATTTGCCGATACTTTTTCTTAAGCTCGACAAGGTCCATAAAGCCTACAGAGAGAAGGTAAGCTGCATAATTGCTTCTGGGTTAAAGAAGCAGGCCATCTGCTGAGCAATACCAAATAGGGTTGTAATTAGACCGGCCGGCTGAGCTGGAAACTCACTCTCTGGAAATTCAGGCCATACGATAGCCCTAGCTACAACCTTCTCCTCAAGAATCTCTTGTGGAGATACGCCAGGCTTGCTCTCTGCTGTCTTAGCCGCGAACTCTTCTGCAGCACGCCACTCACTCCGCATAAGAGTCTTCATAACGAAGCACTGAACTCCGTCATCCCCAGAAAGATATGGAATTGGTACAACCTTCAGCTCACCATACTTAGCCTTAAGTCTCTTACGAACATCCTCTGGCGGAAGTCGCATTGTTGACTTCATTTCCTTATCTGGACCCTCGTTCTCTTGGGGGAGGGTTACGGCCTTTGCCTTTCCCTGAGAAGGGATCACGGGCATTTCTGGAGGAGCCTCTCTCTCGATCTCTACAGAAGATCCAGGCCGACGTGAAAGCATATCCTTTAGAGCTTCGTCGTCCATCGGAATATCACGCTCGCCATCGATAGTTCCAAACTCACCCATTTGTCTTAATCTCCTAAGGCTAGACTATAGCACACACTACATATGGTTTCTGAAAATGAAATCATACTGTACAGCGATTGGGTCTCCAGAGGTTTCTATTCCCACAAACTTTGTGTCAGTAATAGTAACATCGTTAAGCCTAACCACAGTATGATTTGAAGCAGCATTATTTATATCACCGAAAGCTATGATTATGTCAAATGGAGGATATTGATCTGCCCGCCTATGAAGCATTAGAGAATTCTCGTCAGCTCCTCCAGTCCAGTTGCCACTTGCGGCTTCTCTTCTTCCCATCCCCTCTGCGTTAGAACCACCCCCATACCAAACAGCATCTTCAAAGAACTCAGCCATATCTTCAAATTCCCGATCAGGAAGAGCGGCTATATTGGCCGCGTATTGCATTAGCCTAGCTTGCGTTTCAGCATCATCTGGGTTCTGGTTATTTGCATTAAGGGTTGTTTCTATATTAGCCCTAGTAATCGAACCAGATTGCCTTACTCCACCCTCTCCAAATGTGCCCTCAAAAATCTGGGCACTACCAACAAGGTTTGCCGTAACCCTTTGAGCATTCGACGGCCGTATTGCTGGAGATGGATAAATGTCGTCTTCTCCACCAGTTAGCCTAGAGCCAATATAATTTAGAATAGCTGGGATATAAGCAGCTTCTTTAAATGCTATCCAAAAAGAGCCACCACCAATTACAACCCCAGCTGCTAATGCAGCAAAGTATTGAGAGGCATACCCATAAATCGGCTGCCTGTTCTGTGTTACGCCCCAAGCAATACGACAGATATCATCTACTAGAACATCACTAAAATAGACCATAACTTGACTACCAGAATTATGTGAAACCACACCCCCTATAAGGAAGTTATGATTGTCCTTAACCTCTAGATCATAAACAAAATCTTCTTCATATTTAACCTCTTCACACCTTGTTATCTTTTTAGGAATAAGACTGTTGCTGTTTTCAGCAACTTCTGCCTTTATAAAGCCCTTTGCCTGCTCTAGAAAATCTTCCACCCCAGAAAAATACTTCCGAATAGCTCTTTGAGAAGGAGCACTTGGATCACTATCCCAAGCAAGAATCGAGAATGTGTTGCCCTTTAGCCATTCGTGCGCAATCTCTAAGATTTGATCTTTGGTTAGTCCTCTACATTTAAGAGCAGAGCCACCAGCCCCCATCTCGTATAAAAAGCCTGCCCAAGAACCAAACTCACGTCTTATTCTCTGCTCTGAGATATGAGAAGCTTTTATAAACTCATCTTTAGAAATGCCCGATTTATAAAATCGGGAAAACTTCTCTCTGAAATATTCTCCGGAGTTATCCCACCCATTAGAGATAATCTCCTCTACTCTTTGAGTATGTTTCCAAACCGTCTTTTCTAAACAAAGCCTCTTAATGTTTTGTGCTGTAGAAAAAGTTAAAATAAATACTCTCTTCTCTTGAGAAATGGAAGATTCAATTCCTAGAGAAAGAGCAAGGGTATGAATCCCATAAGCAAGTAACCGACTTGTCGTTTTCCCAAAAACAGTCCTATCACTAACAGAACCGTCTCCAAGCAACCATCCTTGAATTACCCCAAGTTTAAAATCTTCTGGCGCAGAAAAGGCCCAGGCTGGAAGACTCTTAGAGTAACAATCTCCTGGTATTAAAGACCTCCACAAGTAAGAAAACATTTTATTATGAATAAAAACTGTACGCCTTGTGTATTGCGAAAAAACTTTTGTTAAAGCCCTTAGCCCAAAACACTTTTCGGAAAGCAACTCAATTAAACTAGAAAGCTCTGGTTCGTGCTCGCTTAAAGAAAAGATCGTCGTATTCTTAAAACAAGAACCTTCAGCAAGATAGAGACCCAGGAAAAGACCGAAGTCATAAGTTAGATGTGTATAGCGATCTATCTTCCCCTCAATACAAAGCTTTCCCTTACCTCTTCCCCTCTTTCTTAGATAAGAAAGAGAGTTTTCATCTACGACAACCCATTCGGGAGGTGGGCCAATAGAACTCAAAAGATCGAGCCGCTCAGTATCTGACGGGAGCTCAATTTTCGAGACCCCTAGAAGATAAGTACCGCGCTCTAAATTACCCGCGCTCTCCTCTGAGAGGTCTGGCAGAATCATTTTATGGTCTTTAGAAACAATAAATTGAGTCTTCGCCCTAATGGAAAGCATAGAATCATTGGTCTCTTTAATATGAAGCCTTACGCTCTTCCACTCTTGCTTACTAGTCTCCTTATTTATAGAGACAACCATATCCCCGTGAGATATCTCTTGAACTGGTTTTAATGATATCTGACCATCTTGCCCCCTACACAAGATAGGGGTATCTTTTGCCATACAAAAATAGTCGTATTCGTAAATGATTCTGCCCATTTGGGGTGGGAAGTCGATAGCCATATAACTCCCTAAATAAACGGATTATTTCGCCCAATAAACCGTTGAGCAAACGCTTCTCTTAAGATACTAGTACCCGTGAGATTCTGTCCAACTCCAACATTGGGACGATAGCCTCTCCGACCAACATTTCTTAATAAGTCTATATCACGAGCGACCCACTGATGAACTCCTTCAACGAAGAGATCCTCAATGGACATTGTCATACCCTCACTAACAAACTCTACCCCTAGAAGACCCATCCAAGAGAAGTTTCCATACTCGTTAGCAAAGCAAACTGATATATCTAGCGGTGGTAACTGATCAGTAATAAAAGAAGAGTAAGTAAATCTATCCCAGTCTCCAACGCCAGTAGATCTATATGATGCCGTCTCAAAGAACTCATGGAACATATGCTTATCAAAGACCGCAACGACCATAGATCCACTTATGGTGCGCGGACCTCGACAATAGGACCTTACGTAAGTCGTACCTAATGGACGAACTGGACTCTTCTCTCTAAAGATAGAAACTGAGAGGGTAGATATCTCGGCTAATACTTTAGTTCTAGAAGATAGGGCGTTTGCATGACCATCCTCTTGAAGAGCTTGGACACTTGCGGATAAAGTATTTACCTCAGCTTCCAGTTCGGCTCGAGACTGCTCATCTCTCTGAGCCGCTTGATACTGGGCCCTAATATCACGATAGCGAGCCTCAACAGCTTCAAGCTCGGCCTCTTCTGTTGCAAGGGTTGGATCAGAGGGATCCATACCTTGTATTATTACGCGTCTTGCCTCCGCATCTGCGCTTAGTCCCTCTAGAGTTGTTCGTAATGGAGTTGAATCTGTCGCCTGGGCTCTCTCTAGCGCCCGCTGGGCTACTGTTAGCTGCTCTTGAGCCTCTCGAAGCTGAGTGCTATTACTCTCACCATTTGCATCGGGAGGAAGATGAACTACCAGCTTAATGTCTGCCCCAGAATAAGCATACATCCCTAAAAGGCCCTCACTCGTATGCTGCGAACCTCTCCCTCCACCAGTAAGACCATTAACTAAAGCATCAACATCTCGATCTTGGTTTGCGGGTAGAGCTTCTCTACTAGAATTAGTAAAGATATACGTGTCAAGGATATCTCTTACCTGGTCTCCTTCATTCGTCATACAGAGATAATAGGTAGGAAAGAAGGAAAGGTCAAACTAGATTATGAAGAGATTCTGCGGAGACGATCAATGTTGTCGTTCCTAACCCACTGCCACCACGAGACGTTGCGACAGAGATAGGTATACTGCTTCTCAGAGACTAGGTCGTCAATTGAAATGCCCCAACCTTCATTGAGGAACTCAACACCAAAGATTGCCATCTTGGCAAGATCGCCATACTCATTAGCGCCAGTTAGCGTGATATCGAATGGCGGAATCTGATCAGCGTAGAAGGCCGACATTACTTCCTGGTCACTATCAACTGAAGTAAGGTCTAGCTCCTGCTGAACACCACCAGGCTCACCACCAAGAGGAGTTGCAGCTGTAACGCTATTACCCCGTTCGCTCGCTGCTCTAATCTGCCACTCTAGAGAAGTCGTGTCATCTACACTGTCGGCTCTTAGCTCCTCGATGTCTCCTTGGAACTTCAGCTCTGATAGGTAAGATAGAATCGTATCTCTATCAAACTGAATAAAGATCATAGAGCCGGCAATACCACGCTTGCCTCTTGAGAAAGAACGAGGGTTAGGAGAACCCATAGTATAAATGCCGGCTTTCTCCCTAGTAACCTGAACCGAGATAGCTTGAATCTCGCCAATTGTTACGTTGGCAAAGATGGCCTTAATATCACAACCAGAGAAGGTTGTGTACGAGGCTGCGTACTCAGACTGAACTGGTGAACGTGCCATCAATCACTCCTTATTGCGGCTGCAGAGTTACGGTAAGCGTGATTCGCCTAAGTTCCCAACTCGGCACAATCATCAGATCCACATCGAGCTTCCCAAGAACCTTTTGTACCGCAGTCTGCCGAAGCGCAATCTGATGCCTTACTATATATCCGCCCTGCACCAGCTTGTCTAGCTTCTGACCAATTGCATTTTCCATAGCCTGCTTCTTAGCAGGGTTCCACGAGTTACCGATGAAAGGATCGCCGGCATCTCTTACTGCCTTGACTGCCCTCTTTACGATCCTCATCGTAACCAGACGCCTAAAGTCAGAAGTCGGTCTTGCTGAAGTAGGAGCATCAGACCACGTTAGACCCTTTGGCTTCTCAAAGAGGGAAACGTAACCACAACCAGCTAGTGAGTCGCAATAACGCTGGCTAAGGTTTACAACCTTCTGAACGCCTCGCATTACCTTATTTGTAGGAGCCTGCTGCTCATCTAGAGATGAAACATAAGCTAGATAGGTTGGCGCGGCTGTAACAACGTAACCCCGACCACTTAGGTCGAAAGAGTTAAAGAGACGGACGAAAGAGCAGACGGTAGAAATATACCGACCAATATCAATGGCGAAGCCATTTGTATCGGTCAGTTCTATGCCATCTAGGAACTCTGTGTCGGTAAGGATGATTCCGCCATAAGCAAGAGAGCCACGGAACCCATACTGACCAGCCATAAACTTATTGCCAAGTAGACCAGTACCGTTGTCTACAAAATGAGCAATGGTCTGCACGCCAACAGACGAGGTCGTATAGGTTGGCTTCTTACCAACCCAAGCAGAAATATCTTCTAGGCTATTTGATGCTGGTGGCTGACAGCCAACAACGCCAAGGACGAAGTTGTTATCTACTGACATCTTGTGGCAGAATCTTGCGAGCTGATATCCAAAGTTAACCTCATGGAAGTCAGCCGCAGATATTACATCACCAGAAATCTTTACTGCTCCAGAAACGCAAGAGCCAATCCCATTAGGGTAAAGCTCAGCAACACCGTCGCCATCTAGGTCCCAGAAGAAATAATACTGACCGTGATATTCCTCGACAAAAACCTTTCCGAGAATATCATCTGAAGAGCCCGGGGTTGGATAAGTTCCACCACTTATGATGCTTGCCAGATAGGTAGCCCCAAAAGCATCACCATCAACGATATTCTGATCGTCTAGGTAAACATCCATAGGGATGACATAGTCAAAATCTTGAGCGGCTAGCTCGTCATAAGCCTTGTAGAGATACTGGAAGAGCTCCATCCTTGATGGGTTAGAGCCATCGGTACCAGCTGTATAAGAAGCCCCAGCGTGACCCAGACCCACAACATCTTCAAGAGCAAAACCAGCAGAGGGACCAGCGATATCAGGACCACCAGCAGCGGCACGATGCCCACTAACGTAAACCTCTAGAAGGTCTACTGGATCTGTTGCGTCGTTATCATAAACGACAAGACCAGTCTCTGCACTCCAAACAACAATTCTGTCACTGGTATCGTCGTAGTAAATGGTATATGACGCGCCAGCAGTGTCGTCGCGTGTTGCAGTCTCAATGGTATACCCAGCTGCGCCAGTTGCATCGCCTACGTGCATAAGCTTGGCAGAAGTAGAACCCATTCTATAAAGAACAACGTTCTCCGCACCGCCCTGACGAGCTTCGTACATACCTCTAGTTAGAGTTCCCTCAGAGCCAAATTCCGAGGCAGCGATAGAAGATGTGGTAACCGTATATGGCCAAGCTGATTGGCCCTGGGCTGCAACACCAAGAACGAGAGTTTTGGGACCTCTTACGTAAGGCTCAACTCCCAACCCACTCTCTACCATTCCTGCAATGATGCCAGGAAGGTTTTGGACTTCAACGTTTCCAGTGCTCATTAAAGCTCCTCACTTGGTACCAAGTAATGGTACCGTGTAAAACGGTTCAGCGTCAAGGATTTTGAAGGTCTGACTCAATCCTATCCCTTATATTATCGTCAATTAAGAGCCCAATCCTTACGGCAACGTTACGAAGTGCCGTACTTCTCCGCTGTGTTATCTTCGCAGTTATTACCTGGAAGGTTAATGGAGCTGCATACATTTTCTGGTTTCGGACTGTTTCTTCTCGGTCACTCTCACGACCAAGCCAAATAATTGGATGAGATAATCCACACCATTGAAAGATCCAAAGATTCTCATAGAACTTATCTTCAATCCATTCTGCTAGTTCGTCTGCAACCTTACTTGTTTTGGCCCAAACGGTTATACGAACAGTGTTTGTCTGCCTCCTTTGGTAACGCTCTATAACATCACCGGGGAAGTCTGGGTCTTCAATCTCCTCCATAAACCTAGCTGCTAATTCCTTACGACCATTTACGCTATATGGTTCTCTCCTTATTAAAGACCCTGTAAAGCAAGGAAGCTCACCCTCAACGGGAGGAAACTCCTTAGAGAATCTAATCTCATGTTCAAAGCCGTCTTGAATCCGTGCAGCCTCCATAACCTTACGAAACAAATCATAAAACTCCATTAGAGTTTTGACTGTTATAGTCTTTGATCTATCGGTTGGCTGAGCAATATCCTCAAGACGAAGAACTTGCCCACCTTCTAGTAGATCTCTTCTCGTGCTAGCGGTAAGTCGTCCGGCTAATTCTGTCTCTAGGTCTTGTCGTATAAGACTCTCGCCAACTAATCCAGTCATTAGATTTGATACCCATGAGTCTTAGGGCCAGTTCTTTGCGTATCGCAAACCCAAAATTCTATTCTTCCATTATCTGAACGCATAGACCTAACCAAGTTAACCTCTTGAAAACCAATACGATTATATGGAAGAACTGGGGCTCCATCTACATCAAGTTCAATATCTACAATAATATCTTCCCGTTTTAAGTTCGCGTCATATAAGAAGTAGAATTTTGTAGCCGGGACATACAAGGATCCAACCTCAGATTTGTCAAAGTTAACCGCCGCATTACTTCCACTTGTTGCCGCAGCTACCTGCCGATAACCATAAATAATTTCTTCGTCCCATAAATACCCAGCTCCCTGACAACTTGAACAGGGAAAATCAATATCCGGTTCGTGATACGTCTCATCCAAGCAGAGACAAGGAACCCTTGCATCGGAAGAGTCTCGTCTCATCCTTCTAAGAATTAGGGTCCGCCCAATAGGAATATCATCCGAAGAACCCATAATTAAGGAGGTAAATTCCGACCTTAAGTCAATAGCCCCAACGGAAGAAGTCGCCGAAACAACCGATAGCGCAGACTCCGCAACCGTATTAGGGAACAACGTCCTCCAAGAACTAGTCATCACTATTCCCAAACTTCCACCAATAACCACCACGAGTCATATTACTTCTGACCCAACGACGGTGGTCTGTATAGAGAACCCTAGCATTGGCAATTGGGGCAGATGGAATCTCCCATAAGCGTCCGTAGTGAGGTTCGTCGTAAGACATATCTCCCTTGACTACATTTACTGGACGAGAAGCCTCAAGACCATGAATATCTCCACCGCCCTCAAGCATTTCAAGATAACGCTCCCAACAATCCTTTAGGGCGTCATCTAATCCGCCAATAGAAGATTCACTTCGGCTTACGTCAAAATCGCCAAGACGTTTTCTAACCGAGCCACCAGTACCACCAGCTCCCGATGTGATTAAAATCCAGGCCGCATAGCAAATTACAAACTGTCTCCTAGCTTCTGTAAAGACAGTTGAATTAAGAACTGCGCTTGGGGTATAAGCTGTTGCTAGTCTACTTGCTTCCCATATAGCAAAGGCAATTGTCTCTTCGGGAAAATAGTTGCCTGCGGAACCAAGCCTCAGGAGAACCTGCCTTATACCTGCATAAAATGGGGTTAGTGTTGTCCCGAAAAAGTAGGTGTAATCTGCGCCTAATGTAGTTCCACTTGTATCGGCAATACTAGAATCTAAGGTAATTAGAACAACGTTATTAGCATAGACTTGACCTATTGGAGTTGGAGTTATCGTCAGAATAGCACCAGAAACAGACAAGGTCTTTAGGATAGTCGCAGTATAATTAACCCCGCTTATAGAGTCATCTGCTGGATGACCCTCTAGTGTGACAGAGCTATCTGTAATTGTAGAAGCATCTATATCCCCGCTAAAAGTTACGCTATATGAAGTTGAGGCATAGGGAACCATAGATTGTCTATCAGATGGATTACTAGAAGATACTTCAAAAGTAGAGGTTGTTGTCCCGGTCCCCGTCCCCCCAATTAAAGAAGTTGAAGGAACTGGAAGAGTGGTCGGAGATTGATTTGAGGTTGTAAACGAGAACTTGGACGACCCATTCATAAATACGGGGACGTCACACCAAACAGAGAAAGTATCACCTACCGCAAAGTTGAGACCTTGCAAGAACTTTATCTTGACGCCATCACTAAGAAGTCTGTATCCAATAGTAGAGATAGCGGATAGCCGAACTGTATCAGTCGAAGTCCACCACTCATACTCAGCAGTTCCGGCAGTCCCGGCAACTGTAATTTCAATAAAGAATTGTTGTCTTATAGATCCAGAATAACTTCCATAAAATACAACTTCGCCATTGCCAAAATTCGCGCCCTTCCTTGGATCGAATATCGTTCTGGTAGAAAGACCAAAATCATAGGCATCAGTTGTATCTTCGTCGCCAACAACAAAAACGGTATATTCAGTTAGTGGGGCCAGTGGTTTAGTAGGCGTGAGAACTACCTTAGTTCTATAAATCCCACCAGCCCCAGAGGTATCGCCATAATCGTAATAACTAACCTCAGCCCCAGAACCATCTACCCGTTTAAATTCGTAATCAACTCCAACGATTCCTTTATATCCAGGAGAAGTTAAGAGATCGTCCTCGTCGGTGTTAGGGGGCATCATCTCTATGAAAGCGGGACCAATGCTCTTACTTTGGTCTGGGCCTTCTAGAATGATTCCACCATTACGAAGACGATATAAATCAATCTCTTGATCGAAGATTACTTCTATCTCGACATTTACGGGAACGCTAACAGCCCCAGAAGTTGGAACTGTAGAAACTATGGTTGGAGCTGCCATAGCTAGATTTTACAGTGAAAGAGAGGGTGGGTAAAGACAAGAATGGGTACGACTAGACGGAAGGGATACAAGGAGGTACTTCCTCCTCATCCTCCTCCTCTTCAATCATTGTGTAATAAGCATCGGCTAGGGTTGATCGTCCACTGCCTCTATCGAAAGCAGTATCGACTCCCACAGCCGCAATCTTCCTACGGAGAATCTCTACAATCAATAATAGAACTCCGGGTCTATTTTTCCCGGCTTCTTCAGCACTCTTACAGGCAGAAAAGAAAGTAATGGGCGCCTCTTTAGTGGCTAGCTCTTTAAGTGCCTTTTTTACAGTAGACGCATGCCTATTTAAAAAAGTCTCGACTTCTGGATAGTCGGCCACTTTACTCTTTATTGATCTCTGGAGACGTTCTCTCCGCTCTATCGCATCTTGTTCTCTTAATTCGTCTTCCCTCTTAATAAGGGAGGTAACGTCAAAGACCATTTGCTCCCGACTTACTTCATCTACCACCGGAGCAACTACAGTTGGAAGAATTGGCGGCGGGACATAAATACCACTAACCTCAATTGTCCCTAACTGAGCAGACATCAGAATCTTCTGTATCTCCGACTCATATAAGTCCTCTTCTTCAATCTGCTTAAACGGTTCATCTTCGGTAAGCCAAATAATTGGAAGAGGGACTCTGTTTCCGCGAACGATAGAGTCTCGAAGAATGCCCCATGGAGCAAATTTTGTCTTTCTTAGCTGGATAGAGATAGTGCCCATATTCCTCCTGACTAGAGGAATACTAACACATTTGGAAGACTATCTAAGGACTATCAGACTGGGGTAGTTGCAGGGATAGGCTGGAGCGAGCCGCTTACGGCATGGGTAACCTGAGCAGGCAGGTTAATCTCGTTCGGTACAACTCTTACGTTCTTCATAACGGCAATAGCAAGACCCTCATTTGCTACGTGGAAGCAATAACGCTCCTTGAGCTTGTACTTAGTCGAATCAATTGCTAGGTCCTGCCACTCCTGAACCTTTACTCCGTGCTCCTCAATGTAGAAGCCGAGCTCGCTACCATCACATACGATGATGTCGGTCCGCTTGGTCGGCGCGTCGAACGGGATAAACGGCGACACAACGATGCGAAGCGGGAAGGGCCAACGGCCAGGAAGGATAGGAGCACTATCAACATCCTGAGGATAGTCCCTTGTGGCTGTGGCTGTCTCGCCTGAAGCTGCGCTACCAGGAACAATCGCCCGACCACCAGATACGCCAGTTCTTGATCCGGGACCAAGGCGAACTGGAGTGCCACGCCATGAGGCATACCAAACCTGATTACCACCAGCTAGAGTGATTGCCCTTAGAACCTCATCCTTAAGGAACATGACATAAGTCATGGGGTTCATGATTAGGGTATTGGGCATGAAACCCTGAGCCATAACGAGAGAGAAGGTATCAAACAGGTTATCAAGAATCATTGACCCGTTTGCAGTACCATCAAACCCACGTCCGGTTGTTACACCAAACATTGAGCTAGTTGGAGTCCGGTTGTCAAAGGCAACAACGCCCATGTTGAGCAGGAAGTTGGCAGCCTTAACTTCCTTGTGCCGAGCAAGGGCCCGGCCACAAGCGCGAGTGTGCATCCCAATAAGGTCGTACTTTGACCGCATCTGAGCCTCTTCCGAGATCTCAAAAGCGATACCACTCTTACCGGTCTTTGCCGTAACAGTAGCTCCACTCTCCTGCAGACGAACGAGTGGATAAGACTCTAGCTCTGCGATATCAGCAGCACTTACTGCGCCGACAGCAGGGAACTCTAGAATCTGCCCTGGCTCGTAGCTCATCTTCTCAAAGAGAGAGGTTAGGACGAGAAGGGGCTCAACCGCCTCCATAACATTACGCTCGATTACCTGAGGTAGCCAAGGAGTAATGTCAGGAGTAGAGATTGTGTCCTGAAGCTTAACTCCAGAGCCAATAACCTCTTTTAGCTGTTCCTTGCCCGCATCTAGCCAGTCTCTTAGAGAGACCTTCTTAGGTATTCCATTCTTATCGCGGTCGGAAAGGTCCAAACCCCTAGACTGGAGTACCGAGTTGAAGTGATCGAAATCTTGGAATCTACCGGACATTTTACTTTCCTCCGCTGCCCTTCTTTAACGTGCGCAGAAGTTGATAATTACCATCTTGTTAGCAGAGCCGCTCTGACTGAGGGCATCTGTCATGCCTAGAGTTGCCGTACCTGGCATACGCTCCATCACTGACAGCTGCGTATACTGAGTAGCAACCTTATCTAGTGCGCTGCGCGGCCAGGTCCAAACTGCGACAACCTGACCGATAACCTGCATTACAGAGTCCCTAGTGAAGGCCTCAAGCTGAGCCGAAATGGTAGCTGCAACACCACCCGGATAATCAGGATCGCCAGCATAGACATCACCAGCATTACCAGAGCAGGTACCGATATCGGGAACCCACTTGATGTAGTCTGAAGTGGCGTTAAAGGTAACAAAGTCACCAACGTTGATATCACCAATTACGGTTGCGTAGTTGGCACTGCCCGTTGCTACGTTCTCGTAGCTGTAGTAGGTGATAGTCGTTGCGCCGTTAGTCCAAGCTGCTGGGACGGCGTTGCCGCCAGCCTCATAGAGGAACATAACACCGGCTTCGTAATCGATGTAGTAGTACGAGCTACCACCAGCAATGACATCGGCGATTGAGTTTACCTCGGTCATCGAAGCTAGGTTGCTAGCTGAGTCGGTAATCGGAGTTGTCCAGGAGATATTCTTGGCAACTGGATACTCACCAAAGACGTAGGCAATTACGTTATCAGTAGCAGCAACAAGGCTTGCGTACTTTAGGGTAGCGTGAATACCAGTTGCGCTCTTCCAGGCAACTGCTGACGGACCGCCACCACCAAAGACGATAGCGATATCACTGATCGCGCCGCCGTCGCCCATTACCTCAGCAGTCTCTACTGCTGGTAGGTGGGGGATCTGGAGGACCTTATCACAACCAGCAGCTACCTGAGTCTGGAGGCAGTAGTTGTGCTGCACGAACTGAGCGGGGTTGTAGCCATCACCACCACACCATTTCCAGAAAGAGTAAGGAGCGTAACCAACCGGGCGACTGATGAAGTCACAGGCATACTCAGTCGAGCGAATTAGGTTACGAGTCTTCAGAGCAGCCGTTAGCTGAGCCTGGGTATAGGTTGAGCCAGCAGCAGCTACGGTCGACCCGGTGGCAAGGTCAATAACACCTTCAGTTGAGTCGGTTGCAGTATAGGTAAGTACTGTAGTACCACCACCAACCTCAAAGGCCTTGCGAAGACCAGCCGGGACTACCCGACCTTCACGATCAACCGCAATGACTTTACCAGCATTGATAACGGCATAAGACTCATTCTTCTTGTCGTATCTCTGGACTGGCAGCCAAGCAGCCGGCTTTAGCTCTGCACTGGGATACTGACTTTCCGAGTGCTCAACTTCTGGGACCACGTTACCGGAATGATCCCACTGCTTGAAGTTTGCTTCGTACATCCGAGTAGCCATCTAATTCGCTCCTTGCTTAATCATTTTGCCACAAGTTCTTCGGCCTTGGCAAGAGAGAAGTCTTTTTCTAACTTTCCCCTCCGCTTTAGCTGCCCAAGATATTCATTCGCCGCACTGAATCCAGAACGTTTACGAGTATTTACGAGCTGCTTTGCATACTCTAAAGTTGCATCTTCTACAGTTGGAAGAGGCTTAATTTCAACCGGAGCGGCATCAGAAATCGTAATCTTTTCTTCTGGTTTCCTAACTAAACCACTCCGAATGAATGAAATTGCCTCTGTAAGATCAGTTTCTGCAAGAGACTTACGGAGAGAATCAAGAGAGAGAGCCTCAACCTTGGAGTCAATCTCCTCTTCCTTAGAGTCTTTGTCCAGAATTAGTTCTGCAAGCTTTACGTATTTCTTCAGAGTAGTTTCTAGCTCGACAAGAGTGTCGGCATTAAGATCAGTCATAACCTTCTGACTCGCTACAACCTCTTGCCACTCTGAACGAACAATACGAAGAGTGCCCTCTAGATCACGAACCTTTTCTGGAAGAACAGCCAGGTCCTTAAGTTGAGCATCCTTCTCGGAACAGGTAGAGCAAGGGTGATCAATCTTAACATTTCGTTCTGCAAGAACCTTCTCAATCTCAGCATGCTCTCTAAGAAGATCTTCGTCAGTAAACTTACTGTCTGTAAATAAAAGCTTCATTGCTTCAGCAACAGTCTGGTCTAGTGGCTTGTCTGGCTCTGTAATAACAGGCTCCTCTTTAACAGACTCTGTAATAACAGGCTCTACGACTACCGGCTCAATCACCGGCTCTACAACTGGTGTTGGTTCGATGACTGGAGCCACATCGTCTACCTTCATAGTATGAATCTCCTCAGCATCAAAGAGCTCTAAAGAAACAAATGCCTCTGTCTTAATTACAAAGTCCTTAAGAGGCTCTGCTCCCTCAGCCTGCTGATCAATGCTAATAGGCCTTATTTCTGAAGGCCCAGCAAACTCGTCAGCGGGATGATTGATAAATGAAACTTCTGTACCACGAGTGTCGCCAACGATCAAGAACATCCGCTTGCCGGTTTCTTCGTCTACCTCTCCACGCTCGTGCTTACACTGACCCTTTTCAACCCAGTCCTGATGACAGATCGAGCATAGGGCCTTCTTTGGATGCTGGGAAACAGAAACAGTCAGATATCTTCCATCTAGGACTTTCTGAGCAGCATCGGCATCCATAATAACCGTATCGAATAGTAGCTCTCCAACGCCCTTCCAGTCTTCTCCATCAAGAACCCCGGCTTCGTCCAGAAGGTTTGCGGCATCTACGATATCTGTATCTGACTTCGCTGCGTCAAAAAGACGCATTGCCGTTACCATATCTTGAGATAGGTTAGCAGATGCTTCGAAGGGGGCGTATCTTGCTCCAATGATACGACCGATTGGATCGGCCATATCGTCATGATGAACTTGAACTGGCTTCTGATATGGGTAAACCCAGGTATGACAACTATTGCGCATACCGTCTGGAGCATACATGGTCCAGTTGCGATTCCTCATACCAGCATGAGAGGCCCGAAGAGTTACCTTTAGGCCTTTACCAGTAAGGGACATTTGGCGGGCATTAGGATCTGCACTCTGACCACCAGCTCTCCCCGCGGAAGGCGAAAAGAGGAAGAAGTCTTTAAGCTCATTAATGTTAAAAGTCATATCGCCTTCCTACTGAACAACCTTTAGTCCACATCCACAAAGCGGGTGAAATGGTGGAATCTCAACTTCTTCGAGTCTATCATCCGCCCTAATGGTGGTCAATTTGGACCTGCATACATCGCACATTGTATCACTGCCAACAATCTCTATGTCAACCTTAAACTTTCGAAGCCATCTTAGAGAAGCTGCATTACGAGCCCATTGCCTCTCGGTTTCGCCGATAAGTACAGCTCTGAACTTAAGAGATTCAAATATAACGTTGGGGCTATAAGAGCTAGTCTTTAGCTGAGAAATTAGATCTCTCTCCAACTTAGCTACATAGCTCTCTACTCGAGAATCCGCCATCTTATAAATGCCATAGATAGTTTCTGGGTCTCGATACTCTTCCCTGATAATCCGATGGAGGATTTCATTCATGTCCTTTACGGCAAGAGCAAAGGTTGCCCGAATATCTACTTCAGCCTTAACCAAGTCGAGACGATTATCTGCGGCCCACCTAATCTGTAGCTCATCTCTTATAGCGTTATACCAATATAGAATTGGGTTACTATCTGGGTTATTCCCCGCAACAAAAGAGTCTCTATTTAACTTAGGAGACTTCCTGGTACCATGCTGGTTCTTTGGCCTGTTCTTGTTACCAACCGCGCCAGACGGCTTCTTTGTAGACGTAGGGCCAGTCGTAGTTGGGGCAGATTTATAAACAAGAGTTTCGTCGCCAGCCGTAATAAGAGCCTTCTCTCGATCCCATTTATTCCAGGCAAGATCCATCTCCTCTTCTGGAGTTAATGGATCTCGGCCCATACCAACCCTCATTTCAGAATGAGTAATTCCATTCTTAATGAAGATATCCATAAGGTAATTGCCGTTGGCTAGCTTTGCCTCCTTATCAATCTCTTGGAATTTGAGATGGACAAGATTATCAGCATCAAAGATTGTCTTCTCAGAGAACGTAGACTCAAGAAGTAGTTCTGCGATTACACTCTCCATAAACCGTTCGATTGTAATCTGATTAAGTTTTACAACGTCCATAAGATTTCTAGAGAGGGTCTGGGCCGTAGATCTACTTGACGAGTCTCCAATTCCAACGTCAATAGAAGATACATCGAGACCAGCAAGTAGTCTCTCTACGTAATGCTTTAGATAGAATTCAACTCGTAGTGCTTTATTCTCTGCGCCAATAGAGTCAACAGTTATGCGCTCAGATACTACAAGTGATCCCTCTGTTGGCATTTCTGCAACACGACTTTGGATTTCGGAAATCTCTGTAGTTCCGTCAGCATATGTCTGAGCCGGCCGAGTTTCGGTTCCAACCTTCCAGAGGAAGACTGGAAAGAGGTGTTTATGAACAAGAACATCTAAGTTTGCTTCAAGACTTCGTAGAGCACGAATGTCATCTATTGCCGGCCAGATAGAGGGAACGCCTAATGGGTAACCAACCTTACGATTAGTATAAAAGTGAACAATATCGTCGGTTGAGAAGATTCTTTCCGAATCGCCAATTACTTGTTTCCAAGAAACAATAGTATTAGATGTATCTACAAGTGGAACCATTGTTTCTGGAGGAAGTGGAAAGTAACCAGCAACTGGTTTAATTTCCTTCTTCCCAAGTTTCCTTGTACGCCCGCCAGACGCGCTTTCCTTACGAACCTTCACCCAATAAGCATTAGAGTGAACAATAAGATCACGGCACACCTGAAATAGTAACAAATCAAATGGGATACAAGTTGCCCTCTCCATCTGAGAGATTCTTGCTCTAATATAATCAGCCCGCTTATCATCACGAGCTACAAACTCAAATCCCTCTTTTAAGAAGAGGGCTAACTTTGCCCTTGTTGCTCGCGCAGCATAAGACTCAATGTCATAGATTACTTCAACTTCCAGATGATCATACTGAGGATAGACCCACTCAGACTGACCAGTCTCAACTGTAAAGTATGAAAGGCCTCTAGACTTAACAACCTCTTCTGGCCGTGGGTTTTTTAAAGTTCCCGGAACAGGAGCCTTACGAACAGGCTCTGCATCTTGAGCCTTTCTCGGAAGAAGAGGTGGGTCTACAATAGTTATCTCACTTTGCCGACTTAGGACAACAGGGGTAGGCCTAAACATCCACTGAACAAATCGACTAAACCAACTCATCTGCTCTAGCCTTCCTGTTCGAGCTGTGCGATCCACTGCTGTACCTGATCGGCCTCTTCAGCAGTAACCTTCTTCAAACAAGAAGAAATCGGTCTTTGGACAACAATATTTCCAAGTCCAGAAGCGCCTGAGCTACTAGCTCCGGTAGTCACAGTGTTACCATCAGAGCCACTTTGCCCATCTGGATTCCTTCTGACGACGATGTTACCATTAATTACAGATATATCCAAAGACTCCGAGGGATGTTGGTACATCGTAAAGAAGACCTCAAGCTCACTCTCAGTCATTGAGTCAGTTTCTGGCCCACAAGAAAAGCCACCAGCTTTAGCCGCATCGACAAGAGCTTTCATGATAGCAATGTTCTCTAGAAGGTCCTTTTTATTCTGTGCGAAAGAGAGGTTATTGCTAAACTGCTCGTCACCAGTAGAAACAAGTTCTTCTAGAAGATTTATCAACCAATCCTTTTTATCTTCCAGATAGTCAAAGGCAGTTTGTAGACAACGCTTAAACCGATCTAAAAACGTCGTAGCCTCACGCATTCGATCAAAGGCGCTGTTAATTCTTTCGCTCCCACGTTGAGCTTGTCGTTCTGCTCTTTGTCTTAAGGCTGATTGCTCGGCTTGTGCTCTTTCTGCAAGCTCTTCAGCTCTTGTCATCCGAGTACTTCGAGCGGGAGTCTGATTTGCCTGACTATTAAAGATCGAGTTGGAGTCTTCCTGAGAGCGTCTCGTTGCAACCCGCCCTACGACATTTCTAGATTCGGCAACATTAGTAGCTGACTCAAAGCCCTGCGCGGCAACTTCTCCCCCACGCATAATCTGTTGTTCGATACTATTAAGAACACACCTGATTGGACCCAGGGCAAGCTCATCAATAATATCGAGATTTCCAACCATCTCGTTAAATAACGGAGATAATAGAGAAGTTAGGAAGCTGTCAGCAATACCTAAGTCTAGAGAGAACTGGTTCTCCATATCAGTAAGGAACATCTCCATCATAAAGATCATTTTCTTTATATCTGGGATGCACTGACCTTTTAGACTATTTCCAATCTCACAGATATTTTGGAGGGGACTAACTATATCTCCCGAAATGGTCTTACCCTCTTCAGTAGTACCCTCCCCTATAGCCTTGATATCATCAACTAATTCATCAGCCTGGTCCACCAAACCGGTAAACTTATCTTTGTATCCATCTAAGATACCCTCTAGCGAATCTAGGCTCTCACCAGCTTTATCAATAGCGGACTCCCACTTATCGGCGATCCCACTAAAGAACTCGGCATCCAGAGAGGTTAAACTTCTGAAGTCACAGGGGATACAGTCTTCGAGTAACTCCTTAACTTTTTCTTTCCACTCGGCATCATCTTCAGAGTCTTCTTTTGACTCAGAGTCAACGCTAGCCGCTCCCTCAGGGGTGATAATACTATCTGGAGCTGGCGCCATTGCCACGTTAGACTGCTCGACTCCACTCGCTGGATTTGGGACATCATTGATTGACTTCTTGATAGAGGTAGGAAGGGCCTCCATAACATTTAGATGACGTCTAAAAGGAACCAGGACGCTATCAGAATCACGACTCTTTATCATCGCCTTTTCAAAGGTAGTGATGATAAGTTCTAGATCTGAATCGATTAAAGGATTTTTATCCCTAAGTCCCATTATTACTCTCTAAATCCAGTAGTCTCGCCAGTTTCCTGAGCAGTAGATAGAGTGACTCCGCCCTCTTCTGCGAGAAGCTCATACTCCCGCTCTTTTATATTGGCGAGAGTATCGTCCCCGCCACTAAAAGTGACGTGGGCTACTGTAGCGTCTCCAGCGATCATATTGCCTAGAGTATGTACAGCCTGACAATCTTGCCGACCCATAAAGTCATCCTTTATATAAGGATATAGAAGATAGTAGAGCTGCTGGATCGTCCAGGCCCTATATCGATCCAGGTTCAGATTAAAAAAGGTCATTTAGCTTTAAGCTCCTTCGCATCTTCTTCGGCAAGTGTCTTGCGGATATCTAAAGCCCTCTTATAATGGTCATAAGTTACAGTCTCCGTCTTCTCGTTAAAGACGCGAAACATCGCCTGATATAAAGGAGAGCCTTTGCTTCCAGATGCAGAGGCGCTAAACTTCTTGCACCTCGTATCTAGTTCACTCTTCAAAGAACTTATACGCTTTAGTAAAACATCAACGCTATCAACAATATCGTTGAGACGATCTCTTTGATTGATTGTAGTAGTCGGGACACTAATGTCGAGCGGAGGAGCTTGATATATCTGCTCTGGCTCTATATATGAGATCTCCGGAGCTCCACGAAGAAGATCAATGCTATCTTGAGAAAGGTTCTTTGAGGGTATATTTTCTGGCATGACTATACCGGATGAGCTGTAGAGTAAATACGAAGAACAACATTTTCTTTATTGTCTGCCGAAGCCCCAGCTGGACATTCAACCCGATACCAAACTGGTAGATAGGTATTTGCGTCGCCAGCGCCAGAGGCTCCTATATCGTCTAGAGATATCGTATTTGCATAATCCGTAGCCTCCCATTCCGCCTCGGTTGGCCGAGTCTTACCTGTACGAAGCTTCATTCCATGACCACTAGTGACGCCATCAACCTCATCAGGTGAGGTCAAGCATATCGGGACTACAGTTATATCCGTATAAAACTCATCGACATCATCATTCCGTACATAGATCTTTGTCTCTACAACCTCACCAAGAACGCCGTCATGAGTAGTAACGATAGGAAGAAGACCGTCTTCTACTCCATATTCTTTATAAGAGACATAAGTTCCAGCTGATACTTCTCGATATAAACTAAGCATCCTTACCTTCCAAACCGTCTGCCGCGAGGTTGATTACGCCGACCCGCCCGAGCTTCTGCAATAGCCTCATTAGGTTCCGTACCCCAATAACGGACCACAACCTTTTTACCATAGGTTGGATCTGATCGTATAGAAGAATCTGGAAGTCTTCTGTTTGGGACAGACATTGGGAGGATAGCCCGCTCACTCTTTGCCTGCTCGGTTGGGATATAAATAACTGGAGTACCCATCGAACCAACTGACCCTTGAGTAAAGGACGGAAGTTCTAACCTAACTGCAATAAGAGCAAGGTTAACAGCATCCAACTTATGATCGCCCCACTTCTTTTCCTTGACAGCATATACGGGAATCCCGGCTGGGGTACGCCGATCAACAACATAATTATTCAACTGCTTAGTTAGAAGCAAGTCACCACGAGGATATTTAAACTCACCAAGCTCAAACTTCTTCACGGAGTTTTCCACCATAAAGGGTTTAGCCGGATATTTAACCATTGTCCCGTCAGCCTCAATAATCTCAAGCTTAGATCCAAAATCGTAGGACTTAACAATGTCCTTAAGGACGGCGTCTATTGGGTTCTTGCCAACGCTCATTCGGCCGTGATGACGAAGCATTGCCGCGCCATCTCCACCACCTTCATCGGCGTAGATCCACATAGGTCGCCAAATCCTATTAAGCTCTACAACTCTCTGTATGCCAGCAGGAGTAGTAAACTCTTCCTTAGGAATGTTTTCTGTAAAGGCAGTCCACGAAACGTGAGGAGCAGAACGTGCTGTTGCAACTACAGCAATCTCAGTTCCATGCTCTTTATTCCAATCGATACCAAAAGTATAGATATATCCGTCATGACGATGCATATCTCCATAAGCATAGTCAGACTGGGCGAGCTTTACTAAGTCGTCTCTATAAACACCAATACCAGCAGGAGAGAACTCCGCCATAACCTCTTTATTCCACTCATCTTGAGAAGAACCGAAGTCCTTTCTTACTTGATCTTTAACCTTATCCCAGTCAGGTCTCATCGAGGCGGGAACATAGAACTCTACAAAGTCTGGTCTGCGAGTACAAACCTTTTCGAAATAGTCGCCCGAAATACCAGAAGGAGTTGAAGAGACGATAAACGATGTAGTTGGCCGAGTATAAAGAATGGGGTTAATGACGTTCATCATAACGTCTTCTGATACGAACGCTCCTTCGTCCAGAACGATTAAGTCAGCGTCCTGACCACGACCAGACAGTCCCTTACTACCAGAAGCATCTCCAGAAGCAAAGCCAGAAACACCATTTCCATCTCCACCATCCTTAGTCTTTAAACCTATATATTGAGGGGAACCACGACGAGAAGCGGCTACGTTATTAGAAAGCTTTGGAGATAGAGTCAAGAAGGCTCTAATTCTCTGGAAGATATTATCTACGTGAACCTTTTGTGGAGCTAATAACATTACCGTTAGATTTTGACGAACACGACCAGTATCGGGATCGCGTAGCCTTCCCCCACCAGAAGTAAAAAGATACCAAAGAATCTCTACGGCAAGGATCGTGCTGTTATGCTCTACCACATCACTTACGTAATTTTCTGTTCCTGGAACGCTTAATCCAACTGTAGGGACTATTCCTATATCCTCAATAAAAACAATCTCATCCCAATAGAGATCAGAATTAAGAAGCGTTAGCTCATCTTTAAAATATTCCGGGCGATCTTCTGCCCATTTAGTGAGAACTTCTCTTCCAACGGCATGGTCTTCTCTAATATAACCAAAAGAATTCCGTTGTTTTACAGTGTTGACAACCCTTCTTAACTTCTTCGCAAACTTAAACGAAAACTCTTTTGGCATTGATCGTAGCTGAGAGTTATAAGAATTTCTATCTGAAGAAGTAGAATATTTATAGCCCTTATACTTAAGACCAATAATCTCCTCGAACTTTTTTGTTTCAGAATAGTTACATATGTCTACAGTATAATACTCGTTTCCAGAATACCTTCCACTCTTTATAGTTTTAATCCTTATAGATGAAACGATTCCCAATCTTGAAAGAAGTCGTTTAACACCAGTGGCCAACTCTTTTGATGCTGAGCAGTATCCGATATTCCCTCTATTGTCCGACCACCCATCTGTTGTAAATAATGGTCGTAAAAACTCTACAATACATTCCGAATTAAGTTTGAAGACAAAAGGGGGAATAAATTTGGTGTGAGAGTTTTTCCCCCTAAGCCCAAGCTCTTGGATAATAGACACAATATCATTATCCATATGAAGAGCTATACAATTACAATTATTATGAACTTTTTTGTTAATACGATATGTTCCATTTAGTAGAGACAAAAAATGCTGTAGAACATCCTCTCTTTCTATAGAAACCGTAAATCTAACATCCAAACTAGATCCATCATAAAAACTGCCGTCTCCAAGAAGATATCCAAGAAGAGAAAGTAACCTTTTATCAAACACCTCACTCCCAATGTTTGGGTTTGTAATTGGTGTCGCAATTCTATTGCCTATAGATAAGCCAGTTTCTACAGAAACCCAACCATCACAAGTTAGAAAAGGGTGATTTCGAGTACATTCGATTATATGACCATACTTTGTTCCAACCCTAACACAAGGTTGATCCCCGTTCTCAAAAGCCGTTGCAGCCACTTTCGTATATTTAAAAGTATTAGGATCTATAGACCATACCGAAAATGTATGACCTACTAAATCTCCCATCTTGTTGATTGACCCATCAGCAAGAGTTATATCGGAATCTCGGGTCCTACATTTACCAGTTCTCCTACCAAATCTATAACATTTTCTAGGACTTGCACAAAGAAGAGGAGCCCTCTGATAATCCCAAGCCTTCCAAGGCTTTCCATTATCTGGGTCTACTAGATTAGCCTCTCCCCATAATAGAGGAGATTTAAGGCTGTTCATTAGTGCCCATTCTTCTGGAGACATTTGAGATTTAAACTTATCAGGAAAATACTTTTCGTCGTGGGGGATATAGGGACAATTTACCGCAAAACCGTCTTTGTGATAAGTACCCTCGTCCGACATAAAGCCAGTATATTTCTCTCTTGCATTAGCAATACAGGCTTCACAAGCTGGATGTAAGTTCTTTGGAATTCCTATGCGCCCAGAAAAAATAGTCGAAGCATCTGTACTCATAAGAGAAAGTGTATCACACCACTGTAGTTACGATAGGAATGATGTAGGTTGATGTACTATCGAGTATGCATGTAAGAAGCTTCTCTGCCAAGAATACTTCTTTGGTTAATACCAGAACGATAGATCTCTCCAATAGCCCTCTGCCTCATTGTTGCAGCAGCACTAGTAGTATTTCCTAAAGATACTCTCCCGCCTAACTCTAACCTCTTTGCTTGACGACCTTTGGCCTCAAGAGCATTCCACCCTCTCGCTGCCATACGGATTGGAGCCTCTGCTACGTCAAGACCAAAGTTCCAGGCCTTGGAACCGACGTAACCAATACCAGCGCCCACAATCATACCCCCAATAGTCCCAATACCCGGAACGACAGAACCCAAAACAGCGCCAATGCCAGCGCCAGCAGCCCAAGCTCCCTCCTCTCCTAAGATCCGAGCGGACTTATCTATCTTTCCTATAGTTCCAAGCCCCTTTGTTTCGGTAGCAAGTCGATAGGTCGTTATAACTGGCCCAAGCCACTTTAAGGCAGTTCGACCAACCATACCCACCGGAGCTCTTAACGCCTTTGGAAGTGCAGATAAGATCTTGCTCCCCGCTTTTGCTCCTCCAGCAGGAATAGGAGGAGACACAGGGAAGAAGGCACTTAGCCAGCCCTGACCGGCTCCTTTAGCAAGAGCTCTCGTTACACCAAATCTACCGGGCTTCGTAAGATAACCGGCTTCAACAAGTCGGCTCTGCATAGCCGCATTGGAAAAGTGCTGCCCCCAAGTAACGTCCCCCTTCATTCCAAAGGCCTTACGACCTACACTATCTCCCCAGTTACCAATTCTTCCACGAATAGCCTCCCAATTCTGGGCGGCAGCAGCTTCTTCAGCACTAACTCCGGCCGGCATAACTGGTTCAGTCATCAGTACCCACCAACAATCCCATTACCCATCCCGCTAAAAGAGGCTCCGTAGCCACTGGTACGCTCGGCTCCATAAGAATTACCAGTTTTACGGCTACCAAAAACGTCCGTTCCAATACCCCAAGCCATCTTGGTTCCACCAGCAGCAATACCAGCAACCCCAGCTACCGTAGCCATCTTAAGCCCTCGGCTCCAGCCCTTAACGTGGCCGGCTTGTTGAATGGACCACTGTCTACCAACGTCAACCCCGGTTGCTCGTCCTTGTGATGTGGCAAATCGCTTGAATGCTTCTCCTCTACTTATTTTTGGGTGTGCCTTCCTAGTAGCGGCGACACCCCCTCTCATCCATTTCCTACCTTCTGGAGAGGCAACTGCTAACTGAGCTGAATAAACTGACTCTCTAGCCATCCTCCTTGCAAAAGAAGAATCGTTTTTCCCCCAACCTTTTCTTCCACTTAGATAGCCAATCCCGGCACCAGCAAAGCCCCCAGCGGCGTTTCCAGTTGTTGCATATCCACCAATAGCTCCAGCTCCGGCCATCATAGCTGCCGGATGAGAAACAGCGAACCCCAGAGCTCCACGAGCTACTCCCAAAGCTAACGATCCTGGAGAAGCTCCTTTATACTTATCAACAAGAGGACCGACTTTTCCCGCGGCCCAATCAAGTACCCTTGTTCCTATTCCTTTAACTGCTTTAGCTGAGGCCATTCAAATTCTCCGTACTATGTATAGGATATATAAATAATTGTATCAAGGCTAGTTAAGACTATCTTCTTGGAGTTACAAGATAGTTATTATCTATAACCGGAGAAACTCCCTGCGACATCTGACTAGACCGATGAGTTTTCATATGTTGGCTTTCGACTGCGGCCTGATGTAATCGCTCCCTGGCTCGACTTTTTAGGTTTACACTTTGGGCATAGTTACTGGCCTCCTGAGCCCTGGTTTTTTCTGCTATAAAGAGATCATTCTTCAGATTAGCCAAATCAGGTAGATCTCCCTGTCCCACACCCTTCTTTAAAACTGGAGGAGCTCCTGCCGAAATTGGCTTTTTATATAAATGCTCTTTCGCGGCGATATCCTCAGCTATATCAAAAGCTTCTGGCGTACTTCTCCTGATGGCCTCTCTTGTTTGAGAAGAAACTCGAGACATAACTTCTTTAAATGATGACCCCCACTTTTGACCCCTTGCCAAACCTGTTGCCCACTTATGGAATTTATTTGGGTCCTTTGCCATTTGCATAATACCAGGGACCGCTTGCCCCGCTCCAAATGTAGAAAGCTTTAAGGCCTCAATATCCTGACCGGACGAATGACCAAGTATCATCTCAACTGATAAGTCATCAGCCACTCTTCCAACTTCATTAGCGTAGTGACCTGTTTTTCCACCTAAGCCCGGAAGTTTAGAAGATGTAGGCATAGCATCGATGATAATCGTCTCGTCAAACTGGTTTACTAGAAAGTTTTTGATGTTGGGATCTCCGTGAACAAGCCCTTGCTTATGAGCCTCTGCCATTCCCTGCTTTAAACTCTTGGCTGCTTTTTTAGTGAGCTCACCTTTTGCTATCTTTTGCTCAACAGTCTCGCCTTCGATAAGTTCCATGAAAACAACACTTCCCGGCTTATCACCAGGCCGACGACCAATTGTCGTTGTTTCCCCCTTACCGTAAATTGTTGGGGTATAAGTGTCTTGAAGCTTTTTTGCAAAACGAACCTCTTCCTCTAGGGAAGACGCGTCGTCGTAAACCTTTGCGGCATACTTAAAAGTATGACCTTTATAAACCTGCTTCATCTCGTAGACAGAGCCGAAGCCACCCTCTCCGCGCTTCCCTATTATCTCTCCTGTCCTAAGAGCTTCTTGGAACTCTGGCTCTGCTAGAAACTCTTGGAAAGCTCGCTTACCAATCTTGCGAGCAGAGCCATTGACTGCCTTAAGGGCCTGAGCTATACCTCTAACTGCGTCACGCCCAGTACCAAAGTCAGAGTATTCCCTCCTCCGACTTTCGTTCATACCACCAGCTCTAAAACCTTCTAAAGCTCTAGGGTGTGACCGCCGATATAAAGCTCCATGAGGAGACGAATAAGCATAATCGTGTTCATCAGCCCTAGCCCTGCTCCATCCAGTAGCTACTAATCCAGCTGCGGTCAGACCTCCAAGGGTAATTCCGACCCCCATCCTATGAGCTTTAAGCCATGACTTAGCATCATTTACTGGTTCGCCCGCACCAGAAACCGGGTTCTTGGGAGTACCAGGAATGATCTCCGGATTATGACTTTTAGCAAACTGACCACTAATCTTATCTAGAGACTTGGTAGTTGTTTGTGCTGGGGAAATAACTTGAGACTCACTAGCACCTAAGGTCCTTGGAGTTAAAGTCTTTGGAATCTGCTTATTAGGGAGGGCATTTAAAATGGCCTCAGTTGGCTCGTTTATCCTTTCAGCAGACTGACTAGTTCTCCAGTTCCACCATCTTTGCGCAGCGGGACTGGTCCAGATAACGCTTGCTTCCTCTTCGGTACGATCAAGAGCTCTTGCAAAACCCTCTGGGACTTCAGGGATAATAGTTTCGACAGCCTTTACTGTACTGGAAGTAGTTGCTCTCCTCGCTCTTCCAAAGAACTTGCCGAGCTTTTCAACTGCTGTTCTAGCCGCCCGCGAGAATCCAGATCCAAAGTCTGTAGTTCTATGCCTTAGACCAGCACTAAAGCCATTATCATGAAGACCTTCTATAATTGAATTATGGGCACTGGCTAAACCCACTCTGGCTCTGGCTGGCCCAAATAGACTAATGTGATGATCCCCCGCAAAAATAGAACGAAGCTGTCTCTGACTGGCTAGTCCCTTCCAACCAGAACCAAAGTCAGTTTCAAGAGAACGAGTTCCCGCAAACCCACTTTCGTTAAGACCCTCAATTGCCGGATCATGGCCAGCGTCCATACTACCCGCAATGCCACCTACAATAAGCCTGGTGACTAGGTAGGCAGCACCTGCAAGACCAGCCCTCCTCCCGCCGCTCATCCCCTTGGCGAGGAAGCCAGAGCCCACTAAGGCTCCAATAGCCGCAACCCCACCCCAAAATGGCCCAGTCTTATCTTTAGAGAGAAGAACATCCGCCCCAATAGCAGTACCGATAGCAAGTGGAATACCCTTACTTAACTTAAAAAGTCTAGACTCAGGACCTAAAGCATCTAGCGTATGAGCAGCCTGCTCTCCTAACTTTGCTGGTTGAGAAGCTGCCTTGGCTACAGAAGAAGCCTTCCCAGATATCGGAGCATGTAGGAACGGCTCGATAAACTCAGAAACTTCTTCTTTTGAATATCCGCGATTGGTTAGGATCTGATGATAGAGCTTCGGCAGATTGCTTAGGTAATTCTCAGCAGACTTTAGCTCTGGAGTCCCTAGCTTTCCAGCTAGTTGTGCAATCTCCCGACCTCTTCTAAGAGAAAGCTCCCTAACCGCATCGGGGCCGAGCATGGCCGCAAATTCCATCTCGGCGCCATAAATTCGATGGCTAGTATGACTAGAAACAGTTTTCCAAGCCTCGTCTAATCCACCAGAAGATCTAATCTGTCCCTCAAGAGCCTCATGTACGGCTATCGTAGCCCCAGTTAGACCAGGCTTCTTATAACCCATAGAGGCTAATTTTTCTCTTGAAGCTACATAGACGCCCTCAATTCCCTCCTTACGGAAAGATGAGCCAAGTTTTCCAGTATTGGTAATTTCTTCTGCCGCTTTAGTAGCTTCACTAACATTCATCTTCCTGCTTACCAGGAAGTTTCTTACATCGTCTCCAGTCCTAAGTAGAGGAATCTCTTTCTTTTTCAGATAGTTCTGAACTATCTCTACTGCCCGCATTCCCTCTAAACGAGGAGCAAGCATCTCTCGTCTGGTTGCACCACCAAGACTAAAAATCTCTCTTAGTTCAGGAGAGAGGATAGAGCGTCGGGCTAGACGAGTACCTATCTTCGCAGCGGGACCTTTGGCAATCTTGGGATTAATAGCCGAGAAGGGAGTCTGGTAAGTAAGATGGGCAATCCTCTTCTCTAAATTCTTTAGAGCTCTAGTATCTCCAATCTCCAAAGCCATCTTCTGTTGAAGTTGGTACATTCCCAACTTGCCAGACTGAGAGGTTAAGTCGAAACGATGGTACTCACCCCTGTACTTGATTTGCGCGGCGACGATACCCGAACGACTTCCAGCAACTCTTCTATCGTTAGCTATCCACGCTACATCTCCAGTAACAAGACCAAGCTTTCCCCTCTTCCCCTCATCTCTCATCCACTTAGAGAGCCAGGATTTACCGGTTGTCTCTTCACTAGTAAGCTGAATTCTCGGGCCATTCTTATTAGACCCATTGAACAACTCTGGGAAAGCTTTAACGGCAGCTTCTGCCTGCTCATACCTCTTCATCTTCTTTAGAAGCCGCATATTGACTTCAACAGAACCGTCTATTGCATGATGAGCAAGACGAGTATGAGCTTCTATGAACGGAAGGATGTCTACGTCTCTAATACTATATTTATGAGCACTTCTTAGAGCACTTCCCTTTCCCTTTTCGCCTAAAGCCTTCCAGTAGTTCTCTCCAGATAGCTCCTCACCAGAACGAAGGGCGATCTTTCCCTTTCCGCCACTAATCTTCCATCTAGCAAGATAGAAGGCTTTGTCTTCTACAGATAGACCCTCTGTTACAACCTCTATTAAGTCATTAGTAAAGGCACGAAGAGAGAAGGGTCGCCCACCCTTAAACCCATAGATCTTTTCAAAAGCCTTTTGGGCTTCGACCATAAGGTCTACTTGTCGGGTTTTGGCAAAGGCCCCGCCAGCCTTAGCTCTTCCAAAAGAATGTCCTAGAACCGGGGCATCAAAAGATTGGTTATTCCAGCCAACCCCAACAAGGTCTGGATTAAATTTACGAGAAACTTTCTTTAGAAGCGAGAACTCAGCTTCTTTAGATTTATTACGAGATAAGAACTTAGTAGGATTGGCCAGGAGCATCCTGGTCTTTTCAGTAACAGATTCAACGGGATCGAGACCGGTTACTTTGTACTGAAAGCCCCATAATTGATGGGCCCTCTTAGCACTTTCAGAGAAAGGTTTATCGTATCCTGATGGAAGACGAGTCTCGATATCGTAGAAGAGGAAACCCTTAAAAGGCATTTAGCTATGGTCCTACCCCATAGCTTCCTCTATCTTGGCGATCCTTTCAAGAAGTTCTATCGACTTAGATAGGAAGTTCTCTTCACTGTTACGATGAAGGGCTGCGTCTATAGCGGCCTTCCTTCTTTCGGTAAGGCCCATGGAGTCCAAAAGCTCCATCCTTTGCTGTTGAACTTTTACCTTCATCCTCCATGCGGGATGATCTTGAACCTGCTTTATCTCCTCTTGAGAATCCTTATCAATTCCAATTGTTTGCTCAATTAGAAGAGATCCATCCGAGGTTCCCCCGGCCCCACCAAGAATGAGACTCAGACGATAGTCGTAGAGATCTAACTCTACTAACTTAGAGACCTGGGACCTAAATGTCATAGAGTTGACTAACTTTCCATCTCTATCTAATTCATCAGCATAGGCAACAAACCGCTCCTGAATTATGGCTGCTTCTGCAACACACTGCTTACCAATAGGGTACTGCCCATCTTTACCATCAGCCCTATAGATTGGGCATCTAGTAACAAAAGGGCAATTTCCAGGGCCTTGGCAAGTAAGTGGTGCAGCCGAAACTAAACCAACATGAGAAGCTGACACTATAGAAGAAAGTATTTTTTGTGCGGCGGGAGACATTGTCAAAGTAGAATAGTCATCTGCCGACAAACAGAGACTACTCTTATCTATCTCAAGACTAGCTAGGTTTGTTGTAGCTGGAACAATAGACTTATCTTCATCCATAAGAGCATTGTACAGGAATCTAGTCTGATCTCTCAGACTTAAGCTCTTTCATTTTCAGAAGACACTCTTCTAGAAGCGCAATTGTCTTATCTAACTTCTCTCTCTTAAACCTATCTAGATGAGCTAAAGCATACTTACATTGGAAGCCATGCTCTGATCTACGCGATAAACCAGAATAGGCTTCAGACGAAACAGGCTTTGCGTTAAGAATTCTACAAAGGTTATTTATAGATTCTAAGACAGGAGGTGTCATAAACGATTTTAGCGTAAGCCGAAGCTCCTCTAGATAGTCTAAGGGCATATAAGAACCACCATCCAGTTCACATTCTTCCATAAGAGACTCTTCCATTGGAGGAATAAGCCCTTTATCTAAAAGGACTCTAGAGATAACTAGCTCCATTTGCTCATCAGTAAGGAGGGGCTCTATAGCAAACGAAAGCTCCATCTCTCCACTCTCCCAGACAAACTGGACCGGAAGACCATCACATCTAAGAATATCTGGAAATGCCCTTGAGTCTACTGCCTCAATAGCCAAAAGAAGCCTTAAGGCGTTTTCCTTTATAGCGGGAGAATAGCCAGAAATCCATCCCATGATCTGCTCAATTTTTTCGGAAGCCATTAGATTTCCTCTCCTACAGCCAGGAGAAAGTTTATAGCTAATTTCTCTATAAGGATAAAGTTTTCTTTATTACGCTGAGGATTTCCGTCCCAAGTCTCAAGAAAGAAACTAAGAATTGAGTCCATTATAGAAAACCATGGGCGGTCTATCTCACGAGTTCTCAATGAGAGATACTCGTCAAAGTAGGGAAGAAACTTGATAATGACTTCGTTTTCTGGCGGGACAGAAAGAAGCTCTTCTAATCCAGAAGAATCACAGATAATATTCCTTCTATTAAGACCAATTCTATCTTCTTTAGTCATATTGATCATATTAAAGCTTACTTTCTCTCTTCGATTGATCAGTAATCTTTCGAGCCTTTACCTTTTCACGAAATTCCCGTAACGTTCTAGCACCTGAATAGGTAAGACCACTTCTTATCCCACCTACTAAATCACCTAGAATTTTTTTAGTATCTCCACGATATATAATCAACTCACTCTTTCCTTCTGGACAAATATCTTCTCGGCTCTTTCCTAGATATTGCACCTGTGCTTCTTTAGAAGCCATTCCGTAAAACTGTTTAAACAAAGAACCATTAATATTAATAACCTCACCAGGAGTATCAGAAGAGGCAGATAATAACCAGCCAAGAGAAACCGCCTCGGCTCCAAATCCCAACGCTTTCACAATATCGCCACTATTTCGAAAACCACCGTCTGCAATTAGAGGAACGTTAAAATGGCGCGAAACTGAGTAGCAGTCAATTATAGACTGTAGAGTTGAAACGCCATGCCCTGTATTTGAGCGAGTAAGACACTGAGAACCACCTCCAATCCCCACTCTAATAGCACCTGCACCAAGTCTACAAAAATCATGGCAGGCAATCGAAGTGCAAATATTGCCAATAATGACCTCAATATTTGGAAAGTGTTCTTTAGAATACTCCAATAGTCTACAAGCCATTGTCGAATGAGCATGTGCCACGTCAATTAGAATAATTTCTATCCCAGCTTTATTGAAAAGCGAAAGATTATTAAAGTCATGCTCTTTCACCCCAAGAGATGGAACAATATAGCGAATCCCAAGTTCTTTTGCCTTATATATAATCTCTAGCTGTTTCTCGATTGACATAAATCGGTGAAGAAAGCCGACACTTCCAGATTGGTCCATTGCTTTCATCATTTCTAGCTCCGTAATAGTAGACATATTAGTGGAACAAATTGGATGATCTATAAATCTCGTCTTGGTAAGACGAGTAGTTAAATCAGTATCTAATCTACTGTTCACAACATTAAACTGTGGTACAAGGAGAAAATCATCAAACGAGATAGAACCGGTTCCGCTAGTGTTTAAGCTATAAACACCATCTTTAAATACAACTACTCCTGCTTGTATTAGCTCCTTCGCAATCTCGTATAATTGAGCATGAAGCAACATGTGTTGCTTTTGGTCTACGCAACACCAAAGATTCTCTACTCTGTTGTCACTTTTATCAAGGTTGATATGATGAATGCGTTCCTCTTTAGTCAAAAGTCTTCCCATCAACTTCTCAACTATTATTGCGTGTTCTGGCCTAAGCCGACCATTTCCGTCTTGAACTTGTATATAACCTCTTGGGGTGGAGGCTTTTCCTGCTTTATAATCTAAACGCCATTGGTACTGACGTTGGCCTTTATGTGACAAATGCTGCTTTTCCTTCCAAGAAGGAGTCTTTTGTATCTCCTTAAGTTTTGGTGCTGCTATTTTCTTAAAAGCACAAGGCTTGCAATAGTCCAACCCTTCATGACAAGTACCAAGCTTCTTTTTCTGTGAAGCTTTCCTATTGGAAATCAAGATTTCATACTCTTTACCACATTCGTCACATTGAACATAAGCAAAGCGATCTATACGTACATTATTAGGTCTTTTCTTTCTGTATTCTCTTAAAATCATAAGAAGAACATATCACACTCCCAATTATAACGACCAAGTCATAGGAGCAGAGATAATAGGGAGACCAAGGGCAACACCCTTCGGAAGAGAGACCGAAAGGTCAACCTCATCTCTAGAAGAAATGTCTGAATGTCTAGGTACTAGAAAGATATCATCAAAACAAAGAGCTTCGGGCAGGATTTCTGGCATTGTCCCTCACCGAGACAGAACATCTGTCTCTTACGGGGACAGCATATCACACGATCTCTATCTTCTTTCTCTTAGAGCTATAGGCCATCCTGATCTCCAGAATTCCATCTTCCATCTTGGCGGTAACTTCCTCACCATACTCGGGAGAGAGCTTAAATGACCGACTACGATTAATCCCCTTCTTCTTCCATTTTATTTCTAGCCGGCCATCACCCACCTCCAGAGATACATCCTCTTTCTTAACTCCTGGAAGATCTATCTCTAGTACCCCAGTATCTCCATCTTTATTAAACTCCCATCTCTCTTCAGCTGAGAAGTTAGCCCTCTTCATCCCTAATCTCATAAAGTCTTCATAGTCTAGTAGTTGATCTAGTAGAGTAAACATATCCTTTAACCTCCTCCTTTTTTCTGGAGAAAAATTTAATTCAGCTACCCTAGTTGTCAATAGGAAATCTTTTTTCGGCGGGAAAAATTATCGAATCTTCTTCAGGAAGCCCGGCTCTGAAGCAGAGAAAGTAAAATTCTCTTCTGTAACAAGATCATCAATGCCCATGCCCCAAGAAGTCTGATTAATCCTAAAATTAGGAAGTACCATTATAGACAGACCACCATATTCATCAGCTACCTTCCCAACGAAATCCCAATCCCCCTCCTTTACAAGCCGATAAGTAAGAGACTCGGTAGACAAGATTGAGAGGATGGTTCCTTCAACAACCCCCTTCCCCTTATTAAAAGAAAAACTAATTCCAGAAATGAATGGAATTGCAGTCTTCCCCCTAACGGCTTCTAAGTAAGACTCCGGAGAAGGATCTTCACCACAAACCTTTGGAAGATGTTCGATAAGGTAGAAAGTATAGTCACACCCACTATAGAACTTATAGGTCACTGCCGGAACAAAAGGATTTTTTATTTTCGGCCGGCGCCCAGAAACCGCCCACCACAATCTCTCTATAAGAGATAACTTACTATAAGACTTATCTATTAGAGCACACTCTCTTCCCGTCTCAATACGAGTAACTGGTTCACTACTACCAAAAGCATATACGGGAACACTATCCATCAAGACCCTCCTCAAAGCTTTATATCACAAATCTTCCCAATACTAATCCCAATCCAAAAATAGAAAATTTCCCCCAAACCAAATATTTCTGTGTACCTAAAGTCGATAGGGATTCAGATCCTAAAATGGAATATTTCTGTGTACCTTAAAAAAGCCCAATCCAAAAACCAAACCTAAACTTAAATATTTCTGTGTACCTGGACGTGTATCTTGGGGATTTTCCTCAGGATGGTTGCCACGTTCGGAGCCCCCGGGTTGATCTCCGGTAGCTCTGGTTGCGGTTAACCACCAGACTTGTGAATAACAGTCTGGAGTGCTTGTCAGATAAGAAACTGGCTTATCTGAGTCTAGTAGCTACCTGAACATGCGCTACTGGATCTAAGCAATACTAGTACTAAGCCTTTATGCGTGATGTCGAAAGGGATGCGCGCATAAATGAAACAGTACTATGAGCTATGATCTCGCCTATAACTACCTTAGTTATAGTGTTGGATGCGCTTATGTTTAACTACTAGTAGTAGTACAACAAGCACAAGTTGAATGACCAGCATCACAGCAGCTACATGTACATGTGCCATATGCTACATCTGCGTACATATATGCATAGGACATAATCCCTAAATCATGTAGTCATGCTGTACCTGCACTAAGCAGGCTTACATGGGTAGTACATCTATCCATGCATCAGGTAGTACATGAGTGTATGTCTATGTGTACACTAGTACTACTATAGTCCTACATGTGCCCCCTACAGCAGGGGCCTATACAGTATGCTGTACTACATCAGTCTGCCTGATCATAGTGATCACCCTTAGGGGTAGGTGGGCGCGATACCCGCAGGCAGGCCCAACGGACAGGGTATGTGCTGCTATGGCATGGTGCCGTAGTAGTACTGCTCTACGTAGAAGAAGAGGTCTTATCATGGCATGGAATCAAATCGGCGAGAAGGTCTGGATCGACACCAGCGGACGTAACGTGAGGTTCTGTGTTCTGGGCCACATTACCGAGGAGGAGGCAAGGCAGGTTCAGGATAACTGCCACTACAGCGCGTTCGGTTACGGCTTCTACGAGTTCTCCCACACGGCAAGCAACAAGTCCGGAAAGCCGGCGACCACCTGGTGCTGCAGCGCCAACTGCGACTGATAGCGTCCCCAACGTCCTGAGCAAGACATTAAACTGCTCAAGCTACGGATAATGGGGTGCGAAAACCTAGGCCCCAGCCTATAGTAGGCCAAAGTAGAGGTATCTGATGGGGTAACCAGTCCCCCGAAAGAAAGGGTCTAACATGACCAAGTACAACTCGATCCACGGTTCGCTCTCCCTCCTCAATGCCGATCTCCTGGATGTCGGTCTTCTCGGCGAGATCGTTGAGATGTGCGGCGGCAACAGCGACAAGTTCGTTCTCAAGATCGAGGAGTCGGCTCCGTGGGAGGAGGGCAAGTCCCTCGCCTACGGGGCCATCGTCTCCTCGTTCATGTACCCCAACCACTAGATCTCTCAGGGAACTAACTCCTCGCCCTGTCTAAGGACAAAAAGAGGGCTACCGCAGGGCCTGACATAGAAGTGTGTCGGGCGCTCAAGGTAGATTATGGGGTAGCCAATCCCCTAGAAAGGATGGTCTTATATGACCACTCTGCAGATCGTAGTTGAGATGCTGTTCGTGATCGCCGCCACCCTCGCCCTCTGCTACATCGGCACCTACTTGGTCCGTTGGTGGCAGAACAGGGAGGAGGCGATTGATTGCTGGGGAGATACCGTCTTGGAAAGGACGGTCAAGCTCCCCCGCGTCGAGAGCTCCCTCGGCCCCTACTGGTGGGAGAAGCTGGAGAACCAGGAAGAGATCTCTGACCTGGAGATCAAGCTCCTGGTCGCTCTGACTATCCCTGACATGGTCGAGGAAGAGCTCGGGGAGTGGGATGAGTTCGACGTTGAGTTGAACTACAACCACTTCTCAGAGGAGGAGATGGTTGCGGCCTTGAACGCCAACACGAGGAGGTTCTAGTGGCGACCGAGAACAACGCCTACTACTGTAGGCAGGCGATCGATCTGAAATTGGTTCGGAACAGCACAGAGTTCTGGACCAAGGTCAAGGCTTCCGAACTTACTGCTCGCGAGTGGGTCCGGATCGCTTCCTCTGGACAGCCGCAAGAGGAGCGGTATCCAGAGCTAGACGGGACTCCCTTCTCGGATGAGATTATGGCGCAGGCCAAGAAGTCTGAGAAGTACGACAACCTGGATCAGCCCGGATGGTCCAGGGAGTCGCCCCGCCATAACTATGGGACCGTGCGGATTACCACCGCCCATATCTCCCACAAGCCCACCTCCGATGAGCTGGTGATCAACGTCACGGTTAAGAGCGGACTCCAGATGTTCGCCCCGACCTGGCGGATGGTGGAAGGCTACTTGGGCGGCGCGATGTCCAAGGAGCAGTACACCAAACTCTACCTCAAGATGATGGAGGAGAGCTGGACCAAACACCAGCACAGATGGGAAACCATCATCACCAAGGCCGCTCTGGAAGGCAGAGTGATTGTCCTTACCTGCTACTGCAGGAAGGGCGCATTCTGTCACCGCCACCTCCTCAAGAAGATTCTCGCCGAGAAGGCTGAGAGTCTTTCCTACCACGCCATCATCCTCCCCGAGAAGTAAACCCCTTAAGCGAAACTCCCTCTCATAGGGAGTCTGCAGGTATAGCCAGTAGTCCTGCACTGATGAGCATCTGGCAAATGAGGTTTGATATGGCAAGGTCGAACAAGGAGATCTGTGCGGAAGCGATTGCTATGGTTGCTGGCATGACAAGCACGAAGTTTTACAAGATGGTCTACTCATCGGGAAATAGCCCTGAGGAGGTGTTGGCCGCGCTGAAGAACCCGAAGCAGCAGAGCTTGGCGATCGAGGACACGGGAAACTGGAGGAAGCTCGAGGACGGGGTCTGGGTAGACGACAGTGGTCGCGACGTTCAGTTCTGCACTGAGGGTCATATCAGCAAGGACCGGGCTCTCCAGATCCAAGATCGTTGCCACCACAATGCCTGTGGCTACGGCTTTTGGCAGTTCTCCCATGTGATCAGCGCAACGTCCGGGAAGCCGGCGACAACCTGGAACTGCAGTCAGAGCTGCGACTAGTTCTTGGCTGCTGAGCAACAGGATAAACTGCTCGTTCCTTGGGCCCTAGGCGGCATTACAGAGGGTGCGATTCCCTTACCAAGGAGCCGGGTCGTTAACCCCCTACTCGAGGGCTTATATCGAGTGTTAGAGGCTATTATGACGAACCAGTTCGGGATGCCGACCACCAAGGAGATCTTCGACCACTTCGAGACCAAGGGTGGGTACGTCGTGATGGACATCCTGGAGGAGGACGACGGGGAGAACGTCATGTTCACCGTCCAGGTGCTGCACGAGGTGGCCCAGATGTACTACACCTACATCTGGGAAGAGAAGACCAGGGAGTGGAAGCTGGAGGAGTAGTTCTGATCAGGTCCTGAGCATTGACTGAAAACTGCTCATTCTTTTCTCTACGCACGCACGCTCTTGGTTGCTGGCTTTCTCTCCTTCTTCCCTCTATAACGCACTCTACTGATATTCTTACCAGAGGTTGATAAGGCTATTAGTTGTTGTTGCCCGCTAGAAGAATATCTACTGATAATTCTTGGCTATTAACCTTGATAACGCACTAATACTCTCTAATGATAATAGTCTAGGCTATGATTGTTGTTCCCCCGCCAAGAATAGATATCATACGCACGCACTCGGCTTTGGGGCCTCGTGCTCTTCCTAAAGCTTAAATATCATAATCAATACGTCGCCTCACCGGCTTGCTAACGCTCGCCTCAGCGGCACTCCATTTGCCCCTGGCGGGTCAAATTCGTGCCCGCTCTGTATACTCTCTTATGATCTAATATCCTTATATATACTCCCTATCTCCACCTGTAAGATTTTATACTACTGCTCGTACTAATACTTTTCCTATAGCTCTAAGACAGGAAGTCTTATCAGATTGAGATTCCTGTCAGTTCGCCCGCCTAAAAGAAAAAGCCCCCGATGAGTTTCCTTTACTTCAACGATTAGTGATTGTCCTACTACCATAGGTAGAGGTGGATCTGCCCGCGAAACGGCAGACTGGGATGCAAGCGCCCAGCAATCAGAATCGTGGAGCGAGGTTGTGTGCCTGCCTCGACCTAAGCATGGCACAGACAGTCTGGGGACACGGTGGTGACTGCGCTGGGTCAGGGACTTCGTCCCTTCTTCGATGACCCAGCTTGCACCACCTCCCGAGTCCCAATCACAGCTGGCCGAGCGCCAGCAGAAAGGTTCTCACATGACGACCAACACCTCCACCATGAACGTCAACGACACCTTCGCCACCGACGAGCAGTTCGAGAACTACCTCGACACGCTGTGCTCCGAGGACAACGAGTTCATCCCCGAGATCGAGCTCGCCCCCGTCCCCAACACCTTCCCGCTCCTCAACGCCTGGTTGCGCGGCACCCTCACCTCGATCCAGGAGATGGAGGCCGTGTCGACCTTCAAGGCCCACGACCTCGCCCTGGAGGCCTACAGCATGCTCTCGGTGAACCTCAACGCCAAGGACATCCACGTCCTGGCCGAGACCATCCGGTGCAGGGAGATCATCCAGGTGGTGATCGAGACCCTGACCTTCCACGCCGACCGGAAGACCTTCGGCTGGTGCCCCGGCGCCGGAGACAGGCTGGACCCGACCGTCGACCTCGCCCCGGGACAAGGTGCCGCCGAGTTGTGCCTGTACGACGACTGCGCCCTCATGGACGCCCCCACCTCCGGGGACGACGACGACGAGAGCGTGGTCTTCGGGGCCGAGATGGACGGTGACTGGTGGGACGCCCAGTTCTCCGCCAGCGCCAACATCGCCCGCTCCCTCCCCCTCACCGAGGAGGACGAGCTGGCCGGTCGCAAGGCCGAGATGTCCTACGAGCCCAACCGCCTCCACCTGGAGCGCGTCTCGGAGCTCAGGGACGTCTGCCTGGACGAGCTGCTCTCCCGCATCCAGACGGCCAAGAGCGTCCAGAACCTCGTCAAGCTTATCGGTGAGGCCGGGTACCTGTCCGCCGTCGCTATCGCCCACAACACGGGTCGGTGGTACACCCACATGAAGGCCCGGGACGGACTCTCGGAGACCATCACCGCCCTGCCCGAGGGGTACCGCCACTTCGGTCTGGACTACGCCCGGTACGTCCTGGCCCTCAACGCCGCCACCATCAGGGCCGCGGGAATCCACTCCCCCGAGGTCGACTGGTCCTCGCGCCTGGGCAAGCTCACCTACGTGGTGGGTGACTCCAAGGACGAGCAGAGGGCCAAGACCTTCGCCAGCAAGCTGACCGAGTGGTTGGCCCAGAACATCCACCGCTCCCTAAAGGTCAAGGCCATCGGTACCTACCCCAAGGCCCCCTCCGCCGAGGGAGACATCTGGGAGCACTCCGCGATGCAGGGTGACTTCCTGGCCACGGAGAGCGTGGAGGAGAAGGTCCTGTGCCCCTACTGCGACAGCCAGGGAACCCTCCCCAACGGGATGACCTGCCCCGCCTGCGACGGCATGGGAGAGGGTGTGGCGATCGAGCTGCACGCCAGGGTCCTGGGGATGTCCATCAGCGAGTTCCAGGGGTCCTTCAAGCCCCGCACCTCCTACCTGGAGTGGTTCGTCGGCCCCCTGGCCCGCTGCCCCTCCGCCCTCGTCACCACCTCCGACAGCCAGGAGGTCCCGGTCCTGCCGAAGAGGACCATCGAGGTTCTCTGCCAGGGCGTGGTCAAGACCACCGGGTACGCGCCCATCAGCCTCACCCCCGCGCCCTACATCGAGGGATGGACAAGCCTAAACGCCATGCTGGCCTCGCTCGTCCGCATCTAGTTTCTTCTAAATCCTCCATGAAAAACACGTACTTCTTCTCCTCCTATTGGGGGACATGGTCTCGCCGGTTGGGAAAGAACCCTCGCGGAGACATCGTGGAGGTAAACCTCACCCCCATTCGTTGCGCCCCAACCTGCACCTGGGAAAACCACGTCAAGCCAGTCGTCATCCAAGCTCACTTCACCGACATGCACGAAGGAGATATCCTCCAAGACCACCTACCCCACAAAATTATAGAGGTGATGGTGGACAACCTCGGCCCAGAGTTCTTCGACTACCTCCTCACAGAAGACTTCTTGCCACAGATCGACTGGGCTCTCTACGACAAGCACTGTAATGGTGGATGCCCATTTGAGAAGTGCAGGAAGGCCCTCTAAGATCTAAGCTCCTGGGCATGAGTGTAAACTGCCCTCCTTTCCTACCATAGAATTCCTCTAACGTTCACCAGGAGATACAGATGACCATTATCCGAACTCGAGCAGACGAGATTACTGTTGCTTGTACGTGGGGAGACGGACCGGATGTCCTCTGTGACATCAAGAGGGATGGAGTTCTGATTCCTCTCGATCTGACTACCAATGAAGCATGGGATCTTGCCGTTGCTCTCATGTCTGCCGCCGACCAGGCCAAACAACTGGAGGATCTGGCCGCAAAGGAAGACTTGGCCTAAACCTCTTCTTGCTATGAGTTCTTACTACTTACCGTGATTGGAGGATTAGATGTGTTGTGACCATGAGATGTTCGTCGGAAAACAGGTTGAGAACTTCCTCAGGGCGGATTGCCCCCTGTTCATCAACGTCTCCAACCACCCCTCCTCCAAGTGGTCCAAGGAGCAGCTGGAGGCCGCCAAGACCTACGCCACTGACGACTCCACCGCCATGATCGTGGATGTCGCCTTCCCCAACGTCCCCGCCGAGGCCACCAAAGACGACGTCATCCAGATGGCCTGGGATGTGATCGCCGAGCTGGAGAGGTTCCCCCAAAAGTACGATGGCCCCATCACCATCATGGTGCAGGGCGAGATGACCCTCACCTTCCAGATCGTCAACCTCCTCCAGAGCTACGACACCTGGGTGGATGGAGTGGTGGCGGCCGTTTCGGAGAGGGTGGTGACCGAGACCCTCCAGGACGACGGGAACACCAAGAAGGTGGCCACGTTCGCCTTCAAGGGCTTCAGGCGCTACTACTAGTAGTTTCTTCTACTACTTACAAGGGAGATAACGATGGACGAGATCAACTGGGGCAACGGAGTCAAAGTACCCATGATCAAATTGGTCAGGCAGCTGACCGGTCTGGGACTGAAGGAGGCCAAGGAGCTGGTCGAGCAGTACCCCACGAGCTCAGAGACCGAGGCACCCGTGACCTGGGCCCGCAACTTCAGGAACCGCCTGGAGGACCTGGAGGTCGTCTCGGCCCAGAGGAGCGTCCCCGAGAAGGAGCTGAGCAAGCAGACCACCGAGCTGGAGAAGAAGAACTCCAGCCTCTCCTATGAGCTGTCCCAAACCAAGGTCATCGTCGAGAACCTCAGGGACCGCCTCAAGGAGTCTGAGGACACCGTCACCTCCCTCCTCCGAGACATCAACGGGATGCAGCAGGACGACTCCTGGAAGCCGGAGGTTCGGCGAGCCATCTACGCACTGGTGGAGCACGAGACCACCCGAGTCGTCGACATCCTCGTTGATCTCCTGGCTGATCAGAAGAAGTCCAGCAACCACAGCTGCTACAACTGTCTCCACGCCCCGGCCGAAGACAAGAGCGAGTGGCCTTGCTGTGATTGTGACAACTTCGACAGATGGGAAGAGGACAAGTAGCCTAACCTACCTACCTAGAAATTCCTCTTATAGTCCTTATAGGAGGATATAATTCCCTTGCCAAAAGTTACTATTCAGATTGATGGTGAAGGAGAGGGGATGGCCACAGTACTGGATGCTATGGCCAATGCTCTTAGAACTTCTACTTCTCAGAGAGATATAGTTGTATTGCCCGCAGAAAAAGAACCTGAGAAGCCAAGACTTCGTTCTGCTTCTACAGTAGGAGAGATCTCCCGCCAAAACAAGCTTCCCTACTATATGGATGCTTCAAAGGAGGTAACCAAGGCCCTCTCTACTGTACTGACTACAGAGCCCTTTACCGGATCTGCCGCCGAACTAAGAACAGCAGTACGAGAAGTTCTCAATAAGAGCTTCAAGGGCGACAACATCCTGAGATCAAAGCTCTATATGTATTGTTGTCCCTCCCAACGTCCATGGAAGAAAGCTCTCAAAGCCAATAACCTTAGAGAAGAGAACGGGATGATCGTAGTTCTCTAGGAGGAAGTAATGCCTCATTACGCCGGGATTGGTTCAAGAGAGACACCAGAGGTAGTCCTCAATCTCATGAAGAGGATTGCTACTCACCTCGCTAAGAAAGGATATACCCTTCGAAGTGGTGGCGCTAAAGGAGCCGACACTGCCTTCGAACAGGGTGCCGCCGGAGGACTGAAGGAGATCTTCTACGCCAAGAACGTGCCTCAGTGGTGCTATGAGAAGGTGAAGGATTACCTCCAGAAGGGAGCAAAGCTCGAGAAGATGAGGCCCTACGTACAGGCTCTCCTCGCTCGCAATATGCAACAGCTCTTCGGTAGAGATGGCAATAAGCCCATTGAGTTCGTTGTATGCTGGACCTCAAATGGAAAAGACCACGGGGGGACTGGATACGCTATCCGAGCAGCCAACGCAGCAGGCATCCCAGTCTACAACCTCTACAACAGGGATGAGTGGGTTGCTTTCCGAGCGAAATACCTCTCCTGAATTTCTTCTAACAGCTACGAATGGAGGAACTGACATGCACCTCTACGAAATCTGGGGACGAAATGGCCGTGGCCCTTCCGCAATGTACGTTCATCAGTTCGCAGCGGAAACAGAGAGAGCAGCAGTCGAGGGATATGCAAAGGAACGTCGCCGCGTAATCACGGCAGTTCTCCATGTTCGTAGAGCCTGTACTTGGGTATGGTCTGCCTCTGCCGCGGAGAACATCCTGAGATACAACCAGGGATCCACACATCAGTGGAGATTCGACGAGCAGGGTCTCGCCCACCGAGTCAACTGAACTATCCCTCCTATACTACCAACCTATCTACCTACCTAAGTTTCTACTAATACTCAGCGATAAAGGAGATTCCAATGATCAGCGTATGGGGCGAAAGATTCAACGGAGAACTTCATCGTGATGTGCCTCCCCGCCACAACAAGAGCATTCAGGACGCTCTCAACAGCCTGGTGAAGTACGAGCTGGGCTACGGTGGCCGAGTCGCCAACATCTTCGAGGTCGGTGAGAACATCCAGATCAAGACCGTGACACAGGTTCTGGCTTGCATCGACACCACCTGGTTCGAAGGGAGCAGGGAGGAGATGCTGCCCCTCGTTACGGCCTGCCACCTCTGGAGTCAGGTCGTTCAGAAGGGCACTCCCGAGGGCCTGATCGATCAGCTGATGAAGGTCACCGAAGGGAACCCAATGCTCCTCACGATGACGGCTCCCCTGCTCATCGGAGGATCAAGGGTCAAGGGAATCTCCCTCCTGGCAATGGGGGCAACAGAGGAGGAGCTCACCTACCTATGTGATCAGCCGATGGGAACCGAGGATATGATGACAGTTCTCTCAATCTCTCGGGAAATGAACGTTCCTGTACAGGAAGTAGTCGCCCAACTATAGGAGATTCCAATGACCCGACCAAGAGATGTTGTTGAGTCCGATAGACTCGATAGCTACACCATCAAGAGGAGTGACCTGACACACTATGCGCTCCTCCTAACCACAATCCAGATCACGCTGGATAGAATGGATATCGATTCAATCAAGCCCGGCGACAAGATCGCCCTCAGATACATCAGCAAACTGGTAGACGAGACCATCGACGAGATGGGAGGAATGTAATGCTCAAGGAAATGCTCAAGGTGTTGGCCCGCTACGAAGAAGAGGCTGAGGTTTTCGGGGGAGACCTGGAGTTCGATCTGACCACGAAGATGTACCCCGCAGCAGTTGAGAAGATTAGGATCTTCATCCAAGAGCTCTACGATCTCAAGCTCATCACCTGTTCTGACGAGCAGATGAACAACGGGCTCGTGACGGTTCACTCAGCAAGAGCTCGATGGATTCTGGAGGCGCTGGGATAAGACACCGTAGAACTCAGAGTTTTTTCTAATTCAAGTGGCAGAAGGGTTAGCCGGCCGGCAAAAGACCCACGTAGAGCAGAAGCAATTACACCCCAACATGTAACCCGTGTGTAGGAGTAATTGGAGATGCGAGACCAAATCTAGCGCCTGACCTGGGCGTAGCTAAATACAGGATCAAAATCAAAACCAATAGGCAGAGCTTCCCCCAAAGGCCACGGGGTGAGGTTCTGCCTATTCTTCTTTATCTAGATAGCTACTTTTTGGAGTATGCTGTAGTCGTGGAGCTAGAAGAAATGAGCATCTGCCAAATCTGTGAGGATATCCATCCGTCTACCCATATGCTCAATGGGGTGTGTGTCTTCTGCCGCATTTATGCTAGACTTGGCCCTGTCGCTCCTGGTAGCGACGGTAATACAAATAGCCAGGGGAGTTGCTATACTGGGCAAATGAACGAAGTAACCAATTCTACCAAAATCATCGAGATCGAGTGGTTTTCTTATGGAGAGAAGTCTCTAGGACAGGTGGCTATCCGCAGTGGAGACATTGTGATTCGCGGGCTCAAGATAGTGAGGGGGAAGTATGGGGTTTTCCTAGCAATTCCCCATGAGACAGACAGTAGAGTTAGAATCGTTCTCCCGCCAGATGTACAAAAACGCCTCTCTCTAGAAGTAAGAAAGCTTCTTGCAGAAAGGACCACCATCGCCAAGCCAAAGCTCCCATCTCAACAAGTAGAAGAGGAGCCAACGAATCCTACCGACCGCTATATGGCCTGGAAACAGAAGGCCAGACAGCAAGGATCTATCTAGCTGATAGACTTTTACCTATGACGCAATAAAAAGCCGGAAGACATAACGGCGATACAAGCGCAAACAGCGACAATCCGTTTCTCACCCTAATCTACTTGACACGATGTTTTGAAACTCCCTATATATAGAAAGGATTTATTGTAGAGAATGACTGAAAGACTGCTTCTATCGCTTGCCTTTGGAGCTTGCTCTTCAGCCTAACGCTTCGCTTGGCCTTCGAGCGCGCTACCAAAAGGCGCGCGATAAGATAATCATAAAGACTGGTTCTTCGATCTATCTTTATAACAATCAGCCTTTCTCTATAAAAGCCTCAAGTCTTCACTGAAGAGAATAAGTTCTTACTACTTCCTGTGTAATGTCTAACAATAACAAAACCTTGAAAGCTCTTTGGTTTACTTGTCAGATATGTTGGAAGTCTTTCTGTTGGCCGATGGGAGGAGAAGTAACGCACTCTGGTTATTGCTGTAATGAGTGTCTCGCCCGAAAGACCGTAGAACTCAAAGAGGCCACCAAATGAGAAGCGTCACTGAAACTCTCGGCATCATCATAGCCATCTTCGCGGTCCTCTATCTCCTGGGGATAGTCGATTGCTCGATGCAAACCTCCCAGAGAAATCCTTCTGTTACTATCACTCTGGTAAGAGGTAGGTAGATGAAAGATCATTTGAATTCTAATTCCCTAATAGATGGAAATATCCCCGCGGGAGTAGGATGTCCCTTCATAGAGATATGCAACTGGGTTGATGAATCTTGTCCCACAAAAGGACGACTGAAGAAGTGTCGTTGGTCTTGTGGCGCGGCAAGAAGCATCTCCCTCCGCAAGTGCCAAGAAGAAGAAACCGTAGAACTCGATAACGAGTAGTTTCTCCTAAATCAAGAGAAAGGTAGGTTCACATGACGGATGAGCAGGACGAGATCTTCGAGACCATCCACGAGAGGGAGTTCGACGAGGAGGAGTGGTACGACACCACCGAGTATGACTACAACATCGAAGTCAACAACCCCTCAGTGGAGGAGGGCGAGGACATCACGGACAACTGACTGAGGGGGATCGACCTCACCAAGTAGGAGATTCCAATGACCAGTGAGATCAAAATCCTTCAGCCCATCTCTACCATCAAGATGATCCGCGAACTGACCAACTGCGGACTGAAGGATGGGAACGACCTCGTCTTCGCCTTGAGGGATGGAGATATCCCAGCCTACACCAAGGCCCTGGAGAAGATCCGAGCAGAGATGTACGGCCCCGACAGGGCAGAGCTCGAAACCAAGGTCGACAGCCTCCAGCAAAATCTGAACGAGGCCAACGTAGAGGCAACCGCTCGAGAGAGGTATATCAAAGACCTGGAAGAGACTAAATCTCGTCTCACCAGAGACCTGGGCAACTTCGAAAGGGAGAACGCGGAGCTGAGGGACAACGCACGTTATCAGTCCCCCGTAAAGGCCCCTCTGATCGATCGAGAGCTGGCGAAGAGTCTCATCCTTCACATCCATGAGGGTCGGGTTACTCAGGCCCTAGCGCTCATTCTGGAAGCCGCTCTGCCCAGAGAGGAAGAGTCTCCCATCCGATCTTGCAGCAACTGTGATCCCGGCTCAAACGAGGAAGCCTGCAACTCCTGCCACAACTTCTCAAACTGGCGGGAAGACACATGCCCCTTCTAAAATGAATTTCTTTTAGATATAGTGTATAAGAAATAAAGAGATAACCACATGGAGGTAATGATGCGCCGCCAGGGTCTCAAAAGCGGCTAAACCTAAATGATGTTCTCTCGGACCGTAAGAATAAACGCCCGGGTATCCTCTCCGTCCTATAAACGGTAGAAAAGGTAACTGGTTACATAAGGGTTCAAGTCCCTTACCGGGCACCAGGAGAAACAATGTCTCGAGCCGAAGAAACAAGAAGAGAGATCGAAAGACTCAAGACTATCGAAATTCTCCCCGGAGAGTATGTCCACAAAACTGAACTTGTGGGTTATACAGTCATCTCCGTAAATAACGAAGAGCAGACGGCTCTCGTAAAGACAACCAAGTCAGGCTTCGAGAAGACCAAAACACTTTACTGGTGTAGAAAAAGACTTAGGAGGGTAGAGAATGTATCCAGGTAAGTGGTGGACGGGAATCTATCGCACTCCCGAAGCTAATCCAATTCTCCTCGCGTCTCTCCAGTCAGACATCCCTCGAACTGAAGCCTCACATCATTTCTCTCCTGCCGGCGTATCACTCAAGCCAAGAACTAATTGCTGGTATGACCATCCTAAAGCCAATATCCCCGAAGCTCCTGCTAATTGGGATCCTAGGAAGTAGTCTTATCAGCAGAATAGTGTGTTGCCCGCCAACCACTTCGTTCAAAAGAACCCACCCATAAATTCTTTCTAACTTCAATGGAGGTAGTCAAACATGAAGGTAGAGAGAACGCTCGTGACCAAGTTCAACCTGGCAAGGTGGCAGATGAGAGTCGGCGAGTTCCTGAAGCAGAATCGCCTGGTGGGTGAGCCGCCCACGGAGCTCCTGGGAAAGTACGTCTGCGTCAGGGCGGACGAGAACTTCTCGGTGGTCATCGAAGACCCCAAGAGCATCGCCGTGGAGGTCTGCCCCAAGTGCCACGGAACGGGAGAGTACGTCGGCCCCTACAGCAGAGGTCGGTGCTACGACTGCTCCAACGGAAAGATCACTCTGAGAGATTTGCTGAGGGATCGTCTTTATCATTCCCTGAACGACTCGGAGGTTCCGGCAGAATAAGTTTCTTCGAGAACAAGTGACCGTATAACTCAGGAGGTTCTAACATGACCATCAGCGAGATGTTCCAGAAGAGAATCGGTGAGTTCGCCCGCGGCAATGCGATGATCGTCAATCGCCGGTTCGATGCTCATGTGGAGCTCTACAGGCCAGTTCAGAACCTCCGTCTCTTTCGCGGCCACACAATGCCCCAGAGCGACGTCACGATGACTCCTATCGTAATGGTAGGAGGTGAGAATGCCTAGGGACGAATCTCTCTGGGAAGAAGTAGGATGCGACGAGCTTCCCCCTCGGTACTGTACGAACTGCGGAGAAGAGCTCGATCAGTGTGAGTGTCCAAAGCAACGGTGCGACAACGCACAGTGTCCGTGTCGATGGGAGGAAGACGATGAGTAGAGAAGAAGACGCAAAGGTCGTAACGGAGCCGGTAGCCCTTCTCCTGGCCGAGGTAAAGCAGACCGCCAGAAGCATCACGCACCTGGTCGAGACCGACATGGCCGTCGAGCAGAAGCTCTTCTCGGTAGATCAGAGAGCCCTCCTGGCAGCGGCAGGGCTAGTTCTGATTTCTTTCGCCGCTCAGCTCGAAGAAGTCATCCGAATGGCCCGAGACATGGAGAACGAGAGTTCTGACCTCAACTAGACAGGAGAACAACATGAAGAGCAACAAGACCGTGACCCTTCCGACCGGACGTGTCGCCCACATCGCCACCCTGAACAACGACGAGCTCCAGGCCGTTCTGGACAGGACAGACAAGAAGCTCTGCCCTCAGCTCCACCAGGCCATCACTCGTGAACTGGGGAAGCGCCCAGTGGCCCTCGATCCGGTCTACAAGCCCGTCACCACCACCAAGGTGAAGAACGCAGCGGGAGTGGACGTGGAGGTCAGGACAGGTGGCTATCAGCCCTTCTCGGGGGGATCGCAGCAGACGACCGATCGCTACGGAAAGAAGGGTAAGCCGGTGCCTCTTCAGTGGACGTGAGTTCTTTCGAAAGTCTTTGAGGGCGAAGCAACACCTAATCTGGGTGCAGCTAGACTTAGTCTAGGAGTAGCCCTCACCAAATGAATCTACCTCGCTAAGGCGCCATGGGGTAGTTAGCTAGTGGTATAGCTAGTCTGATGCTGGTAATGGTGATAGCCCGCCGAAGACTGGTGATTCACCCATGCAGAAGACAAACAGGTGAGTCCAAGGGCATGGACTCGGTAATCCGGGAGTAACCTTTATTGCAATAGAACTCCTGGAACCTGATACCACACTCTGCTCAAAGCTGCTTATCGTATTCTGGTGAGATGACGTAGAGGTAGGTTCGATTCCTACTAAGCAGCCCAGCCATCCTAGGTAAGGCTTGAATCCTAGGAGAAACTCGCTATAGGAGTGTAGTTGGAGACCTGTTACGGCGCTTATAGCGAGTAAATCTGGGTCATTAGCACAGATGGAAGTCACCCTTTCTCTCCTCGAAGATAACTAACCTAAACAACTCTGGAGATACAGATGAGAGTCCTATATATCGCGGTCAAACTCGACGAAAAAACACAGGACCGAATCGAAGAGATTCTCGACTCGGTTAGCTCTGGAGTAAGCAATGCAATAGCCGAAGAATGGGACTACGACACATACGAAGAGACAGAAGTCTCTCTCGGAGTTTTCGCGAGAGGATATGCGGAAGGGCTAGAGCAATGACCACCTTCCAAAAGTGGAAAACTGCGGAAACCTCTGAGGAAAATAAGATGACCCCAGAAGAAAAAGATCTCGCCGCAAATCAGATGGATCTTGTCCCATTGGCTAAGGAACTCTATCCAGAGAATCCAGAAGCCCTACTGAGGGCATTCAACCAAGATACCGTCTTGGCATATGGAGAAATGTACGAGCTGGAGGAATGTAACCCCACGCCCAAGAACGTAAGCAGGCATACCGAACTGTCGGAAAGGTTGGAGACCCTGCTGGATCAGGAAGGCTGCCCACCTAACCCCTTCATTGAAATGTATCACTCCATCTACGGATGCTAAAACCCCTATAAAATTCTTATTAGAAGATATTCCAAGCTAGGAATCCCGGTCTTCATTGCACTACCAACCAATAGAAAAACAATAATCGAAGAGATCCAAAGCCTCCTCTAAGCCCTGGATATGCTGCAGGGCATTTCTTTCTGCTGGCGTGGTGGAATTGGCATACACGTAAGTTCAGGGAGCGAAGCGTGTATGCTATAATCAGTGAATGAGACAATCCAAGTATACCCACGAGGTGCTAGCTCCAGTAGTAATAAACTGCACATCCATCGGACAAGTCCTAGATACTCTTGGTCTAAAAAGGACCGGCGGAAACTACCGATATATAAATGGCAAGATCAGAAACCTACTAATACCAACCGAACACTTTACAGGTCAGGGTTGGGCAAAGGGAAAGACTGCGAAAACCTCCGAGATCGTCCGACAAACAGTAAGAAAGAACACAGTCCCAGATGAAGAGGTCTTCTCAGAGAACTCTTCCTATCAACCATCGAGACTACTAAAACGACTAGTCCAAATCGGCAGGATGCTACGCTGTGAGATATGCGGGATTGATTCCTGGTTAGGTAACAAGATAAGACTCCACGTAGATCATAAGAACGGCATTCATACTGACCACAGATTAGAAAACCTTAGACTCCTCTGTCCAAATTGCCATCAGCAAACCGAGACGTGGGGAGCTAGAAACAAACGCCGCAGTGATGGAACTGGCGAGACATGTGAGCCTTAGAAGCTCATGGGAGTAATCCCGTCCCGGTTCGAATCCGGGCTGCGGCACCATATCGAAGACAGACCTAGGAACTTATGGGGAAACCCTTACCAGTTCAAATCTGGTCGCCAGCACCAACACAATAGGACCAACATGTTCTACTCACTAATCAGATGGATTTCTCACTGGATTCTAGCCATAATGATTCTAGGAGTAGAGACGGTAGTTCTTACGATAGTAATGGCAGTAATAGCTCTTGGACTTATAAGGGGATAAAGATGCTTTACATAGCAATGGGTCTTATTGTCGCCGGCATTACACTCCTCATCACTGGACAGATCACCTATCTGGGTGGGTGGCCCGTCGTAAAAGAATTCCTCAAGGAAGAGGGGATCTGGACGGCCGCTCACATCTCCATCCTGGTGGCAGTAGGACTCCTTATCATCTCGATCGGAGGTGACTGGCACAACAACCTCTGGTATCCATTCTATATGGACTATGACAACTCCATCTGGAGACTACTCACAGTGGAGGGTTGAGAGATGTTGTATTCGCCGCCAACCGAAGAAGACGCACGCTTCCTCTTCAACATCTGGGGCTATGAGACTCTAGCCTACGAGCGGGGAGAGACAACGGCTGAAGTTCTTCTCAGGTCTCTTGTAGATGACACCCACACGATCAGGCGGTTCGAGGGTAACGTAGATGAGCACGGTATTGCCCTGTGGGTAAGAACAGATTCCGACGCTTGGAGGTAGAGATGCTTCGCGGCGAAACAATGCTCTCTCTGGAAAAGACAATGGCTCACTGTGACGAGTGCGACAAAGACCTTCCCTTCCGGGTGTGTCAGTCTGCCGCCGGATACTACATCGGAACCTGGTGTGATCACTGTGGTCCTTACTCAAGGGAGTCCCTACGATACTGGAAAACTGAGGAAGAGGCACAAGAGGCTCTTGATTCTGGAAAGTGGGCTGCTCGCTAGGGATACTGGACCAATGGCCCTTTCGTGGTATGGACATAATCAGGATTTGGCGAACCATCCTCAAGCACAGAACAGTGAATTACAGAGTGACAATTTCTACAAAGAAGAACGCATCCTAACAATTCCGCAAGAACTCGAGTCCATTGTTTCTCTGTAAGGAATCTCCTTTGACGAAGAAGTCGCGCAATCGCAGATTCCTTCTTCACCGGGTCAAGATGATGAAAATCAAAGGCACTTGGGTGGCCCTGGAAACCACAACGACAACAAGCGAGATCAGGACTTAATTCCTTCATAGCCCTAATCTTATTCTGTAAAAGAGCCCAGGCATTCATATGTCTCTCTTCAACATTCGACTTGCGACGACCACGAGCGCGACACGTTTTACAAAGAGAGCGATAAACCACAAGCGGATGGCCATATCGATCAACCCTCGTCATATTAATGGGAAAATGTTCGGCATTTAGAGGGAAGGTCAGACCACAAGCTCGACAGGTTTTGTAAAGGGGTTTAATAATCCGATCTCCATTCGGATATACTCCATAGACACGATGGTAAGAAGCACACTTTCGACAAGAAGCCCAAAGTTTCCCTAAACTTTTATTCTGAAACCAGTACTCCGTCAAGGGAAGATCTTGACCACAAGATATGCAAACTTTAGTATCCATAAATAGAGAGTATCACAAATGTGGTCCATAATATAGGAGTCGGATTACTTCCGCCGGGCAGAAGATGCCGAAGAGGTCCTCAAGAGCTGGAAGAAGGGCATCTACTCTTATAGGAGATAACGATGGCTAAGTGTCACATCTGTGGATCGAAGGATGATGTCATCATGGCAGAGTGTGCTCGCTGTCGTGAGATAATGGCAGAACAGATGTCCGATCGTGAGATTGAGGATATCTGGGAGGAGGCGGGGAAGCGGCTCGAGACCAAGGGTTACTCAGCCATCGACTTCGAGGATTGGGCGTAACCATGGATGATGACAACGAAAAGAACCATCTTTTTAGTGGGCCCCAACCCAATAAGCTTGACTGGTTCATCTGGATGATTCTACTAATAGTAATGCCCTTTGTAGTGTGTCCGTGTCTCATGAAAGGAATGTGAGGTAAGTTAGGTGGCTAAGAAACAGAACCTTCAGGATTGGTACGATGACTACCTGGAGGACGAAGAGATCGCCCAAGAAGTCGAATCACTCGAAGAAGAGACTCAGTACAACGAGTACATCGCTAATCAGGAGGATGAGTTCGCCCGCCTCCTAAAAGAAGAAGTTCTTCCTAATTCAGATGTAAGTAAGTAACCGGCCTACGGGCCCTAACAACAGGAGCTAACATGTCTGACAGCACCGCAGCCGCCGTCACGAAGACCCCCAAGACCCCCGCAGAGAAGAAGGAGGCCCGAGGGAATCTGCTCACCCTCCTCCTCATCGTCCTGGTAGGGGTTGGCATCCTCTACTTCGGCTGGAACCTGGGCATCGGCGTCCTCGCCTTCATCCTCTGGATCGGCGCCAAGTTCACCGGAAGCGTCTGAGGATCCCATGCCCTACATCATCTTCCTCGGAATACTCTCATTCGTTCTGTTGTATTTCAACCTCGCTCCGAAGAAGACCGACGATAAGGACATCACGGTAGCAGATAGATAAGGCGTAGAAGGACTTTTCTTCCAACCGGCCCAACCTACCAACCCTCAACCTCTAGAGGCTCTCAGATGCATATAAACGCCGATATGAAGGGCTTCCTAACTCAAGCAGAGATCTTTGGGAGATTGATCAAAAAGATCTTCATCACTCTAGTTCTTCTTATCTTCGGCGGGATCATAGGGTGTGGGTTCCTCTTCGTGAAGTTGCAAGAGTGGCAGGCAGATAAGGTCTGTCAGCAGCAGTTCGGAGAGGAGTGGTCGGCCGTAACAACACCAGGAGATGTCTATGGAGCCTTTTGTGTAGGACCTAATGGGCAGAATAGATTCTCCCGCCCAAGAGACTAGGAGATTGAGATGTCTACTGACAATCTGGACAGATTGATCTGCCTTTTCGATGACTTCGCTGAGAAGGTCGTCGATAAGATGGATCCTCTAGTAGAAAGTTCTTCTGAACTTCTAGAGAAGGGGCTAGACAAGGTAGCAGGGGCTGGCTTTCGCGCGGTAGAAAGAATCACCGTTTCACTCAAGGAGAAGAGGAAAGAACATGAAGAAGCTCATCGGAACTCTTAGCAGGATGTACTTCGCCAAGCAGATGGAAGTCTTTCGCGGCGGGATCAAGGGGCTGGGAAGGGCCTACGACATCTTCCACGAGACCTACCCGGACAACCCCTTCGTCGAGGGTTTCTACGAGGGCGGAATCCCCGTCATCAACGCCTACAAGAGGGCGTTCAGGGAGCTTTCTCAGGAGTCTCAGATGGATTCCATCGTGGACTTCTTCTGGATCGGCTACATGGCGCAGAAGTACCAGACGGAGCAGAGGCTCCACATCGACGTCCCCGAGTTCCATTTCGAGCCCGTCAAGTTCACCTTCGAGCAGACCCACTAATCCTTTTCCCGCCGGCCAACCCAATACCTAAACAGACTCTCCAAATCTCCAGGATCAAAAGCTCCCCTAGAAACTAATACTCTAATATATTCAGCACTTACCCCCAAGAGCCTAGCATAATCTCCATAACCATAAGCCCACAGCTTAGTTGGTCCCCGCCGACCAGAAAGACCAGTCAATCTTACAGTCCGGCGAGTACTCCTCTTAACCATTTGATACGCATCCTTCCAGATAGCATATCTTCTCACTGACAAGACAAACTGGTCAAGAACCTCAACTTATACTAGAATTCTCTGTAATTCTAATAAGGTAACTAAGATGGAACCCCTAAAGATCACAGCAGAGGAGATTTACCTCATAGAGAGGTCTATTCGTAGAGAAGAAGCTGTACGAGAGGGTTTCTATGACGGCCGCAACAGACCCTCAATCATCCCCGATAAGAAGAAGTCAAAGAACCGTAATCATTGTAGAAACAAAGACCACAGAGGAGAAGAGTAGAGATGACTATCAAGAAGACCACCCAAACCACTATCACCTGTACCCTCTTCGAACTAATCCGCGCGGCAGCAGAAGACGGAGACTGCCTTTCTTTCGAGGGAAACCCCACTACCGTTCTTCTCAACGGGAAGCCAGAATCCCTAGACACTACGGTCACTTTCATGATCGAAGAGGGAAACGAATCCTCGGACTCTTAGGCCGCAGGCCGAGCGAGCAACGCGAGCGATGGCCAGGCCCGAAGGGCCGAGCGAGCGTTAGCGAGCGAGGCCAACCCCCTCCCCCTTGGGGGGTCCGGGGGGTTAAAAATAACAAGCATTGGCTACAGAAGAGAAGAGGAATTTCCTGTAAAGTCCATTGGTTACAGTATTTTAGAGTCCAGACTGAAAACCAAAAAGTTTGGGATAAGTAGTGAGAGGAGTACTTATGGCCTACCCACTCTCTACATCTACCTCAAAATACTCTCTCCCATGTTATTATCTACTATGACCCAACAAACAGACTTAACAGGACAAAGATTTGGAAAGCTTGTAGTCGTTAGAAGACATGGATCTATAGAGAAAGAAACACTTTGGGAATGTCTATGCGACTGCGGAAAAACTCACCTAGCTAAAGGTACTTACCTCAAAAAGAACAGCGTAAAATCTTGCGGCTGCCTATTCCCAAATAAAGGGATTCCCTATCCCGGATGGAGAAGTGGAAGATTAGAAGCTATATCTGGAGGATACGATAGCAAGAGAAAAGATACTTACTGGCTATGTAAATGTGACTGTGGCGCCGAAAAAGAGATCAGACGTGATGCCCTAATAAATGGTCATGCTAAATCATGTGGATGTCTTAGACGTAGCAGAAGAAAATATCTAGAAGTTAAAGACCCGACTATCTTAAAACTGTACGCGGAAGGCAAAACATTAAAAGAGGTTGCAGAACTTACAAAGCTTAGTATCCCATACATACAATTAATACTACGAAGACATAAGATAAAAAAGGATAGGATAAGAGAGATTCCACCCGAAAATATAGAACTCGTAAAACAGCTATGGGCTAAAAATCTTCCAGTAGATGAGATTGTTGATAAGACCGGTATCTCATCTACCTATCTTAAAATCCTAACAAATAAAGGGATCCTCCCGTCACGTTTTAAAGCAAAAAGCCAGAGGCAGCAAAGAGCGAAAAAATTCAAACTCCCCACCGAAGCATATGAAGAACTGCTTTTGAAGCAAGGTGGACATTGTGCTATTTGCAAAAACGTACCAACAGAAGACAGACGACTTGCTATTGACCACTGCCATAAAAGTGGGATTGTTAGAGGACTACTCTGCTCTCGTTGTAATATTGGTCTTGGCTACTTCCTAGATGATCCAATTAGACTTAAATCAGCCATAGAATACCTAGAAAAATCTCCTACCCCACCAGAAGGTTCATAGTTTTTCTTATTATCTATAAGAACATTAAATAAAGCCTATGGCTTGTTGCAGTAACTACCCCACAAATAAAAACATAGCAGAGACAGGAGAGAAGTAGATGAGAGCTTGGCATTTCTGCATCAAGGATGGCGACCGCATCCTCACCAACAAGGGCCGCCTGGTGGTCACCATCGGCGAAACGATCCGACACGAAGGCAAGCTGAAGATGTGCTTCAGCGGCCTCCACGCCTCAGTCCGCGCCATCGACGCGCTTTCCTACGCTCAGGGCAACATCGCCTGCCGCGTCGAGTGCGGCGGCGAGATCGTGCGGGGCGACGATAAGATCGTCTGCTCGGAGCGCACCGTGCTATGGGCGGTGGACGCAGAGGCCACGCTGCGTCACTTCGCTAGGCTTTGCGCGCTCGACGTGCTGCCCCTGTGGCCCGATCCGCCCGAGGTCGTCGTGCGATTCCTCCGCACCGGAGACGAGTCCATCAGGGACGCCGCGAGGGTCGCCACGTGGGACGCCGCGTGGGACGCCGCGAGGGCCGCCACGATGGACGCCGCGTGGGACGCCGCGAGGGACGCCGCGAGGGCCGCCGCGTGGGACGCCGCGATGGACGCCGCGTGGGACGCCGCGATGGACGCCGCGAGGGACGCCGCGATGGACGCCGCGTGGGCCGCCGCGTGGGACGCCGCGCTCGAGCGCGCTAACACACGGCTCACGCGAATGCTCTCGCTGACGCCGAGGATATAGCTCCCCGACCAAAAGAATTCTTATTAGAAGATATAGGAGGAGAGTAAAGATGAGAACTGTAATAATCTTGATGCTACTTACAATTAGCTCCCCAGCACTAGCAGAGTCTCTACAGAATAGAGATAACGAAAGTGTTGGGAATAGTGATTCGCCGCGACAAATAGAAGTCAGATCGTGGAGTCCTGCCACTTCTCAGAGAAATGTTCGCCCGCCGCTAGAGAATAGGCCTGTCAGAGAAAGAGTTAGAAGCCGAAGACTAGCCATCGCGGGAGCAGTTCTAACTGGATTCGGTCTTAGCTCCACACTTACCTGCTTTGTTATTACCCCCTGGGAATACCTCAATTCTGGTCCTCACGATCCATCTGTAGATACATCTATATGGAGCTGGAGAAACGGACTAACCCTTGGCCTCGGAGGACCTACCCTACTTATTGGGATAATCCTACTAGCCGTAGGGATGATGTGATTGCTCACCCCAAAAGGACTAGTAGAACGAAGTAAACCTGTAACAGACCTAGCTTTTCTTCTATAAGCAAAGACATTCTCTGAAGGGGGATACAGTGACCAAGCTCCGCGAAAATGGAAGCTTTGCTATCTATAAGCACCCTAGTATCATTTCTAGTAAAGGGACTGTTTACTGCACCATTATGGATTGGGTCTCGCCAAACTATGCCGTTAGGCTTGTTGGTGATCGTCATGAACGGTTTGCCGCTGAAGCTAACCTAGAAGATCTAGAGACCCCCGAGTTTAAGCGAGGGGATAGAGTTCTCTATAAGCCAGATGAGCAGGAAGACTTCGAAGAGAGAGAGGCTACGGTCGTAGATATCGTAGATTGTCGTCCTCATGAACAGCTCTACTATAAGGTCTATGTAGATGACTGGAGTGCTATTCGTGAAGCTTGGGAATCTCAGCTTAGGAGAATGTAATGATTCAACTAAGATCAGAAGAGACTGGAATTATCAATGTAGAAACCCTGCAGGAGGCTCTCTCCCGCACGGAAAAAGACAAGACTATCTGGAAGATCTCATTCTCTCTAGGAGAAGAGAGAGTAAGACTAGTTAGACTAGAAGATGGTAACTGGACTCTTAGACCTCTCAAGTTCTAGGTAAGAATAATGACAGAAACTAAAGAGAAGACATACACGGTTTTTGCAAAGTCTTTTGACAATGGCTCGACCTACCAGGGAACTACAGAAATAATGTATGGCCCCCTATCCTTTCAAACAGCGGAAGCAGTAGTTCTAAAGCTACTTGAACATGGATGTGGTGGCCGTCTATGGAAAGAGATCAAGATAATGGAGGACACTATTGAAAGCCTACAAAGTAGAACTCCTAATAATTGACTTCGATGGGATTGGAAGAGACGGTATTATCGACGCGATAGAAAATACCCGATATCCAAATCACTGTATTGCTCCAGATGTACAGTATGTCTCTACTGCTGACATTGGAGAATGGGATGATGATCATCCTCTCAATCATATGGATACTGCTGAGGATGAATACTCAAGACTATTTCCTGGGTCTAAAACTAAACTAGATTGGGAAGAATCTGATGAAAGTATATAAAGTAGTTCGTAGGCGTAACAAACGGCTAATTTCATCCTATGGACTTTTGCCAGCAAATGTTGCAGTGAGATACCAGATCGGTATCCCAACAAAACCCAAAGTTAAAGGAACTCTTCTAACCGCATATAGAACTCTTGAAGATGCAAGACAGTTCGTAAGAGACTACGCTCCTAAAGTTATCTATCGTGCAGAAGCAAAGATATCTAGAGCTAAGTTCGTAGCTAAGTGCCGCTACTTTATAGATTTAGACTATGCAATAGAAGATTGCTGGGATCCAAAGCGCAAAGCCCCTATCGGCCTTGAATCTGGTTGGCCAGAGGGAACGGTCTTCTGTACAGAAATAACACTACTAGAAAGAGTAACCTAACTGGTCGCTATAAGAAGAGCGGAGGGATGAGACACCAAGACCTTGGTCATGGATGGACTCTCTGGTGGTGTAGTGATGAAATCTATGCAAACTACTATGAGCCCATCGACGAAGAGGATCTATCCGCAAACCCAAATATGGACGTGGGAGAATACGTCCTTGTTGCAACAACCTACCTAACCTCCGACGGGAAGATTCTAGAGGATCCACCCGACAGTCATTGGGAAGGCACTCCAGTTGAAGTAATTCGAGCTCTTATCCAAAAGGGAGAAGAGCTTATGCCCGGACTAAGAAGAAGCTAGGTAAACAACTCCGCGAAAATTAAGGAGAAAGAAATGGTAGACCCCTATCGTACCCCTCAATTTCCGACGCCCCCACCACCAATTACTTGGCGCTTACGTGTATTAGCCTGGATCAAAGATGGCGAGCACATTCGCCATATTATTACCTTGTTAGGGCTTATTCTATGTCTGGCCGGTATCGTCTATGTGACCCCTAAGGACTGCGCTCAACAAAAGGCCTGGAGAGCAGCCTCCCGGGCCGAAATGGAGAGAAGATGCGATCGTGACGCCGCAGAAATGCATCTTCCCTGTATTCCAGAGTCTGTACGACGATGCCTACGTGTAACCGACAGCTGTGAATGTGTACTTCCAAATGGTCAATGGATGTACTTCCTACCAAATGATTGAAGTATTAGCCGTTCGGGGATAAATAGTCCGCGATTTTCAAAAGAGAGAACATTAATGCTTGAATACACTGGAAAATACTCATCATGAGCTGGAGGTTCAATAAAGTGGTATAATACCACTTATGGAATCACCAGAACTCTCGTACCTAATTGGCTTACTTACCTCAGACGGACATATGTCTGGTAGGTCTGGTCATAAGGGGAGGATTGCTTTAGAACTCTCTGAACAAGACGAAGAAATCTTATACAAATTAAAGGATTTCATAGAGGCTGATTACAAAGTCAGAGCGTCTATCAGAAAACGAACTAGAGATACAAACTTCCTAAAAGAAGTGACCTCCTCGATACTCTCTGTATGTTCCAAGGATTTTAGGAAAGTAATAGAGCCCTGGATTCCATATGGTAGTAAGAAGAATGTTATTGCCCCAGCCCCAAATGAGTTAGTCACTATCGATTATATTAGAGGGCTCGTTGATGGAGACGGATCGTTAGGCATAACTTCTAAGAATCTTCCCTTTATCTCACTAACAACCTCTAGCGAAAGTATTAAAGAATATTACCTCAGCTTCTGTGAAGAAACTACAGATCGGAAACCTGAAATTCACAGAAACGAACGTGACAACATATATAATATTTGTATCTTTAGAGAAAAAGCCCAAGCTATTGCTAAGATCCTTTACTCAGAAGCAAGCCTTTTTATTCTTAGAAAGAAAAAGCTTGCAGAAGAAGTTCGACTATGGGAACGACCCTCGTCTATGAAGAAAGTTACTCAAAAGGCCTGGACTATTGAACAAGATAATCTTGTTCTTAACTACCCCATAAACTATGTGGCGGCTACTCTCAATAGAACAGAATCAAGTATTAAAAACAGACTGCATAGACTTAGACACATAATATAGAACTAACGGTGAAACCTATCTACTCTTTCAAAGCCTCAGAAGAAAGGGATTAAAGATGAGCCTATCCTATCTACCCCATTCAGTAAGAAAGCTAGAACTCCGCTCCATAAAGGATTTCAAGCCCCTTGGTCTTGCCCGTACCTTAGGTATCTGCCTCGATTATGGATACCTAATCCTTCAGGAAGGGTCTATGGGAGACATCCTTCCAGAGAAAGAAGTTCACTTAAATATTACTGTAGACTTCTGGATCGTGGACCCTACGGCGCCTATGGCAGAAAGCCTCTATACCTATAGCAATTGGAATGACTATCATATAGATCACCTAGTTATCACGCCCCTTAGGGCAGAGAGAAGCATACTCTTCTTTACTAGTAAGAAGGAGGATATAGATAGCCTAATGTTTATCTGTCCTCGCGGACGTGACTACGAGATAAAGGCATTTACTCCACCCAGAGAAAACTTCCGCCGAGGCTAGAAAGTAGACTATATCTAATGAATACCCCAACTCCTTGTAATAAGTGTCAGCATCTTTATTACTGCTGCATGCAGAAAGACAATCCTTCTGATTGGGCTATCTGTAAAGAGGGTTACTATCCAATAAATGGGAAGTGTAAGAAATTCAAGCAGGACCCCAGACTTGAGACAAAGAAAAGCTAATGACAGTATTCATACTTGCCCATCCCTGGATGACCTTCCTTTTAGTCTTTATAGCTCTATGTATGCTAGAGAATCTAGCTATAAGCGTCTTAAAGGTAATATCTAGCTATAAAGAAAAGCGCCTTAGTACCCGCCCAAAATAAAATTTCTCCTAATAATCTTTAGGAGAATTAATCTTATGATTACTTATCTCAAGGGAGATGCTACTCAGCTTATGGCTAAACATCCAACTGGTGGAGGTGTTGAGGCATGGACGACAGATGAAGTCGATAATAATGGAGACTTCTTACACCATCATCGATTTAGCATAAGTATAAAGGATGAAGACTAATGAAGGCTTATAAAATCCTCGATAGGACAAATAGACAACTGCATTCTTGTATCGTCACAGGGGATGCAAGAACTAGGTATTTCGTCGGGAAACCAACGACACCAAAAGTCGAAGGCAGTTACCTGATGGCATTCGCTAGTATAGAGGACGCTAAGAATTTTGGCTTTGATCCGCAAAACGAGAGTCTCTATGAAGTAGAGGCAAAACTAGCCCCAACAAACAGATGGCGAAGCGATCTTGTCTATGCACATAAGGGCGACAGCCTCTCTCTAGAAGAACTAAAGCGGTTCTGGCTAGTAGGTAATTACGGTCTCGCAAGAGAAGCTCCATTAGGCACATTATTCTGTGAAGAGATCACTCTTACTAAGAGAATTTCATGAAAAATCATATAGAACTGGATACGATAAAGCTAGAGATGCCGGATAGCGAGATCCATGTCACTCTTTCCAGCGACTCTGATTCTAGCAAGGGACACCTAAATATCTATAAGCATAAGATTGATATCACTTATTTTGACTCAGATAGAAACCCAACTTCTCTAACGCTTAATCTAGCAGAATGGATAGTTCTTAGAGAAACTATTGAGAGAAGTAGAGTAGAGCTTAGAAGGCTGACAGAACTATGAGAGATCCCAAGATTGGTGATCGGGTTGCCCGGCTAGTAGTTACCAGCGGCCGACAAGTCCACGAGGAGTTTGGTTCTGTCGCCCAAATTACTGGCTCATCTATTCTTGTCCACTGGACTATTAAAAGAATAGAAAACGGAGAACTAGACCAGATGGACAGAGCCTGGAGCTATGCCTCAAGCGAAATCATTGGCGAGTGGGAAGGTCATTGTCGGGACGGTGAGACTTGTTGGTGTATCCCCACAAAAGAACATCATGGAGATACAACTATAATCATTCATAACTATGATGAAGATAAGTCATGAGCAGAAATAACTGGTCTATAGTCCTAGATAGTGGTGAGCGTATAGATTCGTATATATTTGACTACCTTTTGGATCGCCGGGAGGCAATACCAGATTCCCCAGATCCAATGCATATGAATCTCTCTCAAATCCTCGACGCCTTTACTAAAGTAGTAACAGAAGACCTACTCGCCAATGGACGAATGGTCTGGGTTCATGTCGATAGGAATAGCTCTATCAGCTAAAGTAATACCCACCTAAAAATTCTCTCTAATTCCTAGTGGAGTAAAACCCCATGAAAATGGCTCGTAGATTCAAGTCAGAAGCAGGAGCTCGTGGTTTCATTGAGGGACTCAAGTATGTAAATGATCTCGACATCCGTAATATCCAACTGAGCTACGACCCCGATGAGTACATTGTTAGGTTTGATGATGACGATGTCAAAGAGATAGACCGAGACTACGAGCTCCCAAATAATGGATGCGAAGAGATTCGTTGTGGCGGCTGCCCTACAGAAACGGGATGTCCCTACAGACCAACCGAGGAAGCTAAATGAACCTCCAGAAGATAATGGACCTTGTAAAGACCCGAGCAATCATTGCAGACGAAGACCCAAATGGGGATGCAGATTGCGCATTCTTTACGCAAGTCTATATTCTCCTAGATGAGCTCAGAGTCTCTAGGAAGACGCCGAACTCTATAAGCCCACTATCATATGCACCAACAGCCTATGCCTGTCCTCCCTTTGATGGTAGGACTGGTGGGGCTTACTACGAGCCATCAGAGAACTGTGTAATAAAGATAATTCTATTTCCTAATTCTTATAGAATGGCTAATTTCAAATGGCTAATTGATCTGCTAAAAGATAAATTTACTCGCCAAGAAATTAGAGGATTCTTTGATCGTGCAGAGATAGAGTGCAAAACATCAGACGCTGAGAAGATTGTTCGCCAAATCTTTGATAGTGGCGGTGGTTGTGAAATCCGCCCGGATTAGAGAGGCTAATAATGCTAGGCCCATATCGTACAGGAGAAGATATGAAGAGAATTGAAGCTGTAGAGCTTAGTACGGAAGAAGTAGCTGCCATCCTTACTGGAAAGATTCCGCCAGTATCAGGTCACTTTGATGAACTTCTAAGAAACTTCCCAGAGGCAGAGCTCAAGTTCGAACTTGATAGCGAAGACCAGTTTGGTCGTCGAGTCTACATAGTAGAAGCATCTGCTGAAGAAGAAATCCTCAAGCCTTAGCCCCACCCGGAAAATCTTAAAAAACCAGACTAGTTGGTTGTTTAATAAATAGATAATAAATATCTAGCCCTTCCGTCCGGAACGCCGTAATAGGTTATCCGAATGTGAATTCCGTCTGCGGTATCGTAGATACATAAGACTTCGCAATTCGAGGAAGTACCTATAAGGAACAAGTTCCAGCGACCGCAGGGGAGCGAAGGAAAAAGCCCAGTGATTGAGAATCAATCTACGTTAGGCGGGGCCACAATAAATTTGTAGTGCTAACGTAACGTCAGTCAGAAGATAGAGATCTTATCGCAGAGTAATCGGAGATATGATCGTCGTAGGATCTTTGATCCAGGCTATCGAAGTACTGCTAATAGAGTTACAAATTAAAGAGTCTTGATTCCTCCACCGGAATAGAATCCGAAGGTAAGACCTCTGAGTTTGTGTGGTTCGCCCCGAAGACTATAAGTCTAGGATGAATGAGAAACTACGCGCTTCGTTTTGCGCAGCAATTGGGTGTAGGACCCCCTTTCAAGAACCGCCCAGATATATAATTATCTAAATAACCGTTGGCTACCCAAAAATTAAATTACCTTAATTAAATTCCCTTAGATATCATTAGGAAAATACCTAATATGCAAGATGGATATATTCAATACATGAATACTAATGGACTAGAAGCTGGCTGTATTCCGCCGGCCAAACCATGTCCATTTATCGACTGCTGTGAAACTAAGACAAGTGAATGTCCCTCAGATACTTACATTAAGGTAGTTCCATTCTCTTGTCCTATGGCTAGACTAAAATCTTTTGCTAAATCTATTAGAGAAGCTAACAGTAAACCTGAAGAAACTTTCCTTGAGGGAGAAGAATGAAGAACCTTGCCGGTAATAAAGATGCGGCAGGCTGGGTCATTTTCGGAGGGGCAATAGCCCTCTGCGTTTTTATGTTTTTCCTAGGGATTCATGCTGGCGTACAAAGCCCCAATGAAAAAGCCCAGCGGGAGATACACAACTGTGAGGTAGCTGGCACACATTATAACTGTGTCCGACATTCAGAACGGAGATATGATTCGGACAGTTGTACCTGTGAGCAGAGGGGAACTATCGGTGGATTTGTCCACTACCCTACGTACCTACCTTAGTTGATATGCCCAATTAAAGGACTAATAATGATTACTATCCTTGCTCATGAAGCAGCTAGAAGGATTTTAGAGGCAGTAACCATAGCTGTCCTTACCGCGGCAGGAACAAAGCTAATTACCTATGGAATAGATAAAGGTATTGAGTATGTAGACAAGAAATCCGACAAGAAGAAATCTAAAGATAAGGAAGAGCCTAATGGAAACGTCTAAGAGCATTTTCCTATACATAAACGGCCGCTACACCCTGAACTTCTCTAAGAGTGAGAAAGATATACTTGTCGGTATCGAATGTATGGGAGCCAGCCACTATTTCCACTTGCCTAGACTAGCAATCCAACCCCTTATAGAAGCCCTCACTAATTTTCTTAAAGATGAGTAGGAGGTCTTAATGGACGGCCAAACCCACATTAATATCTATTCTAAAGGGAAGACTGAGCTTGGTAGACTTCTATCTAACTGGGCCTATTCTCCTATCAGGATAGATGGGAAAGTCTTCTGTTCTATTGAAGCCTACTGGTACTGGCTCGGAGTTGACCTTCCTGATAATCACCCTGAAAAGATGCGGCTAGCTATGACTTCTGGCTTTAAGGCTAAGGAGATGGGCCGCAATCTAAAGAAGAAGTATGGACTGAAGCAAGTCGATGACTTCGAGGAACTTATTAAGAAGGCCCTCCGAGTAAAGATTGAGTCTTGGCTAAATATCGAGAAGCTTCTTAAGGAGTCCACCCTACCCTTTGACCACTACTATGAATATGGCGGGAAGAGAGTGGATGCTGGTTATGCTTGGCTGGTAGCCGAGTGGGAAAAGATTCGAGAAGAGCTGAAGGGACGTAGTTCTCTCTAGCTTTAATGCGGGTTAAAAGAAATGGCCGAAGGACCTTATCGTAAAGCTGGTGTAGCAGTAGAGCCCCCAGACTATGTAATTACCACCAACCTAATCTGCATGGAATATGATGGGCTTGGTGGAAAGGGATGGCCATCGCAGATAATTCCCCTGAAGCCAGCCTACTCTGGTAGATGGAAGCTAATAGATTCCTATGTTGAGCCTGATCTCACCCATCCTTACTACAAAAAAGTTTTCTTCTGGACTTGGAAGAGATTAAAGGATAGATAATAAAAATGTTTAACAAACAGAGGTTTCTTTACGGTTGAAGAGATTATTTCCCGCGCCAAAACACTACTCTCTGGAGAATGGATAGAATTCCCTATAGACTTACATAATTCTGATATGGCTTGTGATAGAGCTCTAATCCCTAGAAGGATAGCCATACTAAAGCTCCCAGAATCACAAGCGAGACTAGAAGAACTACGTTCTGTTTGGGGCTGGGTCGGCTTTAAATTATAGGAGAAGATAAGGTAATGAGAATTCATTCTCCATTTAGAGACTACTACGATAACGTCCAAACTCAGGAGGATAACGGGGTTAAGTTTGTCCGAAATACTATAAAAGTCGCAAAGCCATTAGATGGACTCAGAGAACTGTTTAACCTAGTCCCTATATTCCACCGATACCGACCAGAATGGCCCATCTCTACAAACCTAGTAGGGTTTTGCGGAAAGTTTATTCCCTTTTACAGCTACCCAACTACCCCCGGCTCTAACAAGAGAGAGTTCTGCTACACGCTCGAAACAATAAAGCAGATGATCTCTACCTGTAAGGTAAAGGAAGATCAAAGCTTCCTAATGTGGGACGAGGAGAGGTACTTCAACAAAAAGAACTGGAAGAACTGCCTTATTAACTTAGCGAGGTTTAAGGGAGATGATCTATTTAGAGAAATAGAATCTCCAATATTCCATTTGTACAGAGATAATAATCGTACTGTTCTAGAAATTAATCCGCCGCTAAATAAACTCCAGTTCCAGAAAGTAATGGACCCTTGGCAAGCTTTCCAAGAACTAGAGATGTTCATTGGCTCTACCTTAGCAAAGCAAGTAGATCCAATAGTGCCTATCTCAGATGTACTAAAAGCTGAGACCCATGGCTTCGATAGAAAGTGGAGCTTCCGCAAAATGGGGAGGAACAGCAAATGAGGCCATCCCAACTAGACCAAGATATTGCTTACTTTATCTGCTACAGATGTGGAGCTTTTCTAGATGAAGATCTAGATAGATGTCCCTACTGCTTTAGAATAAGGTGGTTCTAAAATGAGCGACATAGACCCGGAAGAATACCTCATTCTCATAATTAAAAGAAAACATCTTGAGGGAGAGCGCTCTCTCAAGTATAGTCCTCACGTTATTCTGGAACATCAAAAAGGACGGGTCCATACCCTCAAAGATGGATTCTTTGGTACCGTCCACCAACCATTTAGCCAGGCCCTAAAAAGCTTCTTTAGAGACTTCTTCGGAAATGAAGCAACGGAGGATGTTACAATCCCCGCCAAGGAAAAGAACGATCCATTTTATCTTCTGCGATAATACATTTAGGAGAAGTAGATGATTCTTACCAAAGACCAGGGGGTGCTGCACCTTGTAGAGACATGTGCTTGATATTATTGAAAGCGTGAGTTCCGCACATTGTGATTCACAGGCTTGCGATACTAAAGCGAAGACGCGCGTGTAGGAATACGGCGGTGTGAGTGTGGCAAAGTAGGCGTCGGTAAAGAACCGACGAGGCGTTAGCGCAGTTCCAGCGTGACGTGCTTGATCTGTTCACGTAACGCGGCTTGATCATTGGCCACTAGGCGTAGCCGAGCAATCTTGGCCGTGTACTGTTCCGACCTTGCCACCCCGTCTTCTGCAAGCTTCAATAGTTGTTGTGACTTCGACGGTGCACTTTGAAGTGCATCTAGGAGGTAAAGGAGAAGAGTGGTTTCAACTGCGTCCATCAGTTCTAGTATACATCGTCGCCCAGACGAATCAAGGTCTCCGAATCTGCGTCGTCGCCCCCAAGATCACCCGCCCGGCTGCTCCTCCGTCCGAGCGCCCATCCGCCGAGAATTCTTCGACAAACTCGCCCCAAAGCGTGAGGGCAACCGCTTGAGCGTCAACATCGAGGCTGATGGGATGCGGCCCGTATTTTGCGTCGTGCCAAAAGGCGATCGTTCTGTTCGGCGGCTTGCCGGGTGGTCAGGATGTTGGATAACACTTCCAGCCTGCCCAGATTCGCTACTCGAGACAGCAAAGCAGACTATTGAGATTGCTAATGAGATACGAGCTTGTCCAGAGTCGGCAAAATACAAATATCCTGAAGACAGGATGGTACCAGTAAGATACGAGTACGTTGAAGGACTTTCCTATCCTCTCATAGCAAAGAGATTGGACGAGCAAGGTAAGTAATGGGTTGGGCCGCTCACTATATAGAAGCTCTCAAAGAAGGCAAGACTGTTTCCTTCCGACCGCGGGGAAACTCAATGGCACCTAGGATAGAGTCTAATCAACTCTGTACAGTAGCCCCCACAGATATATCTACTCTTCAAAAGGGAGATATAGTTCTCTGTAAAGTTCATGGCTCTGAATATCTCCACCTAATAAAAGCTATAGAAGGTAACCGCTTTCAGATTGGTAATAATCGCGGCGGAATAAATGGGTGGATAGGCCCTAATGGAATCTTTGGGAAACTTATCTCAGTAGAGTAGAGGTCCAGAATGAAGGTTATCAAGAAGGGTAGGCCCCAAAAGGGCTGGTCAGTAAAAGTTAAGTGTACCGGAAGCGGCAATGGCATGGGAGGCTGCGGGGCAGAACTCCTAGTAGAACAGGGAGACCTCTACCAAACGGTATCAGAACATTACGACGGCAGTACTGACTACTACATTACATTCGAGTGTATCGAATGTGGAGTCGAAACCGACATAAAGGAAGGTATCGTTCCCTCCTCTGTTAGACAGAAGATAGCACCCAGTAAGAGTGCCTGGAAGAAAAGGAAGAAGGATGAAAGTCTATAAGGTCGTCCGTAAATTAGAGGGAAAGCTTCGTTCGGCAGTAATGAGTGGGAGGATGGATAATGACAGTACCGACCTAGAATATAGGATCGGAGAGAAGACAATCCCTAAGATCAAAGACTCGCTCCTTATGGCTTTTGGACACATAGAAAGCCTTCAGGAGTTCACCATGTGCGACAATCAAGAGGCTTACCTTGCTGATGCTGAGATCGCAGAAAAGCACGAATATCCCAAAGCTCTACCAAGTGCTTATGGAGCAAGCCTAGAAACTATCGAAGAGTTCTGGTTGTACCCACACCTAAGGAAGATAGCGGGGATAATGGGAATCCCCAACGGTACAGTCTTCTGTAAGTCTATTACTCTTCTAGAGAAAGTAGAGTTAGTAGATGACGATTAAGATTATAGATATCGGACCAGATGCCAGTGTTGTTAAGAAGATCATCTGTAAGCATTGCGGTGCAACCCTTGAATACTGTCCCATAGATGTAGTCTCGGTTGAGATAAAATCCGATTCAGACTTAGATGTGACAAGTTGGATAAACTGTCCAAACTGCGGAAAGATGATAAGGGTAGAAAATGTCTAACCAGATTGATAATGTCTGCGATATTTGCCTCGGCAAGAAAGAGACGCTAAATGGCAAGCCTTGCGTCTGTAAAGATGGTTCGCTCCTCGGACTACTAGCTGGTCTTCGAATAAAGCTCTGGAATCTCCGTCAGGAGTTGATCGCCGCGAATGATAAAATCGCCGCTCAAAAGCCTCAAGAGAACTCATACTATCGAGACTACTGTCAGAACCCCTATGACTTTGGAGGACATCGACAATGAGAAATATGGCCAACAGAATTAGAAGGTCTCTAACTAGCTACATTGGTCACCCGCTAACAGAAGAAGGCAAGAGAGTAATCTGCCAAAACTTCCTAGATATCTTTGAAAACTTCATGCATCGCCGGCCGGACAAAATAGAAAACCTCAAGTGTGATGAGTCTGGAAGAGTTTCCTTCACCATAAGGCCAAAATATTCCGTCCTAAAGTGTCTTCAGAACCCCTACAACTAGCACCTCTTCCTACCTTAAACCACATAATTATTAGATAATTCTATCGCCTAGAAAAATAGCATTATTTAGATTATGTAAAAAACTCAGTTCTAAAATTCATAAAATTCTTATGAGAGGGACTACAAAAATGGGCCACTATGGATACGATAATGTTCCTGATGACTGGAACTGCTATTGGAATAAGTGTAGTTTCTGCGGTACAAAATACCACGCCTCAGAAGGAGGTTGTGACTGTACTGAATCCTATCCAGACTGTGCTTGTGGAGAGAACGACTGGGAGATTCATAGACCCATTGCCTTCTGTTCAGATGGAGAAGTTCGATGTCGTAATTGCGGCTCTGAGCCAGGAGATAAAGAGTGGGTCTTTGAGAAACCAGAAGAAGAGGAAAGGAAAAGTAAGTAATGGGAGCTAATGACTTTATGAATATAGTATCTGCCCGGAATGCAGAAGAAGCTTTCCATCAGGCTAGGGAAAATGCTCAATATGAGCATGGCCATGGTGGCTATACGGGAACCATAGCCGAGAAGTCTGATTTCGTAATGATAGAAGATACTTGGAAGGATCTAAAAGAAAGATATTCCAAGATGATAAAGGGTCTTGCCGGCATTATAAAGTGGGTTTCTTCCACGCCGGCAAAACAACTCACCAGAGAGCAAGTAGTTGATGCTCTTAGAGCTGTCGACCTATTTTACTGGATTAGAGATGGGAAAGCCTTCATCCTAGAAGACCTACGTAAAGCAATAAAGAATCTTAGAGAGGAGAGAGATAGCTGTAAGCCCTCCCTCCCACTAGAAACTCTCGCCCATAGACTTCTTTATACATTTAGCGATGATAGAGTTAGAGACAAGTGGGGTCCCGCCGGATGTATAGATATGGACCCACATCTTACCGGCAAGAGGAAAGAGAAGAGATTCCTATTCTTTGGATTAGCATCATCATAGGAGATTTGAATGACTAGCAAAAAGCAGGACAGTGACGAAACCCTGATGGCCGAGAAGATCGGCGAACTAGCAGAAAGAAACAGGGTTCTAGAACGTGCGCTTAATAGGGCTGAGTCTGAAGCTAGTGTAGAACGATATAGTCGCTGGATCTATAACGGCATCCTAAGTATTTCTATCTCAGTTGGAATCCTGTTGGTCTTGGCTTTAGCCACCATACCTATCTATAAAGCCCTCACGGCGGAAGATACCCCAACTCACTGTGACGTAGATTTTCTACAAGATCAGTGTGGAAGCAGATATCGATTGAGAGGAGTAGTCCCATGGCTTAGTGACTATAACTATGGAGATTATCGCTCTCTAGAAGAGGCTTTAGATGCAGCAGACCTTCGGGGCTGCGTAGTCAAGACGGTACCAAATGAATAGTGAGCAAGAAGTAGCATTAAGGCAGGCGCTGGGGGTCTTACGCGATACCATAAATAGATCGCTTGACCCAGGATTAGTACGAAACGATTTGGTTCGTAATTCTGAAGACCTATTTGAACTAGTTGAGGCACTTATCACTGAGCACGGGACGACTGTCGAAGAAGCGGAGGTCGATAGAATAGCTCGTAGTACTGGCTGGAGCAAAGAAATAAACTGTCCGCCCTGGTCATTCATCGAAGATGAACTAAAGAAACGGAAGGAGCAGCGCGACAGGGCGAGGGCTGAGATCTTGTATTACTGCAAGTATGAGTGCAGGCCCCGCGATGGACAGTGCAAGACGTGCAGGGTACCGCCTGCCCTTGCCGACGAGCCACCGAAAGCCGTATGCCCAGAGTGCAGAGGGGCCGAGCAGCACAAGTTTTCGTGCTCGCGGGGCGAAGGGGGCGCGATGCGGTTCTCTGCCGCTGAGAAAGGATTGAAATGTCTATAAAAGTTTGGCTCGATGATACCCGCCCAGCTCCTAAAGGCTGGGTTCGCTGTTTCTGGCCGGATGAAGTCATTGAGCTTCTTGAGTCGGGCGAAGTTACCCATCTCGATCTAGACCACGACTTGGGAGATGTGGGTAATTCAAATGGAGAGAGGACCGGAAACGATGTTCTCCTCTGGCTAGAAGAGAAAATCTTTACCAAAGAGTTCGAGTATAAGATTCCCTCCATCTTCCTCCACGCCGACAACGCTTCTGCCAGACAAAAGATGAGAGCCGCTATAATTGCTATAGACCGACTGAGGGAGAAGATATGAAGAAATCAGACAAGAAGATTGTTTATAAGGTCTGCCTCCGTAAGGGAAAAAAGCTTATTTCCGCTTGGCTTGGAAAGATAGGATCTAGTTGGTACAACGAGTATAGGCTCGGTAAAACGGACTATCCCATCATTTACGAAAGTCCTCTAATGGCCTTTGCTTCTTTAGAAGACGCAAGAGACTGGAAGAGAGAGGTTCTTAGAGGAGGAGAAGGAATCACTAAAGGATTCACTATCTTTGAAGCAGAGGCAGAACTTTATCATGGAAGAAGACCACGAGAAATCGTAGTTTCGAGAACAACTGATGGCCTGCACTACGACATACCATTCGGAGAGGTAGAGAGGTACTGGTCTCAAAGGCGTAGTAGGAAAAGGATTGGGAATGATATACAGACAAGCCCGTTCCCAGACAATACAGTCTTCTGCTCATCTATAAAGCTGCTTAAAAAGGTAGGCTAAAAAGAGGTGGCACATGGGTGGTAGGCCCGCAACAAAAGAAGAACTAGTAAAGATACAGATTAGGGCAGAGAAAGAAGTCAAAGGTGATTTCGACGCAGCCATAAAAATAGCTAAGGCAAAATATAAAGAGACGCCTGTACCGGGAGGGTGGCCCAGATATTTGAAACTCGATTATTCAGTAAGGATGGTGATGTGTTCACATATTCGGCAGCTAGAGGTAGATCCATGCCGTTATTGTGCCTATGATAACAGCATGTTCTGTATTTACTGCGAATATGAGCCTATGAGGACAAAATAGATGCTAGCCTGGTGCCATCATATCCACCATCTATCAAATGGAGATCATACAGTGCATCACTGTGGCGGAGATCATAGTAAGGCAAAATACACAATAAGACATTGCAAGTGTGGGCTGCACTCCATTGATCGCGAATATATCGTAAGTATAGAGCATGCCGTGAACGAGATAGAGGTTGTACTCAGATTCACAAGCCCCTGTCCGGAGGGGGGATTTCATATTGAAAGCGCAATTAGATATTAGACAAAAGAGGTGACGCCGTGAGCTACTCTGGGATTATTCAAGTTCTTTGTGAAGCGGGACACTACTTTGAATATGACTGCTTTGACCCTAATCAACCAAGCCAGAGTGGTATTGATTCACACTCTTGGTCCTGCCCAGTCTGTGGTAACAACGTAGCTTGGATAAATAACGTAGATCAGACTAATGAGAAAGAGTGTGGCCGCGTAAAACTAAAAGTCCTCACCAAAGAGAAGTATTGCGACTGCCCCTCCTGCGGCAATCACCATGTCTCAAATCCAGCTACTTACAGGATTCCGAAAAAGAGATTCTAGAGATAGTAAGAAAGAAGTGATAGTCTAATTGCATGACTACTTATGCAGATCAACTTCAAACTCTTCTTACCAGCGTAAATAGCTCCTATAGAAATGTTCATGAGCTAACAACAACAATCCAAAGCTACTGTACAAGCGTGGGTTTTTCTCTCTTGCGCGCCGAAGAAATCCTGGATGAGAGATCTCCTGAGATTACTCTGAGAAGAGTATTCAAAGTAGACGGTTTACCAGAGGTAATAATCGACCTGATAATTCCACTTGGATACTCAGACGTTAGGACCACAGAGCTAGAAGTTAGAACTTCAAAATATAATGCCGGCCCAACAATCCCATCAAAGCAAGCTAGCGGTATAGGAGCTAGCCTCATCTGGTCTACTGGCGAAGCCTTTAGCAAAGAATCTCTTCTGAAGCAGATCTATAATCTAATAACTGGAGTCTAGGTCTTATCAAGAACTACGGAAGTTCTCTGAGAGCCAGACATTTGGGCAACAACACGGTTCTTGGTATCTGTAGTATTCCTAAAGGTAACAACAGGTGGGCTATCCCCTACTATCGTTGTTTTGCCGGCCACAACAGCAAGAATAATCCTAAGAGCCTCTCTTACCGTAATAGAGGACTCAATACCATCAACAGTATCTAGTAATGCTTCAGCAATAGCGGTAACAGTAGCATTATCAATAGTCACCTCATCGCCAGGCATTGATCTTGTCGTAATAGGGGCATCCATATTATCCATTGCCTCAGCTCTAAGAGCGGTAAACCCTTGGGTGTCAAGAACGGTCTGGACGTCAGCTCCAGAGAGGTCGTTAAGATTAGTAATCTCTACAGAGGTAGCCATACCAGCTTGTATCTTGGCAACAGCATCAGCCTTAATTGCAGCCGCAGCAATAGAGTCAGCAGCAAAAGCCGCAGCGGTAAGAGCTCCAGTATCAATAGCCGCCGCAGTTATAGCGTCGTTAGCAACGACTCCAATACTAGCATCTATACGACCCGCAACCAATGCAGCTGGCAACTTTCCATCGACAGTAGTTAAGTTAGCTGCCGTAGCTAATGTAGATGAGGCAACATCTAAGTTATCCAGATTTTCTAGCTTCGCAGCCCTAATAGCAGTCAGACCTTGAGAGTCAAGAGTCGTCGAGATATCACCAGTAGACACGTCATTCAAAGCTGCTATAGAGGCAGAAGTCGCCAGACCATTCTGAATCTTAGTCACTGTCGCCGCTGCAACTGACGCTGCCGAAATAGCATCCGCAGCAAAGGTAGCCGCAACAATTGCCCCCGTATCTATAGATGCTGCTGTAATAGCATCGTTGGTAATCGTTCCAACGTTAGAATCAATCTTGCCCCCAACCAAAGCAGCCGGAATTCTTCCAGACACGGCAGTAAGATTAGCTGCTGTTGCCAATCCTGATTGAATCTCTGTTACAGCATCAGCCTTTAGAGAAGAAGCCGTAACCGAATCTGCCGCTAATGCAGTAGCATGTATAGAGTTAGCAGCAAGAGCTGTTGCATGAATTGCCCCAGCAGCTATAGCGTCAGCACTAATTGCCCCTGTCGCAAAAGTAGCAGCAACCAAAGAATCGGCAGCAAAGGCATCGGCAGTAAAAGCCCCATCACCAAAATTAACTGCTAAAAATGCGTCGTCAGCAATCTTGGCAGAGGTAATACAATCAGCATTTAACTTTGCGGCAGTAACTGCATTATCAGCAAGAACCGTAGAAGTAATAGCCCCAGCAGACAAAGTCATTGCGGCCCCTATTGGGGCGACATTAATAAGAGTAAGAGTAACGTAAACATCAGCACTATCTGTATCTTGAAAGTTTAGAAGGATCGTTCCTTCATTAGCATCCTCTGAAGTGTGAAGTTTATAGTAGTACCAACCAAGTCCCGTCTCAGCTAAACTTCCAGCAATGGTAGCGAAGGGCTCTCCGTTTATAGAAATCTTCGCCATATCCCAATCACTAATCCCGGCAATCCCAACAGTAAAGTCAGCCGCTTCGGGTACAAAAAAGCAGACCGTAGGAGTGGTATTTATCCTAAAGGTCCCACAATTAAAATTAAAGATTGGAACTGGCATTTATAATCTTTCTCGCTATCAAGTCCATCCCCCTGGGAAATAGCTTTCGGTATCATCGCCAGTGCCACCACTTGGGTCGTCTGTTGGTTGGTTATGGTGACTAAACAAACCAGACCCGCTAAGACTTCCAGAACCAGTTACGCCAGTGAAGTAATTACCCATTACTGTACAGTTAGCCCCAGAAGAGACAATTCCATAAGCCTGAAGGGTTCCGGTACTCTCATTCTCGTAGACCCGCGAAGCGGTAGAATCTCCTAGCTCTATACCTGAGTAGCCGGCGTTCAACTGGTTACTATCTCTAATAATATTATCCCTTATGACGCAGAAACTCCCTTTAGAAATAGAAATTCCAGAGTGGCCAGAATAATAGATTAGATTTCTACTCAGAAATATATCTGAGGGACTAGTTAGAGATATGGCATCTAATCCAGCGGCATAAATAGTAACGTCTTTAATAGTACAGTTACTAGGACCCGCACCAAAATTAAATCCATAGCGATAGCCCTCACTAATATCAGGCTCTATCTGAAAATCTCTAAAAATAATATTAGATAGTTGCCCATCAGAATAGAAGACACTCCCGCCAGAAGGCTCAGACAGATCGCGGAAACCACCAACAATCCTAGAGATAGGGCCCTCACCATAAACCAGAATTGGAAGACTAGAAGACTTTACCCAAATACAACTTCTTACAACATAGAACCCCGGCGGGAAATAGACTATGCCGCCCTTATCTACAACAGTACGAAAAGCCAAGTTTATAGATGGCGCATCATCATGAAAACCATCACCCTTAGCTCCGAACCGTTTTACATCAACATAGTTGGCCGCTGTTGACGGGCTTGATTGATAGAGACCCATTGCGTCTATCTTACTCAAAATTTCCTGTAGATGAAAGGGAGGCTTTATGCTACATACAATTTCTACTTTTAGTGAGAAGCAGATCGGAACAAAAAGGATCAGATACTCTTATGCTTGTTTGACTGATAAGCAGAATTATCTACATCACTGGATTAAGATGAGAGATTTCTCCCGCCAATCCTTTCCTAGTCCCGAAGAGAGACAAGAAGCTTTAGCTGCTTATATCTTCGAGAAGATAGTACAACTACCAATCGATAGAGGAGATACGGTTAGCATCATTCCAGACAGTTGGTTTATCTTTCAGCATGTAGCGGTAGCAACTCTCCACCGAAAATTTAGAGAAGACGTTAGGGTTTCTGTACTTAGAGAGTGGATGCCCTATCGGGAAATAAACCTCCTACCATTGTAGGGAAAATGAGACATTCATTATATTGGGATAATTTTGCCAATCGTGTAGATGCTACTGTTGCTGCTCTAAAAGAAGGAACGGAAGTCCCTGTTTCTAGAGTTGCGATCTTTATTACAAATAAATGCAACCTAGCATGTAGTTATTGTAACCACCCGCGTGGAGCTCGTGAGATGTCCCACCAAAGATTTGAGACTATCATCCGGCTTCACCCTAGGGCCATTATCCATATTACTGGCGGGGAACCATCATCAGTAAGATGGCTCTACCCCTTCTTAGAAGAGAATAAGGATCAGTACTCTTTCCACCTAAATACCAATGCTGTTAGAAAGCCACCATTCGAAGCAGTAAAGAGATTAAAGATATCTCTAGATTCTGCTAATCAAGAAGAGTGGGAGGCCTTGGTCGGAAGAAAAGTATTCAGACAAGTAGTTGATAATATTAAAGAAGGACAAGATAAGACAGTAATTTCTATTACTTGTACTGTAACAAAACAAAATATACAAAAGCTCCCAGAATTCGCAAGATTCTGCAAGACAGAATTTCCCCATATATATGCAATTTTCTTTAGCATCTATAAGGGAAACGATCCTAGGTTCTCCCTCGAAGAAAGAGAAGCAGATCTTTTCTTCGAAATGCGGCCAGAACTAGAGAGCCTATTAAATACAGAATCAATAGCTCTAATGGGAGAAACAATAGAAGAGAAGAAGAGACTACTTCAAGGGATTAGATTCCCCGAGAATAAGGATCTCCCCTGCTACATATCTCTCTCCGAAAGAGTCTTCGACTGGAAGGGTGAGTCAGCCTGTTCTCATCTCTATAGAGACGGGCAACTCAATAAGCCCGGCGAGAAACACCCATCCTGTCTCTATGGATGTAATAGAAGACTAATTTCTTTTAACCAAGAAGTAGAGAGGAGATTGAATGTCTAGCTTCCTATTTATGAAGACAGACGAAAACACACTTCTTGTAACAGAAACAAATATGGCTGGCACATTCCGCCAATATACTCTAGCCGGAGAACAAATAGGCCAAGCAATCTTAGATTCTAAAGCCTGTATAGACTCTCGAAAGACTAAAGAGTTCTGTAATTGTTTTGCCTGCCAGCTAACAAAGTTTGTTTATGAGGACGCAAGATGAAGGTCTATAAAGTTTGCTACCGGTCAGGTATAGATAAAGACAGTTCTTTGTATTCAGCCTGGCTTGGCTACAACTCAAAGTACTGCTCGGCTGTAAAGTACATCATCGGGAAAAAAGTCTCCGCCACAATTCCAAAGACTCCCCTGATGGCCTTCACAACACTTGAGGCAGCCAAGGCCTTTCGACAGAAAATCGCAGGGTCTTCATATACAGTTATCTGCCAATCCACCAGACTTCCAATCTTTCTAGCAGAAGCAGAAAAGTACGAGTTTAGAACGCCAAAACAGATAAACAATACGCACCCAGAAAGCCTCTATCCGGAGATGATTAGAGACTTCTGGAAGGCCTTTCGTAGGAAGAGTAAGGAGTTCTCAAAGTTTGACAAAGACAAGGCGCCAGATAACACAGTTTTCTGCTCGTCTATCAAGCTGATCAAGCAGGTAGATTAGCAATGAGAGTCTATAAAGTAGTCTCTATTAAAGAGGGGAAGTTTTTTTCAGCTGTAACAAGAGGTAAGTTCTCCCTCGAATATAAGATAGGAGAAAAGACTATCCCAGAGATACCTCACTCCCTCCTAATGGCTTTTAAGTTTAAGAGTGATGCTGGTTTGTTTGGCCGTTTAGAACTAAGTGAGCAAGGCTTCTCAATTCTAGAGGCAGAAGCAGAAGAGATACATAGGCTAGATAATTCTCTAGCTTCTCTATCTTGGCCTGTAGATGAGATAAGAAAGTTCTGGCTTGGGGCAGTAGGCTCTCCGTTCTTTGCACCAGCAGGAACAATATTTTGTAAATCAATTACCCCAATCAGAGAGCTGGGTAAAATTTCTGTAAGATCAGATGAAGGAGAAGAAGAATAAAAATATTTTGCGGCGGGGACACTTTCCCCCTTGACATCAATCCAAATGTGTTAGAATCTTCTAGTTAGGCGTTAAGAATGTTAAGGCAGTTAGATACCAGAGCGAAGCATACCAACGGGAAACCGCGATGGGAATCTTCATCCTGTCTACCTGCCACACTTAGTTTTTATAATATCGTGCAGGAGGCAAACCCGGGATAGGCAACCGCACGATAGGAAGATGAAGTGGAAGCCGCCCGGGAAACTAGATCCTCGGCGGCTTTCGAGTTTATGGGTCATTAGCACAACGGCAGTGCAAGAGGCTTTTAACCTCGGGATAAGCGTTCGATTCGCTTATGACCCACCAGAAGGAAGCTTAAACTGGAGCTTCCCAGCGACGGCTGTTCGGTTCTCTGACAACTAAAGCATCTTGGGTCTGTCGTATATACGATAGTATGCGGGAAGTTTCTTCCCGAGGTCCAGGACCGTAACCCTGGCAGACCCACTAAAGGACTAACACTTATCGTTAACCAGTGTATAATTGGTTGATGATAAGAGAATGTAAGGAGCACGGGTACACGGAGTTCGCACCACGAATCCAACATGGTAAACACTGTGGATGGCGATGTCGGACATGTGCTTCCGAAGCAGTAACTCGACGTAGAAGAAAGATGAAGGAGATTCTAGTAAAAGAGGCTGGGGGAAAATGCTCTATATGCGGATATAACAAGTATATAGGGGCCTTAAATTTCCATCACAAAGACCCAGCCCAAAAAGAGTTCGGTCTTAGCTCAAGCAAGACAACAAGAAGTATCGATGCCCTTAGGAAAGAAGCTGCTAAATGTATTCTTCTATGCGTTAGATGCCATGCTGAAGTAGAAGCTGGAATAGTTATATTGACCGAGTAGCGCAAAGGCAGGCGCACCTGACTGTTAATCAGGGATTTTTATGTGGGTTCGACCCCCACCTCGGTCGCCATTGGGTCCATGACCGTAATTGGTAACGGCTTCGGCTCTTAACCGAATCATGGGCGTTCGACTCGCCCTGGACCCACTCTATAGGGATGTAGCCAAGCGGTAAGGCAATAGGCTTTGACCCTATCATCGAAAGTTCAAATCTTTCCATCCCTGCCATACCGGAGTAGCTCAATTGGCAGAGCAACAGCCTCTGACGTTGTTTGTTGTAGGTTCAAGCCCTACCTCCGGTAAACCTGTCTAGGAGGTGCGCTGGGTACGCGGGGCCGTCTCCAAAATGGCCTGCCTGGGGTGTTCAATTCACCCACCTCCTGTTGTTCAAAAATGTATCCAGAGTTAGATCGCACACATTTGGCCGGGTCGTCTAATGGTAGGGCTTCAGATTGAAAATCTGAATGTGGCAGTCCGATTCTGCCCCCGGCCACCAATATCGGGGTGAGGGCTTGATGGTAAGCCGCCTGCTTTGGGCGCAGGAGTTTGTGCCGGTTCGACCCCGGCCACCCCGACCATTTATCCCCCAGTAGGTTGCTATGGAGTCAACTTCGGCTGTAACCCGAAAGCCTTTAGGCCATGGAGGTTCGATTCCTTCCTGGGGGACTGAGTCTAGGTACTAATTTGTTTTACAGAAGTAAATAGATAATTAGTTCTACTGAAGCCTAGACTCTTTTCCCGAGATCGTACAACTGGATAGTACTCCAGACTGTGGATCTGGCAATCGCCGTTCGACTCGGCGTCTCGGGACTATTTCGCCGGCAAAAATAGGAAGAAGAAGAGACCATGGCAAAACCAAAGAAGAAGCCCGTTAAGATTAAGAAGGTTTATATAAAAGAGGAGAAGCCGAAATCCTACGCTGTTAACATTCTACATACGCTAGGTAGTAGGGTTACTCGACACGCAAGAAGCGATGATGAGTGGGACGCAGACGACCTAGCATATCAACCTAACGTACAGGCGGTTCAGTTATCGGGATCAGAGTATGGCGATTTCTACTTGGACTCAGAGCCAAAGGTTGGAGAGTATTTCTTCCTAGTTTATGTGATCTACAGCACTGGTGATTCATTTCATCATGAAGAGGGACGAATAGAGTTTGTTGGTCTTCTAAAAGACGTCGTAGATGCAGAGGTTTTGGCCGAACATATAAGAAAGTCTGATGGCTCCATAACAAGATACCAAGTAACTCTCCCTTCTGGAGAATCTATTGAGTATTACAACGGAGCTTGGACTGGATACTTTGAGAGTCTCACATCTGTAAACGTGGCAAGTATCCCAGTTACTTATTGCAAGACTTTCTAACAAACAAAGGTCCTATCGTCTAAAGGATAAGACGCAGGTTTCCTACACCTGAAATTTCAGTTCAATTCTGAGTAGGACCGCTAGTGGAGAGAGAATGCCGCCAAAGATTAAGAAAGAGTATAAGTCTACTTATCATAGAGATGGAACAATAAGTTATTGGTCTACTTATCAACAAAGATGGATTCGTTGCTTTGGAGCAGGTATCCCAGATGAGGATTATCTGGCAATGTCCCCGCTCGAAAGAGAGAGAGTTATACGACATATAGATAGATCATCCGTTTAATCGCATCGGTAGCGAAACTGGTATCGCACTCGTCTGATACACGAGAGGTCGCCGGTTCAACCCCGGCCCGATGCACCGTCCCCAATCCCGAGTCAGTGTTGTCTGCCGGGAAGCTGGCCAGCATTGGGGACCTTAGGGCTCATGGTGAAGAGGTATCACACTTGCTCGACTCGCAGGAATCGGGGGTTCAATTCCCTCTGAGCCCATCCCTCGACGACTCTTACCATCTGAGCATAACCAGATTGTGGGTCGGCACCATCCACGCCCCTAGCCGTGGGAGGAGAAGCTAGGGATAATGGGCCCATCGTCCAACGGGAAGACACTAGCCCTGCAAGCTGGGGATGAGAGTTCGATTCTCTCTGGGTCCACCAAACATCGGAGGTTAAATGAAATTCTTACTAATTGTTATAGCTCTACTTCTTCTCTCTTGCGCGGCACAAACATCTTGGATGACAAGATCAACTAATATAGCTTCTCCAGAATGCAGTCCTACTAAGATTACTGGTAGTGAAAAGATCTCTAATCAATATGAAGATCGTTATCGTTGGATGGCTATATGTGAAGATGAAAGTGAAAGAGTTTGTGAAGGATATGAATCTAAGACACTCTTACTAGAATGTAGTAGATAGTTTCTTTAAGCTGCAATAGCTTAGTTGGTAAAGCACTTGCTCGGTACGCAAGAGACGGCTGGTCCAAATCCGGCTTGCAGCTCTAAGCAGGTAAGGTGTTACGGTAGCATCCCGGTCTTCCAAATCGGTGGCGTCGGTCCAACTCCGACTACCTGCATAAGACCCAGAAGCCAATCGGTCAGGCGCCGCTCTGCAAAAGCGGAAAAGGTTGGGTTCAACTCCCCCCTGGGTCTTTCTTGCGCCTGTAGCTCAATGGACAGAGTCGCCGGCTTCTATCCGGTTGGTTGGGGGTTCGAGTCCCTCCAGGCGCGCCTATTTAAATCTCCCCGTCGTCTAATGGATTCAGGACACTCGGCTACGAACCGAGAGATTTGGGAGTTCAACTCTCCCCGGGGAGGCCATGTGGGTGTGGCCCAGAGGACGGGCATACCGAAAACGGACGGTAAGGGTAAAGCCTATTACTGGCTAAGCTGATTAGTTCATATGGTTGCGGATGCACCGGACAATGCCTACTGGAGTAATTCAGTAGGGCCTGGCCGTAAACCGCCATTGTAGGGAAGCGCGTTTACCAAGAACTAACCAGGCCTGGGGTAATGCCTAGGTTCTAGTATAACGCGGGTTCAAATCCCGCCACCCACGCTAAAAGATTGACGCTCGTTACTTAATGAATAGAACTCTAGAGGATCGATAATGCTAATAGCTACAAGAGATTTTTCTCTGGCGCCAAAAATTATAAAAGCCTACTCCTCTCATAAAGATAGCAATGAAGATAGAGAGCTAGAACTCTTCTCAATCCAGATTGATATTAGAAAAGGAGCTAGCGCTTCTGTCCTTTCTGATGGAGCTTTAATAATCTCGGCAAATAGCACTCCCGGAGAGATCAAAGTTAGGATAGAAGGTCAGTACTCTGAACGCATAAATATGATCGTAGAGTCTCTTGATGTCGATGGCTCGGTAATCTTTTTAGAAGGGCTAAGTAGAGAAGACTACAATATATTTAATGCCGACGAAGTATTAATCCTCCCCGGAAAAACCATAAGAGATGCTGGTCTAGTAGATACTGTAAAAGCTCTATCAGAAGATAAGTTAGAAGTTCGATTCTTCTCGCGCCCAAACAAATAGGAGAAAAGATGGCAGAATTCATTAGGCGAGTAGGAGATATGACCCTCTGGAAGACCAACAGAGAGATCGTTATATACAGCTACAGTCTACCCTCGAGAATAGCCACAACAACCCATTTTGTCCTTCTAGCCCCCTTCCACCTAAGCCATCTAGAGCAGGGAATAGAAGAAGATGCAATGCAGGTTTATCTATCTGATAAAGAGGGGACTAAGGGTTGGGGTAACGGATGGCTTCTTACCCACGATCCAGAGAGAGCAATTAATCAGGTAGAGAATAAAGAGCATGGTATTTATGAGCTCTACGAGAAGTACCCAAACTTTACTTTAGCGGGCGTGCGATATGTCTGATAAGAAATTATTCTGTGAGTTCTCTGAATATGATTTAGAAGGTTCTCCAATTCAAGTAATACATAAGATAAGTCATACAGTATGTATGGCTATAGATGATGGATGGAAGGATCTATCTTTAGAATCAGATTATGAAGATCCTTTTTTTAGCGGGGCGCTAGAAGATAAGCCAGAGAGAAAGTTTGTCCTAAACCTATGGGGTATCCCGCCGGAAACAAAAGTTATGAAGAAGTAAGCCACGGTAGTCCAAATTGGTATGAGGCCCCAAGCTCAGAACTTGGTTCGTGGGAGTTCGAATCTCCCTCGTGGTACTAAGCTCGAACCAATAACCAACCTGTGCTATACTTATTGGTATGACTTACCACAAGTACAGTATAGAAATTCTTTCCCCTATCGTAGAAACATCAAGGTCTTTTAGAGAAGTAGCCCGAATCTTAGGGCTAACGCCAGACACTGGAGCTCAGTCATATATTGCAAAAAGGATTAGACACTTTAAGATAGATACCTCCCACTTTTCAAGTCAGCGTTGGCGTAAGGGGGCTATTTCGCCCTCTAGAAAAACGCCCGAAGAAATCCTTTCGGATAACTATGAAGACAGGCCTAAGAGAGAATATCTCGAGAGGGCCTTGCGGGAATTAAATATTGCCTTCATCTGCACAAATTGTAGGACTGGAGAAACTTGGCAGGGCAAACCGCTCTCTCTACAGATTCATCACAAAGATGGCAATTTTAGAAACAGCAAGCTAGATAATCTAGAAATTCTATGTCCAAATTGTCATACACAGAAGACAAATGAGAATAGGCTAAGAAGAAATAGGAAGAGTGGCACCTGTAAGGATTGCGGGGAAAAGGTATCGGAGCGGTCTGTCCGATGCCGCTCCTGTGCAATGAAGCAAAGACCACCAAAGATCTCCTGGCCCTCAGTAGAGGAAATAATAGAAGAAACGCAAAGAACTTCTTTTCTAGCAACAGGAAAGAGATTAGGAGTTTCAGATAACGCCATTAGAAAATATATTATAAGGAAGCTAAATAAAGATGGCCATGTAGTCCAATTGGCAGAGACACTACCACGAGAAGGTAAAAGTTAACAGTTCAAATCTGTTCATGGCCACCAAGCTGCTGTGCTCCAATTTGGCAGAGAGGATTGATTTAAAATCAATTTGTTGTCGGTTCGACTCCGACCAGCAGCATCAGAAATCTTAACTGCGTCATTAGTCTACCGGCAAAGACGCTGGATTCAAGCTCCAGAGTGCAGGGTTCAAGTCCCTGATGACGCACCATTGGGAGGTAAACTAAAGAAACGGAGGATGTTATGAGCGCTCGTACACTCGTCTTGGATATCGGTTACACGCCGCACAAAGTAATCAGCTGGCAGAGAGCAGTATCGCTAATTTTTGACCAAAAGGCCGAAGTTATCGAGTGTTATGACGAGCCTCTAATGACTCCCGATCAGGCTAAGAGAGCTCAGTCTCATGGATGGACAATGCTCTTGAAGATGCCCGCCGTAGTCAGACTACTCTCTAGAATCTCTAGGAGGAAGGCTGTTCGTTTCTCAAGAATGAACGTCCTTACCAGAGATAATTGGCAGTGCCAGTACTGCGGACGAAAGTTGCCTACTAATCAATTGAACTATGATCACGTAATCCCAAGATCTCAAGGTGGTAAGACTGTATGGGAGAATATCGTAACTTCTTGCTACGATTGTAACGCCCGCAAAGAGAACAAGACTCCGCAGCAAGCAAAGATGAAGCTCTTGAAGCAGCCAGTAAAGCCAAAGAGCTTGCCTCTTATTGCCTTCCATGTAGAAGACTCTAGTTCAATCCCAGAATGTTGGCAGTCGTGGCTGTATTGGAATACTGAACTAGAGCATGATTAAATTTCTTATATAGTTTGTGATCCGGTAGACGAGTGACCGCACAGTGTTCCTATCCGGGGTTGTCAGATAGGGGTGCGGACCTTCTGACGAATCTATCTCTACGCCATGACCTTTTGAGGGTCTGGTAGCGGCAGCTGTTATTATGGTCAGGTCCAGACTAGATAAACAGCAGTGAGCATGGGCGCCAGCCAAGGACACAGCATGAAATCCATGCCCCATGACGGTGGGAAAGCCGTCGGGTGATGTCGGTAAGCGCAGTAGAGAGCCGGCATCACCGCCTGGAAGAGCAACTAGATGGGATCTAGGCACGCTTGGAAAGCGTTGCGTACCGCAAGGTATGGGGATCGTGCCCTCGCTTTTCCGCTCTTTGGTAGATGAACCAGTCAAGGAACTGGCGCCGACTCGAAATCGGATGGCTCGGTGAAGAACCGGGTGGAGAGCATGCCTTCCATCTACCGCCTTGGAGGATAGAATCAGTAGGGCACTGAGCTTGACTGCTAATCAATGCGTACTTAACCGTATGGAGTTCGAATCTCCCGTCCTCCGTCGTAGGTGTGGCTCAGTTGGAAAGAGCGCCGGCTTGCCAAGTCGGAGGTCGTGGGTTCGAGGCCCGCCACCTACATATGGCCCTGTCGTCTACTGGGAGGACGGTGGTTTCTCAGACCACAAAGGAGAGTTCGATTCTCTCTAGGGCCGCCCCGCCAGAAAAAGATGCTTTAGTTGTCGTCTTGCTGATGTAGTTTAATTGGTAGAACCCCTGCCCCGTAAGTAGGAAATACCGGTCCGACTCCGGTCGTCAGCTTTGCTGGTATAGCTCAATGGTAGAGCAATCGGTCTGTACCCGATAGATGTGGGCTCAATTCCTACTACCAGCTCCATTGGCCTGGCCGTCTAATTGGTATGGACCATAGCCCTTCAAGCTATTGAATGCGGGTTCGAATCCCGTCCAGGTCGCTAGAGGAGAAGAGATGCCAAGTAGAGGATTTGTTCAGTTCCTATCAGGTGGAATACTCTTCAGTGAAGAACAGAGACTTGAAACAGAAGAGCGAGATCTAAAGAAGATTATAGAGCTCTGTAAGAAATACAACTATGGTTTTAGATTTGGCCACGAAAAATACGAGATGGCTACTACTGATAAGGGAGAAAGAGTAGAAGTAAATCATCACTCTGAATTTGATTCAGGAATATACTTTCTTCCTCCCGCCGAAATAATGACAGTAGAAGATGTCGAAGAAAGAAATGTTAATGGACGGTACAACATCCTCCTCTCTAATATGAGAGGTAACAACTTTGAAAAGGTAATTCATACTAGAACTGGAAACATCTTCGACTTTAATCCCGTAGATTCAGTCTTACCTGATGAGACCACCAAATGAATAAAGACGATAGTCAGTGTGATCTATCCGAGAGTGGAGTTCACTGTGATTGCTGGTGGGATGGAGGTAGTTGCTGTGAATGTGATGCGCCCGCAGTAACAGCAGAAGACCTAGTAGAAAATGGAGAGATAGATAAGGTTGAAGACTTTGAAGAGTACTGGAAAGACCTCAACCGCCTACTTTTCCTCCGCCATGGCAAACCAGTAGAATCATATTATCCACTATAAAAATGGTATAATTACCAAAGAATTTGTAGAGTAAAGATGGAAACTATCATAGTAGAAATTCACGCGGCCGAGGGTGGGTCAGATGCTAAGCTTCTTATCGTAGATCAGCTAAGCATCTATACTAAGTACTGCGCTCGGAAACATCTTTAACTTAACTCTTTTGGATCAGCGACCATCAATCATAATAGTAGAAGTCTCTGGTAAGGATGCTAGGAAGATTTTTGCTAATGAGTCCGGTGGGCATAGATGGCAAAGAATCCCTTCTACTGAGAAGAGAGGTAGAGTTCAAACCTCTACTATTACAGTAGCTATACTAGAGCCAGTAAATCCTAGAGATTTAATTATTGATGATGGAGAAATCTCTAAAGAAGTATTTAGAGGTTCTGGTGCCGGCGGGCAAAAAAGAAATAAGACTTCATCAGCAGTTAGATTGACTCATAAACCAACTGGAATTGTAGTGAAGTATGAATCTGAGAGATCTCAGAGTATGAATCTACAAGCAGCTAAAGCTATATTAGCTTCAAGACTAAAACAGTTAGCCGATGAATCCGATCAGAAGGAGAGAAGCTCAACAAGAAAAGAGCAACTCGGATGTGGAATGCGAGGGGAAAAGCGACGAACTATCAGAATAAGAGACGATCAAGTCATAGATCACATAACCCAAAAGAAGATATCCGCAAAGAAGTATTTGAGAGGAGAGCTAGATGAGCTCTTCTAGGATTTAAGAAGGAGAGAGAAGAAAAATGGCAGCAAACGATTCGTGGAAGACCCAGCCCCGCGATGCTAATGGCCACTTCGTAGTTGGCCCTAAGGTCAACAAGAAGGTTCAGCAGAAGCCTTCTTCGAAGAAGCCCAAGCCAGCACCCAAGGCAATTGTAGAGAGCGAGAAGAAGAAGCTCGTCAATCACTTTGCTATCTGCCTAGATGCCTCGGGCTCTATGATGGGTATCCGAGAGCATGCAGTTGCAGCCTTCAACTCCAATGTGAAGGCAATTCGTGAGAATTCGGAGAAGCAGGGGCAGGAGTCAACAGTTACTTTTGTAACCTTTGGCGAGCGTAGTCTAGTAGTCGAGAAGTTCTTTGCTCATCCAGTAACTTCGTTGAAGGAGCTAACCGCTGCTAACTATCGACCCGATGGGATGACTCCTCTGCTGGATGCTGTTGGCAAGACCATCAACCGCCTCCGCTCTATTCCCGATAGCCTAGAGACTTCGTATGTAGTTATGGTCATTACGGATGGATGTGAGAATCACTCACATTCATTCACACAAATCAATGGCAAGCTTGAGAAGCTAATGCAGCAGGTAACCAGTACCGACCGCTGGACCTTCGTCTTTATGGTTCCGCCGGGAGCTAAGGCCAACCTCTGTAAGCAGTTCGGCATCCCCGAAGGCAATGTTCAGGAGTGGGAAGCAACGGCACAGGGCATGGCCACGGCCTCTGCCTCACTAAACTCTGGGGTTGCTGGTTACTATGCAGTAAGGTCTCTTGGCCAAACCTCATCAAAGACATTCCTTACCACCGATCTCTCGAAGGTAACTGATACTGACCTAAAGAAGCTCGTTGATGTAAGAAGCAAGGCTAAGATTTGGTCAGTTGAGAAGGAATGTGTCATCAAGGATTTCGTTGAGTCGCATGGAGAAGTCTATCTAACGGGTAATGCCTTCTACCAGCTGACCAAGCCAGAGACAATCCAGCCCCAGAAGCAGATCGCCATCATGAAGAAGGGCGAGAAGGCTATCTACACAGGTTACGAAGCTCGCCGCCTACTTGGCCTACCAGATAATCAGGATGCTAGGGTTAAGCCCGGCAACCATATGAACTACGATATTTTTACGCAGTCCACATCTGTAAACAGAAAGCTTGTTCGTGGTACCAAGCTTATCTACCTCCGCCAGAACTAACCTCCCAACCCATAAATAAAATATCCTATATGATCTGCTTTCGCGGGTTATATGGGACCAAGGAGATTCTATGCAGAGAGATGAAGAGGCCATCCGTAAAGACGCCCATATGTGGTCGCTAGTAGCAGAGCTTCAATCTCTAGTTACTCTACGAGAGGGAATGCTCGCCGAAAATACATTCAGGATGCTATGCGATAATCAAATCTCTTATGGAGAAGAAGTCTTTATAGATTTGTCCAAGAGAATGGAATCGCTTAGCTTCCTACTAGGTAAGATTTCTAAACAGGAGACCTAATGCCAGTTACTTTAGTGGTTGGATCGCAATACGGCGACGAGGGAAAGGCCAAAATAATCGACTACTTAGCCCAAGATGCCGATTGCGTCATTAGAGCTCAGGGTGGTCAGAATGCTGGGCACACAGTAGTCAACGAGTTCGGTAAATTTGTATTCCATGGAGTCCCATCTGGAATCTTCAATCCTGACGCTATCTGTATTATCGGCCCCGGCACAGTTATAAACCCCATTGACCTACTAGATGAGATGAAAGAGCTAGAAGCCAAGGGGATTTCCCTAGATAACCTCTTTATCTCTGACGCAGCACATATAGTAATGCCCTATCACAAAGAACAAGAACAGTTGGAAGAGAATAGGTTAGGCGGCTATAAGATAGGAACTACTCTTCGAGGTATAGGACCTACATATGCTGACAAGGCTGCTAGGTATGGGATTAGGGCTGGAGATTTACTAGATCATCATTGGCTTCGTAAGAGGAATGAAATAGTCTCTCTTATTAGGGGAATTTCTTCCGCCGCAAAAAGAGAAGAAAATCTAAATCTCTTAGATTATTACTCTGATAAGCTAAAAAATAGAATTATTAATACTCAAAAGCTAGTTCATTCGCTAATTCAGCAAGACAAAAATATCCTAGTTGAAGGTCAGTTGGGGACCATGAGAGATATCGATCATGGCATATACCCATACGTGACCTCTAGCGCCCCTTCAGCCGCTGGTTTATGTCAGGGGGCAGGAATACCACCTACCAAGGTTACGTCGGTTATAGGCGTAGTTAAGGCCTATAGCACTATGGTTGGCGCGGGACCAATGGTTTGTGAGCTTAAAGATGAGGATGGTAGGTTCCTTCAGGAGAAGGGTAAGGAGTTCGGGGCCACAACAGGAAGACCTCGTCGATGTGGCTGGTTGGATCTAGTAGCTCTAAGAACTTCAGCTATAGTAAATGGGTTTACTGGATTGGCCGTGACTAAACTAGATGTTCTAGAGGGTCTGCCCGAAATAAAGGTCTGTACCCAATATCAGACCACTTATTTTGACGGGCGGGGACCACAAGAAGAATTCGTCTCTACGGCTGATCAGGAAAATGCTATCCCAGTCTATAGGACTCTCAAGGGTTGGAAGAAGACAGAGCTAGATTGTGATTGCGACGATTCAAAGGACTGGGGTGCTGTAGATACTTACCTACAACTAATTGAAAATACAATGGATGCTCCAATAGAATATGTATCTACTGGACCAGAGAGAGAAAAGACTTTTAAGTACTAAAAGGAAATAGATGAAAAACCCCAATACTGGTTACCCGCCATAATAGAGAGACTTACGAAAACACTGAGACAGAAGCTCTGCGAAAAGACAATTGTATGTGTCTTCACTGTACAAAGATAAAGGATTGTACTTTAGCCAAGAGATTCTTGGATGTTTGTATTTCGGGCGAGTGCGCTTTTATCATGACTAGATGCTCTCAATGGAGTAATAAGTGAGGACAAAGTATGACAGATCCAATCCTTGCTGCTCGCAAAAAAGCCATTAGACAACTAGAGCGATCAGGAGGAAAGTATATGGTTGCAATCCATAAATTCCAGCTCCCCATTGGAGACTGGTCGGGAGATGGCCATAGGCAATGTGATTGGTTTACTATCCAATCTAACAAGCCAGTAGAAGAAGTAAGAGAAGCTCACTATAAAGCCGTCAAACTTCCTCTTAATATAGAAGAATTTCAGGATGACTATGAGCCCCCGCCCGTCTCAGAAGAAGAGATCCAAGCAATCAGAGATTGCGGGCTAAACCCAGATGATTATCTGGACTATTACTATTCTGAAAAGATAAGAGTCAAGAGCCCAATGGCAATGGCCCAATTGTGGATTGACCTTATAATGAAGGCCGACCCATCAATAGAACTAAAACTTTTACCAGAACCAAACATGCTTCCACTTTATGGCTCTGATAGCCAGGGAAGAAGTATTGGATTCGTAGGATATGGGTTATTTGAATGACAGAATCTAAGAGTTCTTCTGCTAGTGCAGTAAGCGGCGGGACGGGACTCCCAACTATTCTTTTAGTGGTATTTATAGTCTTAAAACTAACAGGGGTTATCTCCTGGTCTTGGTGGTGGGTTCTCTCACCATTCTGGATTCCGCTAGGAGTTGTTGTTATTGGCTCTGTCTTCCTTCTCACATTCCAGTGGATCATTGATAGATAAGTAGATCAGATTAATCTATAAGGAAGTCCATTAAATGCTTGAACATGAAGCCCACCTAATCGTCTGGCTCTCTCTAAGTTTTATGGGCGGGGACCCAATTGTCTCAGGAGTAGGAATTTATTCAGAATCGTCGCCTACTTGCCGAATGATGGATGTACCAGCAACTATAAGAACTACAACATCATTTGAATCCTATGGTAAGGCCTATCAGAGAATGCTTCAGGAACTCCAATGGGCTTTAGACCATACTGGTACAAGTCCATTAATAGAGTGGGCCGCAAAAGAGATACTAGGAGAAAAATGATGACTGAGCGACTAGTTAACTTAGTCCAAGGCCGAACGTCTGGACATATAGAGAGAGATGGGAAGCTTCTCGCCGAGATAGAAATTACTAATCTCTACGAAACTAAAGAAACCAGCTTACCCCAGTTCAGGGATACTATAGAAGGCTTTTTACATATCCTTGCTGGTAGTATCGGCGACCTTAGGGTAAAACCTTGGAGACTAGTCATCCCAGGTCTTGTACTTAATAACTGCCAGTTTGCTTCACCAGAGCATACAAACATCTTTCTTTGTAAGAAGTGGAGAAAAGAATGAAGACAATTATTAAGGGAGATCTAGTTTCTAGCAACTCCGATTGTCCTGAAGTACTTCAGGCAATCCCAATACGTTATATAGAGACAGACAAAGAAGATGTTATAGAAATTAAAGTCTCCGTGAAATCAAGCTGCCAGAAACTAGAGATTACAGTTCCCCTAAAGGAATGGAATAGTTTCGTTAGTCAGGTCAATATTGAGATCTTAGAAATCAGCGACTATGACCTAGTAGAGAAGAAAGACTAGACCATAGAGATCTAACAGAACAAGAACCAGAGAGAATTAGTTTTCTCTTATAGAGAAGGATAGAAAATGATTTTAATCCGAATACAAACAGAGTTAACTGACTCGGATTATAACAAGCTCACTTATTCATTAAGCCAAGACTTTGATTTAAAGGACTACCCTTGGGTTCCCCTATCCTTTGACTGTGGATCCTACTTGAGTATTGAGACAACAAAGGATCTGCTAGACAAGAAATTTCCGCATATCTCTTTTGAACTAGAAGAGATCATCAAAGATGACCATTTTTGAGACAAAGAGAGGAGACCCTGCTCTTGACCCAACCCCGGCTATCCAGCATCTGAAAAAACACCAGGCGGGAGTCTTAACTACAAAGAATCCTGGAAAGCTCGTAGAGAAGATAATCATCCCATATCCCGAATTTCACCGACAAGTAGTTGTAGAAGTTGGAATTACAGGATATGGAAATACATTAGTCGAACCAGGTGTCCCAAGTATAGACCAGGCGATAGACGATCTAACAAGATTAGCTGCTATTGTTGGCATGAAGAGGGTTAGGCTACGAGTAGCACCGGTCTTTTACACAGATCCACTTACCGGCGATAGCGGGCTCAACCGAGCCGAGATGGTTATCCAGAAGGTTTTAAGCCACGTTTCTATCCCGGTAATCATCGAGCCGGCCTACTTCCCATTGGGGATGGAGATATCTTTTAAGAAGAGGGGCTTATACCTAAACGATAGTGACTTCTATCTATCTAACATAAAGTCAAAGCCTAGGTATATGCAGATTTGGTACGTACAAAAGATACTGAGCAGGCTTCAGAATCTTAACCTCCGAGACCTTAGGATATGCGGATGTGCCAAAATCTTCGAAGGACTTAGTCCCTGCCTATCCTTAACGGACCTATCCCTTCTCGATCTAGCCCAAGAGGGGAAACGAAAAGGATGTAGATGTCAGACAGAAAAGATAGAGGCCTACCCACACACCCAAAGACAGGCTTGCCAACATAATTGCGCCTATTGTTACCTAAACTTTCTCTAGTCATAGGTCTCAAAGGAGAGAGAATGAAAAGTTTATTGATTGCTATAGTTTTACTTTGTGGTTGCGGCGAGACTACTCCTTGTGAAAGACTTTCAACATACTGTGATCCTTGTCTAGACAATCACTGTGGTGACGGAGGCCTCTCTTCGTGCGATGCTTTCTGCCTCTCTTTGTCAGAATCTAACCAGCAAGACAACTGTCAAGATGGTTTAGATAGAAATCTCTGTAATAAGGAGACTACAGAATGAAACAGATGGCTCTCATTCTTGTAACACTATCATTACTCTGGCTTTCTAGCTGCGGCGACATCACAGGAGGTTCCTGCTGCCGAATCTGCCGTACAGGATGTGCTTGTGGCGACGGATGTATTAGCTGTTCAGATAGCTGTCATATGGGTGGTGGCTGCGCCTGTAATGGTCTTGATGATGACGGAGTCTGGCTATGGGAGGGAGAGGATCCAGAGCTGACGGAGTAGTAATGAGTAATCCAAAACAAAGAAATTTAGTATGAAAGAACCTAGCTATAGTGCCAACTACACGGCCTCTTCTGACATAAACTTCTTTCTAGATGAGCACCTGGCGGCAATCAAAGAAGTAGGAATCACTGTTAGAACCGAAGCTCCAAAGTATGTCATTAGAATTATTGGAGACATACCACAATCAGTAGAAACTCTCTCCCTACAAATGAAGAATGAAGATGGTGATCTGGCAGAACTTAGTATTCATAATCTGAAATATATATCTGAGGGCCTGTGGGAGACAGAATCTATAAGATGGTGGCATTGGATCGACTCAACCCCCACTGACTCCACCAACTAAACGCAATATTCCCTACCAAGCTGATCGACCTTCACATCATTCTGACCCACTAAATGATAAAATAAAGGGTAGACATTAGGAGAGGGTGATTCCTGCCCGACAAACTGCTGGAACTAGAAGCTCCTACCACTGACTCCCGCCAACTCGATCGTAATATTCCTTGATCTGCCTAACGTGATAATCCATTCCAGCTTGCTTCTCTGAAGCGCACTTCTTCCTTCTATATGAAGATACCCATCTATAAGTAGAACCTGGACAAGAAGTTCTCTTATCCGAGAGCCATCTGGTGCCCGCCCGAATATTACAGAAGACATCTATCCTTGGGTTACAATCTGGTAGTACCTTTAGTGCGGCGCCAAATAACTGCATTAAGCCCCTTTCACCTCTCCTGCCTCTTCTTACTCCAGTTTCAACATCATATGAGAATGAAGATTCTGCCATTATTATTGATGTGATTAGTAGAGGATCAATCTTATTCTCATCTCCAGAATAAATAATGAAACCAGCTAGTTTATTTGCCCGCGCCGCACCAATATCTGGCTGTAAAGTAGTAATAGCATTAGTAATGCCTTCTCCAAAAGTTATAGCTGGTATAACTAGTAGCAATACAAAGACAAATAGCATAAGTAAATTTCTCATAACTCCTCCAAAGGGTTAGAGAATACCATAGGAGAGACTTTCATGGAAATTGGAGATCTAGTTCAAATAAGCGACTTTCGTTATATTTGCCC